CAGGTCCACCATAAACATAATGTCTACTGGTGAATGAGATAACAATGCTCATAATAAAAGTCCAAACAGTATGTTTATGATGGGCCTGCATAGTTTCGACAGGGCAAGTAGTAACAGAGTGGACAGCACGGTAATGTGAAAACCGTAGGGTTGGGGGAAAAGTAATAGTCGCTATGCTCATAGCATAGAAAGACGTTAGGCCCGGCCGAAGAAGCGAAAAAAGTAAACGCAAACGACTCACAGTTCGCATTGGCTGCTTGATAAAAGCATCCTAGGGTAAGACATACCTCGTAACAGAAAATCAGAAAAGGCTCTTAGGAGCCTTTTTCTCTAAGTGTAAACACTAACATAGATTAATGATTTTCTCTATATCAGATTAATGATTTTCTCTATATCAATATTTTAGTTATCTGTTATACTAGTCATGCACTACGGTGCATAACTTAAAAGGAGAAAATTATGTGGACAAAACCTACAGCAAGCGATATGCGCTTCGGTTTCGAAATCACTATGTATATCGCTAACCGATAACATGGGGAAGGGCACTAGTTGCCCTTTTATTTTGTCAACGGAAAGCATGGTTACGGCGTTATATATGTATAGGAGAATTCTTATGCAAGAACGTGCAATATGTTATAGCAATTTGGGTAAACCGAGTAAATATGAGCAAGTATCAGGTGAATATCGATGGTCAACCAACAACACCTTTTTGGATTCTGATAAAAAACGAACAACTGCTTGTAAAAATCCTAAAATTAATAAACTAAAAAAATGACCAAAATCATACTCTTTTAACTAAATAGAGTATGACATATATAATCTATACATTGATAGTAACACATATTACTATCATTTGTGTCACCCTATTCTTACATAGAGGTCAGGCACACAAAGGAATAATCTTTCACCCTATACTAAGTCACTTCATGCGCTTTTGGTTATGGTTAACCACAGGTATGGTCACCAAGCAATGGGTAGCAATACATCGTAAGCATCATAGATATAGTGATACAGAGGGTGATCCACACAGCCCGCATGTGTACGGAATTAAACAAGTATTTTTTAAAGGAGCATTATTATACCATGAAGCATCAAAAGATAAAGATATGGTTGATACATATGGTGTTGGTACTCCTTCTGATTGGATGGAGCACAACATATACACTCCTTACTCCAGATCTGGCATTAGCATTCTCTTTTTGTTCAACACGGTAGTCTTTGGATATTGGGGAATATTAATATGGGGCATACAAATGATATGGATACCATTCTGGGCAGCTGGCGTCATTAACGGCATTGGACATTGGATTGGATATCGTAATGGTGAAACTAAAGATGATAGCAGAAACATTAGTCCTTGGGGTATTATTATTGGCGGTGAAGAATTACACAACAATCACCACTTAAACCCAGCAAGTCCTCGCCTAAGCAAGAAGTGGTATGAATTTGATGTGGGTTATATGTGGTTGACCATATTCACGTTGTTTGGGTTAGCTAATGCTAGACAAATCACATAGTTTAGTATATCATACGAACTATGAGCACCGAACATGATAAATTCAAACATTCTAAGCGTTTACTCAAGGATGAGAATGCTATTAAAAAGCAAGTTAAAATTGCTAAAGCATCGCACATCCCGGGTGACATAACTCCTAAAGTCATAAAAGAACCACATCGTTTATCAAAACATCATGCAATGGATTGTGGTAATTCAGAATGTTATATATGCGGTAATCCGCGTAAAACACATAAGGATAAGTTGACGGTACAGGAACATAGATTGTTTCAAGATTTGGATGAAGTTCGAGATCGCCATAGCAACGGTCTGCCAAATAGTAATGAATAAGACAATATTATTTCTGTCATATTTCGAACTATAAATATATAATCATTTAACACACAAGGAGATAAAATGAGATTTACAAAACTAGCAACAACATTCGCAACTTTATTGATTGCAGGTTCCGCAATGGCCTCAGGTGGCTATGCATCATTGGAATATTCTGATGAAAATAATCGTACAACTGGTGCAAACAATATTAAAGAAGCAATCGTTGTCGGCACTAAGGATGGCGCAATGGATTACAGCATCAAAATGGAAAATAGTCAAACTGCATATGGCAGTGGTTCTATTTCTCAAGGACTAGAAGTACGTGTCAAAAGAACTTTCGATATGTTCTATTTAGGTGGACGTTTGGGTGAAAAAGTAACTAGCAGTACCCACTTTAGTCATTATGCAGTTGATGGTGGTGTTAAGATTCCTCTTGGAGCTGGTTTCACCGGTGATGTTGGTGCTCGTTATCGCAATGCGTTTGAGTCTGGTAATAGTTTCAGAACCACACGCGGTCACGTTGCAGTAGGTTATGCGCTTACTAAACAAGATGCAGTTGCAGTTCGTTGGAGCCGTAGCTATGGTGATGAAGAAAAAGATGCATGGCGTCTACAGTACACACGTAGTTTCTAATTTAGGAACATGCTAATAAAAGGCTCTTAGGAGCCTTTTTTAATTTAAAGGATTAATATGATAGCAGAATATATTGTGATAGGATTTTTGTCAGCATTAGGTTGGTGGGGCGCCAACTATTATGTAATTGCTCCTCACTTACCTGAACCAGTAGTCAAGGAAAAGAAGAAAGAGGAAGTTACCTCTTCATCAAAGAATTAACAAAATCTAATAATAGTGTATGATGTTGGCCGCGGTGATAGTAACCTCGCATCCAACTGTAACTATCATACCAAAACTGTTCACTTTCTGGATGACACCCTATTAATCCTATACGATTTTGTATAATAGCCATCGCATCACCGTTACTATAAGTCGCAACGGTTTCAAATTTAGTATTATCACCTACTAATGCACATCCATCATAAAAAAACATCTTGTATGGTTCTACCATACCATATCGATCCTTCCACATGACAGGCATGTTTTTAGCATGTGGTCGTCTAGTACAAGTATTTGGTTGTTTGATATATTGAACTACCCTAACATCATCTAGTATATTGAAGTAGTGACTATCAGCCCAATATGCCCCCATACATATCCCAAGATATCGTCCACCGTTACTAACAAATTTACGGATACGATTTGCACTATGTTTCAATAGAGTATTGTAGCTGTCACTATCTCCGAGTCCTCCGGGAACTGCTACTATATCTACTCCCTCGAAGAAATTATCTTCTAATGCATTTTTTGAGAATAATTTGAAGTTATAGTGTTCTCCCAATGCTTTTATAATACCATTTCCGCTCTGAACTGAGCATTTTGGATCAGCAATGAATAGGGCTATTGTGGGTCTCATTATGATATTTATGACGTATAATATGACACAATTAATACAAATGGGAATATATCCAAAACTTGTTGACTTATCTATCAATATAAAGTAGAATTCAGTTCGAATAAAGGAAAACTATGTCACAAAATCAATCAGCGACACTAAAAAACTTAGAATACGCACTTGCAGGTGAGAGTATGGCTCATATCAAGTATCGTTATTTTGCAAAAATAGCAAGGGAAGAGGGGTTCGAGGATGTTGCAAAACACTTTGAACATACCGCAGACCAAGAAATCCTACATGCATGGGGGCATTTAGAATTACTAATCGGCAAACCAACAACAGTGCAATGTTTAGAAAAGGCTATTGAAGGTGAAACACAAGAATTCACTGTTATGTATCCTAACATGGAAGCAGATGCTATGATGGAAGGTGCTAATGAAGTAGCACAAGAAATGCGTGGTCAAATTGCAGAAAGCAAAGAACACGCTGAACAATTTAAGGCAGTATTAGACAAAGCACAAAAACGTTTCTCTGCACTAAAACGAGTTGAAGAACGTCATGCTACTGCTTATCAAAAAATGTTACAGGAGGTTCAATAATGGAACACGTATGCGTAGTATGTGGACATATCCACGATGAAGAAATAGAAGGTAAATGGGAAGATTTGCCTGCAGATTTTCTATGCCCGGAATGCGGTGTAGGTAAAGAAGATTACGAAACTATTTAAGGAACATTATCATGAACATGGATCAATCAGCAGTATTTTTGGCAGGTAGTATTTTAACTGCACTAGGTTTTATTGTAGTAATTGGGGCGGCGGTTGTAATTAATAATTTACTAAGTAAATATTGGAAACCAATACGTATATTTACTTTAGACAGCTGGCATGTTAACCCTCCTGTACACACCATAGATGAACCCAAGATTGAACCAAGTATAGATAATACTAGAACTAGAAAGTAATTTTAACCAAGTCCCGGCTAGCCGGGACTACCTACGTGTGTCACAGAATTGTCATACATTATAACGGATTTTTCCGATAAATATGTACATGACACAGAGAACATATCGTGCTATTTTTATTAGTGATGTACATCTTGGCACAAAAGATTGTAAAGCCGAATCCCTTAACAACTTTCTTAAACATAATACTTGCGAAACATTATATCTTGTAGGAGATATAATTGATGCATGGAAGATTCAACAAAACAAATGGCGTTGGAAACAAAGTCACACCAACGTAGTACGCAGAGTATTAGGTCATGCCAAGCGTGGTACAAAAGTAATATTCATTGCAGGCAATCACGATGAATTCTTAAGACCAATGATACCATATGGTTTTAGTTTTGGCTTAATAGAAATACACAATCAAATAGAACACATAGGAGCAGATGGTAAACACTATCTAGTTGTACATGGGGATTTGTTTGATGGTATAACACGCCTAGCTCCTTGGTTAGGATTCTTGGGAGATAGGTTGTATGATTTTATACTCACTCTTAATAGTAAGTTTAATTGGATTCGTCATCGCATGGGTTTTGGTTACTGGAGTTTGTCTAAGTATCTTAAGCATCGTGTTAAAAAAGCCGTGGATTTTATGTTTCAGTTTGAGCATAATCTTGCTGGCTATTGTCGCAAGAGAGGCTTTGATGGGGTTATCTGTGGACACATTCATCATGCTGAGATAAAAGATATAGATGGTATTACATATATGAATGATGGTGACTGGGTAGAAAGTTGCACAGCACTAGTAGAACACCATGATGGTCGTTGGGAAATAGTAACTTGGACTAAGGAGCGTGATAATGTGGTTAATGATATTGATAGCAGTACACATGAACAACCCGCAAGATCGACCAGGAAGAATAGAACTATTGTTCAACGACCAAAAGAGTTGCGAACAAACATTGTCAACAATGAAATATGAATTAAAATTTAAAAGTTTTAAAGTAGAGGGTTCATGTCAAAAACAATCTTAATTATAACAGATAATTTACCGGAGCAAATAAATGGTGTTGTTACGACCTACAAAAATATTGAGGCGTGTGCTGTTCGTGACGGTTATAACGTTGTGGTGTTGGATCCCGGGTGGTTCCGCTACATTGATTGCCCTGGCTACAACGAAGTCAAGATTGCCTATCCGAGGAACTTGGGCAAGAAGATTGAGGAGATATCTCCGGATTATATCCATATCGCCACAGAGGGTCCTCTTGGTTTGTGGGCTAGAACATATCTTTCATTGGGTAGTATTCGCCACAATACCGCTTATCATACTAAGTTTCCTGAGGGGTTAAAAAAATTATTTGGCATTCCTGAGTTTATCACTTGGCCATTAGTAAGATGGTTTCACAAGCACAGTGGAAAAGTTTTAACTACTACGGACAGTATGGTGGCAGAATTAAAAGCACATGGATTTGATGGCGAAATAATTCCCTGGACACGTGGTGTTGACCGAACAATATTTAATATAAGTCATAGAGTAGAAACAACCAGCAAATATATAGTATGTGTTAGTAGGGTCAGTAAAGAGAAAAATTTAGAAGCATTTTTAGAAATGGATTATCCTAAATATCTCAAAGTTATGGTAGGTGATGGGCCAATGTTAGAAACCTACAAAAAACAATATCCTGACGTACACTTTACTGGGTTTAAGACCGGAGTAGAATTAGCGCAATATTATGCAAACGCAGACGTATTTGTATTCCCTAGCAAATGGGAAACGTTTGGTATTGTTATGATTGAAGCAATGGCTTGCGGTACACCAGTAGCCGCATATCCAGTACAAGGACCAGAAGATGTAATAGATGAGGGTGTTACTGGGTGCATGAACGAAGACTTAAAACAAGCAGTAACTGATTGTTTATTTTTACCTAGACACAAAGTGTTAGAGGGTAGTTATCGTTGGTCTTGGGAAAATGCTTGGAAAATATTTCGTGATAACCTAGTGTCTAAGACATAAATATGTTTTGTGAAAGTAGAAACATCATTAGATTGGGAAGAGGTTAAAAACTCACTTGGTAACCAGTTAGAAAGTATAGGGTATAATCCCGACCTTCGTAAGATGTTAAAAAATATTGACAGTATGGTCGTTGAATTCAGCAAGTTGGAAGTTGAAGCAAGACGCACCCGCAAGACTACATATAGTGATAGTCAAAAAGATAAAATCAACAAAGCCATTGACCACTTAGAGAAGTTGTTATTGATGGCTAAGTTGATGTACTAAATCCTACATCAATCCTTGTAATATAGATTAATTATACATTTGCATTAGCATTTAGTATTATATTTATACCCATTTTCAAACAGAAGTATTACCTTTTTGTTGTAATAATACAACACAACTTTCGCTCTAGTAGCCACCCATAATTTGACAATAAATCCATTATAGTCTATAATACATGTATTGATTAATTAAAGGAGCTTGCAATGACCGCAGTTTACGATGCACTGACAGACAAACAAAAACGTGAGATTCGCATGTATGGCGTTACTGAAGCCGAGATGAAAGAGGCTGTAGAGCAAAGTATTACTTTTCGTCATTCAGGTCCTGCTATGATGGCAGCTAGCCTCATGTCTGATTGTCAGGAAATGATTGCTTACGACAACGGCGGCTCTTATGATTTCATGGTCATTGAAGATGTTCGCCAAGCACTGAATCGTGCTAAATGGATTTTGTTTGAATATTGTGATAACCGAGGTTAATTATGAAAGTTGAAGTATTAGCACACGGTAACACAAACCCTGAAAAGGTTCTATTACTTTATAAGACTGCAAAGTTTTATGCAAAGTACTTGAACCTTACAAATTTTAAATATACAATTTATATTTGTAGCGCACCTAATTTGCGGAAACGTGACGGTAATAACGGCGTTGCAAGCAAAACGGATGATAAAGAAATTACTATTGCAGTTGACAGTCAACTACAATTGCCACAAATGCTAATGACATTGGCACATGAAATGGTTCATGCTAAACAATACATGCGTGGTCAATATAAAGCAACACCTTCACGTAACGGTAAACACAAGCGTTTTTGGTTAGGTAAACAATACTCAGTTTCATATATGAAACGTCCATGGGAACGTGAAGCCTTTCGTAGAGAAGGTGAATTGGTTGAGGCACTGATTAATTCAGTTGCCCAAAAAGCGAGTAGGGCTTGACAATAAATCAAGTTTACTATACAATAGAGTTTCTTAAGTCAACAAGTCATTTTTAAAGGAGTCATAAATGGCATCAGTTAGCGACAATCACACAATCACTAGTGTGCAAACCCGAAAAGCAATTCTTAGTGCCTTCAAAACTAAACGTCCCGTTTTTCTTTGGGGCCCTCCCGGAATCGGCAAGAGTGATGTTGTTGCAGAGATTGCTGCAGAACTAAAAGGTCATGTCATTGATTTGCGTATGGCGCAAATGGAACCTACTGACATTCGAGGTATTCCATTCTTTAATCGTGAGAATGGTAAGATGGATTGGGCACCCCCAGTAGACTTGCCTGATGAGGAATTTGCAAAGCAATATCCTGTTATTGTCCTATTCTTAGATGAAATGAACTCAGCACCCCCTGCTGTACAAGCGGCAGGTTATCAATTGGTTCTTAACCGTCGAGTAGGTAAATACAAACTGCCCGATAATGTCGTTATCGTTGCGGCAGGTAATCGTGATAGTGACAAAGGTGTTACTTATCGTATGCCGATGCCCCTTGCTAATCGTTTTATTCACTTAGAAATGCGCCCTGACTTTACGTCATGGCAGACTTGGGCTGTTAATAACAATGTTCATAAAGACGTTGTTGGTTATTTGTCATTTGCAAAAAATGATATGTATGACTTTGATGCTAAATCATCAAGCCGTGCATTTGCGACACCCCGTAGTTGGTGTTTCGTTAGTGACTTGTTGAATGACGAGGCTAACATGGATGTTGATACTCAATTCAATTTGATTGCAGGTGCAGTTGGTGAAGGTCTTGCAGTTAAGTTTGCAGCACACCGCAAAGTTGCAGGTCGTATGCCCGAGCCTAGCGATATTTTGTCAGGTAAAGTAAAAGACTTGGCAATCAAAGAGATTAGTGCTATGTATGCATTGACCATTGCAATGTGCTATGAATTGAAAGATTCAGTAGACAATAAGAAAGTAAACAGTAAAGAGTTCCACTCTATGGCTGAAAACTTTTTCACTTACATGATGAACAACTTTGAAACAGAGTTGACTGTTATGGGTGCTAAGATTGCATTGAAGACTTATGAGTTGCCAATTGAACCAACTCAATTGAAAAACTTTGACGAATTCCATAAGAAGTATGGAAAATATATTGTGGAAGCAGGTAACTGATCCACAGACTCCCGGTGTGCAAACACCGTTTAACGGGCGGGGATAGTGTGAATGTTCCCGCCCTTTTTTTAAAGGATTTAAAATGAGAAACCCCGCTTTATCAGGTAAGAAATATTTTTACGCAATTGGCCAACGTGTCCGTGCAAAAGGACTTACAAAGGACCAAGGTATGGAATTTTATAAGATTGATTCCGCACCCGATTATGCTAGAATTGCATATGATGCTGGATTTCGTGGCTTGCGATTGAATTGACAATAATTAAATAATAGTGTATAATATAGTTATTGTAATAAAGGAGTCTATATGAGTGATGTAATTGCCCCAACTAAAAAGAAACGTAGTAGTAAATTTGATAATCTAATCGGTCCAATGGATCCTAAGATTGATGCACAAGCACGTGAACTATTAGTAGGCGCACGTATTGGTCTATTGTTGCGTCATTCATTCTTTGGTAATCTTGCTACACGAATGAAATTGGTTAATGCTGATGAATGGTGCGCTACTGCTGCAACTGATGGCATTACATTCTATTACAATAGTCGTTTTATCAAAATGTTGAAACCAAAAGAAATTGAATTCTTGTTTGGTCACGAAGTATTGCACGTTGTATATGACCACATGGGTCGTAGAAATGAACGTGATCCTCAAATCTGGAATATTGCTGATGACTATGCAGTTAATGCAGATTTGAAACGACACAATGTTGGTCAATTCATTACCACAGTCCCTTGCTTGTACGAAACTAAGTATGATGGTAAACCTGCTGAAGAAATCTATGATGACTTGATGAAGAATGTTCAAAAAATCAACATTGATTCATTGATTGACCAATTGCTTGATGACCACATGGATGGTGAAGATGGTGAGGGTGAGGGCGATAGCGAAGGTGATGGTGACAAAAAAGGTAAAGGTAAACGCCCGAAACCAATGACACCTGAAGAACGTGAACGTACCCGTCAAGAAATCAAACAAGCAATTATCAGTGCCGCACAAAGTGCAGAGGCAGGTACAATGCCCAAAGGTGTTGAACGATTGATTCAACAACATACTAATCCAGTCATGCCCTGGCGTGAACTGATTCAAACTAATTTGACTAGTGCTATTCGCACAGACTTTAGTTGGATGCGCCCCTCACGTAGAGGTTGGCATAGTGATGCTATCATGCCCGGTATGACACCGGGTGAAGAGATTGATGTTGTTGTATCACTTGATATGTCAGGTAGTATTAGTAATAAACAAGCACAAGCATTCTTGGGTGAAATTGCAGGCATGATGGATGCATTTGATGGCTACAAGGTTCACGTATTCTGTTTTGATACTGATACATATAACCCACAAGACTTCTCTAGCGAGAACATGGAAAGTATTGAAAACTACGAACCACAAGGTGGCGGTGGCACTGACTTTGATTGTATCTTTGATTACTTGAAGAAAAATGCTATTGAACCAAAACGTTTGATTGTGTTTACTGATGGATATCCCTGTGGCTCTTGGGGTGACCCTGACTATTGCGATACTACTTGGATCATTCATGGTGACAAGAATCCGAATCCCCCATTCGGTACATTCGCATTGTATGATGAAAATTAATGGCTAAAAAGATTGCAGTAATAGGTGCAGGTACTGCAGGGGTTCTCGCAGTCTCTCATTTTAATAGATGGATGAAAGACTGCGAGGTAGAACTATATTTTGATTCCGCCATAAAACCACAACCGGTAGGTGAAGGATCAACTAATACTTTTCCTAATGCATTATGGCATAATTTAAATTTCACATTTGACCATTTAGAAAAACTAGATGGTACTATAAAATATGGAATAGATAAACGTAATTGGGGCGGTAAAGATTTCATTCACCCCTTTTACCCGCCTAATGTAGGATATCATTTTAATGCTGGTAAGTTTCAAACTTATGTTATAGATGCCCTGAAAGATGATATTAAAATCATTGATAAAAATGTAACACATAGTGACATTGATGCCGATTTTATTATGGATTGTTCCGGTAAACCTGACAACTATGATGACTTTTATATGTCAGACTACATTTCAGTAAATGCAGTTTACGTTACACAATGCTATTGGGACAATGTAAAGTTTAATAACACACTTGCAATAGCCAGACCATATGGTTGGATATTTGCTATTCCTCTAAGAAACAGATGTTCGATTGGTTACATGTATAACCATACTATCAATACATTAGAAGAAGTCAAAGAAGATGTTAAAAATGTATTTGCAGAGTTAGACCTAATTCCGAGTGAAGTTACTAATGCATTTACTTTCAAAAACTATATTAGAAAAGAGAATTTTTCTAAGAGGGTAATATATAACGGTAATGCGTCATTTTTTCTAGAACCAATGGAAGCAACATCTATTGTAGTAATGGATTTTATTAATCGAGGAGCTATTGACATATGGTCAGGTAAGACCTCATACAGAGATTATAATGCTTCTTATTTAGAAATACTACGTGAAATTGAAAGTATGATAATGTTACATTACTATGCTGGTTCTAAGTTCAACACACCTTTTTGGGATTTTGCAAAAGACCGTGGAGAGAAATGTTCAAAGCAATTAATGAAGAATAAAAAATTTAATTTTATATATGATATGTCAAAGAATGAACATCCGGGTGAGGCTATGCAAGTACAACCAAATTTTGGTGTATTACTTGCACTAAGTTACAAAATAAACTTGACTGGTTTGAATTTATATGATAAACTAGAAAAACTAAAAGAGAAAAGTAAATGAAACGATACCTTGCAATGTGGGATATGTACGGTCTTGAGTTTTTGTTTGACACGGATAAGTGGGAGAAAGAATACATGTGGAGTATTCTTTCCGAAAAGAAAAAACCTGACACTCCTAGCATTCAAATGATGATACTACGGGCTAAGGCTAATAGTCAGCGTTGTTATGAAATTTATTCATTCAATGCAGATGATGACTTGACTGAGGAATCAATCAAGTTAGCATTTGAAACTGCACCTCAAGGTATAGTAGATTTTATTCGGGTTAATGGTAAAAAAATTTATAGCGACCGTGCAGAAAAGAAAGCAGTAATAACATGATGTACATTGGAACAAGTTTGGGTGGCTGTTTGCAAAGTATGATGGCAAACGAAGTGTCCGAAAAGGAAGTTATGTTTATCGTAACACGTACCGACGCACCTGACTATGAAAAATTTATTAATGTTGTAAAGGCATATCATGCTCAGGGTAATCCATTTGCATCACGGCCCGGTAACTATGAACTAGGTGATTATGAATTAGAAGATGTGTTAAAGTTAGCAGAAACACTTTGGTACAAGGGTAAGATTCATCAACCTAGATCCTTTGTTGGTGCAATGGGTTACCAACATCCGTTTAACGGTGGTGACCAATTATGGTGGCAAGTAGTACCTACTAATACTAATAGTAATCCTGCTGCAGTAGACGCCTACGAAAAATACAAGATGTTAGACATATTGACTAGATGAGTATATTTGAATCTCCCGATAAAGGAGAAACTATTTATAAAAGAGAATCAGGTTCACTTGACCGTGAACTTGTTTCCATTTCTGAAAAGAAAAAATCAATACATGAACAACTAATGGAAGATAAACTGTGGGGTAATATTCGCCGAAAGGCTAAGACAAACGTAGCATTACGTGATATACTCAATCAAGCAATCATGGTTTATAATTTAATTAAAGATGAAAAGAGAAATTGACCCACAAAGTTGGTTTGGTATTAGAGAGATAAAAAGTAATATACCAAAACATTTTATCAAATCTAATACTCCTATGAGTGAAGAATCCTATATTTGGGTAGTAAAGAAATTGGCTGGGCGTTTTGGAACATCTATGGATGCATCTAATCTATTATCTATAATAGAAGACACATACGTATATTTTGAAGACCCAAAAGAAGCAATGATATATGAATTGCGTTGGTCTGGTGGTAATTAATTTTACAACTAGTAAAAATCATATTAAATATCAACATAGCTTATAAGCATAAGGAGAACGTTATGAGTTTTTTAAGACACGTAGGAAAAATCAGTGACCGTAAGGTTGCAATCGTATTCAGAGAAGTACCAGGTGAAGACCACATGGCATTAGTAGTGTATACTGAATCATTAAACAGACATATACATGACCCATTAATGAAGTGTATCGAAAGTGATATTGGTCAAAACAGTGAAAACCTAGCAGATGCATTGAACCGCACTCATACTAATGATGGTAAAATTATTTTACAAGTTCTTCATAAAGAAGGATTGTTGAAGAAAGTACAAACCAATCAAGTTGTAATGACACCAAGTCCAACTACTAACATCAAGTTAGATGAGTTGAATAAAATCTTAGATGAGATGAAACAAGGTGAAGAAGCAGTTCAACGTTTAGCTGAAATGGATCAAAGTTTAGGATTGCAAAGTTCTAAACAAGTTGCACAAAGAATGAGAAACAAAGAGGCGGCAAAAACTACACCTCCAGTTAATATTCCTAATGCAGACGGTGTATTAGGTGATAGTGCATTAGCAAATAATCTACGTTCACAAGCGGCACGTATGGAAGCTGAAGCGAAAGGACTACTAGCAGAAAGTGCAAGACTTCAGCAAGAAGCCAACGATATGTTAGGTATCACTACTGCAACACAAACTACTGCACCAGTTGCTAAAAAGCGTGGTCGTCCTGCAAAGGCAGCTGTAACTGCTTAAGGTAATAATGTCACCCGATTTTTTGAGTAAATGGGAACATATTCTTGAGGATGTTGAAAAGAGTAGAGTTCCTGTACAATTTGTTAAAAAGATTGTAGTACGAATGGTAGGTAAGAAACAACATACTATTAATATACAAGCACTTTTTAAACAAGGATTAAGTCCTGACGAAGTTGAAGAGGTCATCTCACGTAAACTAAATGAGTTAGATCCTCTTATCAACAGCTTTGAATTCGTATTGAATTTAGAAAGTATTGCTGAAACAGTACAGCCAGAAACAGATAGATTACTTGGCAAATTATGAAACAGTATTTAGATTTATTACAAGACATTTTAGATAACGGAGAAACAAAAGATGACAGAACTGGCATTGGCACTATTAGTGTGTTTGGACGTAATATTCGCTTTGATTTGCGTAGGGGCTTTCCAGCCGTCACTACCAAAAAATTAGCATGGCGAGCCTGTAAAGGTGAACTACTTTGGTTTATTGAAGGTTCAGGGGATGAGCGTAGACTGGCAGAAATAACACATGGCACTAAAGATGGTACTGTGACTATATGGACACCAAATGCACTTGCACCATATTGGCAAGGTAAATCAAACTTTGAAGGTGATCTGGGAAGAGTATACGGAGTACAATGGCGTAGTTGGAACAAGTATACACTTAAACGGTCTGTTGATACCGTGGAACATGAGAATAATGCTGTTACTCATTTTGATGCTAAATTAACAACAGAACCAGTTGACCAATTGGCAAATCTCATAGAAGGACTTAAACGAGATCCTAATGGGCGCAGGCATATTCTTAGTGCTTGGAACGTGGGCGAGTTAGAACAGATGGCATTACCACCTTGTCACGTTATGAGCCAATTCTATGTTAACAAGAATAAAGAATTATCTTGTCATATGTATCAACGTAGTGTAGATGTATTCTTGGGTCTACCGTTCAATATTGCTAGTTATGCATTACTTACACACTTAATTGCACAGGTATGTGATTTAAAAGTAGGTGAACTTATCATTAGTACCGGTGATACACATATCTATCAAAATCATGTTGAACAAGTACGTGAACAATTAACACGTGCACCATTACCGTTGCCTACATTATTTCTTAATAGTAATGTTAAAGATATAGACAAGTTTACCATGAACGATATTCAGTTGGAAGACTATAAGTCTTATGATTCAATTAAGGCCCAAATGGCGGTATGAGTGAATCAATAGAATATGTTGTTCATAAAATTCCAATGGGTGATGTAGAAGATCCGGACTTAATGGTCGCTAGTCCTATATATGATTGGCAACAAACTCCCGCAGGTAAATACGTAATGGAAAATAGTTCACCCACTCCAATGTGGCATAGACTGATTCATGGTTATGGGCATCTTTATACCATAACAGCATACTTCACTCCTCATCAATTAACTTATTATAAACTGAGGTTTGAATGAATATTTTAATTACCGGTGGTTTGGGTTTTATAGGACACAACTTAGCAAATAGTTTTGACAAGCTAGGGTGTACAGTGGTGATAACAGATAACAGAACTAATTACGGAGTCATTCCTAAACAAGAACTAGATTACGTTATGAATGAACGTAAGAATAAATTAAGTGAAAATGTATTCTTGCATTCAATGGATATTTGTATGCCAAATATTGATGCACTATTTGAGACATATAAATTTGACATAGTAGTGCATACTGCTAGTTTCCCAAGACAGAAAATAGTAAACACGAATCCAATGCAGGGAAGTCGTGTAATGAGTGAAGGGTTACTCAACTTGCTGGAACTATCAAAAAAGCATACTGTTAAGAAGTTTGTATATCTAAGTAGTTCAATGGTATATGGCACATTTAATACTACTGCTGATGAAAGTTGGAACTGTCGTCCAGAAGGCCAATATGGGATTCTTAAACTTGCAGGAGAACAACTGGTTAAAGACTATCATCGCCGTGGCTGTTTTGATTACACCATTATACGTCCTTCTGCTGTATATGGCCCATGTGACGTGGAAGACAGAGTTGTCAGCAAGTTTATTTTGTCAGCGATACGAGGGGAAACATTACAGGTTAATGGTCAAAATGAATTACTTGATTTTACATACATTGATGATACTATAGAGGGTATCGTTAGTGCTACACTAAGTAAAAATACAGATAATCAGACATATAACATTTCTAGGGGCAACGGCCGTACATTATTAGAAGCCGCCCAAATAGTACTAGGGACTGCCAATGGTGGAATGTTACAGGTAAATGACAAGGATGTTGCTTATCCTAGTCGAAACCAATTATCTATTAATAAAGCCCAAAGAGATTTTGATTTTGCTCCCAAAATTGATATAGAAACCGGATTTAAATTATACTACGATTGGATAAGGAGTTCCACATTCTATACTAAATAGTAGTATATGTGGATACTCAACTTTATACCCGATCTTTATTTACACATGACTATCTTTGCTATTATAGCAACTGGGATAGTCCTGTACATGGCTAGTTTTTTACTAAAATTATTCCCAGTTTTAGTCCCTTATCAGCAAATAATACGCATCATATCACTATTGTTCATATTATTAGGGGTATATTTTGCCGGTGGATATGGAACTGAAATGGAATGGCGTAAGCGTGTTGCCGATATGCAGGCTAAAATAGCAATAGCAGAGGAACAATCTAAACAGGCCAATGTAAAACTGGATAATAAAGCACAACAAAAAGTTAAGATTATCCGAGAAAAAGGGATAGTTATTAAACAGTACATAGACCGTGAAGTCACAAAATATGATACTAAATTCGCACCCGGCGGTGAGTGTCCAATTCCTAGCGAATTTATTAAAGCACACAATGATTCAGCAGAGGCTCCAAAAAAATGAAAATAAATGAAATAATTAATGAAGGTCGTGGTTCTAACCCATACAGTGGCTATAGTGCTGACCAATTGGCAGTAGTTCGCAGTAATTTAGATGCTAAAGAATTGGGATTATTAAAACAATACAAAGAAGAATTACTACAGAAATTAGAACAACGCGGTATTAGCCCTGACCTAGTTGGTAAGGGTGTGGCAACAGATCCACAAGATAGTTTACCATTACAAAGTAAATTAGATATCTATAGAGAACAAGTCCGTGCCATAATGGATAGATTAAAGAGTGACCGTAAGAGTTTTATGCAACCAGGGCAACAATATCAAAAAGAAAAGCAAAAAATGCGTAAATTAAGCAGTCCTGTTACTACGATATCAGGTGCAGATTATATGGCTCAGCAAGGAAAATAATGAACTTAATTAAATGGTTTGTATTATTAATTTTTATTGTGCTTGCATTCTTAGCCACAGGATGCAGTACCACCGTTCCTGTAAAGCAAAACTTCCCGGATAGTCCTAGTAAAATAGCAATGGAGAATTGTCCTAATTTACAAAAACTAAAAGAGGATGCAAAATTAAGTGATATATCAAATACAATTTCAATCAACTATTCAACTTATTATGAGTGTGCAGTTAAACTTGATACCTGGATTGAATGGTACCAACTACAGAAAAATATATTTGAAAGCGTTAAATGAAAAAGTTACTATTAATAGCAGTAATATTATTAACGGGATGTGCTACATTTAATGATGCAATAGATGCATACTTAATGAAGTATGACAGTAATGAATATAAATTAATCACTGAAATTAGAACTAAAGCCGGCGTTGCTAAAGATAAATGCAGTGACGTAGTAGAATCTAAAAGGGTAGCAAAAGAATTAGCGTACACTAGTTCATTTTTAATGCACTATGCAGAACACTTACCACATAATAAACCAATGCAAAAGGCAACAGTTGAACTAAATGATATGGTAAAGGGATTATCTGACAAATATGATAGCGGAACAGTAAGTCCTGTGTTTTGTAAAATTAAATTTAAGAACATAGAAGAATCCGCAAATACTATGCAAAAAAGTGAGGGGAGTAAACCAAGATGAGCACAGTACAGCAACACCAAGAAGAATTAGCAAGTGTAAATAGTAGAAACCCAGATGTAACTGATGCTGCCGCTAAGGTACATGAATACACAGAGATGTGTATGAAGGGTGAGATTAGTAGAGAAGAATATATAGAGTTGATTAAAGATATCCAAAGAGAATTAAATATCAACCAACATATGGTAGAGCAGGACAACTTGATATTAATGAATACCGCAATAAATGGTTTAATTAGTTTAGCAAGTTTAGCATAATAAAAAATATATAAAGGAGTCAAAAATGGCATTAATAGATAGCGTATTGAATTTAGTAAACAAACAACCAAAAGATCCAAATGCACCTAAGCCGCCGGTCGGTTCACGTAGCGAACGTGAGGCTAAACTAAAAGATAAAGCCGGTATGGTTATTTCTATATTTGCATTGTTATTAGCAGTAAATAGCTGGTACGGTGGTACATTGAGTAGTTTAACATTAAACAATACAATCAAAGCAAATAACGTATGGGCGTTTTATCAAGCAAAGAGTATCAAACAAACACTAGCTGAAATATCACTAGAAAATGCTATAGAACGCAAGCAAGTAGATAAAATTGAAAAATTAAAAGCTAAGATCGACCGTTATGAATCTGATCCAAAGACCGGTGAAGGTAAAGTTGAATTAATGGAAAAAGCACGTAAGTTAGAAGCTGAACGTGACGAAGCCAAAAAGCGCAGCCCATGGATTGGTTATGCAAGTACTATGTACCAACTAAGTATTGTTGTGTTATCAGCAAGTATCCTTGCAGTTAGTATGTCAATGTTCTGGGGCAGTTTCTTTGTTGCCGGTCTAGGATTATTACTTTCAGCACAGGGTATATTTCTATTCTTTTAAAGAGCCACTAAGGTGGATCCTCTAACCCTCTTCGCCCTTGCCAACGGGGCGGTAGCCGCCGTTAAGAAGGGGTGCCAGCTATACAAAGATATTAAAAGTGCAGCTGGGGATGTTAAGGGCGTCCTCAAGGACCTTGACGACCAATTTCATAAACTACACCCACCGGATAAGCCTGCTAGTACTGCACAAAAAAATGCATATATAGAAGAAAAAAATCGTGTAATTGAATTAAACAAAAAGCAAGGTGAGACCACTAGTATCTATACTGAATTAGGTGAACATCTAGGTACCTATTACGACAATTACTATAAGTGCATGATATTGCTTGATGAAGAAGAACGTAGAAGTCGTGAAGAATTATACACCGGTGATGATAGTCTAGGTAAAAGGGCATTGCAACGTGTCTTAATGAAAAAACAATTAGACCAAATGGGTGTTGAATTACGTGAGATTATGATTTATCAGAGTCCACCGGAACTCGGGGCATTATATACTGAGGTCAATGAGATGATGACACAACTTAGTAAGGAACAAAAAGTTCTTTTTACTAAGAAAGTTCGTGCTGACCAAATAATTGCCGAACGAAAAAGACAAAAAATGAAAGCCATGATGGAAGATTTATTGTGGGCCGGCGCAGTACTAATAGTAGGGCTTGCAATGGTTGCATTGTTTGCCTACATATCACACGATAGAAAAGTAAGATGGCCTGAATTAGAACCTGATGTATTGGCTAAAAAACGACAAGAACGAAAACAAGAACATTTAAATTGGTCAAGAGCTAACCAAGAAAGACGAGAGCGTGAAGAGGAAGAATTTAGAAAAAACGAAGATAAATCAAAATAATAGCCATTGCAAATGTCCACGATCCTAAAACAATAGCAACTACTCCCCAAAAGAAAACTCTTGGTGGCAAATCACTTATCCAATCAAGCAATGTATATTCTCTACTCATTCATATATTTAGAATTGAGTAGAGCCTACATAAAGTAGACTATATCCTCTTATTCGCTTGATGCATTATTACCGCATTTTTTACGTTTAGCATTTGTTAATGCGCCATAGTCAACTGGCCATTCTTTACCAGGAGATAATTCAATAGCACCTTGAGGGAAAGCATACGTAACGCTTGCTTGTTTCATAATATCAGTAATAGGAATACGAAATTTAGTTAAGTCATTACCTAAATTAGGATAGGGCGGTACGTGTGGGAATAACCATCCAGCAACTTCTTTAGTTTGATTATTAATTACAATCTTATAAAATTGATGCGGAACTACAACACCCTGACCGATTTTTTTGTCTTGTGCATTGTATATTCCACCAACATAAATTGTATAGCTTTGATTACGCTGAACTGCCCAACCACGCACACTAGTTTCTAATAATTTCCAAATTCCACGATTTAATGAACCTGCTTGAGGACTCATATTAGTCATTAAGAAACTTTCATATTCTACTTGTTGATCCCAACTTAAGTCACCATCAGGAACCATGTGACCTTTATCATATCCTGTACCGGCATAGTCATCTGGTCTAGCACCACCGGCTACCGATTGGTCTGCAACAAATGCGTTAGTACGTGCAACACATCCCAATGCATTTTGAGGTATTAATTCATAAGTAACAAATCTTGGTAGTTTTGCCGGAGCATCGTATCCAACTAAGTATGCCTGACGGCATATAGGATTAACGCCGATTGCTTGGGGGAATCCATACGGGGCGTGTATTTTACATGATTGTGGATCCAGGGGAGGACGTTGTGTCCAAGCAAACGTCATTGAACTTACTACTAATAGTGCCAATGACAACATAATTTTACGCATAAAAGCTCCTTTAAAGTCATATATTTAGTGGAATATCGTGCCCATACAATAAAAGATAAATATATTATTAATGGAATAAAAACATGGCAGTACAAGTTGAATTAATTGATATTGGTGCATTAGCAAATGATGGTACAGGTGACCCGTTACGTGTAGCCTTTGATAAAATTAACAATAATTTTAGCACTCTTTCAGCGATTAGCTTCCCAGCCCCGGGGGGTATTGAGGGCTCATTGCAGTACAAAATTGGTAATTCTTATACTGGCAGTCCTAATTTATTATTCAGTAATAATTCAATTAGAATTGGTTCAAATGTAGGTGTAATAACTGGCGCCAATGTAAACATAGGATCACGTCCTTCCCCAATACATAAATTATATCTAAGTAATGTAGGACTTGATGTAGGAAATGTAAATATTGCTGAAACCGGTAACACTATTACGTTCTCTATTGTAGGTACTCCTGGTGCTAAGATTAGTTTAGCCGGCTTAAATGATATTCAAGTCAGTGGTAATATTATTACTTCAGGTAATGTTGCATTGGGTAATAGTCTAGCATATGGTAACGTTATTATTGGATCAGCTAAAGTAACAACTCCAGACGCAACAATAAATCAAGTGATTTATGAAACTCCGGCGGCAACATTTACTACTGGCAAATTCAAAATTGCTTCTAGTAGAAATATCAGTACCAATTATACTCAGTCAGTAGAACTTAATATTGTGGTAACCGGGGATAAAGGTGTACTACGATATACAGCACATAGTACTGTGTTTTCTAGTCTCCCAGTTACAAAATACAACGTTGACCTTCATTTTAGTAACGTTAGAATAATGGTAAGTCCGCAGTTTGCAGACCCTATTGTTCATTTAATATCATACGAAATAAACAATTAATATGAGAGCCAATGAATTCATATCAGAGTCAAGTCAAAAGAAAATTTCTAAAAGACAATCACAATCAACGGCTGGTTTAAACACGTACGGTGATGCAGAACTTATGTCCGCAGACTATACTTCTTATCGTTTAGGTATGGCAGTTGCTGGTGCAAACGGAAAAGATCCAATAGACATGAAAGCAAAAAGTTGGATTGGTAAAAAGAAAACAGCTCACCCTTATACAAAAGAAGAACAAGATATGCTAAAGCAAGCATATAAGGCTGTTGGTGCATCATATAAAGACCTCAATCACGGTGACATGAAAAGTAAAGAACTTGATGATACTCATAAAGTTAGTCCTGTGTTAGGCTTTAAGGGCTTTAGTTCTGAAAAGTCAGACAAAAAAGCCATAAAGAAAAAATAAAATCATAACACGTTATCCTGATAAGTAATATTATTAACTTATAGGATAATAAATGATTGATATAAATAAAACTCTTGACTTGGTAAAGTTTAAATTCTTTAATGAATGGATTTATACCGTCATGTCAAGTGACCCAACTAGTGAATTCCACAAAGATGTAACTAATAAATCAATTGAAATGCATATTGATCCATTGGATATTCCTAAAAATGCAGCTATATTAGATATAGGCTGTGGTCAGGGTTACTTTATGGACAACATGAAAGACAAGGGTTATACTAACATGTTGGGTATCACACTAAATGAAAAAGATACCGAAATATGTAAAACAAAAGGTCACAACGTAAGAAATTATGATATGACCTTTTTACCACAAAAAGATGGTTTTAATGATGAAACTATTGATTTCGTGTTTATGCGACAAATGTTACAATGTAGTCCATATCCTATTTTCACATTAGTTGAGTATAATAGAATAATGAAATTGGGTGCAAAAATGTATATTGAAGTACCTGCCCCTAATTCTGAAAGAAAACACGAATTCAATACAGAGCATTATAGTGTTATGGGTCACGTGCAACTGGCCGCTTTATTAGAACGTACGGGATTTAGAATCGATAAATTCAACGACATGAAGTTTGATTTAACTGTAAAAAATCCACAGAATGATGAGGCCGCAACTATTCCAGAAGTCTATTACGCGGTTGTTGTCACCAAGACAAGACCTATCGATATCAAGTAAATCTAGCTAAATACATCATGTCCTTTGATGTATGGAAACAAAAACAGTTAATGAATGGATTTGACAAACTCAAGTCCATTCCGTCACATCAGGAAAACGTTGACACAACACTAGAAGACCTTAAAAAACTAAGCGGAATAACCCCTCAAGTTATAGGAGAAGAAAGTAATATTAGTATTACTGGAAACGAAAAAGGTCAGCTAATGAAAAAACATAATATACAACCTGGAACTAAAGAATGGTTCCAGTTATGGTTTAGTAGACCATATTTAACCGGCGAAAAGCCTATAGGAAAATAACATGACAATAATATATTCAGGAGTAACAATAGGTTCAGGAATCACATTTGGGGCTAGCTCTGGAGGAGGCGGCGGAGGACTAAAAGTATACCTACAATCAGCTCCATCAAGTGGAACAACATGGACAGACACTTCAGGTAATGGTTACGATGGTACTCTACGCAAGTCAGGTACAGGTAATTATGCTTATAACTCAGCTAATGGCGGTGGCATAGTCACAACCGGTACTACGGGTCTTAACGGTGCAATGATTGATATTCCGTATAATTTACCATCAACATTTACTATTGAAATAGTAGCAAGTATTAGTGCTACAAGTTATTGGAACACTTTGTTTGGTAATGAGGCATATAGCTTTAATAAAGGATTTCTTGCATATTTTGGCAGTGACACAATACTAGCAATTGGATCACCATCCGGTTCTTTTGAGAATTATACCTTGTCATCCGGCGCAAAAGCAAATAGAAATCACTATCTAATTACTGTCACCGGATCAACATTGAAATTCTATTTAAATGGTACATTACAAACAAAATCTTCAGGTACATTTGCTCAACCTTCAGGTGGTGTATCAACTAATAGCTTACAGATTGGTGCCAGACACCCCAACGTTGGTACAATAAACACAATAAATGATGCTGCACATGGCAAATATTTTATGGTAAGAGTATATGATAGTGTGTTAGACCAAACTGCTGTAACTACAAACTACAACGAAGCTAAAACTGCGTTTGGTTTATAATTAAATTAGGAAAATAACATGGCACTAAACGGAATATCAACCCTGATGATAGCAAGTGGGACTACTCTCACAAAAAATGTTAGTCCGCCACATACTAATACTGAGATTGTTCCTCCTTACTCAGCTATTTGGAGTTTAAATTATGCAGGTGCATTGGGGGCAACAAATGATGTCTCATACAAATTATATGTAACATCGTTGGGGATAGGCTCTGCCGTCACATTGACCAGTCATCAGACCGGTGATTATGCAGTAACAGCAGGCAACTTCTTGTATGATGAGTATGGAACTAGCATTGGCATCATAAAGGGCAATACTACAATAGACAATTATATGGCCAAAGCCGCGGCCGTTTGTGGGGCAGTCACTAATCCACTAATTGAAACAGTAATAAATGTCGCAACATACAAAGGCACGTGGAACGCTTTTACTAACACTCCTACACTGACTGATGGTATTGGCACAGAAGGTGATGCTTACGATACAACAGTTACTGGAACCAGCGGCGCCTTTCCTGCGTATGTTGAACAAGACTGGCGCATCTACGCTACTGGTGTTTGGCAGAGAGTTGCTAAAACAACCACAACACAATGGACTATAACACCAGCCACCGGCGGCCTAGCAGACAAAGAGGCTAGACAGATTGCCAAACTTGATTTGGCCGAAACAAATAGAGCCGCATTAGGCAACCCTAGAGCAACATATGATATCACACAATTGCCAACACAGTATTCTGACAATGATATAGTTGACAATCCAAATCCTGATGGATTGATTGAAGGTCGTCCTTGGATATACTCTATGGTTACTTCAGGATTACTACTACAATTAGATGCAGGTAATCCTACAAGCTATTCGGGATCAGGAACAACCTGGACGGACCTTAGCACTTATCAAAACAATGCCACTTTGACTAACGGTCCATCTTTTACTAGTGCTAGTACAGCAAGTTATTTTAGTTTTAATGGTACTAATCAATTTGCTCCTGTAACCACATCTAAAATGAATGTGGCCCTCACCGGCAAGACCGCAATGTTTGCAATTAGAACTGTCAATGCTAACACCGCCGATGCTACTTATCGTAACTTGTTTGGTGGTAGCACCAATGTTCGTAACTTCAATACCTACATGTATCATATATCAGGAACTACTTGGCGACTGCATTTCAGCACCGGTCCTACGTCTCCATGGGCGCCATCTGTATCTGCATCTTTCACGGTGACAGATAACCAGTGGATAGTCGTAGCTGCAACACAAACCACCGGTGGGGTAGTAACTTATTATGTCAACGGACGCCAGATAGGCACACCAAATACTAGCGTAACATTTTATCAATTTATAAACAGTGGAATTGAAGCAGTAGCACGGTCAGACAACTATTGGCGTGGCGATATTGGCGCAGTTGCTATCTACGGAGAAGCATTAAACGCAAGTCAGATTCAACAAAACTTCAACGCACTACGGAGTAAATACGGAATATAAATACAGTTCCCTGTGTTTACTAAATACTATTATGGCAGATACCCCAACACTAGTTAAGACTCCTTATAAGAAAACAAAGTTTAAGACTGATAAAGACTTAGAAGACTATATCAAATGCTGTGACCCGGATACAGGTTATCTATACTTCATGGATAACTTCTTTATGATACAGCACCCAACACGCGGTAGTATGCACTATCACCCATGGGACTTTCAACGTGAATTAATTGAAACATATCATAAGTATAGATTCAGTATCAACTTGATGGCTCGACAAACAGGTAAGTCAACTAGTGCCGCAGGTTACTTACTATGGTATGCAATGTTTGTACCAGACAGCACAGTACTAATTGCAGCACACAAGTATGCTGGTGCACAAGAGATTATGCAACGTGTTCGTTATGCATACGAAAATTGCCCCGATCATATTAAAGCAGGTGCAGTTGATTATAACAAAGGTAGTTTAACATTTGATAACGGTAGTCGTATTGTTAGTGCAACAACTACAGAAAATACAGGTCGTGGTCTATCTATTTCATTACTATACCTTGACGAGTTTGCATTCGTAAGACCTACTATCGCACAAGAATTCTGGACATCTATTACACCAACATTAAGTACTGGTGGTAAAGCTATTATCACATCAACCCCTAACTCTGACGAAGACCAATTTGCTTTAATCTGGAAGGGCGCTAACAAGTGCGAAGATGAGTTTGGCAATACAACTGATTTGGGTGTAAACGGATTCAAAGCATATAAAGCAACATGGCATGCACATCCAGAACGTGATGAAAAGTGGGCTGATGAAATGCGTTCACAACTAGGTGAAGATAGATTCCGTCGAGAAATGAATTGCGAATTCATTATCGCTGATGAAACATTAATCAATCCTAGTACACTAATTGAATTAGATGGTACTGAGCCTATATTACGTCAAGGACAAATACGTTGGTATAAGACACCTAAAAAGGGCAACATATATGTTGTTACATTAGATCCTAGTATTGGTACAGGCGGTGATCCAGCAGGTATACAAATATTTGAAGCAAACACTACTACTCAAGTTGGTGAATGGAAGCATAATAAAACTGATATCCCTAATCAAATTAAATTGATAGCACAGATTAACAAGTACATTGTTGACTGTACAACAGAACCAAAAAATATCTATTATAGTATTGAGAATAACTCTGTTGGAGAAGCAGCATTAGTATCATTAAATGAGTACGGTGAGCAAAACATTGTAGGTAACTTTATCAGTGAGCCCGGAAAGAAACGCAAGGGATTTACTACAACTAATAAGAGTAAATTAACTGCTTGTGCAAAGTTCAAGTCATTACTAGAAAGTAAGAAACTTAAAGTACATAGCAAAAGCCTAATATCAGAATTAAAGACCTTTGTTGCAAAAGGTGCTAGTTATGAGGCAAAATTAGGTGAAACTGACGATTTGATTATGGCCGCATTATTATCAGTTAGAGTTATGCAACAATTAAGCGATTTTAACGTGGATTTAGAGAATCATATCCGCGACCATCAGGAAATTATCATGCCCTTACCCTTCTTTGCAGTATTCGCATAAATATCTTATTGAGACTTAAATTATGGCAAAAAACCAAGACAAAACTAAAAACGACATATACAATTACTTTAAGAGTAATGGTTATGAACCTGTACTTAAATCTACAAATGGTAAAGAAGTAAGCGTTCCTAACGAAGCTGAAGTTATTGAATTCCAGTTTAAAGTAGATGACGTAAACTACGGTACAGCCGCATTGAGTTTAGATAATGAGGGCCAACTTAAAGTATTCTATAGCGATAAGATAGAGAACAGCCCTAATACCAGCGAACACGGTGAGACAACGTGGAATGATTTAATACCCACTCTGAGACAAATGACCTTTGGTAAAACAAAGAGTTTTGAATTAGATGATATGGATAACTTGGAATACGATATGGCTAAAAGAGAACATAGTAAAAAATTAGAAGAAGGCTATCACCCAATGGGTAAGAAAGCCAGTTATAGTGATAACATCCCTGAGTGTAAGATTATCATTAAACATAATCGTACAATCGAAGAAGGTGAACAACGTTATCGTAACATTCATCAAATCTTTATTGAAAATCAACTAGGTGAGAGATTTTTAGCACCTACTACTAAACCAGGATTGGCAAGAGTATATGCAAGACATATTGCTGAAGGTGGCAAAGTTAATGATGACAAGTGGAATCATATTACAGGACTATGTGAAGAATATTCAAAGATGGCAGGATTCATTCGTGCTACTCGCAATGGACAATTCAATGAAGATACACAACGTTTAGTGACTGCAGGTACCGAACACTATATCAGTTTGCGTGAGTCATTACATAAGTTAGCTGGTAAGCGTGGTTATAATAATTACTTTGAGAGTTGGGCACCCCCATTAATGGAGAGCGAAGGTGATGAAGACTTAAGCGAAATGTTTATGAACAGTAGCCTAGATCCACGCATTGAAAGTGTTATACCAATTCTTAACAGATTGAACAAAACTATTAGTGAGAACCAAGAGATTAAACAAGTAGTTGCATTAGAAGCATGGGCTGATGATGTTACAGAGGGTGTATATTCACATGATGTTGAAAGAGCATTCCCAAATGGTAAAGCGCCAGGTGTAAAGTCACATCCAGCAGTAGTTAAAACTAACAAACCAATTGGTACTAGAGTTGCTGATATCGGTAAAGGTGGCAAAGAACACAACGTTAAAACTGATAAAGAGTGGGATAAACAAAAGGGTGTGGTAGAAGGCGAACCTGGTTCTTATGATCCTTTTGCAAACGATCCGGCTGCTGATGCAAAACACGAAGCAGACGTTTTTGCCAAAATGAGACAACAACAGCAACAAGGCAAAGGAACAAGTCTTAAAAATATGAATCCATTAGATAGAGACCAGTATTTAAAAAATACAAATCGTCAATGGGATTCTACCACACAACGTAGCATGCCTGCTACACAACCACAGCAACAACCACAAAATGAAGATATCGGACCACAACAAGCCGCAGTTGGTCAACTAGGTGCGACTGCTAAAGTTAATGCAGGTGGTACAATATTAGGTAATCCAGAACGTAGTCAAAAAGGCCTACGTGGTAAATTAGTAGGTACAAGTGAAAGTATTGATCCAGTATTATCTAGGATCAAAAAATTATCAGGCTTAAAATAATGCGTGAGATACGTGAGTTCGAATCATGGGCTAATAGTATGCTTAATGAAGCGGGTAAAGACCGCCCATTAACATTAGATACTGATATCCAACGACAAGCACAATTAAAATTCCCAGATCGTAGTCCCGAACAAGCTATGACTATGTTTGTTGCAGATAAATTATCTAAGCAAGAAAAATTAGATTACGACCAAAATAAAGTCATCAACGCACAAAAACGTGAAAATGAAAAATTACGTAGGTCACTACAAGATTTAGGTAATGAACTACGTGACCATGAACTTCAAGCACAACAAACTGATATTGAAGTGCAACGACTAAAAGACCTAAGTGCTAAACTAAAACCAGCAGGCGAAATACAACAAGGTGCTGCAAAAGCAAGTGCAGATAAAGTTGAACAAATGCTTGCCGATTTAGAAAAAGTTCGTAATAATCCTAGTATTGATGATAAAAAATTCAAAGAATTAGAAACCAAAGTGCAACAAATGAAACTTGTAGCAGATGACAGTGGCATTGATAAGATGCAAGGTACATTGAATTTATTAGCAAATAAACAAGGTGTTAGTGACCAAATGTTTAATAAGGCTATGTATCAATTATCTGCTACACAAAGTGAATTAGATGCCAAAGAACTTAGATTCCAAAAAAGTATCGCAAAGAATAAAGATGTACAACAGTCATGGGGCAATAAATTTGCTGAATTGAATAGAGAAATTGAGAACACAAAAAACGTTACTGAAAAACTATTCACCGATTTTGGACAGCAAGCGGCTGGCATGGAAGAAAAAATTAATACGGTAGACCAAGAATCAACCGAAATGTTAAAACGTTTCAAAAGTAAATTAGAAAAATTTGATAACTACGAAACATACTTGGACAATAGTATTAACGCAATTGAAGATGCTAAAAATGAAATCAATCATACATTAGAATTGGTGCGTAGTATAGGTAAACAAGATGCAACTGCTGATGTTATATCCAAAGCACAATCTACTTCCAGACAACAACCGCCCCAGTTTGATAGTGAACTGGATCAAGAATTAAACCAAGAGCCGAACTCATTTAATCCAGACTTACCTTTAGATATACCTGATGAAACTATCCCAGATGAAAACATTCCTGCATTAAACCTGCGTGAAGATACTAGGGTCTCAAAAAATAATTATTCGTTAGAAGAAAAGGAATGGTTGGAAACATACTTACCAAAATTTGTTTATCTATATCAGAAATTATATCCAAATGATATGGGTACTATAATTGATGAAGAGGGTTTATATCAAATGGTTGAGGATGACATGCATTTAATGTACCAATACCATGCAGTTATTTCAAACAAGGTAGTGAGAGAAAAATTTGATATTACCCATAGACGTTTACTCAATGCATATAGAAATCGAAACACAGAACAAGGGACATTATTCAATGAATCCCTAATCTATGCATATGAAACTGCATTAAACAATATTTCCCAAATACGTTACTAAACGCAATAAATCATCATATATTTGCCCTATACGGTGATAAATACTATTGACATGAGAGAAAAGTATGTTATACTCTATCACATGTTAGTCACATAATTATGTGTGGCGACAATTAAAACAAAGACCAACTTAATGAAAAAAGGATATAAACATTATGGCATCATTAGCAGAAATCCGCGCTAGAATTCAAGCGCAAGAAAACAAGTCAACTGGTTCAAGCAGCCAGCAATCTGACAACTCAATTTACCCACACTGGAATATGGACGAAGGCACGACTGCTACTATTCGTTTCCTACCAGATGCGAACAGTACAAATACTTTCTTTTGGGTAGAACGTCAAATCATCAAACTGCCATTCAATGGAGTCAAGGGTGATCCAAACGTAAAACAAGTTCAAGTACAAGTTCCATGTATGGAAATGTATGGTGAGAATTGTCCAGTACTTGCTGAGGTTCGTCCTTGGTACAAAGATGAGTCATTAAAAGAAATGGCTAATAAGTATTGGAAGAAACGCAGTTATCTATTCCAAGGTTTTGTTCGTCAAAACCCAATTGGTGATGATAAAGTTCCTTCGAATCCAATTCGTAGATTTGTAATCAGTCCACAAATCTTTGCTATTATCAAAGCAAGTATCATGGATCCAGAGATGGAAGAAATTCCAACACACTATACACGTGGTCTTGACTTCAACGTTAAGAAAACAAGTAAAGGTGGCTATGCAGATTACTCGACCAGTAACTGGGCACGTAAAGAAACTGCATTGACCGAATTAGAACAAGCAGCTATTGATAGTCATGGTTTATTCAACCTAACTGAATTCTTGCCAAAGAAACCAACTGAGGCAGAACTACGTATTATCAAAGAAATGTTTGAAGCAAGTGTAGATGGTCGCCCATACGACAATGAACGTTGGGGCGCATACTATCGTCCTTATGGATTAGAGGCACCTGCAGGAGCAACCGCGGCACAACCAACAGCGACTACTGAAACTAGCGCACCCGCAAAAGCACCCATAGCAGAGTCTATTCCTGAAGATGAACCAGAAGCAGTATCAACTCCAGTAGTAGTACCACAAGCCGCGTCTAGCGACAAGACACAAGACATTCTAGCAATGATTCGTGCTCGTAAGCAAAACGCAAGTGCCTAATATCTAGGTTGAAGGGAACAACAGTTCCCTTCTTTAAGGAGTATAATATGACACTACCAGACGAAAGATACCGCGCCATCAAGCAAGGTAAAAAACTATTAGAGGAACTATGTGACCCTGGTAAGACACCAAGGGTACCGAGTATAGTTCGAGACCGAGCAAGAGGTGCATTACGCCACTATCCAAATGATTATGAATTGGATTCATTGGCAGACAAATGCCCCGACTTACTTGACAAACAATCATTTAGTACGTATCATACAGGAAAACATTTAGGGGATAAAATTGGTTAAACCATTTGACGTTAGTAAGTTTAGAAAAGAAATAACAAAATCAATAGAGGGACTCAGTATCGGATATAACGATCCTACGGACTGGGTTAGTACAGGAAATTATGCACTCAATTATCTTATCAGTGGTGATTTTAACAAAGGCGTTCCTTTGGGCAAGGTCACTGTATTTGCTGGTGAAAGTGGTTCAGGCAAAAGTTATATATGTTCAGGCAATCTTGTCCGACATGCACAGCAACAAGGAATCTTTGTTATCTTGGTTGATACAGAAAATGCCTTGGATGAAGACTGGCTAAAAGCATTGGGTGTAGATACTGACGAAAGTAAACTATTGAAACTCAATATGGCTATGATTGATGATGTAGCTAAGACAATCAGTAAATTTGTCGCTGATTATAAAACATTAGCAGAAGGTGAAAGACCTAAAGTATTATTTGTATTAGATAGTTTAGGTATGTTGTTAACCCCAACAGACGTTAATCAGTTTGATGCAGGTGATTTGAAAGGTGATATGGGTCGTAAGCCTAAAGCACTTACTGCACTTGTTCGTAATTGTGTAAATATGTTTGGCAGCTTGAATGTAGGTTTAGTTGCTACTAATCATACGTATGCAAGCCAAGATATGTTTGATCCAGATGATAAAATCAGTGGTGGTCAAGGTTTCGTTTATGCAAGTTCTATCGTAGTTGCTATGAAGAAACTCAAACTCAAAGAGGATGAGGATGGTAATAAAGTTTCAGAAGTAAATGGTATTCGTGCCGCATGTAAGATTATGAAAACACGTTATGCTAAACCTTTTGAAACACTACAGATTAAGATTCCATATGCAACAGGTATGAATCCATACAGTGGTTTGCTTGATATGTATGAAAAAGCAGGCATACTAACCAAAGAGGGTAATCGTTTAAGTTATACAACCGATGACGGTGAGATTATTAAATTATTTCGCAAAGCATGGGAGTCTAATGAAGACGGTTGTTTAGACAAGGTAATGAGTGAGTATACTTCAAAATCAAAATCAACGATAAGTACATCTTCAGAAGGAGAACCTGCAGAATGAGTTTATTAGTAATTACAGAAGTTTGGGATGCATTGCGTGACTATATCGATATGAATGAACGTAGTGAGGCCGCAGATACATTGGTCAACTATCTAATGGATAGTAACTATGAAGTTGATGATATCAAAGATGCCTTCAAAGACAAAGATATCACTAAGGCTTTGAAAGGCTACGCCGAACAACATTTCCAAGAAGAAGACTACGAAGAAGACGAAGAAGACGAATATTCGGACGAAGATTCGGATTGGTAATCAATGACTAATTGGTATACACGTGTAAGTAACGACTTAAGTGTAATACCCGATTTTATGTCATACTATGAGGCAGAATTAATTTCTGCCAAAAGTGATGTAAAGATTTCAGGCAATGTTGAAAAACTTATTGCAGGGATTCCGGGTGTCACCGAACATCGTTTTAACCAACTACAAGAAATTGAAGCGGTATTAAATTACCTTAATATTCAATTACGGAAAATTCGCCGAAAGCATTTTCAAAAGTATTTAGAAGCGTATAATAGAGTATTGACTAGCCGTGATGCTGAAAAGTATGTAGACGGTGAGCAAGAAGTTGTTGACTTTGAGACTATCATAAATGAAGTTGCATTACTACGTAATCGTTGGTTAGGCATTATGAAAGGTCTTGAAGCCAAGCAATGGCAAATGGGCCATATCGTCAGATTAAGAACTGCTGGTATGGAAGATGTAACATTATGACCTATAAGTATAAAGGTCGAGGCATGGTTCAAATAACAGGTAAACAAATGAACATACAACCTATTCCATCACTATCAATTAGTAATACCAATCCAAGTACTTGGTCTCAATCCAGTGTTACAATGAATAATGTCACTCTCGGTGGTGCAGGATACGGTGGCATCCATGCACAATCATTAGATGATTTATTGTATAACAATCACTATAAGAAATATGAAATATATGAATTTGAAGATGACATATTGGCAGTTAGTTGTGCTTGGAAAAGACAACGAGATACTACACCTGCCGAGTTTATATATTCTAAATTAACAGATAAGAAATTGTTTGATAGTGTTAATAATGATGACAGAGAATTGGCAAGAGTAATTCGTGATTATTATAGTAAAAAAATAATGGTGCTAACATTGAAGGGTCACAAGTTAACATCATTTAGAAAAGACCTAAACACATACATTCATGGTGACACTAATAAAGCTACCGATGAATTATTACCTCTCATTTATAGACTACCTGAGTTTTATGAATATGATATGAAAATTGAAGAAATTAAATTATCACTAGAGGATAGACCTAAAGGTGCTAAGTTAGAAAAACTTCACGGAAAGCAAACGGTATTTGAGTTGTCACCAATCACTATCGTAAAAAAACATAATAAAAGACTAAAAGTTATGGAGTATTGGTTTGAGGGAAAAAGTAGTACTCCTGTTTTAATTCAACTTGAACCAAAGAATCCACTATTGCATGTATGGGATGATATTTTTAATAGTAAAAAAGTATTACAAATTTCAGGATTCCCCTTTATCAAACACATGGATGATTTTGAATACTTAAATATTAAGAATTTTAAACTAGCCAAAATTTGACAATAAATGGACATTGTGCTATACTATGTTTATAGATTGATTAAAGGGGTTCAAATGCTTACTGAAAAAGAGATTTTAAAACTAGTTGCTAAAGTGTTGCAGAAAAACAACATTGCTAGTTTTACATCAGGTTGCTTGTTTGTTGCCTGTGATGAAAATGAAGCCCGCAAAGTGTATCACACACTAAGCAAAGAATTTGGTCTTGGTACGGTTGGTATCAGTGGTCCTATTCAGGGTGAATACGCATTCGATATTTGACAATAAATCCAAATTGTTGTATAATACTTGTATTGATTAATTAACAGGAGTCTAAATGTCTAGCAAAGTTCGCATTGTGTCAGGTTCGTATCGTAAACAAGCAGTAAACAATCAAGTGTTTACACTTGTCAAGGGTTACCAAGTTGGTGCTAAGGGTGGGTTTGTGACAGTAAAGAATGAGGGTCAGTTTAACATTAACATTGGAGAGGTGCGTGTGCTAGTAGAAGATATGAATAAAATCGAATTTGTAGAAGGTGATGCTACACCTACAGTAGCACAAGCACCAGTTACTACACCTGTAGAAACTGATGAACAAGCAATGGACCGTATCGCATCACGTTTTGCAATTTTAGATGAAATGTCTAAGGCATGTATCAATACTGATATTCGTGCTATGATTGTTTCAGGCCCTCCGGGTGTAGGTAAGAGTTATGGTGTCGAACAACAAATGGAAAAGGCAAGTTTGTTTGACAAAATTGCAGGCAAGAAAACACGATTCAATATCGTAAAAGGTGCTATGTCAGGTATTGGCTTGTTTGCAACATTGTACAAATACTCTGATGCTAAAAATGTTTTAGTGTTTGACGATTGTGATGTGTGGGAAGACCCTGATGCATTGAACGTACTCAAGGGTGCGCTTGATTCAGGTAAGACCCGTCGTATTAGTTGGAACAAAGATTCACGTATTTTGCGTGAAGAAGGTATCCCTAATACTTTCAATTTCAACGGCTCTGTAATCTTTATTACAAACTTGAATTTCAACGACAAGCGTAGTAATAAAATCAAGGCTCACTTGGATGCATTGCAAAGTCGTTGTCACTATCTTGACCTGACAGTCAATAGCGAACGTGACAAAATGTTGCGTATTAAACAAGTACACCGTGATAGTGATTTGTTTGCACGTTATGAGTTTGAGCAAGGTGTTGCTGATTCTATTTTTGATTTTATGTGGGAACACAAAACAAACTTGCGTGAAATCAGTTTGCGTATGTGTTTGAAAATTGCAGATTTGGTTAAGATTAGTCCAACTAATTGGAGAGAGTTTGCGAAAGCAACGTGTGTGAAGCCTACGTAATGGCTTCTAATAGAACTTTCAGGGGACTTCGTGTCCCCTTTTTTTACCTATCTGCTTGTATTTTGAACTTGATAAGTATATAATAATAGTATGCAAGCGCCTAAGCCTACAACTAAAGAACAATTAATACATTACCTAGTACATCATATTAGTTTAGGAACCTACGATAAAAAGTTTTTAAATAATATCTACGAAATAAACAAACCGTTAACTACTAACCAGAATGAATTATTAGACAAGATTATCCTACGTTACAGTAGACAATTTGCAAAAAAAGAATTAATTTCAACGGACCTAATCAACCTTCCATGGACACGTCCTCTTGTTATCAGTAGCCCGGAATTTACAGAGGCGCACATATCAACTAATGACGATATTATTAATATTAGAACACCCTATAAAAAGGACTATATCCTAAGGTTAAAGGAGTCTAGGTTTCCGATCACATGGAACAGAGAATCTAGATTGTGGTATACTGAGTATTGTGCGGAAACATTAAAGTATGTTATAGAACATACCGAAAATAATTTTAGTGTAGTTAACTATAGCAAAGATATTCAGGAAACTATTAACTATTTGTGTGATTACGAAAAATACAAGTATTGGAATCCTACGTTAGTTTGTATAAATGGAATGTACTATCTTATAGCAGTAAATGAGCATTTGTATAATGCAGTCAATCATTTGTTAGATGATATCACATTATATTCACTTACTAAATTAGTAAGATATGGTATCGTGATAGATGATAGTGTTGTGAATAGTTTATCCTATAGTAAAGAAATAATAAATTTTGCAATAGAAGTGCAACCGACATTAGAATCGGATAACATGCTACAGTTAGTGGAATACTTGCAGAAAATTGAATGTGAATTAATTGTAGTGTACAATTCAGCTTACTTTAATAAATTTATAACAGTTGAATTAACCAATATCCTAAAGGACAGTCATATAAATTTAATGATTGTTGATAGGTATCAATCGTATGATATAGACGAAATAAAAAAATCTAAGTGTAGTGTGTTTCTAACTAACAATATGAGAACAAATTCAACACCGATTATCTTCACTGATAAGATACTGCATTTAGTAAACAGTGAAGCACCACAAAAAGTAAAATCAATGTATGAAACAGTGTAGATTAATTATCAAAGATGAAGTCAATGTAAAGATTGAGGGATTAGAGTTACCTGAACGCAAAGCATTGATGAAAAAATTCGAATATGAGAAGCCGGGGGCAAGATATCTGCCAAGTGTCCGACTCGGTCGTTGGAACGGTAAAATCAGTTATTTCAGTCTAGGTGGTTCAACTTATGTAAATTTACTTCCTGAAATTCTGCCCCTCCTCGAGAATGCAGGATACGATATCGAATTAGACGACCTAAGAACATACAGTACAGTTTTCAACTTTAAGCAAATTGAAGAAGATACATTCAGTAAACATAGTTGGCCTATAGGTCATCCTAAAGCAGGTGATCCTGTTATGTTTCGTGACTATCAACTAACGGTAGTTAACGAGTTCTTGGCTAATCCACAGTCTATACAAGAAATTGCTACTGGTGCAGGTAAGACATTGATGACTGCGGCATTGAGTTATAGCGTACAAGATTATGGTCGTAGTATTGTTATTGTACCAAACAAAAGTTTAGTTGTACAAACTGAAGCCGATTATATTAATCTAGGTTTAGACGTTGGTGTATACTTTGGTGATAGAAAAGAGTATGGCAAAACACATACAATATGTACATGGCAAAGCCTAGGTAACATGTTGAAGAATACTAAGTCAGGTAACGCTGAAGTATCAATAGGTGAATTTATTGAAGGTGTTGTTTGTATCATGGTTGATGAAGTGCATATGGCTAAGGCTGACGTATTGAAAGAACTATTGACTGGTGTGATGAGTCATATTCCAATTCGTTGGGGACTGACTGGGACAATACCTAAAGCAATTTTTGAAGCACAATCATTGTATGTTTCGCTTGGTCCTGTAATCAGCAAGTTAAGTGCAAGTGAATTGCAAGAAAAGGGTGTGTTAGCACAGTGTCATGTTAAGATATTGCAACTTAAAGACGATGTAGAATTTACTAATTACCAAAGTGAATTAAAACATTTATTGGAAGATACTTATAGATTAGATGCTATTGCACAAAAGATTTTAGAGATTAAAGAAACAGGTAATACATTGATTCTAGTTGACAGAGTTAATGCAGGTAGAGAATTAGTAAACAGATTACCCGATAGTGTGTTCATATCAGGTGAGACAAAATTAACAGAAAGGAAAGAAGAATATGACGAAATTGCTACAAGTACTGGGAAGATTATTGTGGCGACTTATGGTGTGGCCGCTGTGGGTATTAATATTCCTAGGATCTTCAATCTTGTTCTTGTTGAGCCCGGAAAGAGTTTTGTTAGGGTTATACAATCTATTGGGCGAGGTATTAGGAAAGCGGAAGACAAAGACTTTGTCCAAATCTGGGATATGACGAGTACATGCAAGTTTGCTAAACGTCATTTGACCCAGCGCAAAGCATTCTACAAAGAAGCAAACTACCCGTTTGACGTAGAAAAATTGACATACAAATAAGAAAGTGTTATAATAGCAACATGCGTATATTGAATTTAGAAAACAACGAATTTTACAACCTAGAAACCTTGCCAGAGGAAATAGATGATTTACGATTTGCAATACTTGATAACAGTAATCCTACTAACGTTGATTACCATTACATACCGTTAATCTTCTTAGAGAGTTTTAATAGTCCGGCCCTAGTATTGAAGATTGGTGATAGAACAATTAAGATGCCAATTGATTGGCAAGTGTTAATCGGAGAACCTGAAATAGGTGACTTAGAAACATTGCCTCTTACTAGTATCAATGATAGGGGATTTAAAGTATTTGAGTTTAATCCACTTAGTGCATTTAGACCCAGTTTCTTAGATATTGAGATTGTAAACATATACCATGATGTAACTTGGTATGCACCTAGATTGAAGAATGGTCAATTCTTATGTATTCCACTTGATGATGGTCCTAAACCTAGATGTGTTTATTTTGTAAAAGAGATTAGTCGTAATTGTGAAATTGTAGATTATAATCAGGCATTCTAATGGCAAAAGAAAAAGTATCAGTTGATGAAAAGTTTCAAAAGCAAGACTTAGACTTGTTTGAAACATTGTTGGCTATTGATAAAAAAGACTATGGCTACTATGACAGACTAAGTGAAGAACAAAAGAAAAAGTTTGTACCCTATATGATGACACATTGGGTAAGCACAGTAAAAAGTTCAAGTGATGTGCAAGGATTTTATGTAATGTCTACTGATGGTGCAGTAAACAAACATTTGTTTAATGAACACGTACAACGTCATCCTAAACTACAGTGGTTAATGTTTTGTGCTGCAAGTCTAGGTGCAGGCAAACAATATCACCAGTGGATACCCCATCTTAAAATAGGTGTTACTAGTTTGCGTGACAATGCAAAGATTAGTGATATCATTGATTACTTTACTAAGATATATCCTAAATATAGTTCTGATGATATCATGGCAATAAGCGAGGCATATGTCTTGGAACACAAAAAGATGCATTTTTTAGCAAAGACTTATCCTAATCTAAAATACAGTGATATCAAAACACTGGCTAACTTAATTACTGAAGAAGATATAAAGAAATATGAAAAAGAAAGCGGTAATTGAACAACCGGTTAAGTATGGTTGTGAATTTTGTAAGCGAGAGTTTGTCCGTGAAAAAACATTATTCAGTCATATTTGCGAATACAAACAACGATGGCTTCATCGTGACCATGCAGGAAATCGTTTAGGTTTTCAATCATGGTTGCAATTCTACAGTAAGCATAGCGCAAGTAAAACTAAAAACAAAACGTATGAGGAATTCATTCGTAATCCTTACTATGCATTGTTTGCAAAATTTGGTAGCTATTGTGTAGATGTAAATGTACTAAATCCTAGTAGATATATCGACTGGTTACTAAAAGACAATATCAAAATAGATAATTGGGTTAGTGATAACAACTATACAAAATATCTATGTGAATATCTAAGAGTAGAGGATGCGTTTGATGCACTTGCTAGAAGTGTAGAGTATAGTGCAATATTGGCTGAAGATGCTCACATACAAGCCAATGATGTGTTACGCTATGCTAATCCAAACAAGATATGTCATGCTATTACAACAGGTAAAATAAGTCCCTGGATGTTGTATTGTAGTGATAGCGGTAGCCGTTTCTTAGAGACATTAAACACAGACCATGCTAAAATAGTAATTGATTACATAAATCCAGAACAGTGGGCATTAAAATTTCATCGTGAACCAGAACTTAAAAAACAAATCACCGACACTCTCCGTATCGCAGGCTACTAGGGTACGTATACCTTGGAAAGAAGGGGATACTATTACCAAGTGGAACGAAACATGTGCTTGGGCAATTGAACACTATGGCTTACCTGGAGGTAAATATTCCACACATCCTACTGAAGGATATATGGATTTTTATTTTCAAGACGAGCGTGATGCAATTCATTTTAACTTGAGATGGCTATAAAAACAACATCACTAGAAGAACAAATCACTGAAGACTTGGCTAAAGAAATGGCTGAGGAGATGGACTTTGGTATTATGAAAGAATTATTGATTGGCTCCGGTTGGTACACAGTTGAGTTACTAACATTGGGAAGTAGAGAAAAATCAATTGAACTTAGAGATTGGGTAACAAAAAATTGTAAAAGAGGTTTTGTATCCAGAGGAAAAACATTTATATTCAAATCTAAAAAAGAAGCTGAATGGTTTAGTCTGAGGTGGCAATAACATGGTAGCAACAGTAAGATTAGGACGCAGTTTAAGACCAAGAGAAGAACAATGGTTAGTAAAAAATGTCGGGGCTAGATTACATTATCTACCGAAAAGTATCGGTGGTGTTGGTTGGGTTGCAAAGTGTAAAGAAGAACGCATAGCCGGTCGTGCAGTAACCGGTGTAGCATTAGTATGGTATCTATCATTTGAAGATGATAAGTTAGCAAGTTATTTTTCATTAAAATTCTTATGACAAGTGTAGTTACATTAGTAGACAAATCACCTAATGATACATTGGTGATTGTGTCAGAATTGAGAAATTTGAAATATGTTCAAGGAATTCATTTTGACTTTGAGTATATACCACCAAAAACAGATCCAGTGTCAGGTCATTGGATTGATAGCAAAAGATATTCTATCTTTACCTTTTACGTAGATAGTTTAGGTACTTGGTTTAAATTAAAATACGGGTGAAATTATGGCAATAGGAATTAGCACAGGTACATTCAGACCACTACCAGTTAGAGAAGACGAAATACAATATGAGATAATTGACCGTACTTATATGAGTAGGGGAAACAGAAAATCATATGTATATGATTGTAAGAGTAAAAAAGAAGACCCAAGTATCATTGTAAAATGGTGTAGACGTAATTTCGGGGAAAGAGGTATAGGTTGGGACTTTCTTTTAGTATCAGGAAATGTTACAATCATACTATGGGAAGACAAATTTAAAACTATGTACGAGTTATGGAAAAATTGATATCAAAGATTTGTAACAGATGCAAATGTATCAAACCATTGAATCAATTTGGCAATGATAGTGGGGGTAAAAAATTACGGTCTGATTGTAGAGAATGTGATAGTGCATTAGCTAAAGAACGTAATGAAATAAGAAAAACTGCACCACCTATACCTGACAATCATGTTTGTCCTATATGTAAACAAACAGAAGAACAATTAAATGAAAATATTAATCCAACATTACGTAAAAAAGGTAGACCGTGGGTTATGGATCATAATCATATTGAAAAAACATTTCGTGGATGGTTGTGTAGAAAATGTAATTTGGGATGTGGCAATTTCAAAGACAACCCCGAACTATTAGACAAAGCGGCAAAATATTTAAGGGATACACAAAATGGCTGATATAATGATTGACATTGAGAGTTTAGATACAGGACCTGATTGTGTTATACTTACAATCGGTGCAGTATTGTTTGACCCTAAAGGTCAAGGCATTATCGAAAGACTTGAGTTACGCCCTACGATTGAAGACCAAACAGAGTTGTACAATCGTACTATCAATGACGATACATTGCGTTGGTGGGGTGAGCAAAGTGAAGCCGCACAAGAAGAAGCATTAGGTGATAGAGATAGAGTGTCATTTAAAGATTGCATGGATACACTTTACAAATGGTGTTGGAAGTATAACAATGGTCATGTATGGAGTAATGGCGCTAGTTTTGATATTGTTGTAATGGAAAGTGCATGGCGAAACTTTAAACAATTGCCACCATGGAGTTTTTGGAATATTAGAGACACTAGAACTATCTATGACATATGCGGTGTTAAACTTAAATCTGATGGTCATGTAACAAGCCACAAGGCAGTAGAAGATGCCGAACGACAAGCAATAGTTGTACAACAAGCATATATGAAATTAATTAAAGTTGGATTGGTAGAACCTAGAAAATGAAAATGTTAACTGAATTATTCGACGGGCTGGATCAAAGTAACAGGTCTTTGGATACAAAACTTTGTACTATGTGTAAGCAAACATTACCGGCAAATTCTGCATATTTTGCTAAAGAAGGGAGTAAAGGATATCTACGTTACGAATGTAGAAATTGTGCAAGAAAACATACTAAACTTCTAAATAAGATTAAAAAGTCAGCACCAAAAGTTGAATCTAATCATAAATGTCCGGTATGCCAACGTACAGGAGACGAACTAACTACGTATGGTAAAAATAAAAAGTCTGTGTGGGTAGCAGACCATAATCATGAAACCGAAGAATTTAGAGGATGGTTATGCCACAAGTGTAATTTAGGTTTAGGTAATTTAGGTGATAATGCTGAAAGATGTATACGTGCGGCGGAGTACTTAAGCAAATGAAATTCAATTCAGACATTGATATTGACTTTGGTAACAGAGATAGTATATTAGAACATATACAGCATATACCTGCAAGTATGCGTAATGTCAAACCTATTCGTAAACATGCGACCGGTGTATACGTAACTGATATACCTTATGATAGCATGAATGATATGGCTAACATAGATTATACTGTTGCAGAAAATAGAGGATATATCAAGTTAGATTTATTGAATGTTTTTGTTTATAGTGCTATCAAAGATGAAAATCATCTAATTGAAATGATGCGTGAACCTAATTGGGTGAAACTATATGATAAGAATTTTGTAGAAAAACTTATTCATTTGAGTAATCATTATAGTAGCATACAAAAGATGCCAGAACCAATCAATAGTATACCTAGACTAGCAATGTTCTTAGCACTATTAAGACCTGGCAAGAAACATTTGATTGGACTATCCTGGAAAGAAGTAGCAGAAACTGTATGGGATAAGGGAAGTGATGGGTATAGTTTTAAGAAAAGTCATGCTATCGCTTATGCACAACTTGTAGTAGTTCATATGAACTTACTTGAATCAGGACATTCGTTTGACTAGTGTTATTGACTTGCGTTTACTTTTGCGCTTGCTCAATTCTAACATACTGCATATTGGTCCATGTACTACAGTAAGGCTTTTGTTATTAAATGTTCTAAGATAGGGTTTAAAGGGATCCCAATCTTGTCGTAAAAACATGTTAATAGGAACTAATCTGTTACTTTCCCACCACCAAGTATCACCTAGTTCTAAGAACCTATCACGTAATATTGCATCAATAATAGAACCATAATCATAGATAGTGGTGACAATATCGTCCCTATTTTGAACTATCCCTACATAGTCTTGACCAGCATAGGAACAAACAGTTATAAAGGGGTGATTCTCGGTGAGTTTTTTGAAAAATTCGTTATTAATCATTATTTTAGATGCACCCTTTATTTATACTGGGTAGTTTACCAATATATTATTTTATATAAATACTATACAGGAGCCGGAAATTGTACTCAACTGAAATTTATCAATATGTCCCCAGACAAATAGTAGTAATTGAAGTGGGTTCCTCACCTAGGAGATATGACAACGTGTACGCTAAAACATTAAAACTACATAAGGGAAGCGCCAGTAGATTACAATTCCAGTTCTTAAACCAAGAACAGAAACCAATCAACATTACTGGTAAGCAAATAACCTTTAGATTAATCAGTTATGATAACAATGAAATATTGTTACAACAAAGTTTAGTAAACACATTGGCCGTAACAGGAATTGCTGAACTCAGAGTAAATGCCAATAGTTTGAACAATGTACACACACAAAAATGCTATTACAGTTTAGAATTACCTGATGAATTGGGATTAAACGTACCTGGACTAATAGATAAAAACGGTACCGGTAGGGGTGAAATAGATATTGTTAATAGCGTATATCCTCTACGTGTTCTATCACAGGAATTAACAGTTCCTGCTATAAATGCCCAAACAGGTATATATTATAGTTCTGTGTTTCCTACCAATTATAACCCTAAGATTACTTTTCAAGTAAGGTACGAAGAATTTGTAGGTCAAATAACTATACAGGGTTCTACCAATGGAATATCAAATTGGTATAATATAGAGGTAATTGCGTTTACGGATCCCGCTTTACCAGTGACATATACCCTTGGATACAACACCATTGGATATCATCCATATATACGATTCCAATTTGATAGAACAGCCGGCTACGTGACTTCTATTTTAGCTAGATAATATTATACCATCTATATTGCTTTTTGATAGATATTATGTTACAATTGTAATATGTTTGATATCCTATCACTAATTCCTAGTAAAAAGAAAAAAACACATAATGGTTGGACAAGTTTTAATGCAACTTGTTGTACTAATCACGGCGGTCATAGACCCGATACTAGAAGTAGGGGCGGACTTAAATTTGAAGGTCAGAATTGGGTAATGCATTGTTTCAATTGTGGCTTCAAATGTAGTTTCACATTAGGTAAACCGATCAGCCAAAACACTAGAAAATATTTAACTTGGTTGGGTGTAGATGAAATCGAAATTCAACGATGGAGTTTAGAAAGTTTACAATATAAAGACTTATTAGACTTTACTATACAAAAGAAAAAGAATAGTGTGGCAGGTAAATTTAATAACGTACCTTTACCTGAAGGTGAAGAGTTAGATGTAAATAACCCAAAACACAAAGTATATGTAGATTATCTAACAAAACGCAAGATAGATATACATAACTATAGATTTATAGTTACTCCAAATGACGAAGGTCGCAACAGTAATCGTATAGTAGTTCCATACTATTATAAGAACAGAATCGTAGGTAACACTAGTAGATTCTTAGATAATAAGATTCCTAAATACTTAAATAACCAGCAACCTGGTTATGTGTTCAATACTAACAAGCAAAAACAAGACTATCAAGTGTGTATAGTCACCGAAGGTATTTTCGATGCAATTAGTATTGATGGTGTTGCAGTAATGCATGATGATATCAGCGATGGGCAAGCAGAAATTTTAAACAGTCTAGGTAAACGTATCATTGTAGTTCCAGATCAAGATGAAGCAGGACTAAAGATGACTGACCGTGCATTGGAGTTAGGGTATAGTGTTAGTTTACCGTTATGGCACAATGATGTTAAAGATGTGAATGACGCAGTGGTTAGATATGGTAAACTACCTACATTGTTAAGCATATTACAGTATGCTACTAACAGTAAGATTAAGATACAAATGCAAAAAAGAAAGATAATGAATGGTAGAAGAATATAATGTAAATGTGCAAACATTATTCTTGCGTATGATGTTGACAAACGCAGAATTGTATGTAAGGGTTATGAACATAATGAACCCAGACAACTTTGATAAGAGTTTACGTCCTGTGGCTAGCTTTTTCAAAGAACACATGGAGAAGTATAACTTGTTGCCTGACAGCGCACAAGTTGTTGCAGTAACAAACGTAGAGATAGAACCAGTAACAGAATTTGAGCAAGGTCACTATGATTGGTTCTTGGATGAGTTTGAGAAGTTTACACGTAGACAAGAGTTGGAACGTGCAATTCTAAAGAGTGCTGACCTATTAGAGAAGGGTGATTATAACCCAGTAGAGAAACTAATCAAAGATGCGGTACAGATTAGTTTAACAAAAGACATGGGTACAGATTACTTTGCTGACCCGAGGGGGAGGCTTATGCAGCTTAAAAACTCTAACGGACAAATTAGTACGGGATGGCCCTGCATGGATGCGAAACTTTATGGTGGATTCAACAGAGGAGAATTGAATATCTTTGCTGGTGGTTCAGGATCGGGTAAGTCATTATTCATGCAAAACTTATCAGTTAACTGGAGTCAAGCAGGATTAAATGGTGCTTATATTTCATTAGAATTGAGTGAAGAACTAAGTGCTATGCGTATTGACGGTATGATGACTGACACGGGAAGCCGTGATATCTTTAAGAGTATTGACGATGTTGAAATGAAAGTTAAAATGCTGGCAAAAAAGTCAGGTGGATTGCAAATTAAATATCTACCGGCACAAAGTACAGTTAATGACTTGCGTAGTTATTGTAAAGAGTTAGAAATTAAAAATAAAAAGAAATTAGACTTTTTATGTGTGGATTATTTGGATTTATTAATGCCAGTTTCAGCAAAAGTCAGCCCAAGCGACTTGTTTATTAAAGACAAATATGTGTCGGAAGAATTGCGTAATTTAGCAAAAGAATTGCGTGTATTATTTGTAACGGCCAGTCAGTTAAATCGTACTGCGGTAGACGAAATTCAGTTCGACCATAGTCATATTTCAGGTGGTATTAGTAAGATTAATACCGCGGATAATGTGTTCGGTATTTTCACAAGTAGACATATGCGTGAGAAGGGACAATACCAGTTGCAATTAATGAAAACTCGCAGTAGTTCAGGGGTTGGTCAGAACATTGAATTAGCGTTTGATTTGAACACTTTGCGTATTACAGATCCGGATCCAGAGGGTAGCAATAGTTATCGTCCTGCCCCGCAACCCTCAGGAAATGACATTATGAGTAGATTAAAGCCCTCAAGTACAGTTACGTCAGTTAATGAGAAAATCCACGAAACTGTGGATGTACCGGAGAAAAGAGTAGAGGGTTCGGCTATTAGTGCAAGAATTAATACATTATTAAAGAACAATAGAAGATAAATATATGTAGGACATCTTACATTATGCAAAAGAAAACCCGCAGCCTTTTAGAAGAATTAGAAATAATTGGTAATAATCGTGACACTAAGCACATTATTGAGAGCCGTGCCCACAACATCATCACAAGTGCTATTAATTTATTAGAAATGATTAATAAACATTATGATAGTGAGAAGGCTGCGATACTTGAACGCAAATTATTAAACGCTATTAAATCCAGAGACCAGGATCGTTTTTCCAAGAGTATAAGGAAAAACGATGAAATCTAATGAATTTAATGTTAATGAAGCCTTTTTAGGAATTGATCCATGGAAAATGGCGGCTGGATATGCACTTAAAAAAATGCGCGGTTCAAATTCTACTGGAATTGATCCAGAACATGAAAAAAACTTTATCAAACTTTTCACACAACAATATAACAGAGAACATAAAATTCATCCTAATTTAAATATAGATGATTTTTTAGATATGTATTTTAGAAAAAATAACTGGGACGCTAGTAATTTACCTGGAACATATCAACAAAGTTTAGATAATGCTAAACAAGCGGTCACTGCTAATCCAAGTCCACAAACAGTACAACAATTAGCTAGTGTAGTTTATAATATTGCATTGATGCTACCTAGTGGTGGTCAACGATCCAGTCAGCAACAGACTCAACAAGCTGCCGCACCAACTGCACCTGCAGCCTCATCCCAACTTGATCCTGAGACTATTCAGATTCTAGGTAAAATTAGAGGGATGAAAAATAGTCCTGAAAATATAATTGACCTAACAGATATTATCTCTATGTCATTGATGAAATTACAAAGAATTTCTCCAAAAACTTATTCTAAAGTTATTTCTAGTATAATGTCTAACGGCGGTAGGTCTAGTACACCAGCGCCTTCCCCGGCACAATCTACTCCTAATTATTCAGGTGGACAACGACAAGCACCTCCGCCTAGCAACGTAACATACAATAATACACCTAATCCATGAATTCAATACGTGAATTATTAGAAATCCTAACAACCATCAATGCCCCTATGCTTGTAGAAGCTAAGGGGCATTTAGACCATCCAGAAGATGCAGTCTTTATCGGTGGTAGTAGCTATGCACAAACAGCAGTAAATGCTATTGTATCAACAGTGCAAAATCCTAATGTAGTTACAATTAAATGGGACGGATATCCTGCAATTATCTTTGGCCGCGGTGGCAATGGTAAGTTTGCAATAATGGATAAGCATATGTTTAATAAAGGTGACGGATCCGGACGCACCGCATATACTCCTGAATTATTTCGCAAATATGACTTGGCACGTGGAGTTGACCGCTCACAATTACATCAAATACTAAGTCAAATATGGCCCGGTTTAAGTAAAGAAGACCAGGGTCAAGGATATTATTGGGGTGACTTATTGTTCAGCCAACCGTTAGAAGAAAATAACGGATTATATACATTTAAAGCGAATCCAAACGGAATTACTTATACAGTAGATGTTAATAGTGAAGTAGGTAAATTAATGAAGGGTAAAATTGCTGGTATCGCAGTGCATCAATTTATTAAACCTAATGCCGCTAGCACAGATGAAGCAACTAGTTTAAATGGTAGTATAGGACAGTTACAGAATAGTTCAAATGTGGCGATTATTCCTAGTAAAATGCCCATACAAGCAAAATTAAAATATAGTGAAGCACAGAAAGGTAAAGCAGACCAATTGATTCAACAATATGGACAAGCTGTAGACCAACTATTAGTTGCACCAGCTGGATGCAAGAGTTTCTTAAACAGCAATTTATTCACTAGTTTTATTAATCAGAAAGTACGACAGGGTAACTTTAATAATTTAATGAAGGACTTTATGACGTTCGCTAGTAGTAAGCAATTGACTGATGCTGTTAGGGGTAAGATGTTTGGATACGTTGATCCAGCTACTAACAAGAAAGTCCCCGGACATTTTGAGATTAATAAGCAAGGGTTGATTGGGGCATTTATGATATGGAGTGCTATCTATAACTTAAAAGGTCCTGTCGTTAAACAACTAGACAAAGCAAGCAAAAACAGTCCAGTCAAGGGATACTTACAAGACGGAACGCAGACTCAAGAGGGCTATGTAGCATATGGGTTTAAGTTTGTAGACAGAATGGGGTTCAGCCGTCAGAATCTACTAGGCCGCTAAACCAACATTTTTTTCTTCTAGGCATAAATAATAGTATGAGTATCTATATGAGACTCAAACTTTTAAAGGAAAAATATTATGGCAATTCAAACACGTACACATGGCGATTCTTTACCAGTATTCGCAATCGACACATTAGCAGGTTCAGGTGGTGCAAATCTAGGCACAGCAGTTCAAATCGCTGGTCCTAAATTAGACTTCTTCTCTATGGACCTAGGTGGTGAGTTGTACACAAGTGCAAACAACAACCAATTAGGCACAAACGGTGCAGTAGAAAAAGTTATCCAGTGTATCACACAATTGGCTACTGTTCACTTCTATCAAGTAGATGCTTCTGGTGCAATGTCTATTGCTGTTTACCCAACTGGTGCATGGACAGCTTCTGACTTAGAAGATGCTATTCAGGCCTTAGGTACAGTTTCTGCATACGGCACTAACAGTTCTTATTCATTAGCAAGTGCATCTGTTGCAAACAACGGTTTCAAATTAGCGTAATTTTAGTTTAATAACTATAAAAGGACCCGAGAATTTCTCGGGTTTTTTTACCTCTATAAATACTGTATGAGTTTTAAATTAAAGTGTTACACATTATTTGATATTACCAAGACTGGTAACACGAACAGACGACCTCCCGTCAATGGAACACCCGAGCAGACTAAACGTTGGGAAAAGACTAGAAATACACAGACTAATTTTGACACTATAATACAAGTATTATCGTTACGTAGCCAGCCCGAGGATATAACAGATCCTATAGAAGACATGATTATTTTTGATGGTGAGTTAGATATATTTGGATTCTTATTTGATAATGAAGATGTTGCACAAACATGTTGGTCTTTTGAGATGTCTATACCACATAATAAAGTATATGATGATGGGATCAATGAATTGGGTAACTTGTTTAACGATTGTGACGGAGTACCCATGATTAAAGTAGGAACAGAGTGGGATAAACTGCCTAACTTTTTAGATACCACTCCTGAATTAAAAAACATACATTTTGAGGTTATACATGAGAAGTGAAAAAAGAATGTTTAAGATACTTAAACGTATATTAGATAAAGATAATATAAATGAGGTTAAAAAGCACATAATATATCCAGACGAAAATGGATATATTATGTATGATGAATATATAATTAAAACCCTAAAATCCGGTGATTTTATAATAGAAAAATTTAATACATATACGACTAAAAGATTTAACAGTTTACGTAATGCAGTTATGTGGGCTACATTAGATAAATCCAATAAGATACTATATGCTAAGAAAGTTGAAGAATTGGATATATTACTAGCAAGTACAGATTCTCATATCCAAATACAGAAACGGTTGTTAAAATCTACCAGAACCACGGATTCAATGTCATTAGCATATACGAAACTCAATGAAGAAACGATTAAAAAGAGCAATATTGTCAGAGAATTAGAACATTTTGTAGGTCTGTCCAGAGTCCTACAGGAACAACGATTCGATAAACTGACAAAATAATTCAATTAAAGATAAATATATTATTAGCACTCTAGGAAGAACTATGAAACTAAACGAACTTAACAACAAACCAACTTTGAATGCAAAGAAAGCATTGAAAGAGCATTTCAATACCAACTTAAATGTTGACGGTATGGGCATCTACGACACAAAACGTATGTTGTCTAAAGTCAAGGGTTTAATGTCTGAATTGAAAGAAAATAGTAAGGGAGTTGCAAATGAGCAAAATCCAAGTTACATGAAACTAATGTTCATGGAACAAGCATTGACACATCACTATGGTGATTTGAAATCTCTTCCAATGTACAATCCACGTATTGTATTAGAAAACGAAGAAGTTGAGAAATCACAAGTTGTATTGGCAGCTAATGAGATGATTGATGAAATGCAAAAGATGATTGAAAGTGTGAGTGATATGTTGGTAAAAGAATTACCAGCAGTGGTTCAAGGTGTAAGTTCAGAATTTGGTACAAATGAAAGTGAACAATTTGAAAGTCAAGTAACTGAAGCATTGACCTCACTACAAGCTGCATTGGCACAATCTAAGACTGGACTACGTTCAGCATTAGGTGTTATCACCGGAGAAGGTGGTGGCTTTGGTGGTAATGAAATGGGCGGTGACATGGGCATGCCTGAAGAATTACCATTAGGCAGTGACGAAGAAGTACCTGCAATGGGTGATGAAATGGGTGGCGGAGAGCTTCCAGAAGAGCCACCAGAAGAAGAGCCAAACGTAGGCAGACCTACTCGCTAAAATGAGATTGTTTGAATTTGCTGATGATGACCCACTTCGTGTCAATCTAACTGCTGTAGCCAGCTATTTAGAATCACGTTATAGGGGCCAGCATCAAAAATTGTCAACAGAACTTTTTTTAAAGATATTAAGAAAACACGATGTTCCTGTTGACAAGGATGACTTGTTTGACATAGTTAAAAAAGAACCTCTCAGTAATATCATTAGTGATTTAAATAGTAACGAAGTTATTTTTAAAGGTCAAGAGCCAGAGCAGGATCAAATGAGTAACCAAGAAAAGCAAGTAGGCGATAATCAAAAGACCCTGCAACAAATGGCAAGTAAACAAGCAAATAAACCTAACCCATTAGGATAATGCGGGTACGCCTAGGTGATAAATACTTGTATGAAAAACAAGTATGGTGTAATTAAATATTGTAGATACTGTAATGAAAAGTTTGAAACCAAACCTAGATTTTTAGATTTCTGCTCACAAAAATGTAAGAATCCCCTGAACAGAGGAGAATATGAACCTTGGAATAAAGGTGTCAAATTCACAGAAGAACAAAAATCTAAATTGAATACCGAAGGATTAAAAAAGGGCCGAGGTTGGAATAAAGGATTGTCTAATCCAATTCAATCATTCAAGTGGACCGGACATAATAATCCAAATTGGGAAGGACGCATCAACAACATGCGCCACAAAAAAGAAATTAATGATGAATTTATAACATATAGAAACTTATGTAGGAGAGAAACCTATAGGTCTAGATATGCTATGAAAAAAGAGGGTTTAGTACCTAAGGACACTGGGAAAATGAAAAACCAATATCAATTGGATCATATTATTCCTTTTAAGCAGGGGTTTGATTTAGGTATAAATCCAAAAGTCATTGGAGGTAGAAGTAATCTCCAATGGATTCTGGGGGAAGAAAATAGGACGAAATGGGATCGCTTCCAACCAGAAGATATTGTAAACAAAGTATTAGGAGAACACAATGGCTTACTCAGATAAAGTAATAGACCACTATGAAAACCCAAGAAATGTAGGATCGTTCGCCAAGGATGAAGCGCATGTCGGCACCGGGATGGTTGGTGCTCCGGCATGCGGCTGACGGCGATGTAATGAAACTACAAATTAAAGTAACAGATGGAGTAATAACAGATGCACGATTTAAAACATATGGGTGTGGATCAGCAATCGCAAGTTCGAGTCTCGTCACAGAATGGGTAAAAGGTAAAACACTAGATGAAGCCGGATCAATTAAAAACTCCGAAATCGCCGAAGAACTAGCATTACCTCCAGTTAAGATACATTGTAGCATACTTGCAGAAGATGCTATCAAAGCAGCTGTAAACAACTATAAAGAAAAACATGGTTTACTTAACTGATATTGCAGTTGATAAAATCAAACAACTATTAACGAAAACACATAATAGAGGTGTACGTATAGGTGTACGTACTACGGGTTGTAGTGGTTTAGCATATGTGTTAGAGTATGTTAAAGAAGTAAAGTTTGATCCATTTGATGAACGTATAACATACCCTGACTTTATTATATTGATATCTACTAAAGATATGGTCTATCTTAACGGCATGACAATAGATTATACACGCAATGGATTAAATGAAGGGTTTGACTTTAAAAATCCAAATGAACGTGATCGTTGTGGATGCGGCGAGAGTTTCCGAATATAGTTGACAGTTGGTCTATAGTTGACTATAATCGACTATAATTATGTATAATCCAAACAAATATATCTATCAACCCATGCAAAGGGTTGAAGTAGAAGGTAAGCGTAGATATCTTACCCCAGACGGAGAGAAACTCCCCAGTGTCACTACAGTACTTGATGCTACTAAAAGTGAAGAAAGCAAGCAAGCATTACAAAACTGGCGCAAACGTGTGGGCACTGTTCAAGCACAAGCAATTACTACCGAAGCTGCAGGTCGCGGAACACGAATGCACAAGTGGCTTGAGAACTATATTAAGAACGGCGAAACAGGAGACCCTGGCAGTAATCCATATAGTATTCAAAGTCATAGCATGGCACAGAGTATTATTAGTCAAGGATTAGTGAACTGTGATGAATTCTGGGGTACAGAAGTTCCATTATACTACCCCAAGATATATGCAGGTACTACTGACTTGTGCGGAGTGCATGATGGATCCGAAGCAATAATGGATCATAAACAGACAAATAAACCCAAGAAACGTGAATGGATCGATGATTACTTTGTGCAATTAGCTGCTTATGCTAATGCACATAATGAAGTTCACGGTACAAAGATACGTAAGGGTGTGATTTTTATGTGCGACCCTAATGCTGTATATCAGGAATTCATCATTGAAGGTGCTGAATTCGACAAATATACAAATATGTGGTTTACTAGATTGGAGCAGTACTACTCGCAATTTGTATAAATACTATTATGGCAATAGTACAAATCTCCAAAATACAAATTCGCACGGGCGCAGAATCAGATTTACCTCAGTTAGATATCGGTGAATTAGGATTTGCTACCGACACTAGAAATGCTTATATAGGTAACGATCCTGTATTGGATCCTCCTGTAGGAATAGAACCTACACTTACTCAGTTATTAACTGATAGCCCAAACTGCCATATTAATTCTAGTCAGCTTACTGGTGTAATTGACGTAGATGTAGGCAACATTAAGATAGCCGGCGGCACAAACGGATATATACTTCAGACTGACGGAAATGGAAATTTAGGTTGGGTAGTGGGCGCAGGTGGCGGCATAGGATTAGCCGGTGGTTCAAATACACAAATTCAATTTAATGACGCAGGTGATGCTACTGGAGTAAGTAACCTAACGTTTAATAAAACAAATAGCACACTTACCTTAACAGGTAATTTAGTTGCAACAAATATTACTGGTAATATTGCTGTTAATTCAAATGCACAACCTAACATTACTAGTGTAGGTACATTAGTAAGTTTGAGTGTAACCGGTAACATCACGTCGGGTAATGCTACGTTAGGTAATCTCACAACAAGTAATTATTTCAGTGGTAATGGTAGTTTATTAACTGCTGTTGCAGCAAGTACCGCTATTACTGTAACTGCAAATGCACAACCTAATATCACAACTGTCGGTACACTAGCTGAATTAACAGTTTCAGGTGACGTTGTGTTAGGTTCAATTACTGATATTAAAATTGGTGGTGGCACACCAAATCAATTGTTACGTACAGATGGTTTAGGTAATCTTACATGGGTATCAGATGTAGGTGCCGGTGGAATTGCTACATATGGTAATCTTGACGTTCAAACATTTATGAACGCAAATTATATTCCAGGGTTCACTGGAGTAATTCCTAAGGCTCAAACTGCTTATAGTATTGATGGATCAAATGTAGTAGGACAAGTTGATAGTGCAAATGTCGCTGATTCTGCTACAATAGCCGGAACGGTTACTACAGCCGCACAGCCCAATATTACTAGTGTTGGTACCTTAGGTAATTTAAGTGTTACAACTAATATTAATTCGAGTAATGTAATTGCTACCGGTAACATCAGTGGCAACTATATTATTGGTAATGGTAGTCGATTAACATCAATAGCAGGTACTAATATTACTGGTGTAGTTGCTAATGCTACATATGCAACTAGTGCCGGAACTGCCGGAACTGCTACAATAGCCACTGTTGCTACTAGTGCAGTTACTGCTGATTCAGCCGCTGCAGTAACAGATGCTGCACAACCTAATATTACTAGCGTCGGTACATTAACTAGTTTAACTGTAACAGGAAATATAGGTGCAGGCAATGCTAACTTAGGCAATCTTATAACTAGTAATTATTTTACTGGTGTATTAACAACAGCGGCTCAACCCAATATCACTAGCGTTGGTACTACATTCAAAACTATACCCACAATATTTAGTGTTTTACCTACTGCATCAATTGCTGGCGCGGGCACTAGAGCATTTATTACTGATGCTAATACCACTACATTTGGAACACAAGTGGGTGGATCCGGATCAAATAATATGCCAGTGTTCAGTAACGGCACTGATTGGCTTGTAGGGTAAAAAGATAAATACATAGTTCGCTCTTAAAACGAGAGTTTACGCAGAACGCCACTGCGTAGGCCTAGAACGCCCATAACATAAAGGAAAAATAAAATGGCAAAAATCAATCAAAAATATTTCGGTAACCGCAACATCGGTACCGGTGGTCAACAATTAACTGTTGATGAAAATGGTAATCAAATCACTCCAGCAGACGATAAAATCGGTGGCGAAGGTATTGCATCAATTAACTGGTCTAATCGTGGTTCATGGTTATCAACAGCAGGTGGCGCAGCCGCTCCGTTAGCAGGCTTACAATTACCAGCTCCAACATTACCGGGCGGCGTCCAAGCAACTTGGACAAACTACTTTGGTGCGGCAGCAGTTACAACCGGAGCTGGCAAAGCTGGACTAGTCACCGGTGAAACATACGAATATGCTAGTATTCCAGGATTAATAGTTACTGTTGGTAGTTTAGCTGCAGCAAATGCTTTATTCACAGTAACAGCCCCGGGTAGTACAACTTCATTGTTAACAGACTTGCAAACCGTTGCTCTTACTAGAAGAACAGGTTCCGGAGCAGCCACATTTACGGTTGACATTCAATTAAAAATTGTTAACACAGTTATCAATGAAAAAGGTTCTGGTTACGGCGGTGGTGAAACATTTACAGTTACGTTAGCTAACGGTGCAGCTTTTACACCGCCAGCAGGTACAATCGTGTTGACTGCTGATACAGGTGCAATTGGTTCAAGTACTAATCAAGAAAATGCAATTTTCTGTTATGCTAAAATTTCTGATGCTATCACAAATGCACAACCTGCAGATATCATTAAACAACGTAGCACCAAACGTTTCAAAGTTAAAACTACATCGGGTACTGCAATTTGCGAATTAAAGTCTAGCGCATTGTCTTCATCTGCAGCAACAGATACCGGTAAAATGACTATTGGTGCTACAGATAGCGCAGGCGGTACATATTTTGTTACTAAAATTGGAGCCCGTCGTTGTACACTAACACGTGGCACAGGTACACAATTTGCTACTAATTCAAGTGTACCGTGGTCTTTTGATGCTGCAGTATTAAATACTTCTGTAAAGATTGACAACGCTTAATTAATTTAAGCACAACAAAAAAGGGTCTTAGGACCCTTTTTTAACCAACTCTTTTAATTTATCTTGTACAACATCAAAGTTGATTGTATTAAATAATCCCGGATGCATTGGCTTTGGATACTGTTCATAATCTATCCAGCAATAACCGCTGTGTTCATTATTAAGTATAGGAATAAATTCTTCTTCTATCTTGCAGAAAAATGTATGATAGACAAATTTATTATTGATGAACTTTTGTATAGGTACAAGTTTAGCGTCATTAGGAAAGTAACCTATTTCTTCCATACACTCACGTGTAACACCATCTAATAATGTTTCATCTTCTTCTATTTTTCCACCTGGAATTCCCCAGTTACCTACGTTCCTAGGATCATTGCGTAACAAGTATAAAAATCTTTTAGTGTGTTGTGCGTAAAAGAAAACACCACCTGAAATATTCATCATACTATGATTTATCATAGATGAATATATCCATTAAATTACTATGTTGTAATCACCTTCTTCATACCAACCTTCAAATGATTTCATCCAAGTATTATTTGCAAATCTATATTGCACACCTGAAGTAAGATTAGTAACGTATTCGACAATAGTTTCTGCACTACTGTCAAAACTAATTTCCCACTTACTAGCTGTGCTATTATACTCAATAATATCATTTGCATTTGCTACTATACTACCCCATACACTATAATCTACACTAGCGTTAATGGTACTACCTATAGGTTCTACAATCAGGTACCGTTGTCCCGAAGCAACATTAGGCAAACCATGCCCGGGACCTTTGAGTTGCGGATTGATAATACTGTCAACTGATTTTAAGGTGTTCAACGGCAATGTATCAGTATCAATATTGAATATTAATAATCTATCATCGTCTGCATTATAATTAATAGTACCTACAATATCAGTATCCATATATGGATTCTGTAACCATATTTGGCTGATTCCCGGTCTTACCGTGCCATACACATTCAATACACTAGTCCAATATAATGCAGTATTAGGATTAGGTGGTAAATCAATTGCGCTATTGTCTGGGTAGAATGTTTGATTAGCTGGTAATATCTGTAATGTATTACCTATCAATAATAATTTATATCCGTATGGTGTAATCTTTTGTCTTGTACCCAATAACAAATGGTCATCTTGCATATCGGTAAGTGCATTACCTTTAAAGATACTTGCAATGATTTTATGAATGACACCGAGTTTCTTAACTTTAGCAGGTGTACTTAACCATATAGGCATATAGAACTTCCATGTCATAATATCGATTGGATTACCTGTGGTTGGTGCCACAGTCCTACTACTAAAAGTCAATCCATCTTGGTATATAACACTTAAACTAGTCCAATCAATAAAGTTATCTGTACTTTGTATTTCCATTGCAGGGTTAAATAACACACCTAACTGTTCTATGAGTTCTAATTTTTGATTATAATTACTAGTCCAAAAATCTACAGTAACTTTTAGTGTGTATGGCACAGGCATAACACGTTCAACAGTAAATGCTTGTCCCTGAGTTTGTTCATAACTTTGTGTTGTTTGATTAAACGTGCGCTGTCGAACACTGACTTTATCAATAAAATATGGATCCTGTGTACGCTTTTGGTCGTATTCTAAACCGGTGATATAATATGTAATCATCGGTGCGCTTGGCATAGTACTAGAACTGTTGTTTGCTTGAATCACTGCGGTTTGACGACTTTGATCACCATACTGAATAGGTACACGCACAATGATTGGATTTCCTGCAGGATCGTTTCCTTTAGTTACATTCCAGTCACTAAAGATTCTTGCAAATTGAATCAAAAATCTACGTATCTGTTGGTCATAAAAATATTGTGCCATTGTTTACCTTAATCTGGTGTTATTTTGAATAGTGATGATAGTGCTTGACTTTGTGGAATTACAGTACCATCAGTCAACGTTGTAGTTGCAGTATTATTAATAAATGAACCCATTTGTGTTTGATTACTATTTGGTCCAACACTAGCACGTACATTTTTACTTATTTGTACCCATAAACTACCATCATAACGATACATAGTCTGTGGAAGATAATCTGTTCTTAAGAAGTAATCACCTAATGCAGGATTATTAGGAAATGTTATTCCTGATTCAAAAGGTAATCCATTGGGTGCAGTCCCGTCACCTGTCATGTATCCACCAGAATAACCAAATCCTGTTGGAGTATAATTTACAACATAGTTGAATCTTGGATCAGCGTCAGCACGATAATCCATTTCTTCTGTTATTGTACCGGTAAAACTACGACCCGCAATAGTAATTGTTGTGTTAACTGGCATTGCAAACAATGTTGGTTTATTTATTGTAAACGTTTTATTAACTAAATCTCTACTTACAATTACTGTACCGGTATCAAATACTTCAGCGGTTTGACCATTCAATGTAGTAATGGTTGCAGTTAAATCAATACCTGGATGTGCATCTTTGGGAGATTCTAATACATTAATAACTGTAGCACCTGCAGGAGCAACAACCGTGGTTACAATGCTACTTGGATAATCACTAGAAACTGAATATGTATTATCACTTGTGCCGTATGGTCTATCAATTAATGCAGTTGCACTTGCGGCAATAACAAAATCACCTGACACTTGGCCACCACCAGTGTCTAATCTATCAGGCTCAACTTGTTCAACCTCTAATGTCATCTTCATAAAGGCTTTTAATAAATCACTACTGCCGATTGGTTGGTCTAAAAAGTTTTTCAATGCACCAGCACCAATAATGATACCAGGGCTAGGACTATATCTTGATCCTTGAACCATTTGAACTGTTGCGGTTAATGGAGCACCCTTGCTAGTTAATATACCCTTAGGTAATTGCGGCTGTCTTGTACTAGGATCAGTCGGTACAAGATATAATTGACGCCTATCGTACCCTGAACTAGGAAGAATTCTAGTAGCTTCTGCGACCAGTGCGTCATTTACTTCAATGTTTTGATTATATCTACCTAATATATCTTTTAAATTGTCTGCGGTATCTAGTGCCCAGAACGGTGAATTAACTACGTATGTCCCTGTATATGGATCTATTTTTGTACAAGGTGTACCTACTGGTACATTTTGTTGGGAGATATAATTTTTATTACCATAACTAACTACATATCCCGGGACATATGTGGCTGTCTTATTCCAGTCACCTAGATAATTATCTGTACTTGTTGGTTGCTTAAGAATATTACTAAACTCCTGAGTATCTACTAATGGCTCACATTTAATACGCCATAAATGTGCATACCAAGTATTACTAAATCCTTCGCTGGCAAAGTTACCATCTGTAATTTGATAATATCTGCGTAAACTAGTGGGTATTGTTTCATTTAATGGATGATAATCTGTTAGATGAGGTAATTCAATAACGTCACCAACCATTAATTTACGTCCAACAATTTCTATCATCTTATTATAATGTACTGTGATAAAAATTGTATCATTATTGAGGAATAATCCAAACTGACTTAAATCAAAATCCAAGTTTTGAACATTATAGTGCCCTCGCAATCTATAAATGTCTTTGTCATATACACGGTCACGATTCTCTAAGAATAATAAGTCTTGTATCTTTGTTGGATCGGTACTAGTTTGTCTAGGAGTACTCAAGCTATCAGTAGGACCATTGTCTTGGATACCCTTGTACTTGTGAATGTACAAATCAGTCGCACCAACATCTAGCATTTCTGCTATGGTTCTGTCAAAAAATCTATAATCATTTGATTTTTCACTACGGTATAAGGAGAGTCTAGGCATGTTTGTATCCGATATATCTAGTATTTATCAGCCCATTTGTAGTAAGTAAGTATTACCTTTTTAGGCTTGACAATAAATAGGATATATCGTATAATATGTCTTATCGTAACAGGAGTATTTATGGCAACACGTAAACCCAAAGCAACATCAGACCACTTTATCAAAGCATTGAATCCGCGTGATGCTGATACAAAGTATATGGGTGACGAGCCCTTTTTTCCAGTTCAACCTGAGGGCGGAAGTCGTACAGTCGCACTTACATATGGTTTTACATGGTACAATCGTTTCTATGGAAAAAAAGACGCCAAAGAACTACTAGCACAATATTTAGACCACAATAATCGTGAGTCTGATGCCAAGATTATTCGCAAGGTTGATGAAAAAGAATTTTTAATGACATTGTGTTGGCTTGCCCGCATGACATTGCGTGGATTAGAATTAACCGAGCATGAAGAACTTACATTACAAAATGAAATTAGCCGACTAGTTAAAGTAGTGAACAAACCAGAAGTCATTGAAAAAGAAGTAGCACCTAGTAATCGCCCTAACATTCAGGAATTGATGCGTGAAAAAGCACGTGATGCGGCAGGTGAACTTGAAGGCATTTTTGATGAATTTATTACTGAAGGTAAAGTAACGCAAAAGACAGTTGATTTAGTTGCAAAATTTAATGTCATGCCACAACATATTCCATTGATTGTTGAGATATGGAAGAAGAAACAATTAGAATTTGAGGAAGTATCCGAAACTGATGACAAAGAACTTAAAGAGGCTTATGGCAATTTAGGTAAGGTCCAATTACGTAATACACTTAAATTCATTGAACAGGTACTAAGTGACCTCAATAGTTATATTAGCATTAAGAAAGCAAGTAAAGCACCTCGCAAAAAGAAGGCAGTGCCTGTAGAAAAGATTGTTAGCAAACTTAAGTACTTGAAAGAGTTTAAAGAACCTGCTAATAAACTTGACTTGATTAGTGTACATCCAACTAAGTTGCATGGTGCAAGCGAGGCATGGGTCTATGACACTGCAAGGCGTAAATTGCATCACTATATTGCAGATGATTATTCAAAAGCGTTTACTGTAAAAGGTAATACGATTCTTGGATTTGATAATACTACCAGTGAAATTAAAACACTACGTAAACCCGGCGAACAAATTAAAGAAATTATGGGAAGTAAGCCCGCGGCACGTAAATATTTTAAAGATATTAAAGCAGTAGGTACTGTACCAACAGGACGCTTTAATGAAAATATGATTATTTTAAAGGCGTTCTAATGGATATAGAAAAACGAATGATAGAAATGATGGAACCAGTTAATAAGTGTATACAATTAACTGATAATGACGAGGAAATGCTAATGTTGGCATGTGCTATGATGCAACGTGTTAAAGAAATATTTGATAATCAAATTGGTGTGCAAGGCAGAAAACAAATGTTTAAGGAGTTATTGAAATGATTGATAAATTTGTATTTTGGTTTACTGAAAACCGTAAAAAAATTGGATATTCATTGGGTACACTTAGTATACTAAGTGGTATAATGTCTTTACTTGGTTATGGTCAACCTAGTACTGGTCTTGTGCAAATTTTTGTAGGTACTGTTATTGTATTTGATGCCTGGAATATGCCATGAATATTGATTTGAACAAGTACGCGGATTTTGTAGAGGCGGTGACAAGTCAAGCAAGCAATGATTTAACTACATTCATAGATACATTGGATCGCATAGATGCAAACTATGAACTAGATTTAAATGATAATCAAATGAAACATGGACCTAACGTTAATGTTCCTTTATTGTTAACCGCATGTTTAGGACTTGCTGCTGAGTCAGGGGAATTTATTGAGATTCCTAAAAAGATTTTCTTTCAAGGTAAAGCACTAACTGATGAAAATGTGTTTCACATGAAACGAGAGTTGGGTGATGTTATGTGGTACTGGATTAATGCTTGTAGGGCACTTAATCTAGACCCCAATGAAGTTATTGCAGAGAATGTAAAGAAACTAGAATCACGCTATCCCGGTGGTTCATTTGATGCATATCACTCTGAGAATCGTAAAGACGGCGATTTGTAATGTACCCGGATCTCCAGATAAATACATTATCTGGAGATTTACATGGCTACAAAAAGTTTAGAAGAACTTAAACAAGAATTATATCAAAGTTTACGATATCGTTTAGGTGACGGTATTATTGATTTAGAAATTGGTCCTGAGCACTTTGAGGCTGCGTATGGATATTCAGTTAAAATATATCGCCAACGTGCTCAAAATGCTACTGTTGAATCATACACATTAATGACGTTGCAATCAGGGGTAGATACTTATACCTTGCCTCCTGAATTTATAAATGTTAGACAAGTATTTCGTAGAACAATTGGTCTAGAAACAGGACCAGCTGCTAGTAGTTTTGATCCATTTTCAAGTGCTATTCTCAATACATATTTGCTTAATTATAATGCCGCCGGCGGTTTAGCAACCTATGATTTTTATGCAGGGTATATCGAACTAGCCGCACGTATGTTTGGTGGATATATTGTTTACACATTCAATCCTGTAACAAAACAAATTCGTTTAGTACGAAACATCAAAGGTTCCGGTGAACAAATATTAGTTTGGGCCGATACTCAAAGACCTGAGTCAGAATTATTACAAGACCCGGGTGCAGGCGTTTGGATTGGAGATTGGACACTTAGCCAACTTAAACTAACTATAGGCGAAGCACGTGAAAAATTTGGTACTATTGCAGGACCAGGTGGTGGATCTACATTAAATGGAACTGCACTTAAGTCAGAAGCCAAAGCAATGCAAGACCAGTTATTATTAGACTTAAAGAATTACGTAGACTATAGCCAACCATTGACTTGGATTCAAGGTTAATGAGAGCAACTGAATTCATTGCTGAATTATTCCAACATGGTAAACAAAACTGGACTTGGAAATACAAGGCTGATACTGAGGCTATTGCTAAATTTACTGTAGGTAATAGAGACTATGTATGGCAAGCATTTAGCCATTTTAGAGATGATAAACCACATAAATGGGAAGTACAATTTCGTCTAGTGCGACAAGCAAGTGACCCTGAAAAATTAGAATTATTCGGTACAACAGGTACAGGGAACTCAGCAGAAGTAATGTCAATCGCAGTAGACATTATGCGTGAATTTTTACAATACTATGGTGATAGTGTACAACAAATTGCATTTGACGCAAAAGAGAATAGTCGTATCGCACTATATAGAAAAATGGTTCAAAGACTATTACCAAATTGGGATGCAGAGGAAGATTATAGCCCAGAGTATGGATTAAGATTCACGTTGACTAGACCAAAACAAGTTAATGAATCTGATTCTAAATCAATATATAGGTCTGGAATGTGTGATGCATTTGCTATGGCACTACATCAACTAACAAAATTACCCCTAGGTGCATGGACTGGATACTATTATGATGATTTTGAAGAAGAAGACAGTACAGAAATTTCTCATATTTGTTGTGTAAAATCATTTGACCAAATAGAATGGATAGACGTTGATGGTCTTCATCGTGGAAAGCCTAAAAATTTATACTTTAACAATAAGATTGAAAGTATCAAACTAGTACCAATATCAGAAGAAGATGCCCGTTATGTTTACACTATGGAAGGTGTAAGTGAAACGGATATTAAAAAAGCAAAACAATTTATTTTATCCGACCCAAATCTTTCTAAATTAATATAACCTAATCATTTACTTTTGTCACACTATTGTAGTATAATTATATTACAGGAGTTTTGTTTTATGATTATAGGTATTACAGGGTTTATTGGTAGTGGTAAGGACACTATTGCAGATTATCTTACAACATTTCACGGATATAAACGTATTAGTTTTGCAGGTACATTGAAGGATGCATGTGCCGCAGTCTTTGGTTGGGATCGTGAATTGCTTGAAGGTACTACAAAGTCTAGTAGAGAATGGCGTGAACAACTAGATATATGGTGGAGTGAGCGTTTAAATATGCCTGAACTTACCCCGCGCTGGGTATTACAACAATGGGGAACAGAAGTTTGTCGTAACGGGTTTCATAATGATATTTGGGTAGCAAGCGTTGAAAATCAACTACGCAAAGCAAAAGATAATATCGTAATTACTGATTGTCGTTTTGCCAATGAAGTTAATGCTATCAAAAATGCAGGTGGTATAACTATGCGAGTTGAGCGCGGTGAAAGACCAGAATGGTATGATTCCGCAGTTAACTATAATAAAGGTCCAGACGGTAATGCATTATGGGCAGTGAGCAAATCTAAATTAGATAAACTTAAAATTCATGCTAGTGAATATAGTAGCGTGGGGTTAAATTATGACTATTATATTGATAATAATGGCTCTATCGACAATCTACACAGTCAAATAGAACACTTAATCAACTGCTAAGTCACCCCTACGCCATGTAACTTCTTTGCGTTTAATAACCTCAACACAGTTTAAACATATAGTTCTGAGGTTGTTAAATTTTACATTTTTCAAATCACCGTCTATGTGATAGACTAATGTTTGACTGGGATAGATACTATGAAAACCGCACAAATCACATGTGGTTTTTTTCTTGTAATTTGCTTTTTGCCATCCGGGCATCCTAGCTACTAACTTTTTCTTCTTTCTACCACACTCATCACATCCGCTACGATAGTGTGTAACATCATCACGTTTATAATTAATAGCACAAAAATTTTTGTTGCAGGTCTTGCATATAGGTCTCATGCTATTATTTAGCAAATAACCTTCGAAGGCATGGTTATTGGGGTATTTTTACGATCCTATGCTAAATATTACTATGACGGGAATGAACCCTATACATAACATTTAAAGGAAAACAAAATGGCATTAAATTCACCAGGCGTACAAGTATCAATCATTGACCAAAGTCAATATTTGCCTGCCGCATCAAATTCAATACCTTTACTAATTTTAGCAACTGCAACTGATAAAGCAAGTTCTACATCTGCGGGGACAGTAGCACCCGGAACATTAGCAGGTAATGCTAATAAACTATATCAATTAACAAGTCAACGTGATTTGGTAACATTGTTTGGTACACCATTCTTCTATAAGACAACAGACGGAACACCAATTCACGGTTACGAACTCAACGAGTATGGCTTATTGGCTGCATACTCATTATTAGGAGTTACCAATAGTTGCTATATTTTACGTGCTGACATTGACTTAGCTGAATTGATCGGAACATTGACACGCCCAGAAGGACCTCCTCCAGATGGTACATATTGGTTAGATACTACTAATAGTATTTGGGGTATCTATGAATTTAATTCTAATACTAATAAATTTGAAGTAGTTACACCTTATGTGCTAACAAGTCCAAATACTGTTACTAATGGCAATGACCGTTATCCTATTGATTCCATCGGTAATCCAGGTGACTATGCAGTAATTCCAATCGAAGCCACATTTGGATTGTTATCTGCACATACATTCTTCTATAAAACAATGGGCGGCCCATCTAATAACACTTGGGTCCCAATTGGTACTAGAGAATGGAAAATGTCTAATCCTACAGTGATTGGAAATGCTACTCCAATCTCTTTAACTGCTGGACAAAGACTTCATATTAATATTCCTACATTAACTGTTAACAGAGATGTTTCAGTTCCTGCAAGCCCAAACAATACTGTTTCTGGTTTAGCTAATGCTATTAATGCATTAGCTATCGGTGATTTGTTTGCAAAGGTAGAAAGTGGTTCATTGGTATTATATTACGGTGAATATGGAAGAAACAAATCAATTATATTAAGTGGCTATGGTAGTGAAACTTTATTAGCTGATTTAGGTATCGTTGCTGGTTCTTACTTCACTCCTGAAGTGTCATTTGGTTCAAGTGCTCAAATGCCATTATGGACTGCAAGTCAAGATAGTCCTAGACCTAGTGGATCTGTATGGATCAAGACAAGTCAGACTGGCGCGGGAATGGATTTATCATTGAGTCAATATAGTTCTGCTAAAGGACAGTTTGTAGCTAAACGAGTAGGTATAGCTCAAACCGAACTAACTGCATTAGCTGAATTAGATGCCACCGGTGGTGCAGCTATCCCAGCTGGAACAGTAATTGCTACGCTAAATCCGCAATATATTCCGGAAGCCGCAATACAGTTTTATTATAGAAGTTCAACTGGACCTACAATAGTTACTGGTTCAGTATCAAATCCGGATCTTTCAGGTTATATTGGTGCATCACTTAAAGTTGCAGTAACAATGCCAGGATCTACTACCGTTAGTAATACGTATAGCATATCAGTGGTTGATGCTACACTAGCAACATTTGTTACTGTATGGGCGGCACAACAAATTCCTTATACTAAAGCAACTATTACAACTGACGGTGCATTGCAAATCACGCATACATTAGGAGGTGACATATATATAGGTACTGCATCTCCTACTGGTACACCACAAAATCTAGGTTATGCATTAGGATTTAGTACAGACGGGATACGTACACCGGGCGTAAGAAGAGGCTTCTTGGATACATTTACAAGTCCTGCAGTACCACAGAATAGTACTACGTATGCAAATGGTAGTGCTGGTGCAGGAACTGGTGCAACATTTAATATTTCTAATGACCGAGGACATTACGTTGTAAATGGTGTGACTGCCGCAGGTACAGGGTATACTGTAGGAGATCGTATTAAAATTACAGGTGATCGTTTAGCAGGATTGAGTCCAGCTAATGATTTAACATTGGTTGTGCAAGAAATCGGCGGATCTGGAACAATCAATACAGTAACAATATTGTCAGGTGTAGCGAAACCAATTTACTTTGCTACGTTGAGTAACTGGTATCCATTAGACTATATCTCTAATGAAGGTGCTCCAGCTGCTCTACCTACCCCACAGAAACATTGGTACTATAGTACTGCTACTGAAGTTGACATCATGGTCAAAAAGGGTACTCAATGGGTAGGTTATAAGAATACTGCGTATGACACAAGTGGCGGTCCTACTGGACCTTTACTAAGCGGCACAGGTACTATTAATCCTGCAGGTGTCATCATATCTGCAAGTATTCCAGTTACACAAGATGATGGATCAGCATTAGTGTATGGTGATTTATGGTTGAACTCAGCAGATTTAGAAAACTATCCAAATTTAAGTCGTTGGGAACAAGTGAGCAATGTGGATCAATGGGTATCTATTGATAATTCAGACCAAGTATCAAGTTCAGGTATATTGTTCGCAGACGCACGTTGGGCTAATAGCGGATTAGTAGATCCAGTCAACGATCCAGTACCGTCTATAACTAGTTTAATTTCAAGTAATTATATAGATTTAGATTGTCCAGAGGCTCGTTTATATCCACAGGGTATGTTATTGTTCAACACAAGACGTAGCGGATTTAACGTTAAGCGTTTTGAACCAAATTGGTTCACCCCTGCAAACTATCCAAATGCATATCCAGCGAACGATACAAATCCAGCACATGTACCAAAACTTCCAGACGTTCCGTATGCATGGGTTAGTGCTAGTGGTAAGAAAGAAGATGGTTCAGCTTATATGGGTCGTAAGGCTCAACGTAATATGGTTGTGCAAGCATTGAAAGAAGCAATCAATACTAACATGCAGATACGTGAAGAAGACACATTCATTAATCTAATTGCTGCACCTAACTATCCTGAGTTGCAAGCAGATATGATTACATTGAATAATGACCGTAATCAAACTGCATTCATCATCGGTGACACTCCATTGAGATTAGATGACCAAGCAACTAGTTTAACTAGTTGGGCAACTAATCAAATGATGGCAACTGAAACAGGTGAAGATGGTTGGGTAACACGTGATACATATTTAGGTGTATTCTATCCAAACGGCATCACAACAGACTTATCAGGTGCAAGCGCAGTTGTACCAGCAAGTCATATGATATTGCGTACATTCTTAACAAATGATACTATCGCTTATCCTTGGTTAGCAGCGGCAGGTGTTCGTAGAGGTAACATTACTAATGCTACAAATATTGGTTACTTAGACGGTAATACTGGTGAATTCCAATCAGTTAAGAATCGTATGAGTATTCGTGATGTATTATATGAAAATCAGATTAATCCATTAGCATACTTTACTGGTGTGGGTTTATTGAACTATGGTAATAAAACATCATACGCAAGTAATAGTTCATTAGATAGAGTTAACGTTGCAAGATTGATTTGTTATATACGATATCAATTACAAATTGCAGCTCGTCCGTTTGTATTTGAACCAAATGATTCATTAACACGTAGTCAAATAACTGCTGTTGTTCAGTCATTGTTTATTGATTTAGTAGCAAAACGTGGTCTATATGACTATCTAGTAATATGTGATGAAACTAATAATACTCCATCACGCATTGATAGAAATGAACTTTGGATTGACGTTGCAATTGAACCAGTGAAAGCTGCTGAATTCATCTATATTCCAGTACGTATAGTTAACACAGGAACCTTGAGTTCACAGTAAGATAAATAATATTAAGGAGATATAAAAATGGCAACAGCCTCAAATTCACTGTTTAACATGACAGTAGGGTCAGACAACACCCCTAGTTCTCAGGGCTTGTTAATGCCTAAGTTACAGTATCGCTTTAGAGCATTGTTTCTTAACTTTGGTGTCGGTGGTTCTACCCAAGAATTGACTAAACAAGTTATGGATATTCAACGTCCTCAAATTCAATTTGACGAAATCGAACTTCCAATTTACAATTCAAAAATATACATTACTGGTAAACCAACATGGCAGGAGACACAGATTAATTTACGTGATGATGCCGCAGGTAATGTAAGTAAATTAGTAGGTCAACAAATTCAGAAACAATTTGACTTTGTTGAACAGGCATCTGCAGCTACTGGACAAGATTATAAATTTCAAATTACTTATGAAGTACTTGACGGTGGTAACGGCGTATTAGTTCCTAACACATTAGAAGTATGGGAATTATATGGGTGCTTCATTAAGACTGTAAATTATAACAATATGGATTATAAGTCAAATGAACCAGCGACAATTCAATTGTCAATTCGTTTCGATAATGCAGTTCAATCACCATTGTCTTCTGGTATTGGTACTAATGTAGGTCGTGCGTTCGGTGGTACTGCTGTAACAGGTATCGGTAGTACAAGGTAATAATGGCCGGCTTCTTTCAACAGTTCTTAGGTGACGTTGCAAAAGGTTTCTTAACTAATGATTACTTGCGTGATTATACTCACGCAAGTAAAACCTTTGTATCAAATGGATATGGTTATGCTCCCAAGTATAAATTTTTATTTCATGTATACTTTGAAACCAATGATAATCTTATAACTGCATTACAAGAGCCAACAATGCCCACTGATAGAAATTATGGGCTAGCAGTTAAATCTGTTCAATTGCCAAAATATAGTTTTGATTTGCATACGATGAACCAGTATAATCGCAAAAGAATCGTACAAACTAAAATCAAATATGATCCTATTCAAATTCAATTCCATGATGATAATAGTAATCTAATTAATAAGTTATGGTATGCATATTATACCTATTATTATAAGGATGCATTGCAATCTGATCCGGTTGGTTCTACTTCTACTAGACTAAACGGTGATAAAAGAAAAACAAGAGATATAAACAAAAGAACTCTATATGATCCTAGTATAAGTCAAGATGACGATTGGGGCTATATAGGAGAACCCGACACATCTAGTTCTAGTTACACTAAAGATCCTTTCTTTAGGTCTATAAACATATATGGATTTAATCAACATAATTTTGTATTGTATAGATTAATTAATCCAATGATTCAAAGTTTTAACCATGACACATATAGTTATAGTGAAACTAACGGTATCATGGAAAATTCAATGACTCTTGAATATGAAACAGTTAAGTACTATACAGGTGCAGTTGATGGTAAAAATCCAGAGCAAGTAGTACCTAAGTTTGGTCAAGAAGCACATTATGATAAGAGATTAAGCCCGTTGGCAGCTCCTGGTAGTAACTCTAGTATTATGGGTCAAGGTGGCTTGATTGCAAGTGCCGGTGGTATTATGGAAGATATCCAAAATGGAAATATACTAGGTGCTGCGAGAGGCATAACTAATACTGCTAGAACATTTAAAAATCCACAAACATTAATTAACTCAGTAAAAGGTGAAGCATTAGCTGCTGGAACTAGCTGGTTAGCAGGCACTCCTAATAGAAATAATTTGTTCAATTTTCCTACACAAAACGCTACGCCTACAAGTGTAGTTAATGATGTTAACTCTGGAATCGTTAGTGGTATATCAGGTGCATCGACTAGTGTTAGTAATTATGTTAATACATCTTCTACTAGTGGCTCAAATAGCCCATCATCAAGTTCATATGTAAATCAAATGGATCGTACAAGTGATAGAGTAAGTACTGCTACAGTAAATAATCAAATCAGTGTAATGGCTTCCAATGTCAATATTCCACAGTCACAAGTTAATCAGCAAATTAATAATATAAGTCCTAGTACTGCTAGTTTGACTAACGCCCAAGTTAATCAACAGATTAAAAGCATTAACAACGGTAGATAATTATGGCAAATACAGTAGACGCACCTAGTTCAACTCTAGACACATCGGTAAAATTATTTGATAGTTTTTACAACTACGATATGGTAGTAGATGCCACTAAGTACGAAATAGTTCGTAGTTATTTTAAATCAATAAACAATAGCGATACTATTGCAGCTAATTTTGCAACTATGGTTTTTAGAATATCAGGAATCACTGGCAATGATCCATTGACATTATTAAGTTTTGTTCAGGGTAAAACAAAATTAGAAGCAAATGCTATTATGATTTATTATTTGAATAACATCAAAAGTAAAACTGCACTGTATGGTATTAGTGTCATGCCGCAACCCAACGAAAACGTTCAGCGTAATATTATATTATAATGGCTAATTATGCACAGGGTATATTTGTACCTACTCAACCTCAGAAATATATAGGAAAACATAACCCTAAATATCGTAGTGGTTGGGAATTTACCTTTATGCAATTCTGTGATAAAAATAAAAATATTATTCAATGGTCTAGTGAGTCGATTGTTATACCGTATATGCATCCATTGACAGGTAAAAGAACAAACTATATACCTGATTTTTTAGTTGTATATGAAAATAAACACGGTCAACAAAGAGCAGAAATTGTTGAAATTAAACCCAAAAAACAAAGTTTGATTGAAAGTCGTGTAGCAAGTGCAAGAGACCGGGCAGTCGTAGCAGTCAATCATGCTAAATGGGCAAGTGCTATGGCATTTTGTAAACAAAACGGTCTTACTTTCCGCGTCATCACAGAAGACGACCTTTTCTATCAGGGTAAAAGAAAGTAATAAATACTACTATTATTAGGATAGTAGTATGACAAAAAAACTTGAAGAATTATTTGAACTTCCGCAACTGGATGATACACTCAATGAGGATATTATTCAAAATAAGGAAATGGAAATAATATCACAAGAAGCATATTCTACATTAGAAAAGATAGAAAACGCATTACCTCAAATTAGAGGCCTTGAAGCAAGTGACAATGAAATGGACGAACTTGCTAAGATGGCTACAGGAAGTTATAAAGACTTAATGGATCTAGGTATGCAAGTTGATAGTCGCTTTGCTAGTGAAATATTCAATAGTGCTAGTAGTATGTTAGGTCATGCTATTACTGCAAAGACTGCTAAAATCAACAAAAAACTAAAAATGCTTGACTTGCAATTGAAGAAAGCAGCTCTAGACCATAAGATTACTGAAAAAGTAAAAGAAATTGAAGCAGTTCCGGCTGGTGAGGGTGCTTTATTGGATCGCAATGAACTCCTTAAGAGTATATTGGAAAGCAAAAAAACGCAATAAAGATAAATATTATATAGGAATAAAATATGAAAAGCCTTCGTCACTATCTAATGGAATCAGCAAGAACATACAAGTATACTATCAAAATCGCAGGTGATTTAGATAAGAATTTCTTGGATATGTTCATGCATAATCTTTCAAAATTTGACCCAGTTAAAATTGAAGATCCAAAAACCACCCCTATTCAAAAAGATCCATATGGATTTCCTGAACTGCAAAACGAATCAATTACCATAATTAAAGCTGAATTCAAATACCCAGCTAATGAACCAATGATTCAGCAAGTTGCACAATTATTAGGATGCAACATCAATAAAGTTAGAGTTACTACTACTGATTACAATGATAGTATCAATGCAGAAAGTGAAAAGTTTGGAAATGAAATGAAGGCAGAGCCATTATTACTGCAACCTGAAATGGAAGACAATGGTAAGCAAGCTAGTAAAGATTATGCTAATCAGTACCTAGACAAAGTGGTCCCTAAGAGACCTAGTATTGACTATGTATTTGATGCGCCAAAGACTCCATCAAGTCCTAACAAGAGCAAAGAAGGTATCAATACACAAAGTCCAATGTCAAAGATAACCCCCATTCAGAAACCACTGACGGGTAATGCTAGAATAAACAAAGGTAAATAATCATGGTAGATTTTTCAACTAGTCAACTGACATGGATAGTAATTGGAGCATGTAGCATGGGCGGTACCGGATACATGACTATGGATGCTGCTATGCAAAAATTAGACACTAAAATGGAAGTTACTAGTGTAAATGTACAAAACAATAACGATAAATTAGAAGATTTAAAAAAACAACTTATCCGTATTGAAGATAAGTTAGATAAGAAAAAATAAGGATTACATATAATGGATTTCAGAAGCCTAATACAATCACTAGATGCTATTAATGAAGATAGTAAAGTTCATAAAGGTACTTATGGTAACAGTTATGGCAAAGAAGATGTTCGTGACCAATATGGGCATAAAGTTGGTAAAGTAAACAAAGGTGCAGAAGATAAAAAAGAAGCACCTAAAAAGGGTCGTGGTCGTCCTAAGAAGGGTGCTGATGATTCAGGTGAAGTTAAAAAATACGACACAGCAACATTAGGTTCAGTATTTGGTGGTGGCAAGAAGCCAAGCAAAGAAGTAGGTAAGAAATCTGTTAAACACTCATTGAAAGAATATATTGAAGAAGCAGAATTGGCATTGAATGAAGATGCTAGTTTAGGTGTTAAGCCACTGCCAGGCGCAAGTGAAATTACAATGAATAATCAACCAACTGGTATTACTGCTAAGGATCAACAATCTGCAACAAAGATTAAAGACTTAATGGCTACCGGTGATATATCATTACCGGGTGCAGGTGATGCTGACCAAGGTGTTAATAATTCTTTAGGTGAAGATGAGTTTGATGATGAAGAACACGGTTCACATGATCCAGCTGAATATGGCATGGAAGGTGATTACGTAAAGAACCAATTACATACTATTGCAAGAGTAACTAGTCATTTAGAAGAAAAACTAAGTGACTCAGAAGACTTACCTGAATGGGTACAAGAAAAAGTTAGTCAGGCAAAAGGCATGATGGTTGGTGTAATGGATTATATTGCTAGTGAAAAAGAACGTGATATGGAACGTGAAACTGGTGAAGAAGGTGTTATCAGCGAGAAGGCTAAGAGTAAGGCCCAACAACGTTTCTTTGGTATGGTTCATGCAATGCAAAAAGGAAAGAAAGTTCCTGGTGCAAGTAAAGAATTAAAAGGTGTTGCAAAAGATATCGGCAAGAAAGATGCCAAAGACTTTGCAAAGACTAAACACAAAGGTCTACCTGACCATGTTGGTGAAGATGCATCACAAAATACACCTCCTGCACAACAGTCACCAATACCAATATCTAAAGAGTTTAAACAACTTTTCAGAATGAATCACGGTGGTGCCAAGCGCCCAATGGAAGAAGACGAAGTTTCAATGTCCAACCCAGGAAAACTTAGCAATCAAGAATATAAAGATTCAATGAATCAACGTTACGGTAAACCAGACTTAGATACCTCTAGGATGAATAAATCACATCAGGATTTCTATGACAAGAATCCTAGTTTTAAACAAAGTGGAAAAGAAATTGTTACTCCCGGTGACGGTCGTCTTGCTTCAAAAGTTGTGCCAGCAGTTACTGACACTAAAGTAGGCCGTATCCCAATGAATACACCCGGTGGTAGTGCAGGTCGAGGTGGTGGTATGGGCGGCGGTACAGGACTTGGTGGTAGAAGACCAGGTGATGATAATAGATTGAATCCATTAAAGTTAGAAAACTCTGACGAATACGCCCAGTACGATATACCACGTGTTGAAATCCGTGGTTTTGGTCCTGATTTTGAAGATCTTCCAGCCGGAAAGAAACTAATCAATCCAATGCAGCCACGTAGACATAATGAGTTGTCCCCGCCCACACGCGGAGATAGTTCTCCACATCCGTCAGTGACTAATGTTGATTTAACAGTGGATGAAGAAAATGTATCAGAAGACAAGAAACGTATGAGTCGTGCAGCTAAAGGTCATGAAAAATACGGCAAAGAAGGCATGGAAGCATTGGCCAAGGCTGGTCGTGAAGGTGCTAGTGAAAAGAAATTAGATACTATCCGTAACAAGTATGACAAGTATGACAACAAGAAAAAAGTCAAAGAAAGCACAACTATGAAAGCAACACAATTAACAGAAGGTGCAATGAAGGACCTACTAATTAACTTCTACTCTGACGTAGAATCACATAAAGGTGATGGCAGTGTATTTGACCTTAAGAAAGCACGAAACGTTCAACAGGCCGAAGAAATCTTAAAAGCATTAGTTAAACACGGTGATGAATATGATGGTTTAGATAACTCTAGTCAAAATGAATTAGTAAATCAAACATTGAAATATCTAGCCCATGAAAAAGAATTACCATTCAACACTTTTGCAAATGCAGATAAAGAAAGATTTGCTACACGTACACCTAATGATTTAAGTAGTTATAGACAAAATCCTGGTGCTAAGCCAGGTAGCGATTTTAGTAAGCCAGGTAGCCCAATGGCAGTTCCAAGAACTCCTGCTACCGGTAGTAATGGATTCTTAAAAACATTAAGTACACCGCAAACATTTAACGAAAGTAATGATATGAAAGATAAACAATTTGAAAGCTGGGAACGTGAACTCAACAGTTTATTAGTAGAAGGTATTACAGTATCACATAGTACTGGCCAACAAGGATCACCTGATTCATTGAGCATTAATGCAACTGAGCATGATGCAGGTGAATTGATGAGTATTTTACGTAATTCAGGCATGGGAATGTTTGGTGGAAGTAAAGAACAAAACAGTGGTTATGGCGCACCTATGCAAGGTGATGAGGGTGACGAAGAAGAATTTCATCAAGGCATTAAAATTGCACCAAGTCCAGATGTAGTTGGTGACGGTGATGACATGCTTGCATTAATTAAGAAAATGTCAGGTATAGCAAGCGATCCAGGTACACCCGGGTCAGTTGAAGGTGATTACGAAGATGAAGAAGGTAATGAAGAAGTAGATGAACAATATCTATCAGAACCTATTGTTGCTAAACCAAGCCCAGATGATACTCATCCACCATCAACACCCGCACCCCCTCCTGCTACACCCGGCAGTGATGGACAAGTATCTGAATTAAGAGCAGAATATCCTGGTGGTAGCACAGAGTTACCGGAAGACGATGATGGTGTGACACCTACAAGACCTCAAACTGTAACTATGAAGTGGCGTGATTCTGATGAAGAACCTGAATCAGGAATGGGCGGTCTTAGAAAAATGAATCCAGAACCAACTATAACTTATGACCCACCGGAACAAGATGACGATGAAGTTGATGAAGGTAATGCATTCACTGATAAATTAAGAAAAACACCAAAAGGTGGTGAATTCAAGATGGGTGATAAGTCATATAAAGACACTAGTTCTATTGAAGAAGGTGACATGGAAGAAGGTAATGCATTCACTGGTAAATTAGCACAAACACCAAAAGGTGGCGAATTTAAGATGGGTGATAAGTCATATAAAGACACTAGTTCTATTGAAGAAGGGCAAGAAAATTGCAACGAATGTGGTTACCCAATGGAATCATGTGGTTGTGACCATGTTGAAGAAGGCTATTCAAATGACGCAGGTGGAGACGCAATGGGTGATACAGAATTATTGCAACTAAAAGAATTGTTATCTATGGGTAATGATTTGCATAGAGAAAAACGCACCCAATCAACAGGAAATATTCAAAAAGTTACAATGGAAACAAAATTACTAAAAGACGCAACAGAATTGTTAACTGATTGGAAAAAATTAAGCGGTATAAAATAATATAAACCGTACTTTAAATAGCCCGCTAATCCCGGGCTATTTTTTTGGCTACCACTCATATTGAAAACGATAAATAATAGATAAGGTAGGATAGACATGGCTCAACAAAAAATTGATTTCGGGGCATTCCCAAATGATCCAAGTGCGGATGCAATACGTGCGGCATTTGAAAAGATACAGAATAACTTTACAGAATTATACAATACCGCACAATCCACTGGTGTTCAAACTATTACGACCGGCACTGGATTAGGACAAAACAGAACGTCAGGTAACGTAGTATTAGTGGCTAATATTTCAAACGTTACTATTCAAACAGGTAATAGTTTGATAGTCGGTGTGGGTGTTGCTAGTGGTAACCGAGCCACTATTGCAAGCTATAGCACACCCTTCAAAATAGATTTAGCACCAAATATTTCAACTAGCAATGGTACTTTTACAGGGACAATAACTACTAATACACTTAACATAACAAATACTATTAGTTCAAATCTAGTACCTAGTGCTGATAGCGTGTATAATATAGGTAGCCCTACTAAACGTTGGAAAACATTATTTGTTGCTGCACAAACGATTGACTTGGGTGGTGCATTAATTGGATCAGACGGAACAGCTATTAGTATGGGAAGTTTGAATGTTGCATCTAGTATTGTAACAACTCAAGTTACAAGTTCTACAGTAACAAGCCCAACTATTAACGTTGGTACTACTACAATTACAAGTGCAGGTGGTAGTCTACAAGTACCTAATATTACTGTATCTGGAAACATGACCAGTGGTAATATTGTTATCAACAATAACTTAAACGTAGCAAACATTACATCTGTAACTATTGTTGCGGCAAGTGCCGCAGTTGGTGGAACTACTATTGATGCAAACGGTGCAATTACTGTAGGTGGCACTAATCTTACTACAACCGGTGCATCAAGTGTTAGTGGTAATTCAATATTAACATTTGCTCTACAATCATCTGCTCCGTTTACTGCTGGGCAAACAATTACTGTAGCCGGCGTTACTCCCACAGGATTTAATGGAACTAAAACAGTTGTAACTAGTAACGCAACAAGTGTAACATTTGCAGGTACTACTGCTGGTCCTCAAACTGTTGCAGGTACAATTTCAGGTGGCGGTACATCTATTTCTTCAAACGGTGCACTTACTATTGGTAATACTACTATTGGTTCTAACGGTTCACTGCAAATAGGTAATACAATTATTACATCAAACGGTGCCATTACAACAGCCCCGGGTGCAGTAGCACCACCTGCAACTGCACCCGGTGCAGATAGTCAATTGTTGTTTAACAGTGGTGGTAATACTGCAGCCATATCAGGTGTTACATATAACTCAAGTACAAATTTATTAAGTATTGCTGGTAACGTAAGTGGTGGTAATTTAGTTACTACTGGTATATTGAGTGTTGCATCAGGCGCCAATATTACTGGTACTGCAAACGTAGGAAATATTATAACACCAGGAGCAGCCAACATTGCCGGTACAGCCAATGTGGGTAATCTAGTTAGTCCAGGCTCTGCAAATATTTCAGGTACAGCTAACGTAGGTAATTTAGTTAGTCCAGGAGCAGCCAACATTGCCGGTACAGCCAATGTTGGTAACTTAGTAACACCGGGGGCGGCCAACATTGGTGGAACTGCTAATGTAGGTAACTTAGTGACTAGTGGTATAGCTAATGTAGGTACCTTAGTCAGTCAGGGTGCGGCTAATATCGCTGGAACTGCTAACGTAGGTAATCTATTAACAAGTGGTACAGCTAACGTGGGCACCCTAATAAGTCAAGGCAATGCAAATATAGCTGGCACAGCTAACGTAGGTAATCTAATTACATTAAATGCTACCATTAGTGGTAACGCAAGTTTTGGTAATTTAGCAACACCTGGTTCTGCAAACATCACTGGTACTGCTAGTGTCGGTGGATTAATAACTGTTGGCTTAGCAAACGTAGGTGCCATTGTAAGTCAAGGTGATGCTAATATCATAGGTACTGCTAATGTCGGTGGATTAATAACTAGTGGTGTAGCAAACGTAGGTAATTTAATAAGTCAAGGTAATGCTAATATATCTGGTACTGCTAACGTTGGTAATATTGTCAGCCAAGGTAATGCTAATATATCTGGTACTGCAAACGTTGGTAATATTATAAGTCAAGGTAATACTACCACAATAGGAGTGCATTATGTAGGTGCAGTTGGTGTTAGTGCAGGTAGTAATGTATTAATTGCTAACGGTGATGCACGTACAGTAGGTATACACCATATTGGTACTGCTAATATAGCTAATGCATCTTTTGCTAATGGTATTGTTGGTGGAGGAACTCAGCAAGGATCAAATAAACTAACAGTCAATGGTGATGCATATACCAGTGGCAACCACACAGTAGCTAATAGCGTCATACTTAATAATCATGCCGTAGGTGGATTTAGCGTTATAGGTGGTGGTTCACAACAAGCAGGTTATATATTAACTGCTAATGGTAATAGTTTCACTAATGGTCTACATAGAATGACCTCTGGATTAAGCGCATCTAATCACTATGTCGGCGCTGGGTCGTTGGCAGCCGGCAATGCCTTCGGTGTTAATGGTAGTGCATATACTACTGGTACTCATGTGATGGGTAGTAGTGTTACATCAGGCGCCCACTTAGTGGGTGGCGGAACACTAAGAACAGATACTAATTTAACAGTTACTGGTAATGCATATACATCAGGTATACATACCATAGAACAGGGCGTAAGCAATTTAGGTCATTATATAGGTGCATCAGGTGTATCTACTGGTAGTAATGTGTTAGTTGCTAATGGTGATGCGTTCACTACTGGTACACATTATATGGGTACTGCTAATATGGCTAATGCTGTATTTGCAAATGGTGTTGTTGGTGGCGGGACTGCACAAGCAGGGAATGCATTTACTCTTAACGGTAATGGATATGTAGCAGGTACTCATTATGTGAGTTCTAATAGTTTTGTAGCTGGTGCACATGTTGTAGGTGGTAGTTCTGCACAAGCCGGAAATTCGTTAACAGTTACTGGTAATAGTTTTACATCATCTGACCATTATGTAGGTGGCAATAGTAGAACAATAGGCACACACAGAATGGCTAGTGGTATAAGTGCCTCAAGTCATTATGTAGGTAGCGGTGCATTGGTTGCGGGTAATGCATTTGGTGTTAATGGTAATGCATACACCTCAGGTACACATAGAATGGATAGTGGTGTCAGTGCTTCAAGTCATTATGTAGGTGCTGGTACATTATCAGCAGGCAATGCATTCGGTGTTAATGGAAATGCATATACATCAGGTACACATATAATGCAGGATGGTGTAACTGGTAATAGTCATTATATAGGTGCAGCCGGCGCAACAGTAGGAAGTAATGTATTAGTTGCTAATGGCAGTGCATATACTGTTAATACTCATACTATGGGTTATGGTGTAACAACCGGAACTCATGTAATTGGCGGTACTGCTGCTCAAGCAGGTAATACATTGACTGTCGCGGGTAATAGTTATACATCAGGTGACCATACTATAGCCGGTACTGCAAGTATGAGTAATGCATTATTTACAACTGGTATAGTAGGCGGAGGTTCAGCACAAGCAGGTCATGCATTAACTACAAACGGAAATCTATTTGTATCAACTAATCAAACAGTGGGTGGATTTACTGTTATAGGTGGAGGCACTCGCCAGTCAGGTTATATATTAACTGCTAATGGTAACGGTTATATATCGGGTACTCATTTTGTAGGTGGAACCGCTAACTTAGGTAACATAGTAACACCGGGAAATGCAAACGTTAGTGGCAATCATACCGTAGGTGGATTTAGTGTTATAGGCGGGGGAAGTGCTCAGGCAGGGTATGTATTGACTGCTAATGGTAATGCATATACATCAGGCTTACATACTATGTCAGCCGGTATAAGTTCATCTAATCATTATGTAGGTTCTGGTTCATTATCCGCAGGTAATGCATTTGGTGTTAATGGAAATGCATATACATCAGGTACACATAGAATGGACAGTGGTATTAGTGCTTCAAGTCACTATGTCGGTGCCGGGTCGCTAAGTGCTGGTAATGCATTTGGTGTTAATGGTAATAGCTATACATCTACTAATCATATTGTAGGTGGCATCGGTGTAGTAGGTGGTACTGCACCGCAAGCCGGAAATTCACTTACAGTTACTGGTAATAGTTACACTTCAAATAATCATTTTGTAGCAGGCAACACAAGAGTAGGTGGCACACAGGCAGTTCTTGTAACTAATCCATATGCAGCTCCTGCAGGTACTGGTGCAGGAATTACTAATGCAACTGCAGCGTGGGCTAGCGATGTAGTAACGTTGACATTTAATTCACAACCTTTGTTAGGTGTTGCTACAGTACCCTTCACAGTAGGTCAAATCATAACTGTATCCGGACTTACTCCTGCTGCGTTAAACGGTAGTGTAGTAGTTACCGGTACTCCCACAACAACTACAGTTAGCTATGCCTACATAGGCAATCCCGGGACTATTACAGGTACTGCGTCAATCACGCATCAATCAACATTAAGTGTTCAAGGTATAATTACTGTTCAAGGTAATGCAAACATTGGTAATATCACTGCGGTGAGTAGTATCACCGGTGGTGTCGTTACATTAAGAGGTGATGCAGGTGGCAATGCATTGTTGGCATCGGGTGTAGTAAGGATAGGTGGCAACCATACTATTACTGGCATACATGCAGTTGGTAGTAGTGGTATTCAAGCAACTAATTACACATATAATGGTGTTGGATTAGGTGTCACCATTAACTTTGGTCAACAGGCAGTTACTCCCTTTGTTCAAGGACAACTAATAATACTTACTGGATTTAGTTCGTTAAACAATACTGATTATACAGTACATTCAGCTACCTCAACAAGTGTAACTATAGGTAGAGCGGGCACCGGTACTGCAATAGCAAGTGATCCAGGATGGACGGGATTCGGTTCAGGTACTCAAATCACAGTATCACCTAATAATACTTCAATGACAGTTCAAGGTGGTGCTAATATTACTGGGGCAGTTAACTTAGTTAATGGTGGTATTAGTGCACCTAATGGTACGTTTAGTGCTAAGTTGTTTAGTGGTAACGGTGCAAGTTTAACTAACTTAGATTATAGTGCTATTACTGCTAATAAACCAAATACTACTGTTTCAACTGCTGCAGCGTCAGGTGGCGGGTCATTTACTTATAGTACTACTACTGGATTCAGTTTCACTCCAGCCGCGATACCAACTTATACTACTCAAACGCTTTCTGCTAGTGGTAGCGGTTCATTATCATTTAGTGGAACTACATTACAATATACTCCACCTGTTATCCCGGCTGCATATGTATTACCTGGAGCTACTACAACTAGTTTAGGTGGTGTTATTGTAAGTACAGGTTTAAGTGTAAGCGGTGGCTACATAACTAACAACGGTGTTGTTGGATTAAGTGCTGGTACTGGCGTTGGTGTTTCTGGTACAGCCGGCGGAACATTTACAGTAAGCATAGGTCAAGCAGTTGGTACTGGTAGTGCAGTAACTTTTGGTAGTCTAACATTAGGATCCAGTACTACTGCAAGCACATTGCTAAATTCATATGGTGCAATTCAATCATATGATAATATAACTGCGTATGCCGGGTCTGATATTAGATTCAAAGAAAATGTTAGACCTATTCCAAACGCATTAGAAAAAGCAATTAGTATTGGTGGTAAGTTATTTGATTGGAAAGATGATTATCTAAACGCCAGAGGTGGTGCAGATAATTACTTCCATAGAAAAGCAGACTTTGGTGTAATTGCTAACGATGTACTAGAACATTTCCCAGAAGCAGCAAGAACTAAAGAAGATGGTACTCTTGCAGTTGACTATGAAAAATTATCTGCATTAGCACTACAAGCTATTGTAGAACAAGAAGAAAATCATGCAAAAGACATAAAGTCATTGCAAGATCAAATTGATGCTATTATGAATTTATTAAAGGATAAACAATGATTACGTTAGACATATTACAACAGTTGTGCCCTAAAACAAAGAAAAGTGTTTTAGAGAAATATGCAGTACCACTACACGAAGTAGCAGAATATTACGATATGTATGTAAACATGAACCGTGCAGCTGCCTTTGTAGCACAAACTGCACATGAATCAGGTGGATTTAACTTTGTTAAAGAAAACTTGAGTTACGGTGCAAAAGGTTTAATGACTACATTTAAGAAATATTTTCCTAATGAAGAATTAGCAAAACAATATGAACGCAAGCCAGAAAAAATTGCCAATCGTGTATATGGCGGTCGCATGGGTAATGGTGATGAAGCCAGTGGTGATGGTTATCGTTTCTGTGGTCGTGGATTAATTCAATTGACTGGTCGTAATAACTATACTAAGTTTGCAGCTGATTTAGGTATTAGTATAGAAGATACCGTTGCATACTTAGAGACACCGGCTGGCGCTGTTAGTAGTGCTGGTTGGTTTTGGGATAACAATAACTTAAATCAATACTGCGACAAGGATGATTTTGTTACGTTAACAAAACGTATCAATGGTGGCACGATTGGATTAGAAGATAGAATACATCATTATAAACTTGCATTGCAATTGTTACAGGGATAAGTATGGCTCAACCAATATGGGTAACAGATGCTGGCGATCTAGGTACGTATCCTACTGACAGTAATTTAAATATTAAGGTATTTGCATACGCACTTCCACCCGGAACAAGCGTAGCATATAGTTTGGTAAGTGGTTATTTTCCAGAACCCATAGAAAACACCTATATGAGGCTTGATCCTAAAGCCGGAATCATTAGCGGAATCCCAAAAAATATTGCAAAAGAAACAACATATACATTTACTATTCGTGCAATAGATAACTATGACAACATAGCAGATAGAACATTCAGTTTTACTTTGGTCGGCGCTAATAGCCCTAAAATTACAACTCCGCCCGGTGAACTGATTCACACAATAGATAGTGTCTACGTTAATACTAAAATTGAATATAGTAATCCTATTACCAGTAATATTGTAGGAATATTATTGATGTCTGGATCTTTGCCTCCAGGATTGCAGTTATTAGATGATGGTAGAATTTTAGGTTATCCCAAACCACCTACATTACTGAATAATAGTCCTACAAAAATTACATATACATTTACTGTTCAATTAGTTAGTGATTTGGGATTCGATAGCGCAACGTATTCAATGACGATTATAAATCAAAGAATTAATAATCCACCAAATAGTCGTAGACCTGTAATTTTAAACAAACAACCATTAATTTACCCCATTGATACTACAGATAGTCTATATAATTACTATACTGAATCTGGGGTATTACCTGATTTTGTTACTGGAAATTATTTTTCTTTCAAAGTAATAGGGCATGATTTTGATGGTAGCGATATACGATATAGATATTTTACATTACCTCCTGGTTTAACAGGAGACGTTGTAACAGGTTGGATAACTGGTTATCCTGTGTTACCTGCGGTGGGCATTGTAAGATATAAATTTAATGTTAGTGTAGAGAAGGCAAGTAATCCATTAATCAATTGCGGTAATATCGAATTCACTGTGCATGTTATCAACGGTGTCGTGCAGGATGTAACATGGGTAACACTAGAAAATTTAGGAGACATTGAAAACGGTGGCATAAGCACATTATCAGTCAAGGCTAAAAGTGTTCAACGATTAAATTATAGATTACATTCAGGTCACCTACCTCTAAATCTTAACTTATTACCCAATGGTGATATAATAGGTAGGGTAGCAGAACAACCGACGGGTAGTTTTATCAATGTGGGAACTGAGATATATTACAAATTTGAAATTATGGCGTTCTGTCCACAATATCCATTGTTGCAATCAATACGAGAATTTACATTAAAAGTTATATTTACACATGACGTACCTTTAGAAAACGTATACGTTAAGGCATTATGTAATGTGTCAGGAAGAAAAGTAATACAATCATTATTGACTGATGAGAATATTATACCTAGTAACTTACTATACAGGCCTAGTGATCCTTATTTTGGCAAAGCAAAAGATGTAAGATATATTCATGCATATGGTTTACATTCAACATATACTGATAATTATATCAAAGCAATGCAAAATCATTACGAAAGAAAAATTATATTAGGTGATATAAAAACTGCATTAGCACGTGATGAAAATTTTGTATCTATGTATGAAATAGTGTATAGTGAAATAGTTGACGAGTTAGTTAATCCTAATGGTAAAAGTATACCTAATCAGATATTATGGCCTGTAAATATTCCACTAAATCGAGGGGCATATGATATTAATAACACAACTATTAACATAAGCCAAACTAGTTATAATGTAAGTTCTGCATTAAAAACTGCACGATATTTGAATCCCGAAAGTTTACCTACCATGAGAAGTGAGTTAGTCTCTAGTATAGGTCAGGGAGACGAGTTAAGTGTATTACCTAAATGGATGACTAGTCAACAAACAGATGGAAACGTTATAGGATATAAACCCGTATGGATTATATGCTATACATTACCCGGGGCAGCTAGGCTCATTCAACGCAATATAATTAATTACTGGCCACATAGATTAAATGAAATTGACTTTACTATTGATAGATATATTATAGATAAGAGTTATTCATATAATTTTAATAATAGGTTATTAACACCAAGTTGGCAAGAACTACCCAGTGCTAACCCAGTACCAAATCCATTGGACAGCCGTGACGTAACGGTTCTTTTCCCAAAGAAAACAATTTTGCCTAACAGCTAAAGGATAAATAAAGTATGAGCAATATAAACACAAATTCAATTGATGCAACCTTTCCAATTCCCGGAGTTAATAATTCCAGTCAGGGATTTAGGGATAATTTTGCAAGTATAAAAAATAATTTAACTACCGCTAGAGTCGAATTAACTGATTTGCAAGACAAAGTTGTACTTAAATCAGCGTTAGACGGAACCTCATTGGATAATAATATGGGTAATTCTGTTATCAGTTATGCCTCAACACGAAATTTCAGATCCACATTAAAAGATTATGGCATATTAGCAAATCAACCGGACGCAGTTATTATAGATGTTAGTGCAGCAGATGTACATAGGGGTATTATTACTGGTAAAACTGATTTGATTTTTGCTGGTTGGGCACCTGCAGGAACTAAGAACGGTGTAGACCTGCATTTGATAATTCAATCTGATACTGATGTAGCAAATACAACTATTAGTTTTCAAAATTCTTCATATGATTCACAAGGAGTTGTTGCTAAAGGCATGAACCCAATGATTAGAGATATAGAGAATTATAGTTCGTTCAATGCTGCAACTAATCAGCCATTATATATAACTATTGATACTGACCTTGCCCCGGGCGGAGTAGGAATAACACACACTAATAGTATTGGTATACCTGCCGGAGTAAAAGAATTACATTTTAGGGTTACTAGTGAAGATTGCGGTACAACAATGGATATCGTACCCGTAAACAGAAGTCATAAAAGTACACAGATTAGTTTTAGAAGCCCTACCGGTATAGGCGAACCAGGTGATATGCCTGGTGCTATCTGTATGGATGGTGCTAGAATTTATCTATGTATCAATCCTTATCCAGCATATGTCGATAATATCAATAAAAAGACGGCAGCACAATGGACTAGTGACACTAGTACTATATTAGCTAACGGTATTTTTGGTAAAGAAACTAATACTGGTAAATTTAAAAAGGGTAATGGGTCTTCAAGATGGAGTCAGTTACCATACTATGTTGTTTGGGCCATGACGCCCGATGACTTTTTTGTACCAGCCCCCGGCATATACTAAATATTTGCATGGAACATCCCTTCATCTCTGACTTGTCTAAATTGTCAATGGACGATTTACAAGAAAAGATTGCTGAGTTAAACAAACGGTTATCATTTGTAGCTAGAATGAATAACACATCAATGTATGGACAGTTATTAATGGTAATTGACAGTTATAACGCAGAGTATAACAAGAGGATGAGCGAGATGTATAAAAAATACAATCTTAATAATTCTATACAAATCGTAAATAAAAAAGAATGACAGCAAGAATCCAACGTAGCTTTGACTTACAAATGGGAGTACACTTTACTGGAGTATTTTACCTTAATATATATGATATCGACCTACACTTCAATGTAGAGACTGAAAATATCAAAGAACAAACCATTGCATTAGAACGTATCAAGTTCTATCTATCCGAATGTTTAGAAAATAGTATATTTGTATATGACAAAGAGGAAGATGCAATAGAAAGATACTTGTCAGCTAATTTGAAGGTATCAGTACTACCCGAAGAACCATATGACCAAATAGTGGGCATTATGTTAATGACCAAACTCAATGCAATTGCCGAAGGACGATTAGTAATTACCGATATTAGTATCAGTTCACGCATGAGTGATGGTGTAAGTTGTATGCAAGATATTGAAGACAACATCGGTCCGTTTGTTGTCAAAGATTGGTGGAATGAGAACAACACCAAAATTAATAGTTACAAATATTCACCTAAAAATAAAAAAATATTGAAGTTAACAAAACTAGTAGAATGGTCAGATGTATTTCTAAATTGGGATAAAACAGAAGAACCAATTATACAAGACATAGCCAACGAGATAGTTTACGTTAATTTTGACAACAAAACGGGCAAATAATACTTGATTTGTCTATCTATTTGTGTTATCATGCGTTATGCGTAATGATAAGTATGGTAGACAAATACTGGGAGAAGACGAGTTATTCGTTGCCTACATGACCGATCCCGATCTATGTATCAGACAATGTTTGGTTGAAAAGCCAATCAACTTTGATGATATACTGGAGCTACAACAAAAACCCAAAATTATAGTATATAAAGAAACTGATATATCAGTTGAGGATTTTGACATTGAATGTCAAAATAACTGGTATATGCCAAATGACTATTATATTATGGATATAGCACAATATGCACTTGATATGTGCAAGGAAGATTATGAATTGCAACGAGTAGGTGAAGAACTAATTAAGTTCCAAGAACGTGATATGTTTCCATTATTGCGATATTGTAAGTATATGGTTGATACTATGCGTAAACATAACATAGTATGGGGAGTTGGCAGGGGAAGTAGTGTTAGCAGTTATGTTCTGTATTTGTTAGGTATCCACAGAATAAATAGTATTCACTATGATTTGTCAATAGACGAATTTTTAAAATAAGGAGATAATCATGGCAAGAAGCGCATTAGGTAGAGAAATTAATATGTCAGCATTGGTTTCACGTAATGAAAAAGTACGTGCAGTCGGTAACATGAGAGTTAATGCTAGGGGAGATTTGCTAGATAGTAATAACAATATTATTACAAATGCAAACAAACGAGTTGAATCGTCATATAATCAAAGCGTAGTAGATGATAATATGGGATTAAAACCAACAATAGCCAGTAGCACATTGCAGGATAATGAATTGCATGATCCAGGATTAACAATTGATGATACTCCGGTAGAGTTGACACCAGAAGAACAAGAATTGTTTGAAGACGAAGATGATGAGGAAATAAAGTGACAAAATTTGCATTTGATGCTCATAAGTTTGAAAAGAAAAACTTTAAACCATTAGGTAGACATATCATTGTAAGTGATATGCATTTTGATGAGCGTATCAGCAGAGGTGGAATTATTATTCCAAATGATGATATGAAAAGTTCGGGCATTCGCCCAAGATGGTGCAGGGTGTATGCACTTGGTCCAGAATATACCGATGATGAAATTAAAATTGGTAGTTGGTTATGTATCAGTCATGGTCGTTGGACAAGAGGTATCGAAGTTGAAGACGAAGAGGGCCCAAAAACATTGCGTAGAGTTGACGAGAATGATATACTATTAATTAGTGACGAACCTGTCAATGATACAACAATGGGGGATAAAGTATGAGTTGGTTGAAAGATAAATTACGTAATTGGATACTTAGTACTGAACAGGATGACTGTGTTGTCAGTCCGAAACGTGCTAATAGAGTGGGTCTTTCTACTAGTAGAAGTTTTGAAAGTCGTGGTATGGGATTTACAATCTATCAAGCAGTAGGAGGCAACATCATGGAATATAGTTCTTATGATGAAAAAACAGATAGGCACGAACACAGACTGCATATCATTCCAACTGACCAAGACTTGGGTCAAGGTATTGCACATATTATCACTTATGAAATGTTGAGGAAATAAAATATGATATACGAAACAGTTTACAATAGTTACCGCTCAGCGGAAGAAATCAATACAAGTATGGCAAATGTGTATAAACATATGTCATTAGCAGTACTTACTAGTATGCTTGTAAGTTATTTTATTGGTACAAGTCCAGAATTGCTTCAATTCTTTTTTACAGGTGTAACAAAGTGGATCGTAATCTTTTCACCACTAGTGGCAATCATGTTAATTACAGTTGCTTTAAATAGCAATCCTCCTAAACAAACAGCAGTATTAATGTTACATGGTTTTGCAGCATTAATGGGATTAAGTTTTGCTACTATATTTGCCGTGTTTACAATGGGTAGTATTGTATCTGCATTTATGGGTGCGGCAATACTATTTGGTACTATGAGTATTTATGGTTACTTCACTAAACGCAGTCTCGAAAGTCTAGGGCAGTTTATGTTTATTGGGTTGATTGCTATCTTTATTGCCAGTATTGTTAATATCTTCATTGGATCAAGTGTTATGGCTACAATTATTAGTGCGTTGGCTATTATTATCTTTTTGGGCCTTACTGCATATGATACCCAACAAATACGTGAAATGCTTATGGTAGAGAATGAAAATTCGGCTACACAGGAGGTAGTAGGGGCATTGACATTGTACCTAGATTTTGTTAACATATTCTTAAATCTTTTAAATTTATTTGGTGACCGTAAATGAAGAATCAACTTTGGGTAGAACAATATAGACCACAATCCGTAGAAGACTATGTGTTTGCAGATGAACGTCAACGTGAACAGGTAGCAGGCTGGATTAAAGATGAGAGTATTCCTCATCTATTATTCAGTGGTGACCCAGGTACAGGTAAGACTACACTTGCTAAAGTTCTTATCAATGAACTTGGTGTAGAAGAATATGATGTACTAGAAATCAACGCAAGTCGTGAGAATAGTGTTGATGTGGTTCGTGACAAGATTGTAGGTTTTGTACAAACAATGCCTTTCGGTAAATTCAAGGTTGTTCTATTAGACGAGGCTGATTATTTAACTCCAGCAGGTCAAGCAGCATTGCGTAGTGATATGGAATCATATCACATGACCGCACGATTTATTCTAACCTGTAACTATCAGCATAGAATTATCCCTGCACTTAAGAGCAGATGCCATGAATTTCACATCAGTAAAACAGATAAAGACGAGTTTACTGCAAGAGCGGCTACAGTACTAGTAAAAGAAGATATTGAGTTTGATTTAGATGTATTAGATACCTATGTTGGTGCAAGTTATCCAGACTTACGTAAATGTTTAAATCAATTACAAGTCAACAGTAATAGTGGTAAGTTGTTGCCAATGGTTTCTATCGGCAATAGCGAAGATGAATTGTTACTTGCGGCTACTCAATTATTCAAGGCAGGTAAAATCATTGAGGGTCGCCAACAACTATTACAACATCTAAGTTTATACCCTGGACGTATTGAAGATATATACAAATGGATGTATAACAATTTAGAGTTGTGGGGAGATAGTAGCGACAAGCGTGATGCTAGTATCATTACAATTCGTAATGGATTAGCGAATTTAAGTTTAGTGGGTATCCCAGAAATTAACTTAGCGGCAACACTAATTGAACTTACTGCATAAGGAATAAAATATGAGATACATGCTAATTACCTATATCAAAAAACCCAATCAACAGATTGATGAACAAGTGCAAGTTTCTGAAAATTTAAAAGAACGTGATATTACCACATGTAATATAATTTTAGATTTTAAAGAAAAGGTGGTGCAAAATGCACACGTTAATGGTAAACCTATTCCCAAAGATTGGAATAAAATGGTAGACTACTACAAACAAATCTATCCTGATTTGATTGCTGATTTAGAAAAAGATAATACTTCTGAGTAACAAATGGTAAGAGGGGATATGAGCCCCTCTTTATGCTCTTACTAGTACTGCTTACTTATAAAGTCGGAGTACATGCTCAATGATGCGGTGTCTTTGAACATCTTTTAGTTCAAAGTTACACAATTGCAACCCTGGAATCACCCCCTTCCCCAATCGATTTTGTAAGTCCATTAGCCCATTGTCGGCTGTCTTTCTATCGGCTTGTTCTACGTCACCAGTAATTACAATCTTACTGCCGACACCGATCCTGGTCATAATCATTTTGAGTTGCCCAGGTGTTGCATTTTGTGCCTCATCTAATACCACGTAACTGTGTTTAAAGTTTCTACCACGACAGAATGCTAGTGGTGCTATTTCCACTATTTGTTCTTCTAGCATGTGTGCGATTTCTTTAGTATTATAATACTCTCTTAACACGTCCAATAATGGTCGAGTCCACGGTTCCATCTTTTGATTTAAGTCGCCGGGTAAAAACCCGTGCTTTTCATCTTCAACCCCAACTGCAGGTCGTGTCAATATAATACGGTCAACTTCACCTGCTTTTAGGGCTTTGATAGCCGCTAACATAGCAAGATAAGTTTTACCTGTACCGGCTGGCCCACCCACGACTACGATATCTGTATTGTCGTCAAGTAGTGCTAGTATGTATTTTTCTTGATTTACTGATTTTGGTACGAGTTGAACACTTTTATTACTGTGCTTTACCCTAGGATTGAAGTTTATAGTGTTTGAATCGTGCGTGTAAAAAGTCTGTGTATCTTTTTTTGAATATGCGAATCTTGTATCCTCTTGTTTACGTAATGCGCCTGTTTTTCGTTTGCTCAAAGTAATTCTCCTTTGTAGAGCCGAGTTCTCATATCACTCAAATAGTATTTAAACCCTAATAACCCAATTATAATAGTACAGTTTTTGTGTAAAATTATATGATAAATATTATGCTTACCCCAGAAAAACTTTAATGCTCTATATCATTGCAATAGTGATAAATACACAATGAGCAATAATCCTTCAGATACCTTCTTTAACAGTATAGATTATCCTAGCATAATCGACACCATTAAGGGCCTGTATTCTAGTGACGGTACAATGAGCGTTTTGTTAGACTTTGAGCGTGTTTTAGACGAAGCTGACTTATATGCGTATAAGAACTGGGAACTAGGAGAACTAGTAAGCGGCCCTGACGTAAAACGATATACAGTAGCATGTATGTTTATGTACCCATATAAACTAATGCCTGACCCTAGAGGGTCTAAGCGTCTACTTCAAGTGGGCGTTAATATCAAATATAAAAAGACAAAAATCAGTGTTCCAATGGAAATAGATAGTCCCGGTGACTATAAGCCCGGAACACACTACCCAAAGATGGAAGAACGTGAAATTTGGTTAGTTCGTATTGAAATGCCAAAAGAATTGATGGATGACATACGTGAAGGTTCTATTGACTTAGCAGGTCAGACTATTGACTTAGATGAGTTAGATAGCGCATATGATGATGACTTACAAAAAGAAGATACTGAGGGCGGTGAAGATCAATCTCAGGGTCAAGGCCAACAAATGCCACCTGACATGGGAATGGGCGGCCCACCAGGAATGGCTCCTCCCCCGCAGCCTGGTATGGGAGGGATGATGTAATGCATTTATTACTAGAAGGTTTTGACCATATGGATTTAGAAAATCAAGTTATCCCTGAAATTTCTATTGATGAATATAGTGCAAAGACAGGTACAGATGACGAGATTGTTACAGTAGCATTCACTATTAAAGGTGAGCAAGCAAGTAAAGACTTAGTTGAATGGTTTGAACGTGGATATAACTGGATCATTGATGCCGCAGTTAGTGACGGTGAATTAAGTCCAGGTAAATATCTAGTGTTTGTAGAGATAAATCGTAGAACATCTACCCCGGCAAAAATAGTAGAATTAGTAGAAGACTTGGAAACATTGACTGGTCTAAAAACTAAAGACTGGACAGTTACTATCAATGATGAAAACTTTGATTGCGAAGTTAATCAAATTAAATCACAGATGATATTAAGTCCGCAAGAATATCGTGAAACCAAAGAAGAAGGTTTAAATGAAATGAGAGAATTATCAGGTTCAGAACCCAAGAAACTATATGGTGTACACGATTCAATATTAAAAGATTTTATATCAAAGGCAGGTTTGTAAAAATGGCAACAACGTTATTAGCAAAAAAATCAGGACCACAAGATAATGCAATCACAACAAATGACGACCATCATGAAACATTAGCGAGTGATCCTACAATATCACAATTTCCACAAGGAACTACTATGACAAATACATCAACAGGATTCGGAGGAGGATTCGGAAATGCAACAACCAACACAACAGCCGGCAATTCAACATTTGGCTCTACTACGACAGGAGGATTCGGTTCAACCAGTAGTAGTCCAGCTTCAACAACTAGTAGTGGCTTCGGAGCCAGTACAGGTTCAAGTGTCAGTGCAGGACCTTCAGCAGTAGGAACAGTACAAATAACACAAAATCAAGCAGAGTCACTAAAGAGCGGTGGCGGCGCGATGCAAGAAGGTGCAGAATCTACAGTTAAGTTAGACAAAGATGCAACAGATTGGATTAACAAGAAAATGCGCCCAATGATGGGTTGGGTATACATGTTAACATGTACATGTGACTTTGTTATCTTCCCAGTATTATGGTCATTATTGCAAGCATTAAGCCATGGTCAAGTTACAAGTCAATGGCAACCACTAACACTACAAGGTGCTGGATTATACCATATCGCAATGGGTGCAGTACTTGGTATCGCAGCTTACGGCAGAACAAAAGAAAAAGTAGCCGGAGTTGCATAATAAATATTGACAGATAACAACTAATTTGTTATAATCAATAATATTATGGACTACTATAAAACACTTGGGGTTAATCGTAATGCTTCTCCCGATGAAATCAAAAAAGCATATAGAAAATTAGCAGGACAACACCACCCAGACAAAGGTGGTGATACTGCTACATTTCAAAAAATTCAAGAGGCTTATGAAACACTAAGCGATCCGCAAAAGAAACAACAGTTTGATAATCCAAATCCATTTGGTGGTATGAACTTTGGTCACCCCGGTGGCTCACCGTTTAATTTCCACTTTCAGCAACAGACATTCGACATGAATGATGTGTTTGGACAAATGTTCGGAGGTAATCCCTTTGGACATAGGCAACCACAAAAACAGCAGTACAGAACTACTGTAGCAGTAACATTAGAACAAGTATATAACGGTGATGAACAAACATTGCAATTCAATGACCAGGGAAATAATACGACTGTAAAAATTCAGATTCCAAAAGGCATTGAGAATGGAGCTACTTTAAAGTATGATAATCTACTTAAAGATGCAATATTGTTTGTTGATTTTAGAGTATTACCTCATCAGAAATTTCAACGTAACGGGTTTGATTTAGTAGCTGAACAGAACGTTAGCATCTTAGACTTAATTGTCGGTTCAAGTTTCAAATTCACTACTATAAGTGGAAAGTCATTGGATGTTAGTGTAAGACCCCAAACAGGACCTAATAGTACTTTACGTATTGTGGGAGAGGGTTTACCAAAGCAACATGGTTATGGTGACCAATTGATTTTACTTAAACCCTATATGCCTGATATAATAGACAAAACAATCATTGATGCTATCAAAGCATCTAACAAATAAAGGGCAATATGCACTCACCAGAAATTGATACAATCATTGAACAAGCAGTAAGTTCAGCCAAACAACGCAACCATCAATATTGCACTGTTGAACATTTACTATTAGCATTAATTACATATGCACCATTTAAAAAATGTTTGGACGATTTCGGAGTTGATAGCGATACAATGACAATGGAAGTCAATGCCTATTTAGATGGGCTAAAGGCTATTGTTGTTCCTGTTGAGCAAGGTCAAGAAGTTACGCCGAGAAAAACTAATAGTTTAGAACGTGTAATGAATCGTAGTGTTACGCAAGTATTGTTTACTGGTCGTAAAGTAGTAACTACAGTAGATTTATATTTAAGTATCAGTTCAGAAACCAATAGCCATGCCCATTATTACTTGCTAAAATATGGAATTAATAAGAATGAATTTGTTCCATTCTGGCAACGTCATTATAAAGGTCAAGAAACTTCTAATAAAATGTCTGATAGTCAAGCAGATGATGTATTAGAAGAATACACTATTAACTTAACTAAATTGGCTGAACAGGGCAAAATCGAACCAATGATTGGTCGTGAAAAAGAAGTTGATGATATTGTCAACGTTCTTGCTAAAAAGTTTAAGAGTAATGTATTGATGGTGGGTGATCCGGGCGTTGGTAAAACTGCAATTGCAGAAGGTCTTGCACAAAAGATATACGATAAAGTTGTACCGGAGTTCTTGAAGGGACATGAGGTTTATAGTTTAGAAGTTAGTAATCTATTAGCCGGTAGTAAATATCGGGGTGACTTTGAGGAAAAGGTCAAATCAGTATTGGAAGCACTTGCTACTAAAAAGAAAGCAATTCTTTTTATTGACGAAGCACATACTATGCAAGGTGCAGGTAATGCTAGTGGTGGTAGTGTTGACTTTGCAAACATGATTAAACCCGCTATTACTAAGGGTAAACTAAAAGTTATTGCCAGTACAACCTGGGAAGAGTACTATGAGAGTTTTGAGAAGGACCGTGCATTAATGCGTAGGTTCTATCGTGTAAGCGTAGATGAACCAAGTTATGATAGTACAATAAAAATCTTAGCAGGACTAACAGATAGACTTAATCAGTTTCATAATGTTATTATTACAGACGAGGCTATTAAGGCTAGTGTAGATGGTGCAACACGATATATGCATGACCGTAAAAATCCAGATAAATCTATTGATTTACTAGATGCGGCTTGTGCTAAACAACGTGTGTTAGAAAATGACCAAGCAATCATTATAAAAGAAAACATCTATGAACAAATAGAACGTATGACGGGTGTTACTGCTGATAAACTAAACGATGATAAAGCAAGTTTAGTTGTTGGACTAGAGAGTAATATCAAAGACAAACTATATGGTCAAGATGAAACTGTAGATAAAGTACTTGAACGTGTATATGTAAGTTTTGCTGGTATCGGTAATCCAACTAAGCCAATGAGTAGTTTCTTATTCTTGGGTCCAACTGGTACAGGTAAAACCGAACTAGCACGTTTGTTAAGTACTAACCTAGAAATGCCATTAATCAAGTATGATATGTCAGAATATAGTGAGAAATTTACTGTGTCAGCATTACTAGGTCCGCCTCCAGGATATGTTGGCTTCGGTGAAGGTCAATTAGGTGGAGGACGATTGATTAATGATTTAAGCAAGAATCCACATTGTATCTTATTGTTTGATGAGGTTGAAAAGGCTCACCCAGATATCTTTAATATCTTCTTGCAATTATTGGATGAAGGCAAAGTAACTGGTAGTAATGGAAAAGTTGTTAATGCTAAAAATTGTATTGTCATTATGACAAGTAACTTGGGTGCTACTGATAATGATAGAAATCAAATTGGTTTCGGTAGTCAAGAAAAGTCGGGCGAAGATGACAAAGCATTGAAAGAGTTCTTTAAACCAGAGTTTAGAAATCGTATTGATTTGATTACCAAGTTCAACAAACTAGACACATTGGCAATTAAAAAGATTGTTATTAAATTTACGGATGAGTTGAAGAAGTCATTGCGTGATACACATGATATCACATTGAATCTAAGTGAGCCAGTTGTTGATTATCTAGCAGAAAAGGGATATGATAAGAAGATGGGTGCTCGTCCTCTAGGTCGTAAGATTGACGAATTGATTCGGGTACCTCTAAGTAAAAAAATCTTGTTTGAACGAATTAAACATGCTACAATCAATGTTCATATTGATATTGAAAACAAGATTGTATTTGATATCCAACAAAGATTACTACCCTCAGCAGTAAACGTAGGACCAGATGGCATTATCACAGTTACCAACTAAAAGAATTGACGGCATAGAGTTTATTGACCAACGTGCTTCACTCTATTACAACAAATTCAAGTATCGTGCAAGATTTCATTGCAGAGGTGTAACACTGGCATGGTTTAATTACACTATCGATGAGATTGTTGAAAAGATTAAAAAGTTCCCTACTAGATTTTCTGGCGCAAACAGTAAACATATAATGGACTTTTATACTTGGAAAATAGCTACTAAGAAAAATAAAACTGCAACAGTACGTATTGAGGGTGAAGTTGCTAGTGTATTTTCTAACGATTTAGATTTACTAAAAACACTAGAAAATATAGGGTGTCATGTAGATTACACCGAAGTAGATGATACGATTATATCCGGTGTAAAATACTTTGTTAGAGAACCTAAACATAAGTACAGAATATATCTAAAAAGCAAACGAGTTAATGACGATTTCCGAACTAAATTGCAGAACTTTATTGAAAGATATAAAGATACTGATACGGTTATAATTCCTAGTGGATCATTGGCTCATTGGCTAAAAGATGACAGTAATTATGTTAGGGGAAGCTGGTCCTATCACTGGAACAAGTCCTATACCAGTAGTAATTACTTCATAGATTACGATGATGAAAGCACACTTACATTGTTTTCCCTCATGTTCTCTGGTATTATTTCTAAATCATACAAACTAGAAAAACGCCCAGACCCTGTCTAAAATGATAAATACTCTATTATATGGAGTATTTTCATGGCAAAGATTGTAGAAGATGTAGTAATCATCAAATTTAGCAAAATTGTTAAGGATAATGATACCGTTTCTGGTATTGCTAATCCTGATATACAAGCGGCCCTTGAACAAGTAGCCCAAGAATTAGCCGGTGATAGTGTTGTAGTAGAAGTGGAAAAAGCCTAATGTCACAAGCTACTACATTAATATTGTTACCACAGACTGTTTATAGTAACGCACCAACTACTGGAAATACATTTCCAGCAGCCAGTTATTATGTAAGCGGTCAAGATATGCAGACAGTAACCTGGTCTATTTCTCAATTTAGAGGGACTATCATAATTCAAACCAGTATTGTAGATAATCCTACTGATGACCGTCATTGGGTTAATACATATAATGCAGTGTATAATGCTCAAGCCGGTGAGACAGTCAACACATTTATTAATATTATAGGTAACTTTACTTGGATACGTATTGCACTTGATGACTTCACTAGTGGTACAATAGAACATGTTAAGGTTAGTTATTAAAAAATGGGCAAAATAGTTGTTGTTTATGGTGGTGGATTTCAGCCTTTTCACGCTGGTCACTTTAGTAGTTATATACAAGCCAAAGAGAAGTTTGGGAAGTTCCCCAACACTGAATTTTATGTAACTGCCAGCGATAATACTAATACACGTCCTATTCCTTTTAAAGAAAAACAATGGTTAGCTAAACAAGCAGGTGTTAGCGAACAAGATTTCCGTAATGTAGCAGTTAAAAGTCCATTAAATCCTGTAGAAATATTAAGCCAATATAATCCAGACCAGGATATATTCATATTAGTCCGCAGTGAACGTGATCCAGTAGCATATAATAGAAAAGACGGTACGCCCGGATATTATCAACCATTCGTTAATATTAATAAATGCAAGCCATTTAATGGTCAAGCAGGTGGACATGGTTATGTATTTGTCACACAAAAAGAAGAATTTAATTTAGCCGGTCAGACTGTATATAGCGGAACGCAAGTACGTAATATGTATGCAAGTGCTGATAATGAAATGCGTAATCGTATTGTTAAGGATATGTATCCTAATAGCCCTAATGAATTAATGATTAGAAAAGTATTAGACAAATATATCGGAGCTACTGACGCACAATCACTTGCACCAAAAACTAATGATACAGTTGTCAAACCTAAGTCTAGTGCAATTGATAAATTAAAAGCAAAAAAATTAAGTGAACAAATACAACGTATTCGTCCATTATTGAAAGAAGCAAATCCGGTACAGAAATATAAATTTCTTAAATTAATGAAAGAATCATTGGGCCAAATAGTAGGTAAAGAATTTCTTGACGGGCACCAAAGATCAAAATTATTAATGAAGTTATTGGATACTGGAAAATATGATTTAAGTGATTTAGAATTATTAACTAGTGCAGAATTAGTTGAGTTATATAGAGAAGAATTTAAAAAAGTAGATGAAATTAGTTTCTTCAATATAAATAAGCCCAAAGAACCATTAAAGAATAAAGAAACTAGTCCTAATGACTATCACTCATATTTTAATAAACCCGAAACAAAAAAACAAAAAATATATCATGGCCCAGAAGAATATGTTAGCAAGACAAAACTAGATCCAATAACCGGTAAAAAAGTAGTAGATGAATTTGCATCACCCGGTGGAGATGACAGTGGACCAGACGAAGAAGAAATATTGTTTAGATTAGCAAAACAATGGTGGCTTGGTAACGAACAAGATATGATTCGTGCTGAACGCACATTAGCATCAATGGGTTGGGAAATTGGTGAAGATGAAGGATATGATGACGGTGGTGTATTTGTAGTACGTGCCGGTGATGTTAACGGTAAAAGTTACATATCATGGCCACATGAAGACTTAATAGTAGATGAAGGTCAAACGAGCGATATGCGTGACTTTTTCAAAACACAACAACCACTTAATACTGCCCCAATTAAACCTACTACAACTGGTCCAACTATTGCTACAGTTACAAGACAAAGTGAAGGTATTAACGAAATTAGTGACGAAACATTACAAAGTTATCTGGGTAAAGCAGACCGTCATGTTAGTAATAGACTAGACCGTATGAGTCAAGCACGTGAACGCTTAAACAAGAATTATGAAATATACGATGTTGAAAATCCTAGTAGGATAATTGATAGATTTGAAGCCAATTCTCCTGAATTAGCAAGACAATATTTTGAGAAGTTCATTAAAGAATATCATCCAGGTGATTCAGACTTTCATTTTGAAGTTCGCCGTAGCACAGGAATAATTGAGAATAGAATTATCTATGCCGGGTCTAAAGTAAATTTAGTATTAGTTTATAAACAAAAGCCTATATTACTAACTAAAGAACCTGTAGATTATACAGATGAAAATATAAAGAAGTATGCAATCGTAGCATATTTGTATTTACGTGATACCACCGGGAAGAAATTCTCTATACAAAGCATAATGAGGGCTATCATAGTTAAGCCGCTTGAGGTTCACCAAACCAACGAAGATTCTAGCGATTATTTAGAAGAAAAATAATTTGACCCCCTAGAAAGATAGTAAATATTATTATCTTTTAAGAGGAAATTATGGCAACAAAGAAAACCAAAGCACAAACCGAAGCAACAGTACCCGTTGAAAAGGTAGAAGAAATTGCTGAACAAGCAGCCGCTGAATCAGCAGAAAACAAAGAACAAGCACCTGCAGCAGGGCAAGTTCAAGTTAACGTAGACTTCTTACGTACAACAAAGGTCCACATAGCAATGCCATGCTACGGTGGAATGTTGACTGAATCTACATTCATGTCATTTATTAAGTGGGCAAACACAGCCCGTCAACTTGGTATTGACTGGACATTAGAAACAATGGTAAATGAATCATTGATTTCACGTGCCCGTAATACACTAACTGCTAAGTTCCTAGAACAAGAAGGTGCAACACATTTATTCTTTGTTGACGCTGATATTGGTTGGGAGCCATGGCACTTGTTAGTATTATTGAACCGTGACGTTGATGTTATTGGTGGACTATACCCAATGAAGACTATGCCCATCAAGTGGGTAGTTAATGGATTTGAAGGTGCTGAAGAAGGACCAGATGGATTCCAAGAAGTTAGTAAAGCAGGTACAGGATTCTTGTTAATGAAGCGTCATGTATTTGAGAAACTAAACAGTCACCCAGCTGTTAAGCCATACAAGAATGATATCGGACTAGATCCAAAGTATGACAAGCATTTGAAGACATATTTTGACACAGCAGTTCGTCAAGGCCGTTACTATTCAGAAGACTGGACATTCTGTGAAAACTGGCGTGATATCGGTGGTAAAGTATATGTTGACAAACGTGTATTGTTACGTCACAGTGGTTCTTATGTATTCTGTATGGAAAATCAGAATCATCTATTAGAGACTATTGGACCTATGTATGTTGCTGAAGTTCAAAAGAAACAACAGGAACAACAAACTGCAACCGCCACTACAGTTCAAACTGAAGAAGCACCCGCATCTGCAAAAAAAGCAAGAGCAAGTAAGAAGTAATTTTACTTAATACTAACTAAAAGGGCTGTCATTTGACAGCCTTTTTTCATAAATACATATATGAACCTATTAGAATTTGACAGTTTTAGCCTATTAGACGCTATACATTTCCACGAAGAATTAAACCCGGAGTTGTTCAATGGGGATAGATTAAAGCCTCAAGTCCATGACCAATTATTATTAATTGCACAGGATTTTGTGGATCATTTAGGAATTAATGACATAGAAGTACAAGATATTACATTAAGCGGAAGTAATGCGGCATATAGTTATACAAAGCATAGTGATATTGATTTACATATATTAGTAGATATGAGTAAATTTAATAATGATCCAGTTTACCGTGAATTCTTTGATGCTAAAAAGACAATATATAATGATACACATAGCATAACAATTGGTGGAATTGACGTAGAATTATATGTACAAGATAGTAACGAACCCGTAATTAGTTTAGGTGAATATAGCATATTACGTGATAGTTGGATTAAATTGCCAAGAAAGCGAAAAGCACATATAAGTCAAGTTGCTACAAAGAATAAATATCGTAAATTATATAAATTGGCTGAATACGCTATGCGTAGTAGTGATTCACACAAGATTAAATATGTACTTAAAACAATAAAGAAATATCGTCAAGCAGGATTAGATGAGGGCGGAGAATTTAGTCCAGAAAATCTAGCATTTAAAATACTACGTAGCAAGGGTATTATTAAAAGATTATATGAAAAACTACAGACATTACACGATAAGAAACTAAGTTTACCTGAATCAGTAAATAAAGACTTTCTTTATGAACCTAAGGCACTTTCTAAAGTAGTTAAGTTTGGCGGTTATGTATTCAGAGTACAAAATACATTAAATGGTTTTGATTATATTCCGGGTATGTTTATTACTGCGTATGATCCCAAATTACCAAAAAATGAACAAATAGTAGGTACCGCAGAATTAGTTCTTCACCAGGACGAGAATGATAGTTGGTTAGAAAGTGATGACACAATGGTAGATGATAGTCATCAAGGTAAGGGAATTGCCGCTATGATGTATGCAGTTGCCAAGAGTTTAGGATTTTCTGTTAGACCTAGTAAGTATCAGACCGTTGCGGGTAACAAAATGTGGAAGAAATGGGGCAAAGACGCTAAACATCTAATGAAAGAAAATATCAATGAGGCTGTAGATACAAACACATTAAATCCTAATTTCAAACATAAAATGAAGTTTGGCAGGTATATTTATATAGCGACTGGCACTGAAGGAGCAAATACATATACAAGCAAGGGATATGATTGGGGTGAAGACAGTCCCGGATTAACTATTGAGGTATTTGATCCATATAATAGTACAAAAAATCCTATAGCATACACAAACTTTATTGCTCATAGAGATAAAAATGGCGAACATTGGCTAGAAAGCGATATGACTAGAGTAGAACCAGATTATAGAGGACAGAATATTGCATATCAAATATATGCTTATGCTAAAATGTTGGGTAATGATATTAAGAAAAGCACTGACAATGAAGGTGAATTAAATCAAACAAAATTAGGAAAAAAGATGTGGCGTGGTTGGGGTAAAGATAACCTCAATCTTTATCCTGACGGTTGGGGAAAACTAATTAAAAAAAGTGATGCTAAGAATCTAATGAAGGAAGCGTCAGGATATATACCAAGTGAAAAAGAACGTAACGACCCTAGATTTAAAACTGCATTAACAGTAGATATTACACCATACACAATGCAACAAAATGCTAAGAAATTAGGTAGCAAAATAAAACGTGACGGAACGCCACCGACACTACAACCATAAGAAAGACGAAAAAATGGCAACTACAAATAAAAAAATAAACAATAAAGTAGATCCTAGTATCAGAACAACGCAATCTACGTTCATTGATATGTCATCAGTAGCATCATCTACTACTGTTAATACCAAAGTAGATCCACAATTTGGTTCTGGTTCTAAAAAACCATTAGTTACTCCCCCCATTGCTAATACTGCAACAGTTACTATCCCAACAGATCCGGTTGTTAGTAACGTATCTATGACAAGATTAATTAACACTATTGTACAAAATTACTTAAGTACCTATAGTGGTTCAGTAGGGAGTTCATACCGTGCAAATATTGCAGATGTTGCAAATTCAGTTGCATATGTTAATGTTACCGGTAAACCTAGTTTTGCCACAATTGCAACGTCCGGTAGTTACAATGATTTGTTAAATCTACCTAGTCTTGCTAGTTATGCTACACAATCATATGTTACTACAGCAATTAATAATTTAGTTGATGGGGCACCCGCCGCATTGGATACATTAAAAGAATTAGCAAATTCATTAGCAAATAATAGTAGTTATGCCAGTACAATCACTAGTGCATTAGCTGGAAAAGTTGATACTAGTGCATTATCTAGTTATGCTACTACTACTTATGTTGATAACAAAGCAACATGGGCTAATATATCAGGTAAGCCAGCATTGTTTAGTGGTAGTTATGCAGACTTAACAAATAAGCCAAGTCTATTCAGTGGTAGCTATGTAGACTTAACAAATAAGCCAAGTTTGTTTAATGGTGACTATAACAATCTATCTAATAAACCTAGTTTGTATAGTGGTAGTTATGCAGACTTAACTAGTAAGCCAACATTAGGTAATATATCATCTATTGATAAAGACGGTAATGCAAGTAATATTCTTTATGGCAATGGCGTATTTGCGGCTGCACCTACAGGCGGTGCAAGTACAGGTAATTGGGAATTTCGTAATGATACAATATATAACTATGCCGGCGGACAAATTAATAATAGTGACACAGCGCATGGTGCAACGGCTGGATTGACCTTACCTGATAATGGTAGAACAGATCCTGGTGCAGTTACTACACTATTCAACAATTATGGTAATGTAGTATTAAGATCAGGTGAATTTGTAACCACTGACCATACTATAGGGTCAAATGGTTCTCAGTTTTATACTGATGTAGATATCGGCAATGGTTTTGGAGTTATAGACGGCTGGCGTCAACGTAATCAACAACAAATTGAAATTAATATATTTACGGCACAGGCTCCTATATGGAGTGTATTAATTGGTGCGAGTTTAGGAGCAACTGTTATTGTTACTTACTCAACACTATCAGGAAATCAAACATTTACTAGTGTATTAAGTCAGCAATTTACAGGACAAGGACAAAATGATCCAGGTCATGACCATGGACAAAGATATAGTGGTAGAATAGATGGAACATTGCCTGCAGGTCAGACTGGAATTGTTAGTATCAACTTCCCAACTTCTACTGTTACTAATAAGAATTGGGTATTTGATAAAGATGGTAATTTAACAGTACCGGGAGGTGGTGTAATTAATAATGACGGTGATACCAATGTAGTTAATATCGTTGGATTAAATTATGCCTCGATGCAAAGCCATAATAATTATATTTGGGTAGAAGAAACTTATGCTGCTATTGAAGTCGACGGATATCAATGGACTTTCCATGATGATGCTGTATTGACAATTGCTAATGGTGCTAATATTTCTCAAACGACGGATAACGGTGGACAAAAAACATTTAATATCACACCGCCTGACACTAGTGATTTTGAAGTGGTAACGGTTGCCGGCAATATTAGATTGCAAACTGTTAATTCATATGGAGTCACTAGTACTTGGACATTTGATAAAGATGGTAACTTAGCATTACCACAAGGTACTATCTTAAGTGAAACAGCCAACTCAACAGCCATCACACCACCGAATGCATTGGCTGGACAAAGTTTAGTAGTTCGCCTAACAGGTGCTCAAGGAATTAGTTCCGATCATCCTGGTGGATTTGCGGACGGTGATACTATAACTATAACTATAATTCCTGATTATAACCTTACCCCAGTTACCGGAACAGTAGATTATACATTTACTGATTGTACTCAACAACAATTAGGTAGAGCGTTAACAGGTACATTGACATTTACTAGTGAGCCTTCTAAACTAATAACTTGGACTATACCAGTATCAAGTACTATGACAACTTTCACTATCACCCTTAGCAATGCTGTAGGGTTTAGTATTGGTGGATTGATATCACCGCTTACACTAACAAGAAGTGGTAGTAGTGAAGACCATCATGTTCACTTAATAGCCGGCGATCCTTCAATTACTGACATGTACTTGGGCGATGACGACCAGTATGTTAAGATTGAAAAGAACGGCGGCAATGTTGTTGTTGGAACTAGTACAAATAACAATCAATGGACATTTGGTACTGACGGAACTACAACAGTCCCTACAGGTAACATAACTTCTGATACATCATTGCAACTCACTACAACATTTGAAAATTATAGAACAGTAGAGTATCAAACAGCAGGTGTTTGGGATGTATACGTAGAAGATGTTGCTACTGGACCTAATGATGCATGGTCTTGGATAGATGTAACATTCAAAGATAATTTAATAAACAAACCTCAAGTATACATTGAAAATCAGAAAGCAAGTGACGGTATAGCACATCGTTGGACATTCGATGAAAACGGTAATTTAACATTACCATCTGATACTTCTAAAATTAACTATGCTAATGGTACAAGTATATTAAGTGGATTTATTACATCATCTACTCCAACACTAGATAATGCTAGTGCAGGTGATATGGATGTAATGATATATGATGGAAATTTAAAGCACACATCTAAAGTTACTATTGATGCATCAGCCGGTCATTTAAAAACTGCAGGTAATTTATCTGTTTCTGGAAATACAATAATACAAGGTAATTTAAGTGTTACTGGTGGCATACGCAAGAGTGCTAGAGTGCTTACTACAACTACTACATTAACAACTTCAGATGCTAGTGGATTTATTGAATTTGCTGGTTCAGGTACATATACTGTTACGCTACCAGACCCAACACAGGCTGCTAACTCAGGTATTGGTTATAGATTCTGGCAAAACACTTCACAAAACATTACATTAAGTACACCAGCAGGTAACTTCTATGGTCCAAGCGGTAGTTCTGCAAGTACCAAAGTGTTAGCACAAGCTACTACCCAATATTGGGATGTTTGGAGTGATGGTTATAACTGGGCAGTATTTGGAATAAAGATAGCCTAACAAAATAAGCTAAATATAAGATATTCGGAATATATTATGAAAATCAGTCATTTACAAGAAGGTTCAGTCGCCGGAGATCCTGGGATTACTCAGAATGCCGGTGACGCACCTCGTTTTGGTCGTCATCCTACTGTCTTAGAAAAAGAAAAGAAGATTGACAAAGTAGAAGAAATGACTTCAGGATGTGTAGCAACTATTGCACAACCAATGGGTGAGATGAATAAGCGTAGTAATAGTATATTCTCAGGTATTAAAACTAGTAAAAAATATGCTAACAGTAGTAAAGCCGGCATCTATGAAGATGAAATAAGTGAAGAAAATCTACTTGCTAAACAAAGACAAGAAGAATTGTTTAAAAAAGCAAAACTACGTGATTTAGGTAAACGTAGAACTATATCTGATGTGCTTCTTAGAAAACAAATTGAGCAAGCAATGCTGGAAGAAATGAATATGATAGAAGAAGATAATGACTTCTGGTATCATGGTCCACACGCAGTAGCAAAAGAATTACATAGAATACACAATAAAAACACAATAACAACCGAAGATATACATCAATTATGGGAAGGATATCCTCCCACACATGTAAGTGTTATTAATAATAAACCTTTTATGGAAAAGCCTGATGTTGCTAGTATATTAAATGCACATAAAGAATTAGTAGAAAATGGTGGACTGATATGAAAATAAATCAAATTACGATTGTAGAAGAAAAGAAACGACTTGATCCTAAGTGCTGGACAGGCTATAAAAAGCAAGGCACTAAAATGAAGGGCGGAGTTAGAGTTAACAATTGTGTACCGGCAAATGAAGCCGCTAATGCCAAACAACAGGCAGCAATTGCTATTTCTAAAAAAGATGAATTGGCGGAAGGTGAGAACTGGAGCAAGCATAACAATCCACGTGCAGGCGGCATGAGTCAAAAATCTGTAAAGAGTTATCGCCGTAGTCATCCAGGTAGTAAAATTCAAACTGCTGTAACTACTAAGCCTAGTAAATTAAAAAAGGGTAGTAAATCTGCAAAACGCCGTGCTAGTTTCTGTGCTAGAATGCGTGGTATGAAAAAGCATCGTACAGGTGCTAAGACTGCAAGAGATCCAAACAGTAATATCAATAAGAGTTTACGTAGATGGCATTGTGAGAGTGTACAAGAACTAAAACAATTAGTAATGATTGCTGAACAAAAAATTTCAAAACTAAAAGAAGCAGGTAACCCAGCACAACAAGCACAACAAGCCGGTAATGCTATTAGACAATTTACACCTCAATTAATGAGAGGTGTTTCTAATGACGTTAGAAGATTCAGAGGCCAAGACCCAACAAAAGACCCTGAATACGCAAGATTATCACCGCAACAACAACAGCAATATCTGCAAGCACAACAAACTATTAACTCTGCTAATCCAGATGAGTTAGAAAAATTTGATGCTAATCAAGCGGCATCAAATATTCAGGGAATGGCTAAAAGTGTAGTTAACCCAAACAACATGCCTAATGCTACGTTGAAACCAACACAATATACAAATGGAGTAGCGCCGAGTGCCCGTAAAACAGCGGCCGATTATCCTCCGGCTACTGCTGGAGGCAACCCAGCCGCAACACCTACCGCAGCACCAACGACACCTACACCCGGTGACGAAATAGAAGAAGAAAGCAAGGGTCTATGGGCTAACATACATGCTAAACAAAAACGAATCAAAAATGGTTCAGGTGAGCATATGCGTAAGCCGGGTAGCAAAGGTGCACCAACTGCACAATCATTTAAAGATTCTGTCAGTAAAAAAAAACATAACGAATCCGTTGAACTAAATGAACTTGTATCTAATGACCAGTGGTATATAGTGATGCGCGGTAATTTAGATTTTCACGGAAAATATCACGGAAAGGGTGATGATGTAACCGGGCCAATACCTAAAGTACAAGCAAGTACCGAATTACATAAAACACACCCATATGATAGTAATTGGACTATAGTACCTGCATCGTCAATGCAAAAACAAATACATGAGAATTCTAGCCCACAGGCAGCTGCCGCTAAGAAAGCATTGAATCGTGGTTCAAAAAAAATGCCCGGCATGTCTAATATTGTTCAGCAATTAGTACATGAAATTAAACCAGATGGTACTGTTGTTGTTAAAAATTCTTCTGAAACTAAAACAATGAATAATATCAAAAAGATATTAGAATTAGGTGGTGGTAAAAACTTTGATGTAGTGATGGCACCACCCGGGCCGGGTTGGCACTCAGTTAAACCAGTTCCAATACCAGATGAACCAAATGACAAAAAAGAAGTAGCAGAAGTAAAAGATGATGAAGATGATGGCTTAATTGGTGGACTATATACTCCTGAACAATGGGCTAAAATGATTGCTAACTTAAAGCGTAAAGCACAAGAACAAGATGCCAAAAATAAACAACAAGAAAAACCAAAAGATTTAGGTGAATCTACAGTTGAATTAAATAACTTACTTAGACTATCAGGAAATAACAAATGAATATCATAGAATTAATGGAAGGCGCAACGCCTAAATTACCCGGTGCGCCTAGCGGCATTAAAATTATGAGTGTTGACCAGTTTGTTCAACATCCTGAGGCAGATGACTTTGATGATAATGAAGAATTAGACGAAGGTGCTTTTAGTAATGGAATAAACAAATTAAAAAATTATGTTCTCAGAATATTAGGTAAAAAGACCGGAATTGATAAGAATCAAGAAGCATTTCAACGCATGATGCATAATATCGTTACTCCTGTAGATTCAACTCAATATGACAGATTATGGCAGGAATATAAATCTAATAAACAATATTATGTACCTACTCCATCAATTGAACATGATTTGAATAACAAAGAAAAAATGTATCTTTGGAGTAATAGCATAGTACAGTTTATTATGAATAAATTCCCTTCTGCTAACCCTGAGGCTCTAGCAAAAGCTGCAGAAGCACTTAGTCAATTAGGCGCTAAAGAATCAATAGCCCAACGTCACAAAGATATGGGTATAGATGAAGCAACTAAACTACCTATTGACCAGCGTGACATTGCTGGGCAAGAATTCCAAGACTACATGACACGTATTGCGGGTACTCCTGACATTGATAAGAAAACAGGTCAAGTTAAATTAGATAAAAAAGGCAAAGAGAAATATGTGTCTGGTAAAACAAAGCAAGACAAATATCGTATGCCTTACATTCATCGTAGTAGCGTAATCAAGTATTATGATGCTACTGGTAAAAGATACCGCGAAGAAGATGTTAAACAAGCATTAGCAGTTCGTCCTAAAAAGTTACTAAAGCAAAATGAAAAGATGAAGCACAGCAACGGTGACTTAGAACAGTTCTTTAACATTGGCTTTGCTGCATTAGTTGGTCTTGCACTAGATGAAAACACAAACAACTTAATTGTAGTCAACACATGTCCGGGTGCTGGTAGTTGTAAAATAGATTGCTTTGCTATGAAAGGTGGTAAGATTCAGTTTGAAGCCGCATGGTTAAGTGATGGTCGTATTATTACATATCTATTGAATAACCCAGATGGTTTCTTTGAACAACTAGCAAATGAAATTGCTAAAGAAGAAAGTTTAGGTAAGAAGGGTGGATACTCTGTTAGTATTCGCTGGCATGATGCTGGCGACTTCTTTAGTCCAGAATACTTAGACTTGGCATTTAAGTTAGCACAAAGTTTACCTGACGTTAAATTCTATGCTTATACTAAAATGGCTAATGCTGCACTTGCACAAAAACCAAGCAACTTCATTATTAATTGGAGTGAGGGCGCACACACTTCACAAGAGAAACAAGTTAAAGCTGCTGATCCTAACTTAGATAAAACTAAGAATAGTCGTATTGTACCAACTGGACTATTCCAAGACTTATTAGTTAAAGATGCTAAGGGTAATTTAGTCAAAGGTACTGAAGGACAGTGGCAAGTAAAACCGGACCAACTACCTGAACTAAAACAACGACTAGCAAAAGAATATGGCATTAGTGCTAACTCAATATTAAGTTATGATGAGTGGGCAGTAAAGAAAAGCCAAAACACTAGTATGAAATATAATGTTATCGTAGCACCCGGTGAGCCAGATTTAAGTGCTAATGATACAGGTGTACTAAGTACATTGTTATTGAAACACTAATCATGGATCAAGATTTAGTAGATTTTTATTTAAAGAACAGAGGGACTCTTCCAAAATGTTATCAGATAGCCTAAAAATATTATTAGCAAGCACACAGAGTTTTGCTATTAAAAGTCAAAACTTTCATTGGAACATTGAAGGTAGTAATTTCCCACAATATCATCAATTCTATGATACACTATACCAAGATGTAAATGAAACAATTGATACTATTGCAGAGTATATCAGAATAGTAGGTAGTTATACTCCAGGTAGTTTACAACGATATGCTGAACTAACTATTATTGAAGACCAAACAAAAATTCCACGTGCTCAATTAATGTTTGCAGAAACATTACAAGACATTGAAAAAATGCTTGAGTTAGTTACTACAATGTTTGACCAAGCAACAGAAGACCGTCAACAAGGTATTGCTAACTATATGGCTGAACTACAAGACTTATATGGTAAGAAGGCTTGGTTCATTCGTAGTATTCTTAAAACTGAGCGTGAATAATGAATCCAAACGATTATCCTGTATACCCTGAAGATGACGGTTACGATAAATTTCGCAATCCATACAGCCCGGTTTAATAGATAAATATATATATATGAGATTCAGTGAATTTAATAAAATTAACGAAGCAACTAAGCCTACTGTAAACTTAGCTGATCCTAGACAAGCGGCTGTATATAAAGCACAATTAGATTTAGAAAAAGCAGGCGTACCGTTAAATAAAACCAATACACCATTAACACCTAGTCAAATAAAAACTATGCAGGACCTAGGATATGATCCTGCACGTACAGTAAATAATAAGCCATCAGTTTGGACTAACCCAAGAACTGGTGTAACTTCTTCAACACCACCCGTCTCTAGTTCCGACCCAGCAGTATGGAAAAATAACAGAACTGGACAAGTATCATCAACACCACCTGTCTCTAACACATCATCTGGAAATATACCAAATAGAGTTGGAATAGATAAACCTGGAGCATCTGTAGGCGGAAGACCGGTTCCTAATGATAATGTAGGGACAGCTAGACCCGGTGAACCTTCTATGGGCAGAGAAGTCCCTGTTAAACCGGCTTCTACACCACCAGCTAATACTGCCGCATATGATACAGGTTACAATGCAGGTAAAAAAGTTAGAGCCACCATTGATGCCGGGGTCGATGCGGCTAAAGGAAAGATATCATCAACACTTGGTCAAAAAACACCGGCATTAGATACCAGTACTAGAATAGATCCAGTTATGGGTAAAGAGGTTCCTGCTAATAGACCTAACGTAGCAACAGGGGTCGAAGCGGGTGCAGAGGCTGGAGCAAAAGCCGGAGCAAAGTCAATAGGTAAAAAAGTATTGGGAAGAGTTATTCCCGGTGCAGGTATAGCATTAGATGCTGAAGAAGCATATAGAAGATATCAAAAAGGTGATAGAACAGGTGCAGTTATATCTGCATTAGGCGCAGCCGGCGGGTTTGTGCCGGGTTTTGGTCCTGCAATATCTTTTGGTGCAATGGGAGTCAATGCGGCTAGAGATGCATATAACTCTCCTGCAAAGTCTACTAATCTAAATCCTGTTACGAGTGCAGCCAATGCTGCTGCAGCAAACAAAGGTATGACCGGACGAGGTGGTCAATCACCTGTTCAGCCATCTGTTAAATCACAACCGCCGGCGCCTGCTGTTGCACCCCCTACCACACCCAACACTGATGAAAAAGGTGTAGATGTACCAGAACCGAATAATACTACACCAAATTCACGTAATGTTGCATCACCTGATTCAGGTTATAAAGGCTCTGCAGGAGCACAGTCAATTCAGCAAGCAAATGCTGATAAAATTAAAGATGTTAACAAAATTAGAGCCGGAGATACTATTAAAGTAGGTGGACAAGATTATACAATAAAACGTGGTGATACATTAGACGGTATTGCTAAAACTCAATTAGCATCTAGTAACCCTTCAGTATCAACCGATAATAAAAATGACAAATTACCTGATGAAGATGTATCATCAGTGCAAGCAGATGAATCTAAATCACTAAACAGAATTAAATCACTCGCAGGTTTAAAATAAACACACCTTAGGACCCTTTGGGTTATGTGTAGCCGGCTGCTGGCTTGAGTCATCCAATTCGCTACTGGACCTCAAAAGTGAGCACTTTCTTATTTTGAGATAAATATAAGTATGAGAGCACACGAATTAGAAGAATCCGCCGTAGACGAACTTAAGAATAGATTACCTAAACTTAAGCGCCACAACTACGACACTATTGACCGTTTAATGCAAAACATTTCTGTTAAGCATAAAATCACGGGTAAAAAATTACACGACATGTTTGTTAAGAAATATGGACATACCCCTGATACTTGGATTAAGAAAATCAAAAACAGATTAGGTGAAGAAGATGTAACCGAGAGCGGACATGCTCATTATAGAAATTATTCAACATCCGATCTTTTGCGTATGATTAAAACTATCAAAAGAGATGAAATTGGATTAAAAATTATAGCTGCCATCACTGATGAAATTATGCGTAGAAGACAAGGTGTGGCGGAAGGCAGTTTAGAAGAAGATGAATATGATAAAATGCTAAGAGATTTGTTGAAGGCAAGACCTGACTTAACTAAAAAATACGCCAAAGATGTTCAAAAGTCAAAAGATATTGAAAGTGGCAAAGAGTTAAACAAACTTGTTAAAAAGAATCCTAGTGTATTGAAAACATACAGTGATGCTGTAAAGAGAGATAAGAAACTAGGTGTGGCGGAAGATAGCACATCACACGATTGCAAACATTGTAATGGCAAAGGTTATCATACTATGACAAAGAAAGATAGCACAAAAGTTGCTACAAATTGTCCACAATGTAAAGGCAAAGGTTATATTGTTACTAAAGGTGTGGCGGAAAGCGGTTATCGTCATGGTTTTGCAGATCCTAATTCCCCGAGTTTAGGCAAGCGTCATAGAGAAGATGACGAATATCATGTTCCAGATCCTGTTGATACAAGAACATGGTATATCCGTGCTAATGGTAAAATTGTTAAAGATAAAATGGGCACACCCTATCAGTACCGTAACAAAGAAACTGCTACTAAAGCCGCTCGGACAATGATGGCAAAGTCATTTAATGCAGGTAAGAAGTTTGTGTTGACTACTAAACCTGAAGATGAGCAAGGTGTGATGGAAGGTGATGTATTACCACTAAAGCGCCCAATGAATAAAGTTCAACACGGTAAAAGAACTTTTCCACCAACACAACGTGATGTTAAAGAACCAGAAGGTAACATCACGCCATTATCCCAAAAAAAAAGTAATGTGAATGAGGGCGTAGAAGGCCCGGAAGATATACAAAAGATAAAAGACTTTATTAAGTGGTCATACAAGACACTTAACATGCAAAAACCTTATCCAAAGATTACTATTAGTAAGAATACTAAGGTAGCACAAGCAGGTCATCATACCGGTGTGCATAAAGGTAATGATATTTGGGTATATGTTGGTAACAGAAACTTAATTGATATCTTCCGTACCATATTCCATGAACTAACACATCATCGTCAAATGCAATTGAACATGATTAAAGATGGTGATAGCTATCCAGGTAGCCCAATTGAAATGCTGGCGGATATGGCTGCTGGTAAGTACATCAAAGTATACGGTAAAGATCACCCTGAAATGTTTCAATAACATAAAGGATGATTAAATGAGAGCAAACGAATTTTTAATTGAATACAACAGAGCTATAACTACTCAAAAGTTTGGTCCTGCCTTATTACAAGCTATTGTTAATGACACTACCATGATATTGCAATTGGGTATACGTAAACCTATCACTGGTAGTGATGCTATAGAACAAGAGATTCAAAATAATGCTGAAACCTACTTACCAAGAGTAATACAAGCATTTGAAAATGTTGATCCTACTAGAAATAATCAATATACTCCCTGGATAATTAAAACTTATATTAATGAGTGGAAATATATTCATGGCACGTTATTTGAAGATTTACGCAGTACACTAACCGACTATTTGACAAAGTTTTATAACCTTGTATTACGTAAAAAGATATCTAGTCCACGTAACGATATTTTAGGGTACAGATCATTTGAAGACTTTTTTGATGTACTAGATGAATATCCTGACCCAACTGATCCAAATATGGCAAAGGGTAATGCATTAGAGTTATACCAAGATAATACTGTAAGAGCAATCATACCTGAAAATAAACAAGCGGCATGTTATTATGGTCAAGGTACTCGCTGGTGCACAGCGGCTACAACAGGAACAAATTATTTTGATAGTTATCATAGTAGTTTTCCATTAGTAATATTATTACCAAAACAACCACAATATACGGGTGAGAAATATCAGTTATACTTTAGTGTGTTCATAGATGATATTCCCATAACTTCGGGTGATCAACTTGATGAGTATTACCATACTCACGGTGAAGACTTTGTGATTGATAATACGGACGATCAAGGTCAATTTATGAATGAAAAAGATCAACCTATAGCATTAGATAAATTAGTAAAGAGATTTGGGCAAAGTTTTGAAAATATAGTTCAGGCGTTGGTCAAGTATAATCCAGATGTGGGTTATGCAGTAAATGTAAACTTCAATAACATTCGTTAGGGCAAATCCTTACACAAAAAATTTGACTTCTCTACGTAGTTAATGTATAATAACTACTTTATAGGAGCATTTATGGCAGCTAAAATTTTCAGTGGCGATCAAAAAATCAAACTAACACAACTCATTAATGAAGGCATGACTGTCTTACATGAGATTGATACCCTCAACGAGGGACTAAGCGATACTGTAAAGGCAATTGCAGAAGAACTAGAAGTAAAACCCAGTGTACTTAAAAAGGCAATTCGTGTTGCCCATAAAGCAAGTTTAACACAAACTAATGCTGATAACGAAGAACTCAATACTATTTTAGAAACTGTAGGCAAGACACTTTGAGTTATGTAGATGCCATCCATGCAAGGGATGAAGATAGAATTTATGTAGTGGAACGAGGTAATGACGGTAAGCGTTATTACAACGAGTATCCTGCAAATTATGTTTTCTATTATCCAGATAGGAAAGGCAAGTTTCGCAGTATTTATGGAGATTCATTAAGCAGATTTAGTACACGAAAGCGCACTGAGTTTGAAAAAGAAAGACGAATGTATCATGGCAAACCACTTTTTGAAAGTGATGTTAATGTTGTATTTCGTTGTCTTAGTGAAAACTATTTAGAGGTAGATGCACCTAAACTTCATACTTGTTTCTTTGATATTGAAGTTGACTTTGATCCTGAAAAAGGTTTTAGCCCAACCGATGACCCATTCAATCCAGTAACAGCAATTAGTTGTTACTTAGATTGGCTAGACCAATTGGTAACATTAGTTATCCCACCTAAGCACATGAGTAATGAATCTGCATGGGAGATTGTTAGAAGTTTCAATAACACTATGCTTTTCAATAGTGAAAAGGAAATGTTTGATGTGTTCTTTCAATTGATTGAAGATGCTGATGTATTGACTGGTTGGAACTCAGAAGGATATGATATACCTTATATGGTTAATCGTGTCACACGTGTAATGAGTAAAGATGACACACGCAAGTTTTGTTTAATGGGTCAATTACCCAAGCCAAGAAAGTATGAACGTTTTGGTAAAGAAGAAACAACATATGACTTAGTAGGTCGTATTCATATGGACTATTTGCAATTGTATAAGAAATACAATTATGAAAGTCGCCATAGTTACAAACTAGATGCTATCGGTGAAATGGAGGTTGGTGAAAACAAAACACAATATGAAGGCACTCTTGACCAATTGTATAATAAAGACTTTAAAAAGTTCATTGAATACAACAGACAAGATACTATGTTGTTGGTTAAGATTCATCGTAAGACAAAGTTTTTAGAATTGGCTAATCAATTAGCGCATGAGAATACAGTATTGTTACCAACAGTAATGGGTTCTGTAGCAATGATTGAAATGGCTATCTTTAATGAAGCCCACAATCGTGGATTAATGGTTCCAGACAAGAAACATAGGAGTGAACATGAAGACGAACAACAAGCAGCAGGTGCCTTCGTTGCTACGCCCAAAACAGGCATGCACGAATATGTCGGAGCAGTTGACATTAACTCGCTCTACCCCTCGGTTATTAGGGCCCTCAACATGGCAGGTGAAACAATCATCGGACAAGTTAGGCAAACTCTTACAAACCAATATATGAAAGACAAAGGTCTTAGATTAGCACAAGAAAAGAAAAGATACAAAGACGGCGATGATGACGTTGGTGGTGCTATTCTATGGGAAAATTTGTTTGGTGCATTAGAGTATACTAGTATTATGAACCAAGAACGTGGTACCATTCTTACCCTTGATTATGAAGATGGTCGTAGTGAAGAAATGAGTGCGGCAGAGATATGGAAACTTATCTTTGACAGTCATAAGCCCTGGATGCTTAGTGCGAATGGTACAATCTTTACATATGAAACTGAAGGTGTTGTTCCAGGATTATTGAGTCGTTGGTATAGTGATAGAAAAGAAATGCAAAAGAAATTGCGTGAATCAACTACTGATGAAGACCGTGAATATTGGGATAAGCGACAATTGGTTCGTAAAATTTTATTGAATTCTGCTTATGGTGCATTGTTGAATGAGCATTGTCGTTTCTATGACAAGCGTATTGGTCAAAGTGTTACATTGTGTGGTCGTCAAATTGTTCGTCATATGATGAGCCAAATCAATGAGATTGTAACAGGCAAGTATACACATGACGGTGATGCTATTGTTTATGGTGATACTGATAGTTGCTATTTTACTGCACTCCCATCACTTAAAAAACAAATAGACGATGGTGAATTAGTCTGGGACAAAGATGTTTGTATTCAGTTATACGATAGTATTGCCGAAGAAACTAACGAAAGTTTCCCTGCATTCATGGAACGTGCATTTCATACACCTCGCAAAAATGGTTCAATCATTAAGGCTGGTCGTGAACTGATCGGTGATCGTAGTATCTTTATTACAAAGAAACGCTATGCTATCAATATCTTTGATAAAGAAGGTAAACGTAAGGATAAGGATGGTAACAAGGGTGATGTTAAGGCTATGGGTCTTGACTTGAAACGTGCTGACACACCTAAATATGTGCAAGAGTTCTTAATGAGTGTATTGTGCATGGTAATTCAAGATGGTTATGGTCGTGAAGAAGTCATTGAAAAGGTAAAAGAGTTTAAACGTGTTCTATCAGAGCAAGAAAGTTGGACTAAAGGCTCACCTAAATCAGTAAACAAGTTGACGATGTATGCCGAAAAAGAAAAGCGTGAAGGCAAAACAAACATGCCCGGACACGTTCGTGCGGCAATCAACTATAACTATTTGCGTAACATGAATGGTGACCAGTATAGTATGAAAATTGTCGATGGTATGAAAGTAGTTGTATGTAAACTAAGAAGTAATCCTCTTGGCTATACAAGTATTGCTTATCCAACTGATGAACTACGATTACCAAAATGGTTCAAAGACTTACCATTTGACGATGACGCAATGGAACAAACATTAGTGGATGAAAAGATTGATAACTTACTCGGTGTATTGGATTGGAAGATCCGTGAGAATACAGATGTAAGCACAACCTTCGATGATTTATTCAGTTTAGCCTAATATGGTTAAACTGATGTTGACTTATTCATTAAAGCCATCTATAATACACAATCAAACTATTTAAATAGTTAACAAATTAAAGGAAACACATGAAAGATTATTTGCAAGACATGATTGCACACACAAGTGCATTGGGATTTATTGACCTTATTAAGGTAACTGGCACTGAACAAGAAACTAAAATCAATGCTAGTAGTGAAAAACAAACAGTAATGATTACTGGAACGTTCAAAAACGCTAGCCCAGACTTCATTGGTACATTCGGTATGCCTAATCTACCTAAACTAAAAACTATTTTGAGTTTTGACGAGTATGGTGAAGATAGTAAAATCTCAATGGTTCGCAATGCTGCAACGTTACCAGAGTGTATTCACTTTGAAAGCAAAAACGGTGACTTTGTAAACGACTATCGTTTAATGAGCAAAGAAATTGCAGATGACCAAGTAAAGATTTTTGCATACAAAGGTAAAGACTGGGACGTTGAATTTGTTCCTAGCGTAGAAAGTATTCTGCGACTAAAGAAACAATCACAGGTGCATAGCGAAGAAGAAACATTTGCAACACGTATTGCAAATGGTAATTTGTATTTTGACTTCGGTGATGTAAGTACACACAATGGTAATTTTGTATTCCAAAGTGGTGTTACTGGTTCATTGTCAAAGAAACTCAAGTGGCCTATTACGCATGTAATCAGTATTTTGAATCTTCCCGGTGACAAAGTATTCCGTATCAATGGTGCAGGTGCATTAGAGATTACAGTTGATAGCGGTCTTGCTAATTACAGTTACTTATTGCCAGCACACACAAAATGATTAAGAGTATTACACCATTCGGGCGTTATATAACAGTTACCAATTCTATAGCTAGTACCTATGTAAATGGGCACTCAGGATTGCAAGGTGTGGGTAACATGCGATACAATACTAGTTCGCAAAATATGGAAGTGTTTGATGGTAGTAATTGGGTCATGCTTAATATGGCTATGCCAAGCATAGGACTCACGGGTGAAGCAGAAAGTCTACTTGACTGGGCTAGACAAAAACGTATTGAAGAACTTGAATTACAAGCATTAGCCCAAGAACATCCTAGTATCAAAGACTTAGTTAATGATATTGAAAAGAAAAAATACCAAATCAAAATGATTAGAACCCTTATTAAGAGTCCAGGTAATGAGCCAGTAGAAATGATGGGAAGCTAATGGAACAAGACAATTTATCACAAAAACATAATGATGAGTGGGCAACATTCTTGCCTGCTATTAGTAGTTTTTATATTGCTGGCTTAGGTAAACAACGTGAAGGCGAGAACTATTTTGATGCTGCACGTATCCCTGCACAGTTCAATGGTGATGTTGAATGTCTTAACTTTTTAAACGCACAAAAAGGTCTTTACTATTATAAGTGGGGCTTGTATAGTGCAGGTCATGCAAACTTAGATGTAACTAAGGATGACAATAACGAATCAATTATTCGTAAACGTGACCCTAACACATTTATGTTAGGTGATTCAGGTGGTTTCCAAATTCTTAAAGCACAATGGCCCGCTGATTGGAAAGATCCTAACTGTCCCCGTGCTATGAAGAAACGTCAACAAGTATTGACATGGATGGATACATACATGAACTACGGTATGTGTTTAGATATTCCTTCACAGTCATTGACAACTTATCATATTCAAGACCCAAAGACTAAAACATCAGCGCATGGTATTAAAACTATTGAAGATGCTATTAAAGCAACACATATCAATAATGAATACTTCATTAAGAATCGCAATGGTAGTTGTAAGTTCTTAAACGTATTGCAAGGTCGTACTCATACACAAAGTGATAGTTGGTATGAAGAAATGAAAAAGTATTGTGACCCAAATATCTATCCAGACAATCACTTTAACGGTTGGGCATTTGGTGGACAGAATAAGATTGATGTTGAGTTAATGCTTAAACGCATGGTTGGTATAATTCATGATGGTTTACTACAACCAGGAAAACACGATTTGATTCATTGTTTGGGTACAAGTATTATGGAGTATGCGGTATTATTTACTGATATTCAAAAAGCAATACGCAAATATCATAACTCAAATCTCAAAATTACATTTGATTGTGCAAGCCCATTCTTTGGCGCGGCAAAAGGCTTAGCATATTTTAATACTAGTATTGAACACAACAAGAAGTGGTCATATAGTATGGAAAAGACTGCGGAGAAAAAGTCGTATGCAAATGACACTCGCAAATATAGTGATGCAGTTGTGGCTGAAGGTATCCATAAAGTCTTTACAGATAGTCCAATAACTGATAAACTAGTACTTAAGGATATGTGTTATCGTGGTCAAGGTTTCTTAGGTCAGCATGGTAAAGAAACTAAAACAAGTTGGGATACATTGAGTTATACATTGATTCAAAGTCATAATGTTTGGATGCACATGAATGCTGTACAAGAGGCTAATCGTAAGTATGAACAAGGTGTAATTCCAAGTATGTTAATGAGTCAGCGTTTTGAAAAGATTCTTTTCAAAGATATCATTGACCAAGTATTTGCGTGTAAAACTAAAGATGAATCAATTGCTTTAATTGAAAAACATGAAAAGTTATGGGAACAATTTAAAAGCGGTAGTCAAGGTATGAGTGGTAAGAAAACTACTAATACAATTTCTATCATAGAATCAGGATTGTTTGAAGAAGTAAAAGCAAATACAGAAGAAGTTGAATTTGAAGAAGTGATAGAAGATAGTGATGATGAGATGGAAAAAATCTTAAATGAAGTCTAATCAAATTTTAACTTGGATCACAGATAATAAAGGTGCTACATACATGGAAACAAAAAACACAGTAACATTTTATGCTAATGATGCGTCTGACGAAATGCTAAAAATTACACAAGAAGGCTTTTATGTTCGTGGTGTAAAAGTGCCGCAAGATGAACGTGAAGCAGAATCAGTTTACAAAACCTTTCATCAATGGCTCACATGGGCCACACTTAATAGGACATTTTAAAATGGCAAGACCAAAAAAGACTAAAGTAACAGAAGTAGTACAAGAATCTACAGTAGTAGAAGAAGTATTTGACCCACGACAAATGGCTTTAGCAGAACAACGCACACGTATCAGTGATGCGGCAAAGCGTATGATATGGGTTACACTACGCCGTGAAGGCATTCATGCATATTATGATGCCAATCATGACCCCGCACTAAAGACGGGAGACGAATATGATGTGAGTTTCTTAGGAATGCCGCATCGTCATATATTTCACTTTACTGTGGGCATTCAAGTGTTCCACAATAATCGTGACATTGAGTTCATTCAATTCAAACGCTGGATCGAAAATTTATTCGGTAAAGGCATACTTGAATTGAATAACAAAAGCTGTGAAATGATAAGTGATGATTTATATCAAACTATCGCAACACGGTACCCTGATCGTGACATTGAAATTACTGTTTCAGAAGACGGTGAAAACGGTGCTACGATTTATTATAACACAACAAAACCATACAATAGTATTGTAATCTAAGAGAGAAAAAAACAAATGGCAAAACAATCATTTCAACCTAACCACAGAGTTCGTCAAATTTTTGAAGATTTAGAAAAGTATTTAGAATTTTGCGTAGATTATGGTTATAAGTATGATGAGGCAACATTGTACGATATGCGTAGTTATGTATTTAGGCAATTCAACAAGTATATGACTGGAAAGCCAGCAAAGAACAGTTGGGATGAGGACGCACGTAGACATGCGTAAATTTTACTATATGGGGCTAGAGCCTTATAAAGCAAGGTACACTCTACAATTACAAGAGTGGAATCGTGTTGTCTTTGAGAAACGGGGCATTGATTATGTCATTGTCCCCGGTGAAACACTAAGTAACGACCAAGCGATTGTTACTGGGCAAGTATTAGATGCACATGGTCGCACATATTTCGGTATGTCGCAACTAATGAATTTGATTCGTATGATGAAAGCAGGAGAACTTAATAATGAAGATGTTATCTACTTTGAGGACATGTTTCAACCCGGTATCGAGAGCCTTCCTTATATACTTAATCAAATCGACAGCATTAATCGTCCTAGGATTTTTGTTCGCTGTCTTGCTCAATCCATTGATCCTGATGATTTTGTTCACGTATGGAATATGTCTAAATTTATGGGGCATTATGAAAAGATGGTGGATAGCTTTGTCGATGGTGTACTCGCTACGAATGAAGAAATGGTAATGCACATGAAGATTGCAGGCTGGGAAGCCCCAATCTATAATATATCAGGTCTTGCATTCGGTAAAGAAGAGGTGAGGTCTCGGGTTAGTTCTATCAAACCATTCAATGAACGCAAACATCGTGTTGTGTTTAGTGCAAGATGGGACCAAGAGAAACAACCAGACTTTTATATGGACCTCATTGAAGCATGGAACGTGCGCCATCCAAATACATATGTAGAATTTTGTGTATGTAGTGGTGCAAAACTAAAAAGCAACAATCTTAGTTACATGCAACGAACACATGATTTACAATCAAAAGGGCTATTAACGTTAAATGAGGATTTAGATAAAAATGATTATTACAATATTGTTAATGATAGTCGTGTTGTATTTAATTGTGCGTTACAAGATTGGGTCAGTAATACTGTCTCGGAAGCAGATGCTTTGGGTTGTAATGTTCTTTATCCTGCTTACCGGAGTTTTCCTGAAACTTTTGCCAATGATTATTCCAGATTATATGTTCCTTGGTCAATAGAAGATGCACTAGACAAATTAGAAAAGTTATTAGCGAAACCGAGTGAACATATAGGTAAGATTAGTGACTACAACGACGGCACGATTGACCGAATCATTGACGTACTTGAAGGCAAAGGTGATACAATGCTTAGAATGAGTACAGATTATCGTAAACATACTAGAGAAGGAAAATACTAAAATGGCTGAATGGAGCGTAAAACCCCAGTGGAAAAAATCAATTATTGAACGTAATTACTATCACAAAGATGGTGCAACTATCACAGCAGAAACGGGCTGGCGTTGGGGAGAATTTATTGTTTATACAGATGATGATAATCCCCCTGATATTGAAGCAGGTGTGGATATCTATAATTGTGATTATGAAACTGAGTTAGTAGAAACTAATGATGGTTGCTGGGAAGAAGTCACTGTTGATGATGAAGACCTAGAAGAATGGCTCGAAGAATTCTTAGAAGAAAATTCATATTACGATTTAGAGGAACATGATTGGTCACAAGGTGATACCGAAATGATTATTGATTGTGATTTAATCATTGAACGTGTTGATGGTGATACTGAGCAAATCATACACACAGGTCAGACTGAAGAAGAAATTAACAATCAACTAGAGGTTATAACTTCTGAGGCTGAGGCAAGAGCAATGCTAGAAAAACCCACTCAGTGGCCGTTTGGACCCGAACTTGCGTCTACTATTGAAACAGTCAAATGGCCCTTTGATAGACCAAAAGAAGGTCCTAAAGAGGAAGATTAATGGCAACACGTAAAAAGAAAACAGAAAACGTACCATCAGGTGGCTGGCCCTTGATTAATCAAGGTACGCATTTGACTGTAAAAACTTTTGAGGATGGTTCAACTGAACTTGTTTGGGATGATGAACAACTATTAAAAGAAGTAAGAGAAGCAATTGCATCGGTAACAATTACTGAGGCAAAACCAAAGCGTAAATCAAAGGAGAAACTATGAGCGCACATAATGATATTAACACACAACTAGAAGCCTACCTAGCAGAACATGAAAAATTTGAAAAAGGTAACGCGGCAGCAGGCACACGTGCCCGCAAAGCATTAGCAGAAATGGCTAAAGCAATCAAAGCACGCCGTAATGAAATTACTGCTGAGAAAGCCGCACGTAAAGAAGCTAAGGCCTAATAATGCGAGTGGGTATTGTTGGTTTAGGATATGTGGGTAAAGCAGTACAGGCTAGCTGGTTAGGCACTGACAATACTGTATTATTTCACGATCCGATTATTAGTGGTTCAGTATCAATACAAGAATTACTTGATAGTGAGCCGCATGTAATTTTTGTATGTGTACCTACACCAAGTAATCCCGACGGTAGTTGTGATACTTCTATAGTAAGAACTACCCTAAATAAATTAGCATCGTATAAAGGACATATTGTTGTAAAAAGTACAACTGACCCTGTATTCTGGAAACAGTATGAGGGTGTTGAAAATCTATGGCACATACCAGAATTTCTTGTAGCAAAAACCGCCATACATGATTATCTTAATCCAAAATTCATCTTTATAGGTGGCACTGGTGACAATTTATTTTTATTAGATATGTTAGCGCAAAGTGCTATCAATACTACAGGACCTATTTTGTTTACTGATTTGATAACTGCTAGTTTAGTAAAGTATTTTATGAATACCTTCCTAGCTAACAAGGTTATTATGATGAATCAATATAAGATATTAGTTGATAGTCTAGGTGGAAATTGGGAACACTTTACAGGTATGTTGAAAACAGATACTAGAATGGGTGATAGCCATTTAGATGTACCTGGACCAGATGGAAGTTTAGGGTACGGTGGTGCTTGCTTTCCTAAAGATGTTCGTGCTATAATTGATTTATTGCAACGAACTGATAATAGCATTGGTATACTAGAAGCAGTTGAAAATGCCAACAATCGTATAAGGAAATAACATGGGTAATGTTTATTGTATTAAACCGTTAGAAAAGAAAAGCGTCTATTGGCGAGTAGAAATGTATCGTGAAAATCCAGATGGTACTACTAGCTGGTTTAATATGGAAGAACTTTATCGTTGGGGACAAGGGTTTGTTGAAGAAGAAACTGACCTTCCATATAAAGATACTAATCTTGCTTATTGCAAAACTGACATAGGCTGGGGCACTGAATTTGATGATAGCATTAATGTTGATTGGGAATTTAGTGATGATATCACTGAAGAAGAACAAGAACGTATCAAGACTTGTTACTTTGATGGTGATGAAGATGATGAATACGAACGAGGTGGTGCTGCCTGGTTACATGAAGGTAATCACGATTGGCAATTTGAAGACGAATATGTTATGATTGCTGCACCATTTCAAATTGATTATACAGATGATTACGGAACAATAATCAAAGAGAATATCGAATTAAAAGAACGTCCCCCGTTAAATCCAAATGCTGCATGGCCGTTTGGTCCATCATCAAATGCGAATATTTTTAATAGTATTGAAGAAACAGATAAATAAGTATGTAACACAACGGTTACAAAATATCAAAACAAAACCATCACAAAGGAAGGTTATCTATGAGTTATAATAAAACAAAAACGGATCCTGAATTAGGATTAAAAGTACACGAACATCTAGTTAAGATGGGAGTTGAAACACCAACTACTTATACAGGTCATATGGATCGTAAGGGTAAGATTGAGTTAATTGAAAGTCATTTTCAAGGCATCATGGAAGTATTAGGTTTAGACCTAACTGATGATAGTCTGATTGATACACCAAAGCGAGTAGCTAAGATGTATGTGAATGAGATTTTCTGGGGTTTAGATTACGAGGCATTTCCAAAATGTACAACAGTCGATAATAAGATGAAGTACAACGAAATGGTATGTGAGCGTAACGTAAGTGTTCAATCTAACTGTGAACATCACTTTGTGGTCATAGATGGATTAGCGACAGTAGCTTATGTCCCTAAAGATAAAGTCTTAGGGCTTAGTAAGATTAACAGGATTGTAGAATATTTCAGCAAGCGTCCACAAATACAGGAACGGCTAACTGAACAAGTATTTCACACCTTACAGTTCATCTTAGAGACAGAGGATGTCGCAGTTATGATTGACGCCCAACATTATTGTGTAAAGTCACGTGGTGTTGAGGATACAGGTAGTTCAACAGTAACTACACGATTAGGTGGCGGGTTCAAAACTGATTCAGCTGCACGTGCTGAATTCTATCAAATTGCCCGACAAGGTTGTAAGTGAACGAACGAGTTAAACAACTTTGGTCTGAGGCGGCCAAATCAAACTTTGGCGATAGTTGGGAAGAACAAACTGCCTTTATGTCTAAGTTCGCCGAGTTGATTGTTCAGGAATGTGCCAAACATGCATTAACCTTTAACAATAATATACAATCTCTCAATGATAAAGAAATTCGTAGTCATTCTAGTAGGATAAGTGATTACATTAAAGACCGTATGGGAGTTGAATAATGGGCTTTCGTAAAGACTGGGACTTAAATGCTATTAAACATGGCATATGGGCCATGCGTTATGAATGCACAAATCCACGTAATGATGGATTTGTGTCTTGGGGTGTTAAACAAGAACTATACGAACTTAAATGGTTGATTGATGAATCATTAAGAAAATGTAGTACATTTGCACCAGAAGAAGAATGGCTCAAACTAAAAGAACAAGAAAAGATAATTGAGATATTAAAAAGATGAATCGTTCACCCTTCAGAAATCAAGAGGAAGCACTTGAATTTTTAAAAAGTATAGGCATGAAAAAACGCAGAACTTTACTGGGGACTGAACGTGAACACATGCTATTAGTTTTAGCATTGATTGGTCCAACAGATTCTAGTAACAACCAAAGAACCTTTACTGAAACATTTCATTATATAGGTAGAGAATATGAAGTTACATATGGGTTTAGTGAAGAAGGTGAACCGGATCCAATAGTAGAAGAAATTACGGAGTTAGAATGATATTCAATAAAATTAAAAAACTTAACAAAGATGGTAAACGAATTGGAATTACCTTTAGTACTTTTGATATGTTACATGCAGGTCATATTGCAATGCTTAGTGAGGCAAAAAATCATTGTGATTATTTGATTGCGGGATTACAAACTGATCCAACACTTGATAGACCTGATACAAAGAACAAACCTATTCAAAGCATTGTAGAACGACAAATTCAACTAAGTGCATGCCGCTATGTTGATGAGGTAGTTGTATATCAAACTGAACAAGACTTGGTTGACTTGTTATTGATATTACCTCTTAATGTTCGTATACTAGGTATTGAATATGAAGGTAAACAATTTACTGGAGATCAAGCATGTTTTCAGCGTGGCATTGAAATTGTATTTAATGGGCGTGACCATAGTTTCAGTAGTACAAGTTTACGTAAACGTGTTTATCAGGCAGAAGCCAAAAAAGGTAAATAAAGATAACCGGCCTTATGGGCTCATCCCGGTATACAAATTCTGCGTCCTATGCTATAATTAACATAGGAGAATTAACATGGCAAAATATTATTCAACAAAACATTACGGACACAACATTGGACTAAGTGCTGTATTTAGACAACCCAATGCAGACCACAGTCATTGTCATTTACTACATGGTTACAGTCTAGCCTTTACATTTACATTTGGATGTGACACACTAGATGATAAAAATTGGGCAGTAGACTTCGGTGGACTTAAAATGCTTAAGGCATGGCTAGAAGACCATTTCGACCATAAGCTGGCACTGGATAAATCAGATCCACATCTATCTAAATTTAAAGAACTAGAAGCATTGGATCTAGCAGAGATTAGAATTTTTGATGGTGTTGGTGCAGAGAAGTTTGCCCAACATGCTTTCACATTTGCTGACAATTTAATTAGAGCTAATACCAATAACCGTTGCTATTGCGTTAAAGTAGAATGTGCAGAACACGGTGCTAATAGTGCTATTTACGAAGGTTAAGAATGAAACTGTATAAACACAGTAACGGTAAGGCAAGTCTTTTTCCTGAGCATATTCCCAAAGGATGGGAAGTGTTTATCAGGCCTGACACATTTGAAATAGTGTGGCGTAAAATTAGGGGCAGACATGTGGGCACGTGAACAAAGTTATGTTTATCTAAAGCAGTACATTCAGTGCCGCAACAATACGCCCTGGCCAATGGCAGTGCCACAAGCACATGACCGTGCTAGATGGGCCCTACAACACCTAGGTGGTCTAGGCAGCAGTTGGGACATACGCCGTAGTGATTGTACATATTATTATCCACAGGTAAAAAATGAAAAAAATGTGGAGACTTTGGGCTAAAAGTTTAGGAGAGAAGTCAGGTGATACAGATCAGGAAGCTGACCGTATTGCTTGCATCCGCACCTGTATTGTGTTAATATATGTAATAACAAACTTTTTTATCATAGCAGGTGTGATAAGACATTGGTAAGGATCAATAATGAAAACAGCAAAACAAATAGCCGATGAATTATTCGGTAGAATTAAATCTAGTGACATGCAATTCTATGAAGTAAAACGTGAAGTAGAAACCGGATGGTTACCTAATGGTACTGTCCCGTTCAATGTTAGATGCCGCAATGGTGTTGCAACATTTACCGTATATGCATCCAGCCAAGTAGATGCAGAGGATCAAGTAACAAATTGGTTGGAACAAGATGAGTAAATTTAAATTAGGTGATTTAGTAAAAAAAGTTTCCGGGTCACAATGGCACGGTGTTGTTGTTGTTGGTACATATTCAACTGAATTGACACCTGAAGGCTATGCAGTTGAAAGCGATACTGAAAAAGGCTCTGTTCAGATTTATCCGGCAAAAGCATTAGAACTATGGATTAAAAATGAGCAAAATTAAAATCGCAGAGTTGTTTTATAGTATACAAGGTGAAGGTAGATACATGGGTGTGCCTAGCGTATTCCTTCGTACATTCGGTTGTAATTTTAAATGTGCGGGATTTGGTATGCCCGGTGGTATGTTAAGTGCTGAGGCAGAAGAAATTGCACAAGTAGTACACTTATATAATAATTATAAGGAATTACCTTTAGTCAGTACTGGTTGCGATAGTTATGCTAGTTGGGATCCTAGGTTTAAACATCTTAGTGCTGTTATCTCTACTGATGCTATCGTAGATGGAATTATGGATATGCTCCCTCATGAGCGTTGGATAGATGAACATCTAGTTATTACAGGCGGTGAACCTCTTCTCGGATGGCAAAAATCATTTATAGATTTATTACAAAATGATAAGATGAAATCACTCAAAGAATTGACCTTTGAAACAAACGGTACACAACTTCTTACACCTGATTTCAGACACTATTTATTGAACTGGACTCTAGGCAATAAAGAACGAGGATACAATGCATTAACATTTAGTGTAAGTGCTAAACTACCTTGCAGTGGTGAAAGTTGGAGTGATGCTATCAAACCAGATGTTGTGTGTCAATACCAAGATGTTGGTCATACTTATTTAAAATTGGTAGTTGCTACTGAACATGATGTAAAAGATGCAGAAAGAGCAGTAAATGAGTACCGTAAAAATGGTTTTAAAGGTAGCGTGTATCTTATGCCTGTCGGTGGTGTTGAGCGGGTGTATTCCCTTAACAATCGTGCAGTGGCAGAAATGGCAATGCAAAAAGGCTGGCGGTACAGTGATAGATTACAAGTGCCACTATTCAAAAACGAGTGGGGAACTTAATGTCAGAAACACACAAAAGAACAATAGTAAGAGCCATAGTATGGCGTATAATAGCTACATGCGTAACTGCAATTTGGGCAGGGTGGAGTGGGGCAATATGGGCTAATATAGTGTTAACTGTATTACATTACATACATGAACGAGTATGGCTCAACGTAAAATGGGGAACCTAAAATATGTTAGAAACAATATGTGAAGTATTAGAAGACGCCTACAAGCGTAATTGGATTACAAGTCGTGACGGCAATGTGAGTATTCGGCATCATGACCGTGACCATTTCTACATCACCCCGAGTGGTGTACGTAAGCAAACATTACAGCCCGATCAATTTAAGAAAATTAAATTAGTTGATAATATCAGTGCCTCCCCGCCTTTCTTAACAAAATCTTGGCAGGAAGAATTTTATACCGATATAAGTGCTAACTTAAAGCCCAGCGGAGAACTCCCCTTACACTTTGGATTGCAAAAAGAAATGGGACAACATACAGACGATGTGCGGGTAGTCGTACACGTTCATCCTACATATTGTATTGCTGCGATGCATGCCGGTATTGATTTAAGTACAATTAGTGATAGTTTTCCAGAACTTAATCGTTATACAAAGGTAGCGCCCAATGTAGGAGATGTGAAACCAATTAGCCAAGAACTTGCTGACCAGTGTCACTATAGATTAGAATTAGATGACTATGGAAACATCGCATATGACATTGTAGGTATCAAAGGACATGGAGTAGTTGCTATTGACACAAGTCCATGGCGTGCCTATGAACACATTGAACGATTAGAACATATTTGTAAAATAGTATTGGCATCAGGAAAATATTAAAATGAGTTTTTTAGTAGCAAACTTGCCACCAGTAAAATGTTTTATTCGCAGAGAATTTTTGTATGATTTTGAGAAGGGTCAAGGGGAACTTGAACCATGTTGGTGGATATCAATAAAGTCTCAACGTAGCCAAGCATTTAGAATTGAATCGTACTTAAATCACTATGGTGCGTTATATGATAAACTTCCATTACATGCTTACTGCTGGAAACCTATAGAAGGTGATCCGTATCCTTTAGATTTTTTACAATTATGGAACAGCATGTCTTATGATATCACTGTAATTAAAAAAGCAATGATAGCAAATATGAGATGTAAAATTAAAATGAAAGATGGTTCATGGTTAGAGGGTGAATATCTTTTTACTGTTGATTCCTCACATCCCGATTTTAATACTCTTGATTGTGGACACAGTGAAGACGTTGAGGATCATAAGTCCTTTAACTTTATCAAGTGCGATAATGGACAGTTTGCTGCACAACCAAATAATCGTATTGTTATTTTAGAACCGGCATCTAACCCTAAAGAAATGAAGATACCAGATTTCAATGTTGCTACTACTAGATGGAATGTTGAAATGGATTCAAAGTGGGACTATGGATTACCAGAGAACAAATGGAGAATGAATGAATAACAAGAAAATATTAAATGATTAGTACACGCATTTTAGACAATGACATGGGTGCAGTAATGAAAGTGCCACTCACCGGTAGAGGCACGATTCACGGTGTTACGGTTGAACTTGATGTAGTGGTTGCTCAGGAAAAAGATTCAAGTGGTAAGTTTATTGATATTACTAATAAAATTGCATTGACTGAACTTGATGTAGGATTGTTAGAGATAATCTCAGCCGATCGAGGTGTACCTAGATTCGTTGAACACGTAAAACAACTTAATAATCCTGAACGTGAAAAACTATTTGTGGAAGCATACACTAAATGGGTCACTGGTGGTAAAAAATGATGGGCACGGGGTATAGACCAACGACACTAGACGAAATGTTTTATAATAAATTAGTAGGTACAGAGTTAAAATTTGCTTGGTTTCCAGTAAAGTGTAACATATCAGATAAACCTATATGGTTAGAGTTTGGTTATAAACTTACTGCATTATATACTGGACCTGGTGCCACTGTCTTTGAATGTAAATGGCATGATAAACATGAACATATTATTTGGAAATTAAAACAATGAGAACATATGATAAAAGAATTGGCTTCTTAGTAAGTTATCAAACTCTTATACCTCATGGTGGTATAGGGCAATTTGCAAAGAGTTTTTGCGAATTGATGGATAGCCATAACATTAAAGTTGATATAATCACTGATAAAGAACCCAAAGACAATGAGTTTGTTAAATCATTGAAGGCAAATATTATATATCCTAAAGTGTCATTAGCCTATACAACACATAGTAATATCTTTATGTATGGTGATACATTCAACTATGAACGTATGGCTAACTTCCGAAATAGTATTGTAGAAGCATTAGAACATAATTTATATGATGCATTCATTTGTAACACATACGAAACAGTGCAGGTTGCTATTACAATGGGACTTGAAGATTGTATTCAAGTTATTGCATATACTCATTTAGAAAGTCAAATCTTTAAGGATACAAAGAATCCTTTCTTATATAATACCAATGTGTTGATGCGTCAACAACTTAGTACTCCCGGTGTATATGTTGGTACACAAAGCAAATACAATTGGCTTAACCTAGATGAATCATCTTATCATTTACCTATTCCAATTACAGAACAAGGATTGCTAGAAGAACATCACAAGCCACGTGAGGGTATATTGTTTGTTGGTCGTTGGGAAGAAGGCAAAAACCCTGAACTATTCTTAGAACTGATTGAACAAACTAAACTACCCGCTAAGGTAATGACTAGCGCAAATGGTGCTAAGAAATTTGAAGAACGATTAAAGAAGATTGGTGTACCTTATGAAATAAAAGTAGGTATTATTGGTCAAGAAAAAGTAGATTTCATTACAAGTGCAAGAGTTGCATTCAATCCTAGTATTGTTGAGAGTTATGGTATGGCTTTCTATGAACAGATTACACAACTACCCACGTTCTGTTTAGAGAATCAACGTTGGACTAATAATTTTAAAGGTAGATTCTTCTTTGTAACTAATAAAAAACAAATGGCAGAAGATGTTAAGGATGCATATCACGCTTACCCAACTGCTAAATCTTGGTATGACAAAAATGCATTGCGAGATACACAAAATTTAGAATCAGATGTATTTCATAAATGGAATGAATGTTTCAATGAGTTTAAGCCAAAGCAATCAAACAGTAACACAGCCAAAATATTAGAGAACACTACGGTCAAACATAGTGATTACATTAAAGATTTGGGTCGTAGTTTAATTTGCATTGATGACATTCGTAGTGTATTGACAAATAAACACAAGTATCGTATAATCTATACAGACAAGGAAACTTATCTAACCAAGGATCCTAGCTATGAACCATTAGAGGAAGTAACAGGATTAGGATTATTTGAACTAGTATGAAAAAAATATTAATAACAGGTAACAGTGGTTACATAGGATCACATCTTTGTAAGATGTTAGATGGTGAGTATGAGATTGTGGGATTAGATATCAAAGATCCTCAATATAAAGTTAGTAGACACTTTAATAGAAATATCAAAAACCAGTTTACATTAAAGAAAGAACATTTTGATGCAGTTATACATCTAGCCGCATTAGTCAATGTAGGTGAAAGTCAAAGGACACCCACTGATTATTATTTGACTAATATGATTGGTTCATTGAATCTATTAACTTGGGTAGATACAGATAATTTTATTTTTGCTAGTACAGGTGCAGCCGAAAAATGCGAAAGCGCATACGGTACAAGTAAGAAAGCGGCTGAAGATTGTATTAAAGAAATGTGTGAATACAGAAACATACCATATACTATCTTTAGATTTTACAATGTAATTGGTAGTGATGGATTTGCACCTACTAACCCTGATGGATTAATGTACAATTTATTCAAGGCAAAAGACACTGGTGAATTTACTATCTTTGGGAAAAACTACAATGAAAGTTGGGATGGTACTTGTGTACGTGATTATGTACACGTGAATGAAATATGCGATGCATTGCGTACTGCCATAGAAACACCTAGCAATAATATTGAATGTTTGGGTCATGGTGTAGGTTATACCGTTAAAGAAATGGTTAGTATATTTGAAACAGTTAACAACCTTACCATTGACGTTAAGTATGGACCTCGTAGAGAAGGTGATATTGCAGTTAGTGTGTTGGGAAATGTTAGTGAGTACATGAAACATCTTTATGATATTAAGGATTTATTAAAGATTGACAAATAATCACAACTATGCTACACTACAGTATGACTAACTATAACGGTAATACTTTATGACTAAACGTGTAGGCTTTGCTTGCAAATGGGCAGAGATTAATAAAAAAGGTGAGATTGTTAGTGCTGAGGGTCTTAACACCGGTGGCACTACAATGGCATGGGCAAAACGCAATAACAAGCAAATGGTTGAAGAAAAAATCATTGAAGTGGCTAAGAAAAATATTCTTAACACACATGCATTGATTAAGAAAGTTGCAACACTTCCTCCTGAACTACGTATGTTACGACTAACTAGCGATATGCTTAGTTTCTATACGCACCCCGATTATCTTTACTTCTGGCAATCATCTGACGTACAAAATATGTTGTCTAAATGGTTTGCACCATTAGGTGAGACTGCACGTGCTAATGACATTCGTGTTAGTTTTCACCCTGACCAGTTTGTTGTACTAGCAAGCGAACGTGAAGAAGTTGTTACTAATAGCATACGTGAATTTGAATATCATTGTGATATGGCTCGCTGGATGGGCTATGGTCGTAAATTTCAAGACATGAAAATCAATGTACATATTAGTGGTCGTCAAGGTCCTGATGGTATTCGTAAAGCATATACCCGCCTAAGTCCCGAGGCACGTAATTGTTTAACTATAGAGAACGAGGAGATGAGTCATGGATTGGATACTTGTTTGCAGCTTTCCGATTTGGTGCCTATTGTTCTTGACATACATCATCATTGGATCCGAGAAGGTGAATACATCGACCCTTTGGACTCTAGGGTTATTCGTGTTATTGATAGTTGGCGCGGAATGCGTCCTACTCTCCACTATAGCGTTAGTCGTGAAGACATTCTAGTTGGTCATGATACAAAGACTAGACCCAATCATGCACAACTATTAACTGAAGGTCATAACAAACAAAAACTACGTGCCCATAGTGACTACTACTGGAATGTTGAAGTTAACAAGTGGGCGGCTAGTTTCAATGAGAACTTTGATATCATGTGCGAGTCTAAGGCTAAGAACTTGGCTAGCATTGACTTTTACGAAAAATATTGTAAGTGATAGATGAACTATATCAAATTTGGGGTGTAAAGCCTGAACATATACACGGTGACAAGTTTACTGGTTATGAAAGCCTATACCCTGAGTTTGATAAGTTTACAGAAGAAGTTTATGCTAAAGATCCAGAAGGTGTACGTAAACAAATACTAGAACTATATCGTAGTATTAATCTTGTTCCAATGTATTACTACACCGAACAGGGATTAATAGATGAAATTAACACACTAAAAGATAGAAAGTATAACGAGATACATAACGATATACTACCTTTAGGTAACAATGGTGGACAGACAATCAATCGTTTCTTATTCCCTAATATGTTAACTGCATTACCAAAAGGTCGTGCAGGTAATAGTTTGCGTGATAGGTTCTTAAACGATACTAAACTAGATAGAGCCATTCGTATTTGCTTTGAACATCGTAGTGGTGGCGCAAGATTAGTTTATCCTACATTAATTAGAACTGCATTAGAGTTAGTAACCGGTGAGAACATACAAAACTTTAAATCATTAAACGCACGTAGTATCATTGAACATCTATGCCCTACTATGTTCGGTCGTATATATGATTATAGTTCAGGATACGGTGGACGAATGCTAGGCACTAGTCTTAGTAATATGCACTATACCTATATAGGTATAGACCCAAATACAGAAACATTTAAATATCTTAACTATCTACAAAAGTTTTGTGACAATGATGTGGAGTTATACAATACTGTTAGTGAAGACTATCAACCAGAAAATATTGACTTAGCATTCAGTAGTCCGCCTTACTTTAACTTAGAAAAGTATTGTGACGAACCAACACAATGTATGAATCGTTATACTACATTGGATGAATGGTTTGATGGTTATGTAGTCCCAACTATGCGTAATATATATAATGGGTTGAATGTTGATGGATTGTTTGCTACTAACATTGCTGACTACAAGGGTATAGGTGGCGAGTTCTTTGTAGTTGATAAATGGATAAGTACTGCTGAAAGTTTAGGATTCAAATATCGTAAGACAATCAAAATGATATTAAACACTAGACCAGGTGTTGGTAACTTTCGTAATGAAGGTAGAGAAAAATTTGAAGGCATTTACGTTTTCAGTAAATAGTATACTATGTTTGATAAGATTAAAAGTATTTTTAAAAAGCCAGAGCCTGTAAAGGTTGAGCCTAAACCAAAGAAACCACGCAAGCCAAAAGAACCTAAGGTTGCACTTGAGTTATCAGACAAAGAAAAAGCAACATTAGCAGGTGAACCCTATATTGCAATTACTAAAGTAGATATTGATCCCAATGATATGCACAACGGTGCATTTGAACTTGACTGGAATGATAAGTTTATTATCAATTTGATAAAAGCGGGATACAAACAAAAAGATACTGACACTGATGATGTTATAGCCGATCGTTGGTTTCAAGTAGTTTGTCGCAATATAGCACTTGAGGTCTATGAACAAGTAGTAGCAGATCCTACAAATAGGGATGTCCGCCCCATTAGAACACGTGATTTAGGTGATGGACGCACAGAAGTAAGTTAATGCGTATATACGATAAAAACAATCCTCCTAAAGGATTTTATATTTATGCGTATATTCGTGCCTACACCTCAATAACAGCAACCGCCGGAACCCCCTACTACATAGGAAAAGGTAAGGGAAATCGTGCAGTTGATAACAAACATACCAATGGTTCTAAACCCAAAGAATTATCTCGAATAGTTATATTAGAAGATAATCTAACTGAATTAGGTGCATTTGCATTAGAACGAAGAATGATTAGATGGTGGGGGCGAAAAGACCTTAAAACCGGTGTTTTGTTAAATCGAACAGATGGTGGTGAGGGAATGAGTAATCCGTCACCGGAGACTAGGGAAAGATTAAGTGAACTAAACAGATTGGGTATTATAGGCAGAAAAGGTAAACCAGTATCTCTTGAAACTAGAAAAAAAATTGGTGAGGGAAATAAAGGTAAAATTCGTACTGAAGAATTTTGCAAAAATATTAGCAAGAGACAAATGGGAAGAAAACCGTCTGCACTCGCAATTCAACGACTGCGGGAAAGAAATTTAGGGTCAACTATACCACAGGAAGTTATAGATAAACGAGTTAAAACTAGACTAGAGAATAATAAACAAAGACCTCCCGCAGTTCATTCCGAAGAAACTAAGAAAAAAATTGGTGATGCTTTGAGAGGTAAGAAGCAGAAACCTAGAGGTCCATTATCACCGGAACATCGAGCCGCAGTTAGTGCAGCAATGAAAGGCTTGAAGAAAAAACCAAAACCCTTTGACCCCATTGCTAATAAAAAAATCAGTGAAGCACTTAAGGGTAAACCTAGAAGCGAGGAAACGAAGCAAAAAATTGCTGAAGGGCACAGACGCCGGGCCGCTGAGAGAAAAGCGGAAAAACTTGCCCAACAAAACGCACTCTTTAGTACTCTTTTTGAATTGACATAAAAAGGTTGACAAGTAACTAGTTTGGGTGTATAATAAAACATAAACTCAGAAAGTTATTATGTCCGAAATCTCTTTTGACTTGTTCAAACAGTCCTGTGAGGATCGTGGTTATACTGAACGCATATACCATGACCGCGGGGTATACGTATTATATTCCAATAACGGAATCAAATGCGAGATTAAAAAGAATCACTATACAATAGGCTGGTTAGCAAGACCAGAAGATGTTGCTACTATGCGTCAACAATTTATTGATGCAGGGTTTGTTGAGAAAAAAGGCAAGCGTAGTGAAAAGCGCAAGGACGAAAAAGATTTTATCAATGTACACTTTGACGGAGATGTACTCGAAAACTTTTGGGTTCTAGTTGGAATCATCGAATCCATTACTACTATTGTACGTAAGGTACGAGGTCAGGCAATTAAGCCAATTGCACGTGAGGTAAGTGAACGTAATATCTTTGAAAAGATTGCCAAACGTTTCAAATACTTTATTGACAGTGAAGATGGATTTGGCTTAGAAAATACCCGAGCATTGCTTGAGGGAGATAGTATTGACTATTTGATTACAATTGGTGAATCAGTTAATCGTACTAAAGAAAACACCTACCGTGAACATATTGTTCCTTGTATCCTTATCTATAATCAAGCGGTAACAATGACTATGGAAAAACATAGCGTGACCGAAATTGCACAAATGATTAAAAATAATTTAGCAATAGTATTGATTACAAATGAAGAGGCAGAGTTATTAGACAATGAATTAGACTTACAAACAAGTATGCCGGAAGGCTGGGAATTTGGGCACGATGTGTTTGCACGATTAAACGTTGCCCAAATTAAATTGAAATAACTTGACAAAATCTAAATATACGTATATAATACACACATGAACTACGCACTTATCGACACTGCCAACACTTTCTTCCGTGCCCGTCACGTTGCATCACGTAATAGTGACCCGTGGGAGAAAGTGGGAATGGCACTACACTTGACACTTGCGAGTGTCAATCAGATTGTACGCAAATTTGGCATTGACCACGTTGTGTTTTGCTTAGAAGGTAGGTCGTTTCGCAAAGACCTATACAAGCCCTACAAGGCACAACGAGCAGTTGCTAATCAGGCATTGACTGAGGCAGAAAAAGAAGAATCGGAAATGTTTTGGGATACTTATGAAAAGTTCACTACATTTCTAAAAGAGAAAACGAACGTTAGCGTATTGCGTGAACCGCAAGCAGAGGCTGACGATTTAATTGCAAGATTTATACACTTACACCCAAATGATAAAATTTTTATTATTAGTTCTGATGGCGATTATATCCAGCTTATATCAGATACAGTACATCAGTACAATGGAATCACTAACCAACTTATCACCCCAGATGGATATTTTGATGATAAAGGAAAACTAATCGTTGATAAGAAAACTAAAGAGCCCAAACTCTTAGAAGATCCTCAATGGTTGCTTTTCAAAAAATGTATGCGCGGTGATTCAAGCGACAATGTGTTTTCGGCATATCCAGGTGTGCGTGAGAAAGGTACTAAGAACAAAATCGGCTTGATGGAAGCATACGAGGATCGTACTAAGCAAGGTTTTAATTGGAATAACATGATGCTGCAACGCTGGGTTGACCATGATGGTGTCGAGCATCGTGTTAAGGACGACTATGAGCGCAATCGTCAATTGATTGACTTGACATGTCAGCCTGATTGGGTAAAGACTAATGTTGACAATGCTATTAAAACTGGTGTTAGGCTTGAAACTACACCTCAAGTAGGCATTCACTTGATGAAATTCTGTGGTAAGTACGAACTTGAGAAGATATCACAGAATGCCGAGACATATAGCAAGTGGTTAAACAATCCATACAAGGGGGTACTATGCCAAGTTTAGCAGATTATTTTTCACTAAACAGATACAAGGCTAAATGGAACATAGGTGATCGTATCATAGGTAAATGGAATGGTATTCCATTTGTAGGTACAGTAGGTAATGATACGCAACTTAATGAAATTGAAGGTCCATATATTAGTGTACACTTAGATTTACCTATCAAATTTGAAGATAAAGTTTATAACTTTATTCGAGTTAAACATAAAGATGTTAAGGCTTACAAATGATTAAAATCACTGAACCAAAACAGAAAATTAAAACTATCAAAATAGGTGATCCTGGTTGGTACATCAAGAACGGAATAACAATTACACCACGTGCAGGTTTTGAAGTTTCTAAAAGTTGCCCACGTGAATATGGTTTGATTTTAGCTGAGTGTATTGACAGAGGTTGGATTAACCCAGTAGCATACGTAAAAGAATCAGAATATATTTGGGATAAACTAGGAGAGTAACATGAATGATAAAGAAATTAGAGTTAACCTTGACGCATTAAAGATGATGGATGAGCGTATGCTTGCCGCAGTGATTGATAGTCTAGTTGAATACTATGCTGAGAATTATGGCTTAGACGATTTAAGTGATATCCCAGTGGCCCCTAGAAAACCCTCATATGATTGTGAAGATTTGAGTTTTGTTAAAGAATATCTAAAGAAATTTAGGCTATGAAGGAAATTTTTTACAAAAAAGTTGGGCGCAGGTATGTTCCTGTGCATGAGTATGACCAGACACTTATGGATTCGTTTCCTAAAGGTAGTCATTTGGTAATTTGCTATCCAGGCGGGCAAAGCACACGTTATAATGTAAATCCTGCATATGCACCGATGATTGCCGCAGGTCGTGTAGCAGAAGATAAGATTAGTGAGGCAATAAGAAAGGCCAGTGATATGCGCCCTAAACGAGCACCTATTACTAAAGGGCAACAAGAGGCTTGGGAAAATCTAGTAAAAGAATTCGGTGAAGATGCACGTATGTTAGAATGGCCTAGTGCTAGAGAAGTAGCCGAAGATGCAGTTAAAGTAATGCAAATAGAGGCAGACAAGTTGTTGTCTGTACCTGCAGTTAAAAAGGCATACGAACATTTTTTATTTCTAGCAGAACTAACAAAGGATCATAACAATGTCTAATTATGCAATAGATAGATTGTTAAAATTCAAAACAGTACCTGAGCGTTGGGAGATACACAACCTCTGTGATACATTAGAAGAGGCTAATGCTAGATGTGATATGTGGAATAAAAAGATTGATGGTGGCAGGGCATGGCGTAATGGTCCGGTGATTGTTGCATATCGTGTAAGAGAACTCAAGGAGATTGTAAATGCCTAATTGGTGTATGAATCAGGTTACTATTATAGCACCTGTTGAAAAAATCAAAGCATTAGTTGATGCTATCGAAAAAGATAAATTACTTAATCATTTAGTTCCAATGGAGGAGAATGATCCTGAATGGTATCATAAGCAAATTAATGCATGGGGTACTAAGTGGGAAGTAAGTGATGCACAATTCGATGTGTCAGAAGATGATAAGGTACTTACTATATCATTTGATACTGCATGGTCCCCGCCTATTGAGGCATTCAAATCATGGGGTGAAGAAAACCCTGATTGTATATTTAAATTAAAGTATTTTGAACCAGGTATAGGATTTGCAGGTGTGGCTGATTGGGACGGCGAGTACTTTGATGATGATACGCTTACCCAAGACGAAGACCCAGAAGAATACAAAGAATTCATATCAGATGAATTTGGTTGGGAAGAAGACGAAGAAGAGGACGAAGAATGAACTTAGTAGCAAAACCAATTATCAAAAATCAATATTGGGTTATCACGGACGGTGATAAAAAAATAGGAAACGTAGAGAGTCAAGGTACAGGATTTGATGTAAAGATTGGAAACAATATTGAACATTATAACAGTACTAAACAAATTGAAAAATTCAAAAAGATTGAATTTGAAAAATTTCGTAAACCACAAGATACAGTAGCAGTTACATTTTCTAATTTTCCTACAGGAAAAAGTAAAGTTTATAATAGTGTATTTGATGTAAAACGCAAACTACATTTGTTTACTAAAGAACCAAAAAGCAAATGCTATCATGCAGCCGGCTGGTTTGCAGTCAAACAAAATACAGAATTTGTCAATATTTTTTGTCCAAAGTACATTTTTGTATGTAGATATGAGTATCTCGGGCCATTTAATACCGAGGATGAGTTAAATAGTAGCATAAATACTTGATGATAAATGTAAAAAAGTTTATTGACAAAGTTGCGTTAGCAGAAACCCGCAACGCGGTACAAGTTGTATTACCGTTAAATGAAGCTAAACAATTACGTGACGATATTATGAAAATCATGTTAGACCAGCGTGGACATACAGTAGATGATAACATACAAGTAGTTATGAGAGGGGAGCGTTGGTAATGAGTAGAACACAACCAAAAGTTCTATTAGAGATAGTAGATAAAACAAGTTATAAATGTGACCAAATCGTAGAAGCCAGTGGAATATGGGCAGTCTTCTATGATGACCAACCTATCAATTTAAAAAGTTCACATTACTTAGATAGCAATACTGTGCCCAAATATAAGAAGACTAGTTTTAGTAATCCAGGGCACGCCAGAAATCTCTGTCGCAAATTAAACAACCAATTCAAAACAGATAAATTTAGTGTCGTGTTTCTATCTACCGGCACTAGAGTTTATCCAGATGACTAAACTATCTTATAAAGAATTAGTCACACAACAAATTATCAAAGAATTAGATATAGACGGTCCTACTTGGACACAAGAAGAAGCCATGAAAAAATGGTGGATGGTTCAAAGACCAGATGGCGGACTACGATTATCTGATATCGGTGATTTATCATTCAGGTATGCCAAAATAGAATTTTATAATTACGATTTTACAATAGATACCAAGTCTGGTGGCGGCTGGCATAATTATCTATTAGAGTTAAATAAAAAATTAAAATGTCCCTACTACATAGGCGTAAATAAAGTAGAAGATAGCAAGAAACCTTTCATAAGATTATATGACAGTAAGATTGCTATGTTGGTTAGTCTGTATGGTAACATATCAGAATATCTTAAATCAGTAAAGGTACGATAATGACAGAAGAAAAGAAAAGCAAGAACCCATTCATCAATATGGCTAACGATGCTAAAAAGAAAAATCAAGGCGAGCATCCTGGATTAGGTAAAGCACCAAAGAAACAAGGGCCAAAAGCAAATACAAAGGGATTCGGTGGTGCTAGTGTAGTAAGACGAAGTGGTAGAGGCGGATAAATACTTGTCAACGATAACGCGGGCTACCGCGTTATATATATGAGTAATATTTTTAAAGGAACATAAAATGAAACAACTTATCGCAATCATTCTAGCAACATTCACATTCGTAGCATATGCAAATGAACCAACCGTAACTGATTCGGGTGTTAAATTGGCAAAGAAAAAAGACCACAGTAAGGATGCAAAGGTGGACACCACCAAAAGTCCCAGTAAAAGTTCTAGCACTGCCAAGGACGCAAAGAAACCTGCTAAAGATAGTAAGGCATCCAAATAAAATATTTGACATTGATGATGAAGGTAACGGTCCGCCCGGACCAGACGAACTAGACTTACAAAGAGGGTTTGATCGCCCGAAGATAGTCCATCATGAAATTGATGATGAACCGTTATCAGATTATGTAACAATACGATTGGCTCTAATTAGAGTCAAGGCTCTACACAAATACAGAGAAGTATGTTATAATAAAAATTCACAGGCATAAATACTTGTGCAGTTATGGGTTCTGTATAAAAACCCAAAATCATACACACACATAGGAGAAAATTATGATTCAATCTTTCACACACGATGCCGTTGATGCGGTACAAAAGGGTAAACTACAATTCGTTTCAGCTTTCGTTAAACACGAAGGTCTAGCAGAAACGATGACTAAATTCGTTCAAGCCCAAACAGAATACACTAAATCAGTATTAGACACAAACATTGAAACAATGTTGAATTTTGGTACACTTGTTACAAAGAAAGACTTTGTTAAAGACCTTATTTCAGCATATGGTTTAGATAAATTCGCACCAACAGCACCTGCTAAAGCTGCAAGCAAGAAAACAAAGTAATATGTTAATAACTCTACTTATTGTAGCATTGGCTTATGCCGGTTATAAAGTTGCCAAAATTTCAAACGACACTTCATATGGTTCTAGTTTAGAACAATATATTACTGAGCGTAACCCACAACATTCAGGTGATGTGGAACGTCTTACAGTTGAATACAACATGAAAATATCTAGAGGTATACTATGAAAAAATTTATTCTAAGCATCTTAGAAGCCATCCAAGCTATTAAAAAACATAGAAACGATTCTAGTTTAAAGGGTAGATAAACCCAAACTAGATTGACTTTCAATCTTAATGGCTATATAATTTACACACAAACACAGGAGACAATATGTCAGATTTTACACCAAAAATGCCTGAAGTAAAATTCAGTAAAAACGGATACGAAATTCGCAGCGATGTTCTTGGAATGGCTAAAGATTTTGTAGAAAAAGAATACAGCATGAAATTTGCTGGTTGGGAACTAACTGCAAAGAAAGATCCTGCAACAGGACAACTTGTTAATTCAGTTGCCGCACCAGAGTTTCCTGGATTAGAGCAGATTTTAGAAACCGCAGAAAAAATGTATGGTTTTGTAAATCAAAGTACTACAACTAAAAAGTAATACTTTTAGTTTCAAAAGCCCTGCTAGTCGGGGCTTTTCCACGGCTTGACAATAAATCATTTTGGGCATATAATACATGTATTGATTGATTAAAGGAGTTGTTATGAAAATTGAAACTGCAATAGCCCAACTTAAAAAAGAACAAGAATTTTTGGGTCTAGGTCTATTAGAACTTTTAGCTGACATTCAAAAAGACGGTCGAATGGTCTATAGCGAAAAGACCATGCAAGCGTATAGGATATTTATGGTTGAGGGCGCAAAAATGTTTGCTCCTGTTGCAGAATAACAACAACCCAAAATTTGACAATAAATCGGTTTGGGTATATAATACTTGTATTGATTGATTAAAGGAGCTAGTTATGAAGGTAAAACTTTTTGTTACAGGTAGTCAGAATTACATGTATTTCAAAAACAAACTTCCTACTAGGCGTTGGGATTACTGTGAGACACCCCGCACGGTGACCATTATCCCTGATCCGGTCAACGTCTACCAAGACGGTGAGTATGGTTTTGTGACAGTTTTCGGTCGTAAGATTTTTGTCAAATGTGACGGAAATCATTGGGAAATCGTCGGTGCTGAGAAATCCAAAACTTGACAATAAATGGATTTGGGTATATAATAGAGTCTTAGTTAGTTGATTAAAGGAGTACAAAATGTCAAACGAATTCAAATCTTGGGAAGAAATGTCTGAGTTGGAACAAGCCCAATGCACATATTGGGATATGTACAAGGATGCTTATGGCGTTCGCCCTCGCGGTGTTGACACTTCTGGTTGGACCCTTGAGGTATTTGAAGCAGAGTTTGCTTCATTGGCTACTGCTATTGAACAAGAGGATGCCCAACGTAAAATTGCTGAGGCAGCGGCTATTGCTAAGTTTGAGGATACTATTACTAACCTCATGCACACTGGTACCAATCGTGAACGTGTGATTGCTTGGTTGATGGATGCTGAGGGTGCTAACGGTGATTATGAATACTTTTGCTTTACTCAGGGATTGCCCTATAATTACTTTAGAAAAGCGGCCTGAGGTTGACAATAAATGGATTTGGGTATATAATACTTGTATTGATTGATTAAAGGAACACAAATGTCACAAATGCTTTGCTACACACTTGAAATTTACAAATCTGACAAACGTGTCAAAGAAGGTAAACGTCTTATTAAAAAAGAAGATTTTGCCCCTTCTACTAAAGACTATATCGAGGCTGTTGCTGAATCAAAACGCAAGTTGGGCTTCATTGTTGAGATGTTCCAAACTTATGAAATTAAGCAAAATTTAATGACTGGTAAGACATACAAGGAACGGTATGATACCCCGTATTTCTGTTCACCCTCTAGCGAATCTTTTTGGAGCAATTAATGATTAAAGTTAATACAAAGTTGAGTACAGATGGTTCTGGTTATTGGTCTAACCTGGCTAAAACAGTACTAGTTACCGGATTAGAACTTTCGTATACATCTGATGATTGGGAGTTTGGTGAACTAAGGGTACACTTTAGCCCTGATACTTGGAATGTGAATGTTTACGGCCTCATCTATACGGATAAAGAATTTTTAAGTAATGTAAAAGTATTACTTTCTAGACTAGAATTAGGTACTGATGTTTCTTATTCTGAGCAAGGTATGCAAGGTGATACTTTTGTTAGTCTAGATGTTGGTCCTGAATTCATAAAATCATACAAAATGGCTTGACAATAAATGGATTTGGGTATATAATAGAATCTTAGACAGTAAAGAAAAGGACTACAAAATGCGTACAAAAACTATCATTGACGGTTTCAAAAATTCACAAAAATTCCGTATCATTTTCAAGGGTGACGGTAGTGAAAATGACGTTGGTTTTTATATGACAATCCAGCAAATGACCGAGCAATTTGCTACAGTTAACGCCCGCTCACTTTGCTGGGACGCAATGATTAAATTGTCTTATTTGCGTTATGAAGCCAAACGCAAAAACGAAACGATTCCAACAGGTCTCGGTGACACTTTCCGTGGCAAACAAGTACAAGTTGATTTGGTCTAAGGAGTACAAATGACTAAAAAAATCTCTATCAAAGTTTTTGCAGATCCAGGTCATGCTTGGGCACGTATTGCTAAGTCCAAATTGGTGAAACTTGGTATCGCTGATAAAATCTCTACTTATAGTTATCAAAAAGGTGAGAATGCTTTCTTGGAAGAGGATTGTGATTTGTCAGTATTGATTACTGCCCTGCGTGAACGTGGCTATGAAATCCGTTTCAACGAAAGCCATACTAATCGCCAAAGCAAAATCCGTAATTATAATACGTATAGAGTAGGAGTATAACATGGATTTCATTGTTAGAATAGTTGAAGGTGTCGGTGAAGTTGGTATCGATACTGAGGCAAGCCCGGGCAACGGAAAATTCTACATTAAACACTATGCATCAGGACATGATGCGGTAGGGTTTGATAATGAGGAAGATGCATTGATGGAACTAGAGTGGGTCAACGATTTGACCGTGGTCGAAAAAGGTTGACAATAAATCACTTTGGGTATATAATAGAGTCTTAATCAGTTAATTAAAGGAGTTTGCAAATGGCTACACGTTCAGCAATTGGTGTGATGCATGGTGATAACTGCAAAATGGTATACTGTCATTGGGACGGTTACTTGGAACACAATGGTGAAATTTTGCAAAAGCATTATGATAGTCCCAAAGCAAATTATCTGGTAGCACTTGGTAATCTTTCTAGTTTGCGTCCTAATATCGGCGAACAACACCCATTTAGCAAATTTGAAATCAACGACAAGTCGCCCGACGTTGATGCCCTTATTGCTTTGTATGAGGAAGCAGAATCTAAAGGTTGGTCTACATTCTATGGTCGTGACCGCGGCGAAGAAGACCAAGGCTATAAAACATTTACTAAATTTTCTGAGGCAGTTGAATACTACCAAGATATGGGTTGTGAGTTTATGTACATCATGCGTGACGATGTTTGGTATGTTACTAGCGGCGACATGACTGAATTGGTTAGTTTAGAGTTTGCATTGAAACAAGTGGAGACTGTATAATGGCTGTACATAAAAAACCTGTACTGAATTATAATGCCAATGATGTTTGGGCCGCAGCATGTCAGGCTCAACAAGTTAACGGCAGTTATATAAAATTAAATGAATTAACTAGCGACCAACTTACGAATGGTACACGTGCTAATCGTGAAATCATAGTATCATTGATGGAAGATACTACCCAAATTACTGATGAAAACCGTGAGCAAGGTAAAAAGGTTCGTCAATATTATCAAGGTCTTACATTCAAGGTTCTTAAAGGTATCAAACTTAATGACTTTGATAATAATGTTATGTTGATTAGCAATCGTGATGTTATCACCGAAAACTTTGACCTAGCAGTTATTGCAAGTTTGCCCAATTCTTATGTACGTGCGGTTGCACGGGATAATGTTGACCAACGTATTAAATTTGCACAAGGTGGCTACATTAGCAAGCCCGGATTAAAGGCTACACTAATTAAATTGGAAGTACTAAAATCTATTTTCTCACATAGATATAATGTGAATTTTATTACCGGAGTTACACCCGCAGATGAGGTAGTGTTTTTTTCTTACAAAGAAAGTATCCCAGTTGGACAAAATATCATTGTCAATGGTACTGTTAAAGCACACCGTGACAATAGTACCCAATTGAGTCGGGTCAAATTAACTTGACATATATTACGCAATATAGTATACTATAATCATCTTTACACACAGGAGTTCGTATGAAGACTTTTATCATTGGTACAGTTTTTGGTATTGTAGTCGCTACCGTAGGTTTTAGCGGTATTGCTAAAATGGTGGACAACAGTATTGAGAAAACAAAAGCAATTGCGATTGAGCAGGCAAAATAAATGGCTTGGATTGGTGTACTCATGTTGTTGATGCTAGGTCATCTTGGCTGGTCATTATTTTTAGCAATTATAATTTTAGTTTTTGGAGATTAATATGGGTTTAGATATGTATGCTTATGTCGCCTCTAAAGCCGACAAGATGAAAGAATATTATGAAAACTATGATTGGGAAAAAGATTCAAGCACTATAACCAAACCGCGTGAATTAGCATATTGGCGTAAGCATCCTAACCTACATGGCTGGATGGAAAATCTATATCGTGAAAAAGGTGGTACTAAAACCTTCAATGGTATTGAACTTGAATTATCATGGGAAGATATTAGTAGGCTTGAAAAAGACATTAAGAAAAGACATTTGCCTAATACAACAGGTTTCTTTTTTGGTAATCCTGCAGATAACATTTATTATCACGATGATTTAAAATTCTGTATTGAAGCCAAAGCAGAAATATTTTTAGGATTGAAAGTCTTTTACAACAGTAGCTGGTAATATCATGTGGTCATTGATTTTAGTTTTGTTTGAACCCTTTGAGCAGTCTTTCCCTCTAGGTGAATTGGGCAAGCATGATACTTTTAGTCAATGCGTGGCTTTTCAACATGAACTTCAATCAGAGGTTACTAAACAAAATGCTAACAGTATATTGTTTTGCGTTAAAGATTTTAAAAATACATTTGGAGTTGAAGAATGATTAAAATTATATTGGCATTTTTGTTTGTGTTTTTCGTGTTTTATTTTGGCATAAAAGGCTACAGGGATTTGTCCGGGAAAGACAAATGGGCATTGACAAAATTGCTTGGTTATAGTATACTATGTGCATTGACAGCAATAGTGCTGTTAATGTTGATTGTTATTTTATTTTAAGGAAACATAATGAAACGTATTTTCACCCTCTCTATTCTTGCTGCTGCAGTTTTGGCAACAGGTTGTACACGTATTGAAACAGGTGAAGTTGGCGTGCGAGTTGGCTTTGATAGACAGGTTCAGCCAGGTGAATTGATGCCCGGATCATTCAATCAAACATTGATCGGTGATGTGCTTACATTCCCTATCAAGGACGTTAATGTGACATTGGAGAACATGACTCCTGTTGCTAAAGACAATTCTACAATGAAAGACTTTGATGCTGTAGTTGTTTACAACATCAACCCACAACAAGTAAGTGAGTTGTACGCAACCAAGAACAAGAGTTTTCACGCTGAGTTTCGTGGTGACACTTATGTGATGTATAACTACATTGTGCAAAATGCCCGCAATGCTATTTACAAATCAGCCCGCAAGCACGAAGCACTGGACATGGCAGACAATCGCACTGACATGGAGAACTACATCAAGGATGAGATTACTCGCAATCTTGCCGAAGAAAAACTAGATGGCAGTATCACAATCAGTCAAGTGATGATTCGTAATGTGTTGCCTAGCGATACAGTGGTTGAATCTGCAAATGCATTGGTTCGTAGCAAAAACGAACTCAAGCAAAAGGAAGTTGAAGTAAAAACTGCCGAAGCAGAAAGTCGCAGAATGGCAGCATTGGCTAATAACTCAGGTGCTAGTATTGCATTCATGCAAGCACAAGCCATGTTGAATATCAGTGAAGGTATCAAGAACGGTCAAGTACAGACTATTGTTGTTCCTTCAAACTTCAATGCATTGATGATGCCAAAATGAAAACCTATCTGCTTTATTTTGACACTGACTATAACATAGGAGTGACATAGATGAAGGTTGATAGAATTAATCCAGCAATGGCTCATAAAATTGAGTTACAGAAACTTGCCCATCAAGAAACAATTAAACAACAACAGATTAAAGTTATCAAAGATAGACAACGTGAATTAGAACAAATTAGACCGCAAGACCTTGACAAAGGTAGTAACATTGACAAAATGGCATAGGAGATATAAATGAGTGCAAGTTGGATTAATAAATTAAACGAGAGCGATAGTCGCCTTCATAAAGAAGATGTAATTTTGCAGGCTCTTGAGGCAAGTGTCCTAGGCAGTCGCAATAGTCAAATTTTCTTGGGTTTTACCAACGCCTGTTATAATCCCTATGTTACATTTGGTATTCGTCAAGTACCCGATACTGTAGGTATTGTTGACGCAGAAAATCCCTGGGATGAATTCAATATGTTGATGTATCAACTTAGCCAACGTAAATTGACAGGTCATGCGGCACGTGATGCTGTACAAAATATGTCTGAGCGGTTTGATAGTATTGAATGGAACACATTCTTAGCACCAGTGTTGCGTAGAGACTTACGAGCAGGTATCAGTGATAAGACAATCAATAAGATTTGTAAAGGTACTGAATATGAAGTACCAATCTTTGGTTGTCAACTAGCAACTAATAGTGAAGGTCGTCCAGAGATGAAAGGCATCAAACGTCTTGAGCCTAAACTTGACGGCGTTCGTGTGTTGTTGACAGCTATCCCTGATGAGGATGGCAATATTGTCACTATTTGTTTCAGTCGCAATGGTAAACAGTTTGACAACTTTGGTCATATTGAAAATCAAATACGTGAGAACTTTGTAAAACTTACACATAAAGCCGCAAGTAGTAACTTGAGCATGGGCTTTGTGATGGATGGTGAAGTGATTGGTAATACATTCCAAGAACTTATGCGTCAGGCGCGCCGCAAGACTGATGTACAAGCAGAGGATAGTGTGTTTAATGTATTTGACATTCTACCAATTGATGCTTTCCGTGAAGGTCATTGGAATGCACAACTACACAAACGCATTAACATTTTAGAAGATATGCGTAGTATCATTGATGACATGCCTAATGTTGAATTGTTACCACATATCATGGTTGATTTGGATACAGCGGCAGGTAAAAATCAATTAGAACGATATGCTAAGGATCAAGTGAATCTTGGATTCGAGGGCATTATGATTAAGAATGTTGATGCGCCATATGTCTGTAAGCGTAGTACAGACTGGATGAAGTGGAAGCCTGTCATTACTGTAGACTTGGAGGTCATAGGTGTCGAAGAAGGTACTGGAAGAAATGAAGGACGACTTGGTGCACTGGTTTGTTCGGGATTCGATGACGGAAAAGAAATCTCCGTCAATGTGGGAAGTGGTTTTAGCGATGATGATCGTGATGAGTTTTGGGCTAACACTAATCACATCATTGGTCGTACTGCTGAAATCATGTGCGATGTGATTACACAAAATCGTGATGGTACGTATAGTTTACGTTTCCCTCGCTTTGTTAGATTTAGGGATGACAAATAATGTATAAAACAATTTACACAGAAGTAGAAGTTGACGTTGACTTGGGTGACTTTGATACCGATGATTTGATTGAAGAATTGGAGTCACGTGGATCGGGAGTCACGGACTATGGAGATGGTAAAGAAATACTAGAGTCCATTTATCAAAAACGTAGGATTGGACAGGACTATCAAACTGAACTTGAGCAGTTAATTTGGTTAGGATTAGGACGTGTTGTATGAATGAGTGGGTATTAGTTGCAATTTTTATGACTAATATAAATGGTATTGCTAAAGTTGAATATGACGTGGTTGATTATTTTAATACTAAAAAAGAATGTATGGTTGTTCGTATGAAACAATCAATCAATGCTAACCGAAGTTATCAGTGCCTACCAAGAGATAAGGTATGAAGGATAAAAAAGATAAATTCATACAATATGGATTTTACCTACTGTATACGGTTAGTACAGTAGGTATATTTTTTGGTATAGTGTATACACAACCAATGATGATTTTCATGTGTGTGATTATGGCATTTATCGGAGTTATCGCAGAGGGTGAATATTTCAGAGAAAAAACTTGGCCTGTAGAAGGATCCGAAGATTACAACAAAATAGTAGACCATGTAAGGCGCGTAATACATGAGGTTAAAAGAAGGAAGAACCAATGAATTCTAAACTAGATGATGACTTAGTTAAAAAGTATCCTAAAATTTTTAGAGATAGATATAAACCTATGCAAGAAACCGCAATGTGTTGGGGTTTTGAATGTGGCACAGGATGGTACAACATATTAGATTTATTGTGTAATCAGATACAACATCATATTGATTGGAAACGTAATCAACGTGTCCGTGCATTAAAATATAATCGTTTGCTGGCTAAGGCACTGAAGGGTGATAAATCTGGGTTAGTCAAATATTTTACTTATGGAGATAGCCCAAACGAAAAGACTTATGAGAACGTAGAGTTTGAAATTAAAAGAAATCAACCAAGACAAGTTCCGGAAGCACCACACCAAGTAGTTGCAAGTCAAATTAAAGAAAAGTTTGGTACATTGAGGTTTTATTATAATGGTGGTGATGACTACATTAGAGGCTTGGTAAGTATGGCTGAGGGATTTTCAAGTAGGACATGTGAAAATTGCGGGAATCCAGGAAGACGCAGGGGTGTTGGATGGTTGTATACGGCATGTGACTTACATACTAAGCCAGAAGATTTGGATACCCAAGAAGAAATTCTTTCCCGATTGTCTGTACAAGATTTAAATAGTAGCATATAATAAGTTAAACTTTTAAGGATTACAAATGGTAACTATCGTAAAACATGAATGGCATAGCACAGACCGCCAATATACTTATGAACTTGATGAAGATATATTGAGTGAAATTTATCCTGATATGGATGAAGATGAAATTGCTAGTTTGTTAGAGCAACTTGAAAATGGTGAAGCTGATATTGAGGATATCATCAATGAAGCCTGGGAAAATGATATTGAAATAGATTGGGAATTCCAATATGATGATTGTTGGACTGACCGTAAAGGCGGGTATGAGGTTACTTACGAATATGGTGATGAAGATAGTTACCATCACGAACCTTCTCCACCCGAACCAACACACAAGTGTACTAAATGTAAATGGGTTGGTCAGAATTATGATGCTGATTGGCAATGGCAAGACAGTGATGGCAAAGACCTTGATGAACCAAAGAAAGTTTGCCCAATGTGTGATAGTGACACTGAGTTAACCGAAGCAGGCATCAAAGATAAAAAAGAATCTGATGAACGTTCCGCACGATGGGCCAAAGAAGCCAAAGACGCTGAGGAAGAAGTTCCTTGTTTTAGTTGTGGTGCTATGCATAAAGAAAGTGACTTGCCTGAATTGAGTGGGCAATATCATTGTCCTGATTGCCATGAAGGTTGGGTAATGATGGATAGTCGTGAGGAAGAACCGGTCGATGAAACAGAATTAGAAAACGCATTAGAAGAATTGAAACGTGAGTTTGATGAATTAGTAGCGACAAGTGATGTAGTTCCCATGAAGTGTACAGAGTGTAAATGGACCGGTGATTGGACCGACACAAAATCTAACGATGATGGTGAGGATACTTGTCCAGAATGTGGTTCATTAGTTGAAGATGTTAACAATGGATGATTATTTAGATTTAATAGGTAAGAAGTTTTCGTTTGAAGACGGGGCAATGATTGAGATAATCCAACTTAAAGAAAGAGAAGATGGATTATGGGTTCATTATTTTATTTCAATGAATGCTAGTTTACCTAGAAAACTAGTTATGCAACTAGACGAGTTTAACAATACATTCGGACATTTATTTAAAGACTAAATATATACACTATGATCCTAGCTATATTACTCCTACTTTCCGGCTTAACTATTTCAGCGGTTGCCATTTATTATTCTGTCGCAGGTTTGGTTGCGATATTCTCTGCCGCGGCAATACCTATCATGGTTATGGGTATCAGTCTTGAGGTAGGTAAACTTGTTATTGCAAGTTGGGTAAAAGCACGATGGACACAAGCTCCATTTTTAATGAAGTCATATGCTATTATTGCCGTTGTTATTTTAATGGTTATTACTAGTTTAGGTATTTTTGGTTTTTTAAGCAAAGCACATAGTGACCAAACATTAGTAAGTGGTGATGTACAAAGTAAGATTGCAGTATATGACGAAAAAATCAAAACAGCAAAGGACAACATAGATGCGAACCGGAAGGCGCTTAAACAAATGGATGAGGCTGTGGACCAAGTTATGGGTCGAAGCAATGATGAAAAAGGTGCCGAGAAAGCTGTTCAAATCCGAAGAGCACAGCAAAAAGAACGTGTCCGCCTTCAATCTGAGATTGCGACCGAACAGAAAACTGTTGCCGCCCTTAGCGAAGAAAGGGCACCCATCGCAGCCGAGGTTCGTAAGGTTGAAGCAGAAGTAGGGCCAATCAAGTACATAGCGGCATTTGTCTATGGTGACAACCCTGATACTAATGTGTTAGAACGTGCAGTAACTTGGGTTATTATTCTTATTGTTATTGTGTTTGACCCGTTAGCAATTGTTATGCTATTAGCGGCTCAAATGACATTTGGTTGGCTTAAAGAAGAAAAAGAAGACAAACACAAATACGAACAAGATGACGGTCCAATTAATGAGGAAGCACTAGCGGCATTACGTGAACGTGCCAAAGAAGATTTACCAACAGGTGAACTTACTAACAAAGACGAATTATTTCCGATAGATGAAGATGTAGTTAAAGAATTAGATGATCCAATTAATTGCCATATTTGCAATACTCCTCTTGTTAAGGCACCTGGCATTGGATTATTCTGTCCAAATAAAGAGTGTGATGTATTAGATGGGCCCTTTGATGGTTCTGAACCTATTCAACTGGTAGTCACTAACTCAAATCCTGCTGACAACATTCCTGTAGTTGAAGAAAAGGTAGAAGAACCTGTTACGTCTAAAACACCTGCAATTGATATTGAATACAAGTTTGTAGAAGAGGATCACGAACCAGATTATACAGACCCAGTTATTACAACTAAAGAGGATGATTCAGTATCTGTAGGTTTCTTAAAGCAACACACTATGACTATACGTGAGCAAATAGAGGAACCAGAAGTTAAAAAGGATGATACACCTAACTTTGAAGGCTTTAAAGATTTAACAACAGGCGAATGGGTACAAACAGGACCTGCTTTTGAAGCTCCAAAAGAAGAAGACATTGAGTTAAGTAATCTACTAAAAGACAGTCCCGGCGATTACATAGTATACGGTGGGAAAAGAATGCATAAAAGTGTTCTCTCTGATTTGCGCCCCGACTTACATCTTGTCAATGATTTAAAATTAAAAGTTGATGATCCTACTGAACCAAACGTTACATTCGGTGATAATTTTCCCAAAGTACCAGCTTTAGGTGATATGTTTACCCGTATTGATGTTATTCCGCATAGAATTTTTAAATTTAACGGTAGAAAATGGATAGAAGTAAACCGTGAAAATACTGATAGTCATCTATCTGAAGATGGTTATATCCAACATTTAATTGAGAAAATTGCTAGCGGAGAATATGATCCGGATCATTTGACTCCTGCTGAACAAGACGCAATTGCCCAATACATAAAAGAAGACAAAAATACCATCTAAAAGGTTGACAATAATTCCGAATAATGTTATACTATGTTCATAGTTTAACTCAGAGAGGTTTTTATGAAACTCAAACTTTCAGCAGTAGCAATTGTAGTACTTTTGTCTGCATGTTCTAGTATGAAGTCGGTAGACGGTGCTAATAGTTCCGGACCCATCACAAGTCAAAAATTGTCTACCAACTTTGTAAGTGAAAAAATCAAAGTTGAAACCAAATGTGAATGGTTTGGTTTAGGTAGTAATTGTAAGATTGTTGCCATTGAGTCAACCGGTACTGCACCAACATTCGGTGCTACAACTAGCAACCGTAAAAATGCGTTGACTATTGCCGAAATGAGGGCGAATAGCAATGTAAGTGAATTCTTAAATAAAGAAATTAGTACTAACCGTGTTAACACTACTATTGCCAAGAACATTGAAAAAGCAAAAGATGTTGTTAAATCCGGTAATGCAGATGGTTCAACAGTTGAAATGACTGATAAAGAAGCCGCAAATACTAGTTTGCGTGAGAACCAAAACGATACGGTTGTTCAATTAACTGAAACAATCAAAACAAACTCAAGTGCAATACTTAAAGGTTTTATAAAAATCAAAGAAGAAGTAATTGGTCCTCAAGAAGTAGCAGTTACCATTCGTTGGGATTTGGATAGCGAAGCCGTTCGTAATCAACTTGCCAATAGAATGAAATGAAATATCTAGCCATAGTGCTAGTGCTGATACTTTCGGCCTGTGCAAGCACACCTTCTAAAGAAGCCAAAGTAGAAAATGGTTATGTACGAGTGCTCGGTACTGGTAAAACAGTAGAAGAGGCTAGACGTAATGGATTTCAATTAGCAGTTGAAATGGCTGTTGGTGCGATAGTAATAACTGAAAAACAAGCAACCAATAACGTACTAGTACGTGACCAAATTCTAAAACATAGCAGTGGTTATGTCGATGATTTCAAACTCATTGACCAATCACACACTAGTTTGGGTTATAGTATTACTATGGATGTTAAAGTTAAGAACAGTCAAATTGCTGATGTAATTTTAAGTACCGGTAATAAAAAAGGTGTATTAGATTCGTCTAGGATATATGCACAATATGATTCTTATAGTAAAGAACGTGACGATGCGGAAAAATTAATAGGTAATCTTCTCAATGGATACCCGAAAAGTGCATTCAATTCTAATGTAACATCCACTAAAATTAAATTAAACAATGACCGAGATATGATTATTGAGATATCTGCCGTTGTTACTTGGAATCCAAAATGGGTAGATTCATTGGTTGAAAATTTAAACAGAGTAAGTGATGATGGTAAATCTACATATAGAAAAATTTCAATATGGCGTAAACCTAAATCATCATTTAGTGCATTTGATGAAAAACTTGAATTGTTTATCAATGATGAAAAAATTTACAAGAAAACATTTGAGTCTATATTCATCACCATGTTCTCCGTAGTTGAAGTAGTAGATGTAAATGGTAATTCTATCATTCGTGGTTGCGGTGATTACCCTAATTTTAGTGCAATTGGTATGATTGATCCTTTTACTGTTAATGCCGCATATACTATTCCTAAGGATAGTAAAACATTCAATGACCTAAAACGCATGGATCATGTTAACGTATATATGACTTCTAACAGAAATGTATGCTTAGGTAAAGTATAAATTCTATCAAGTATTTGTACTTAGATAAGTATTATAATGACAGAAGAAAATAAACAACTCACTCATTGTAGTTTTTGTGGTACTAGTAAAGAAACAGTCAAAAAATTAATCGTAGGTGAAAGTGTAGCAATCTGTAGCGATTGTGTTGAACTTTGCCAAGAATTAATAGTTGATGAAACCTCAGGTCCACAAGAAGAACCCCAATATGATCCTGAAAGTATTAAAGAATATTTGGACCAACATATTGTGGGTCAAGATAGTGCTAAAATAGTGTTAAGTGTCGCAATCACTAATCATTATAAGCGTATTAGTCGTCCTCCCAAAGACTTAGAAATTCAAAAAGGCAATGTATTGTTAGTTGGTCCAACTGGTAGTGGTAAAACACTATTGGCTAAAACTGCCGCCAAGTATTTAAAGGTTCCGTTTGTTGTTGCCGATGCTACTAGTTTAACCGAAGCCGGATATGTAGGTGATGATGTTGAATCAATGATTAGTATGTTGCTTAACGCGGCTGGAGGAGACAAATCTTTAGCTGAAAAGGGTATCGTATTCATTGATGAAATTGACAAAATTGCCCGTAAAAGTGAAAGTACTAGCATTACCCGTGATGTGTCAGGTGAGGGCGTACAGCAAGCATTGCTTAAGTTAGTTGAGGGTACAGTTTGTCGTGTACCTAATCAAGGTGGACGTAAACACCCTGGTTCAGACATGGTTGAGATTGATACTAAAAATATATTATTCATTGCAGGTGGTGCATTTGTAGGATTAAAAGAAATTATAGCAAAACGCACCAATGGTACTAGTATTGGATTTGCCGCAGACATTAAAGATAGTAAAATAGAAGGTGATTTGTCAGAAGTCACCCCTGATGACTTGACTAAGTTTGGATTAATTCCGGAATTTGTAGGTCGTTTTACAACCACTATTAGTGTAAAAAACCTCACTAAAGAACAATTAATACATATTCTTACAGATGTGAAAAACAACTATATCAGTCAATATCAATATTTGCTTAAATTAGATGAAATTGATTTGACCTTTACAGAAGATGCATTGGATCAATTAGCAGAAAATACACTAGCACTAAAGACCGGTGCTAGGGGCTTGCACACTGAAATTGAAAAAGCATTAATGTGCCATATGTATCGGACACGTGAATATCGTAAGTTTAATGTTAAAAAGATAAATATAAGTAGGGAGCAGATTATTAAACCAACACCAATCATATGCCAGGAAGAAAAGTAATAGTAGGACCAGACGGAAATGTTGAAAAAGCATTACGTAAATTCAAAAAAAAAATCTTAGAGTCAGGATTAATCCAAGAAATCCGTGATAGACAAGAATTTGTAAAACCCACTACTAAGCGTAAGATAGATAAGAGTAAAGCAAAGAGTCGTTGGAAAAAGTATTTGCGTGACCAAACACTTCCCCCTAAACAATATTAACCCAATAATATACAAATATTTTACGCAACAATGTAAAATATATAAATACATATGGACGCTGATAGTCAGGTCTATATAAACATCTTGCTTTTTAAAGGAGAAAAAAATGAGCAAAGTCATCGGTATCGATTTGGGTACCACAAATTCATGCGTAGCCGTTATCGAAAACGGAATCCCCAAAGTAATTGAAAATTCAGAAGGTGCTAGAACTACACCCTCAATCGTTGCCTACGCAAACGATGAAATCTTGGTTGGTGCAAGCGCCAAACGCCAAGCAGTTACAAATCCAAAGAACACAATCTATGCAAGCAAACGTTTAATTGGACGTAAGTTTAATGAACAGGCTGTGCAAAAAGATATTGACCTAATGCCATACAAAATCGTACAGAACGATAACGGTGATGCATGGGTACAAGTTAATGATGAAAAGTTAGCACCCCCGCAAATTAGTGCCGAAGTACTACGCAAGATGAAAAAGACTGCCGAAGACTATCTTGGACATGATGTAACCCAAGCAGTTATTACAGTTCCTGCTTACTTTAACGATAGTCAACGTCAAGCAACTAAGGATGCAGGTAAAATTGCAGGCTTAGAAGTATTGCGTATTATTAACGAGCCAACAGCGGCCGCACTAGCATATGGTGTTGATAAACAAGAAAAACGTGACCGTAAAATTGCAGTCTATGACTTAGGTGGTGGTACATTTGACGTATCTATCATTGAATTAGCAGATGTTGACGGTGACAAACAAATCGAAGTATTGTCTACGAACGGTGATACATTCTTAGGTGGTGAAGACTTTGACCAACGTATTATGGATTTCTTAATTGATGAGTTTAAGAAAGACAACGGAGTTGATTTAAGTAAAGATGTGTTGGCACTACAACGACTAAAAGAAGCCGCAGAAAAGGCTAAGATTGAATTATCAAGTTCAGCACAAACAGATGTTAACTTGCCATATATTACAGCCGATGCAAATGGTCCTAAGCACATGAACGTTAAACTATCACGTTCTAAATTAGAACAATTGGTTGACGAGTTAATCCAACGTAGTTTGGCTCCATGTCGTCAGGCTATGCAAGATGCTAATGTTAGTGCAGGTGACATTGATGAAGTTATCTTAGTTGGCGGTATGACACGTATGCCTAAGGTGCAAGAAGTTGTTGAATCATTATTCGGCAAGGCACCACGCAAAGATGTTAACCCAGACGAAGCAGTTGCCGCAGGTGCTGCTATTCAGGGTGATGTATTGAGTGGTGGCCGTAGTGACGTTCTATTACTTGACGTTACTCCATTGAGTCTTGGTATCGAAACAGTCGGTGGTGTATTCACTAAATTGATTAACAAGAATACAACTATCCCAACTAAACATTCACAAACTTTTAGTACTGCGGATGACAATCAGCCGGCAGTTACTATTAAAGTAGGTCAAGGTGAACGTGAACTATTCCAATATAATAAAGTATTGGGTGAGTTTAGTTTGGGTGACATTCCACCAGCACCACGTGGTCAACCACAGATTGAAGTTACATTAGATATTGATGCTAACGGTATTCTCAAAGTGTCCGCTAAGGACAAAGGTACTGGTAAAGAGAACAAAATCACTATCAAGGCTAATTCAGGATTAAGTGAAGCAGAAATTCAACAAATGGTTAAAGATGGTGAGTTGAATGCTGAAGCCGATAAGAAACATGTTGAATTAGTACAAGCACGTAATAGTGCTGAAGGTACATTGTTTGGCTTTAAGAAAGACTTTGAGGCTTATAAGGATAAGGTCACCGAAGAAGAACGCAACAAAGCAGACGAAGCTATTAAGGCTGTTGAAACTGCTATGGAAGGTGATGATCCTAAAGCAATCCAAGATAGTATTCCTAAGTTATACGAGGCTATCGGTCCAATTACTAAGTTTAAGTATGAGGAAGAAGAAGCCAAGAAGAAGGCTGAAGAGGCAGCAAATCCAACTGCTACTACAGAAGAAACTGCAAAACCCGTTGATGAGTCAACAGTGGTTGATGCAGAGGTAAAAGAATCTAAATAAGATTCTATAAAGATAGCGGGCGCTTTCGAGGCCCGCTTGTCATATACTTGCTTAATAAGGAGAAAAACATGACAAACACATTATCATTACGTTCATTAGACATACCTGCAATTCATAGATTTGGCATAGGATTTGATTCTATGTTAGACGAATTGATGCGTATGAATGCAACACAAACAAATAATAATTACCCACCGTACAATGTGGTACAAATCTCTGAGGACAATTTTGCAATTGAAATTGCAGTTGCAGGATTTACTCAAGGGGAAATTTCTATTGAGATAGAAAATCGTATGCTTACTGTCACTGGTAACAAAATTCAGGATTTGGATAAACCAAAAGAATATCTACACCGTGGTATTAGTTATAGAAACTTCCAACGTGAATTTATCTTAGGAGAACACATGGAAGTTAAAAATGCCGAGCATAATAACGGTATTTTGACTATTACATGCGAACGTTTAGTCCCGGAAGACAAAAAACCCAAGAGTATTGCAATAAACTACACTAAATAGTATAATACATTTATTGTAAATAAAAGTAGTGTATAGAAATATGCACTACTAACTTTAAGGGTTTAAAATGGCATCAACACATATAGATACAAAAATTAAAATCAAGCCTAATCTAGCTATCCAAGAACCCCCTATGTTCAAGGTTATCTATTTAAATGATGAACTAACTTCTATGGATTTTGTAGTACGTAGTTTAGTGGATCACTTTAATTATACCAGTGATACCGCACAAAATATCACAGTAGGTATACATGAACAAGGAAGTGCTGTAGTTGCAGTATTGCCATACGAGATTGCAGAACAAAAGGGAATTGAAGTTACACTTGATGCAAGACAAGAAGGTTTCCCCTTACAAGTCAAAATTGAAAGCGAAGTTTAAACTTCTATATTGATTCTTTTAGGGTAATAAGGAATCTTAGTAAGACAAGGGTTATTAAAATAGTTGACACCGTTAATTTTGGTGTCAACTATTTTTTTATGTGTTCCGAATACCCAAGTAGTTATTTTACTCTCAGTATCAGTATCTAACACATAATTTAGATTTATCTCAGCTGGATCTATATTAGGTTTCTCACCAAAATACAATTCAATAGAAGGTATACTATTAGAAATTATTACGATTTGTTTTACATCTATATGAAGTTGCAATTTCTCTATTGTTTTTTGCAGGTATGCCAAATCATCATACCTATTCATTCTTAGATTGAGTGTGTCTCCTTGTGTAGTGGCTTGATTTCCGTACCACCCATTCACTCCTACTAATGCTACTCCCTCTACTACAACTACATTGTTATGTAGATATACTGCATTTTTCATACCAGTGAATATTTTTGATATTTCATCTATAACGCGGTCTTTATCTTCTATTTGGCTATTTTCTATAAAACCATCTATATAAAAAACACCTTGATATAACTTACTCAAATGTTTGATAGTTTTATAGAGTACGTGCAGGTCGCTAGATATGTTACCTGCAAGCACACAATAAAGACTTGTTGGCTTTCCTTCCCAATCAAAGATATCATTCTCTGTTAGGTTTAAATCACTAATTATATCAAAGCCAAAAATCATAGTAAAATAGGGCCGTAGCCCTATTTCCGTTAATGTTTAATTAAAGAATTACGCCTTAGGGGCACGTGGTTTACGTGCTTTTTTAACGGCAGCAACTGCGTCTTTAGCATTGACCTTGCCATCTTGATTAACATCCAATGCTTTTTTAACACGGGTGGTAGTCTTTTTAGCAACTTCTTTAACTTCTGCTTCAACCTTAGCAACTGCTACTTCAGCTTTTTTCTCGACTTCTTTAACTTCCTCAACGATTTCTTGCACTACTTCTGGTTTTTTGCGTAAAACAAAATAACCAACAACTGCAATAACTGCGATTCCAATAATCAATTCCATGATAAATTCTCCTTGTACTATTATTTAGTTGGTTTGCACTAAAGTAGTATATTTTTCATAAATATATGTATGAAACTCATTAACTACTCCTTAGAAGAAATAATGGATTTTCCTCTTCCCCCTGTTTATTTACAGAGAAAATTACCCTATAGACCCTCAAAAAGTGATATTAGACATGTATATGAACAACTGAATTGGTTAATTTTTGACAATAAACTACATATGCCAAAGTTAGTTTTAGCTAGTCATTGTAAGAAATACTGGGGCATGTGTATAGCAGAAACTTCAATAAACTATACAGGGAGTTACTGTACTATAAAAATGATGGATAAATGGTTCTGCCCGCAGTGGATGGTAACTACACTAGCACATGAAATGTGTCATCAATATCAATGGGATATAGATGGACCCAAGCGTTATAGAAAAGGTAAAGATTTCATTCTAAGTCACGGTCCTAGTTTCTTTGTATTCCGTGACAAATTAGCTAAACACGGTATTGCGCTAAAAACTAGTCATGGACAAAAACGTTGGTTTAAACACCAAGATTTGTTCAAGTGCTAAATACATATTATGCGTGATTTATTAACAATACTAGAAAATTTAGAAGAAGCAACAAAGAAGGATCCTAATGCTCCTCAAACTCTTTTTGCTAACGGCTTAACCCCCACCCAAATAAACAAAGACCCTGCACGTTGGACGTTATTGATTCAAAAGATATCCACAAATCAACCCTTCATTGACAATGTAACAGGTGACCAAATCTTTATTGATCCAAATGAGGCAAAGCGTCTAACTAAAATGAAGAAGGACGGTACGTTCAAGGGTGAGAAAACAACTATCTTAACTAAAGACGGACAAGAAATTCCGATGTCACAATTGGCCAAGAATGAAGAATTTGGCGGTAGTACAAAAGAATCCGTATTACTGAAACCAAGTTTAATTAAGATTACAGACAGAGATATTCCTGCTACGGATTTATACGAACAAATTGCAGGCAATCAAGTACTTCAAAGTACAGACTATGGTAGAGTAGTTATTCAACTAGCACAATATATTATTGCAGGTGAATATTGTCAATTACCACCTGAATATTTAGAAAAAGCAAAAGAATCAGAACGCAAAGCAATTGTTGATTATGCAGGTGAATACTTGGGTGTACTGGCATTATTATATGGTCGTAGTCGCTTCCCAAGAAAGCAACAGTTCTTAGAGTGGCTAGGTGGTGATATCGGTGAGTTAACATTGAACTTCCCTAGTGCGGCTAACAATAACATTGCTGATAGTTATGCAGTTATTAAAAATCCAAATACAAGCCATAGTTTGAATATCAGTAGTAAAGGTACCGGTGGTGGAGCAGCTCCTGCAATATCAGGGTTGAAGATAAGTCCAGATATCAAACGTAATGCAAAATTAAAGAATGCAGTTAGATTAATTGAATTATGTCAGGCAGGTAAAGATGAGACTGGTCCAAGTACTATTGTACAGGCATTTAAGATTATGGATTTCTTATATTCAGTTAGTCCAAACGGTGTACCAAAAGTTTGGCATAAATTTTTACCATTTGAAAGCAAGGCTCCTAAACTACAACAACAATGTATTGCAAGTATTAATAGTATCAAGGGTCAAAAGAATGAAAAGGGTATACAATCATTACAATTACCGCAAGTATATCAACCTTTAATAAATGATGTTAACAGTGAGAAGGCTAGTGACGGTGGTAAAATGGTTTATAAGATTAAGAAAACCATTGCACAGTTAGTTAACAGTAAAGCAGTTGTTCCAGAATTTGCAGATACTATTCTACAAGTTTTAGAAATGAACTTTATTCAACAATACACCGATTACAATTCTAATGGTGAGATAACATTTGCTACACAATGGCCCTCAAAACTTGAAGGCGTTGTAACTATGGAAAACAAATCTAGTGCAGTAGAACCAAGTAGTGCTGGGTTTAGTTTCAAGTTAGGTCGTAACGCAAGTGACTATGAAGATATGGGCCCAGACGGTCCATATATTGATGTTGACACTACGCCAGATGTAGATATTGACGAACCCGAAATTTCACAAAGTATAGCCGAACCCGATAAAGTTACCAAACTATCACAACAGGTTAAAGCAGGCGGTAATGTGGGTCGCAGCAAGCAATCAGTGGTCAAAAAAAGATAACTAAACACTTGACAATCAAGTAAATTTCTTATATAATAATTACTATTTTATAGGAAGTTATATGGCATTAGTACCAATCGTTATTGAACAAACATCAAAGGGTGAACGTAGTTACGACATTTATAGTCGATTAATGCGTGACCGTGTTATCTTACTTGAGGGTGAGGTTCATGACCAAATGGCAAATCTTATTGTTGCCCAATTGTTATTCTTAGAAAGCGAAGATAGCAATAAAGACATTTCAGTTTACATCAATAGCCCAGGTGGTAGTGTAACTGCTGGTATGGCTATCTATGATGCAATGCAATTTATCGGACCAGATGTACATACAATTGTTATGGGTCAGGCATGTTCAATGGGTAGTTTACTTGCACAAGCAGGCTCCCCCGGTAAGCGTTTTATTCTTCCCAATGCACGACACATGATTCACCAGCCATCAGGTGGCGCACGTGGGCAAGCAACTGATATGCTTATTCAGGTAAATGAAATTATTGAGATGAAAAAGAACCTCACTAACATTTATGTTAAGCATAATAGTGTGGGTAAAACATTTGAACAATTATCTGCTGATATGGAACGTGATAATTTTATGAGTGCTACCCAAGCAGTGGAGTATGGGCTAGCGGATAAAGTGTTAGAAAAACGTATTACAAATAATGTTGTATAAAAACAACAAGTAAGATGTTGACAATATCTCCTTTTGGTACTATAATAAGATATCAAAGGGAGATGTTATGAAGTTATTTCAAGAAACTACTAAATGGGATGTTGATTGTCCCAACCATGCTTATTACTTGAGTGATGACAAAACTAAATTGTATGCTTATGTACCGCATGGTTCGAAAGAGGTTCGTACATTAAAGAATTTTATTCGTATTGACACACGCGGTCGTACTTTCAAAGAAATCCCAAATACATATGGTTATATCCATATTGACGAACTTAAACAAGTATCAAAGTCATGGATAGTTAAAGGTAGTAAAGGCAACGAATATACTGTTACTGAAGAAGAAAATGGACATACATGTTCATGCCCTGGATTTGTATTTAGGGGCAAGTGCAAACACGTTGAAGGATTAAAATGAAAATAGCAGTATGTAGTGACCTACATTTAGAATTTGAAGATATCAACCTTAAAAACGAAGAAGGTGCGGAGGTACTTATCCTCGGCGGTGATATTATGATTGCGGAAGATTTACATAATCATCCGGAAATGAGTTATGGAATGTATAGTAACATTAATCTTGCTGACCTTGGTCGTAGACAGGTCGTAGCGTTGCGCTTCCGTGACTTCCTTAGCCGCTGTAGTTTTCAATTCCCACATGTGATTTACATTGCAGGTAATCACGAATTCTATCATGGTCGTTGGAAGGCTAGTTTGGACCATTTGCGAGAAGAATGTGCTAAGTTTCCCAACGTTTACTTTTTAGAAAACGATTTGAAAGTTATCAATGATGTAACATTCATTGGTGCTACATTGTGGACTGATTGTAATAAAGGTGATCCACTAACACTTCATGCACTAACGGACATGATGAATGACTATCGCATTATTCGCAATGATGAAAAAGGTTTCACTAAGTTACGACCGGCACAAACAATGTATCGCCATTCGCAAACAATGAGTTACTTTAAAAATGTTCTAGCCGATAGAAAAGACCAGAAGTGTGTTATTGTAGGTCACCATACACCAAGTCACCAATCAATCCATGATAGATACAAAGGTGATATGTTGATGAATGGTGGATACCATAGTGAGTTGAGTGAATTCATTTTGAATCACCCACAAATTGCATTGTGGACTCATGGTCATACGCATGAACCATTTGATTATATGATTGGTAACACACGTATTGTGTGCAATCCAAGAGGATATAAGGGCCACGATGAACATGCTGATAGTTTTCAGTTAAAATATTTGGACATTTAAGTGAAACAAGGTGTCCAATATGTATTGCATAAGCGCAAAGAATATCGTATAATCTTTGTACATTGTGAGAACAATGAAACATTTAAGGAAAATAAAATGAACGTGACTAAATCACAAGCCCTCTTAGAGGCACTACGTAAAGGTGAAGAACTCACCGCAAAGCAAATTACCCATCGTTTTGGTATTGCTAACCCAACTGCATCTGTTAGCGCATTGCGTTTTAACGGTTTTGCAATTTACGCTAACAAGCGTACTAATCGTCTTGGTCAAACTTTTACCAAGTACCGTTTGGGTACTCCTAGCCGTGCAGTTGTAGCCGCTGGCTATCGTGCGTTGGCAGAGCAAGTCTAATTTAGACTAGCACTAAGAAAAGGGCATTTAATGCCCTTTTTCTGTTTACATAAAATCATTTATGTGCTATAATACTCTATAGGAGATGTTATGAGTTGGTTTCACCGAGTAATGGATAAGTTAGGTCGCTATCGTTTAATCCCAGACCGCAGAACAGGTCGTGACTATATGCATAGATACTATGTCTTTCTTAAAGACCGCAAATGGTTCCCATTTAATGTCACATTACATAAAATATTGATTAGTGATGATCCAATCTTTCATGACCATCCCTGGCCCTATATGACAGTTATCATCAAAGGTGGATACTGGGAACACACTCCTGTCTTTAATAACGAGGGCAAAAAGATTGCAGAGTTCCAAGTGTGGCGTAGGCCAGGCTCTGTTATTATACGAGGTGCAAAAGACTATCACTGGTTAGAACTTGATGAGAATGTTGGACCTGCTACTACATTATTCTTCATGGGACCACAACAACGTGATTGGGGTTTCTTAAAAGGTTCTGATAAAAAATCAGACTGGATACAACACGAAGAATATTTACAAGGAATAAAATAATGTTTATAACATTGACAAATGCAACTGAAGCCCATAAGGGTAATAAAGTAGCAATTAAAATTACTGAAATTATATCTATCTACACTAACACAATTACAAGAGAAAACGGTATATTAGAAAATGTAACATTCGTCTATGCACCCCCGCATGGTACATGGGAAGTTACAGAGGCTTTAGAACACATTGTTACTGAATTGAATACATGGGACAAATAAAAATGAATGAAGATTTGAGAGAAACATTACTCATCCTTATGGAAGAGTGTGCAGAAGTAACACAAGCAATTAGTAAGTGTTTTCGTTTTGGCCCTGACCAACTAAAGCCAGGTAAAGAACGAACTAATCTTAGTATGCTTGAAGAAGAAATTGGTGACTTGATGGCTATGGTTGAATTATTAGTTGACTGTAAAGTTGGCATAACCGATCAAGGCATCTTTGAAGCCAAAATGAAGAAGTTTGAAAAATTGAAACAATGGTCTAATCTTACAATTAATAAATAAAAGTAGAGGTATATTCTATGGAAGACTTTTACACACTACTTGAAATTATCCTTATCCTTATAGTAGGGTATCATGTAGGCGAGTTTATGGCAGTAATGCGTATGCTTAGCCTATTTGAAAAAATGACCGGAAGAGAAATTGAAATAGAAGATATTGAGAGACTTAATACAGAAGATGAACATGTGTTAGAAGTCGCAAGGTCGATGATGTTTAAAACGGAAACTATTAATGATGAATTGTATTTGTACACAGTAGACCAAAGCAACTTTGTATGTCAGGCTTCTACATTAGAGGAACTTTGTAAACGGTGCAGAGAATATACAAAATTAACAGATGTGTTCGTCTTCCATGATAAACAAGCATATCACTATGACGGCGAAGTTATAGAAAAAGTAAAGCATGAAGATTAAAATTGGTCCTTTTCCTAAAGGCAATGGGAATAGAAAAGTTGATATACAAATAGACAAATATGATACATGGAATATGGATCATACCCTGGCTATGATTATCTACCCCATGTTGTTACAACTGAAAGCAACAAAGCACGGTGTGCCCCATGACTTCTCAGAAGTAGGCGGTGAGAGTTATAACAATCAAGATAGTTTTGATTTTTACAAAGAAAATGTTGACGAACTATTCAATGAACGAATCAAATCATGGGACGATGCATTAGACAAAATGATTTGGAGCTTTCAGCAAATTGCTGACGGAGACTACGATAGTAAGTATCATCACGGTGAGGCAAAGTATGATTGGAAAGAAACTGATAAACTTTATCCTAATCCTATAACAGGTGTAATGGAAGCGACATATCAAATGGTTGATAAAAATCCAGATGAACATTGGTATGACCATGTAGGACACAAGAAACACGAAGACCGCATACAAGAAGGTCTTGATTTGTTTGGTAAGTATTATCGTAACTTGTGGGATTGATATGTTTGATAATTTAGCAAAACAATTAGAATTACAATCATTGGGTAAAAATAGGAGCAATTTCAAAATTGATGAACAAGAGTTTGAACAATTTTTCAAGGGCTTCTTATTTGAACAAATCAAAGGTGATAAAAAATTAGGTCAATATTTTTGTGAAAAATATAACGAGACCAATCACGTGCTAAGTATATTAAACAACAAAGCAGCCAGAGACCATATTAAAACATTTTATGTTAAATGAAACAAAAGTTTATTAACTATTTCATGGATGTAGCCGAACGTACAAGTCAGTTAAGCCATGCTATACGATTGAAAGTTGGTGCCATCATTGTTAAAGATGATAGAATCATATCTATTGGGTATAACGGTATGCCCAGTGGTTGGGATAATAACTGTGAAGACAAAGTTTATGATCCTGGAGCAGGCGGATGGTTGGATCCAGATGAGTTTGCAGAAAAGTATCCGTATGAAGAATGGCACGATAGTGTCCAACGTGATGTGCGTTACGGACTAAAAACTAAGCCCGAGGTATTACATGCTGAAACGAATGCGATTGCGAAACTTGCTAAATCTAACGAATCTGGTGTGGGTGCTACTTTGTTTATTACCCATGCTCCATGTTTGGACTGTGCCAAACTTATCTACCAAAGTGGTATTAACAACGTTTTATACCGTAACACTTATCGTAGCGATGATGGTATAAATTTCTTAAATAAGAGTGGAGTCAATGTCACCCAACACACAGTACAAGACTGAAATTGACATTAAGTTTGGTCAGCTTGCACCTATAATGAATTGGTGTCAAAACCAATGCATTGCAGATTGGGGTTATGATATACAAGGTATGGCAGGATTACTTCCCGGCAAATATACATTCTATTTTGAATCAGAGACAGACTATATAAACTTTATACTTTGGAAAAAATGAAGTACATTACTTTTTACCGTGAATCAAATAACTTTGATGATATACTAAAAGATATCAATCTTAAAAAGCATATCCATGAAAAAATCAAGTGGCTAAACTATTTGCGTATAGGAATAAATGAAGGTAAAGATACACTCTTTAGTTATATCACATTAAAGTATGGTGATGAGATGCGTAATAGCTTTACCAAAGATTATTCACCCACCCCAAACGTTGATTATACACCCATCAGAAAATAAGGAAAAACATGTCAGTTGAATTAATCACACTATACATACTATTGCAAATCAAACATTGGTATATTGATTTTGCCGCACAAACCAAAAGCGAGTTGGAACATAAGGGCATCTATGGTAGTATGCAAGGTATGACACATAGCATCAAACATGGTATAGCTACTTTATTCTGTATACTAGCGATTACTGGTCAAGGTTACTTTTTATATGCTATGATATTGGCAATTATTGACAGTTTATTGCATTATCACATTGACTGGACTAAAATGAATTATGGGGAGACAGATGTGTCAAAAATTCAATTTTGGAATCACTTGGGATTAGACCAAATGGCACATCAGATAACATACTTGTTTATATTGACAATGGTGTTTTAAATAGTCTTGCCAGCAGACTCGACAACCTTTAAATTTTTTCCAGTACCTATAATGCAACTTAGTCCTTGACTAGATGCAACTAGTGTCCAACTACCGGTTTTAGTATTAGCCCACAATGACATTAAACTATTAACCTCATCATCGGCTATACCGATTATAATAGGGTTCTCATTATAACTGTTTTTTAACTTATCAGTAATAAGTTTTGTTTCACCGCATGGCATAACGGTTGTAATAGTTTCTGAGACTTGAGCATTTGCAGTTGTCATAACTGATAATAGTAAAAGTGTGTATAAAAATTTCATAAATAGCCTATTTAAAAAAACTTAATATACAAGCATCAACATTATTTTTCAAAAAATTGTTAATTATAATATAGAATACTATCGTTAAGGTTGACAACACCCTAGCGATAGTCCATATCTCAAGTAACAATATAATTGGTATTTCCTTGAATACATATATTAAAAGTTTACGCAACCTACATATCATTTTTGTTATCATATAAGTTACCTTTGTATATATTTATAAAGATAAAACTTGGGTAAACTAATACTTCATTCTTTTTTTAGTTTTTTCTTTGGACCTAATTTTTTTGCTTCTTTTAATATTTTTTCTGAGACTGGACTAGTGCGATGTGGCGCAGAAGGTCTGCTTGGTTCTCTTAATCTGGGTTTTCTATTAAACCAACTCATAGGTTTTCCTCCTAAAAAAAGCCCCAAAATAGGGGCATGATGTGTATTAATTGTATATAGTGATAATTTCATATAATTATTTATTTTATCTATAATGTTTGTGGGCCCAATACAATATAGCCATGGCTGCAATATATGCTACTATATACACAGACCATACTAGTAATAAAGCCTTTTTAATTCCCATATCAACAAATGATTCCCATAAGGATTCGTATTCTTCTTTTTTATTATTATCTGCCATATTATCATGGTTACCTTCCTATGTATATTTGTGGTTCTGCTTCTTTTTTACGTTGTTGTTCTGTTTTAGGTATCCATTGATTGCCTAATTGAGGATATAAATTCCTACGTGATTCTACTACCATTGCTAACATTATGCTAAATGCTGCAATGATTATAATTGCGCCTACTCCCCATGTTGCCTGTATCCAAAGATTTTCATTTTTTTTACGTCTTTTAATTGCCATGGCACGGTCACGTTGCATTTGCTGGGCAATTAGAATTTTTTGTTGTTTGCCCATTTCTTTCATCATTTCTTCAACTTCAGTGTGCAACGCACCCAATTCGGCTGGACTTTGATAGACCATTATCTCACGTAATTCCACACCCATCTGTTCTAGTTGTTTACGCATTAAAACACGTTGTAAGGCGCGTTTACCTAAACTAGCATCTCCGTGATAAACCTCAGTCTTTGCACGTTTTTCTTCTTCCTCAAACACAGCCATGCACTTGTAGTAGTTGTCATAGTATGCACCTAGATGTTCACCTAGTTCGGTGTATATACCGGCAGTTTCACCGTCACGTTTATTCAATTCAATAACACGATTTTTTTCTTCTATGAACTGTTTACGTGCCTCAGGACTTGCTGGCTTTTCTGGTGGATGTGCTTTACTAAACTGTTCGTCAAGATCCTTTAATACTGCTTTAACATCACCCGCGGCGCCTTTGATGTCCTTATATAATTGACACCCTTTCTTAACAGCGGCTACTGCCCCGTTGGCTAACGCAAACAGTGTTAATGGATCCACAGATTGACTCCTTATACTTTAGTTATAATACTTCTTATTAGTATTTATTTGATTTTGGTCAAATAAATATTGACATACTAAATACAATATAGTATACTATTAATATGAAAATCCAAGAAATCGAATCAATGCCCCATTTATACCTTGATATGGATGGAGTTCAAGCCGACTTCTTTGGTCGTTGGGCTGAGATAGAAAAAGTTAAACATTATAAAGATATCACAAACCCTGAGGAAGCAATCGTTAGATTGGCAAAATCAGGTCCCGAAAATGTATATCATTTTTTTAGAGACTTAGATCCATTACCTGGTGGACAGGTAATCATTGCTTGGTTACATAGAAACAAAATACCTTTTACTGTATTAAGTGCTCCTCTTAGAATGGAGGGGCAAGCAAGCATCAAAGGTAAGCGTGAATGGTTAGACACTTACAATCCGGGTACTAGCAGTAATGCTATCTTTACAAGTGCAAAATATAAATATGCTACTAAAAACGGTAAACCACAAGTATTAGTAGATGACTTCGGAAAGTACTTGAGTGCTTGGGCTAGTGCAGGTGGCATTGCAGTTAAACATAGTGATGAAAGTACTGGTCACACTATACAACAATTAGAAAAAATCTATAATCCATATGTGGGTAAAAGAGATTTGACTATCTAAGAAAAAAGTACTATAATACACAAATGACAAAATCATCAAAGAATTTCGTTCCTAGTAAAGAAAGTTATGAAGTAACTACATTTGACGAGAACGGGGATGTAGTTATCCCATTACCCCCTCCATTATTACGTAAACTAGGTTGGAAAGAGGGTGATACGCTAGAGTTTAGTGTTGATGATAAAGGTCGTTATATTATCAGTAAGGCTAAGAAATAATGAGTAGTCCCACATATACATATACTAGCCCTATCACAGGCACATCAGGACAAGTATTAATGAGTAACGGTGCAAGTAGCACAATTACCTGGGGAACTACAACAACTACAAACACAAGCCCGTGGACTGTAAGTACTGGTTCTGGCCCTTACACTATAAGTGCAGATCCTAACCTTAAGGGTGCATCATTACTAGTTGGCGGTGATGCTGAGTTTGAAGGTGATGTTAAAATAAAAGGTAAAAGCCTTACTAAGTTAATAGATAACATAGAAAAAAGATTAGCTATATTACACCCAAATGAAAAGTTAGAAGAAAAGTGGGAAAAACTCAAGAAATTGGGTGATGAGTACCGCGAAATGGAAAAAGAGATATTACATGCGGAAGAAATGTGGAAAATCTTAAAAAAATAAGGTTGACAATAAATCCTATTTGTGCTATACTAACAACTATGTCAACTCAACAATTATCATTATGACTATGCACTTAGTAGGTCCGGCTCTAACATTGACCGGTAAGCGTAAGGGTAAATTCAAATTCCGTAATGCAGAGGAAGCACGTAAGGCACGTGAACTAGACGCCTCTTGGAAAGAATTGCAAAAGCGTTGGGAAGTAGAGCAGGACGACAAGAAACGTAAACGTGCGTTAAAAGCCGAGCCACTCACATATAAATTATCCGCCCCTGCAGGTCGCACAACTACACATATTCCAAGTCGTAACACGGGTGATGGTATTGCAAGTGTAAAACAAATTCCAAAATACACAGGTACTAAAATTATTGGTATCGGTACTATGCATAAGAGCAATGCAGTACCCATCTTTAGTGATGAAGAGGCTCAAGATATCAGTAAAATGAGGAGATAAATGGCAAAAGAAGAAGGTATTAAACTAGACGGGAAGGTAGTAGAAGTATTACCCAACGCTATGTTTAGGATAGAGATGCCCGGTAGTAATATCATAATGGGCTATATTAGTGGTAGAATGCGTAAGCACGATATTAAGATATTATTAGGCGATACTGTAGAGGTAGAGTTTAGCCCCTATGATTTATCTAAGGGCAGAATTACCCGTAGACGTTAAAAAGAGATAAATACGTGATAATTAAAAAGGATTATCATGGTTGCACCATTAACATTAACATTACACGCAGGCCTAACAATAGGCAAAGGGATCACATTCGGAGCCGGCACAGGCGGAGGTGGAGGTGGATCCGGTTCTACTCCAAATGACGCTATCGTAAATAACACAGATTATACCGGACCTTATAATCTCATAACTGGTAAAGCAAGACCAACTACTACCCGTTCATTTACAGTAGAGGGATGGGTTAAATGGGATAATAGTGCTAGTAGATGCGTAGGTACTTTTATAGGTAGTCCAAGCGATACCACAAGACAACCGCACTATCTAGGAATATATGTTAATGATAATTATTGGGACGGTAGTCAAACAGTTAATAATTCAAACATAAGAGTAGATGGATATTTTGTTGGTCAAAATATATATGTACCTAGTACAAATTTTGTAAAAAATGTTTGGTATCATATTGCAGTAAGTAGAAATGCTGCCAATAGTAATGTAGAGGCCGTTTGGGTTAACGGAGTTCGTTGCGGTGGTACGCAAACAGACAATATAGTGTATGAATCTAATTCATTGACTATTGGTAATGGTTGGCCAAATCCGCAAGATGGTTTACCTTTTGTAGGTTATCAAACAGATATTCGCATAGTTTCAAATTCGTATGTATATAATCCAACATCAAGTACAATTACAGTTCCAACTGCACCATTACCTGCTGTTTCAAATTGTATCGCATTGATTCAATCACTTGGGTATGGAAATCCTACATTAGCAGAAGATAACAGTGCAGTAGGACACCAGTTAACCTTCATAGGATTATCACGTAGTTCGGATAGCCCATACAGTGGTGCTGGTGCTGGCGGAGGTAGTTGGTATAATTCAGACGGTAATGGTACTATAGTTATGGATCCAGGCGTGTACAACTGCTAAAAAATAAATACTAGCATTGATTGCACCAACTCTTTAGTTAAATATTATTGTAGACAAACAATAATAAAAATAACAAAGGAGTTCTACAATGATAAGATTTTTAAAGGGAGCCATTATGGCTCTGCTTACCGCCATGAGCGTAAATGCAAGTGCAGATTTTACAGATTTACAATTTGGTCAAGCACAGATAGCAGATAGTCAGTGGAATGTTAATGCTTGTATGAATACGACCACTTGTCAAATCTATAGTAAAAATCCTGGAACAGCATATAAGATTCCATGGACAAGTGGTCAACTAAGTTGGTCTTCCGGAGACTATATTAAATTTGTAGCTACAGGTAACAGCACAAATCCATACAATGCTATTCAATATAATTCAGCAGGCGTTCAAAAAGCAGTAATGGGCACTGGGCATATTATTAATATGGGCACAGACTATTTCTTCTTTGTGGGCAATGATAACAACACCGGTCAGTTGTTTAGTATGACACAAGGTTTTGCTAACACTAGTGGGTTGTCATGGACTGGAACACGCAATCCAACATTATCACAAGTTAATGCATTGAGTGTAGGTGGTTCAACTACTCCATTAGCCGCAGGACAAACTGTTGCACCTACTGTAAACTATACAGCAGTTACAAGTAGCATTATCAGTACTGTTACTCCTACAAGTAGTAATAGTCCAAGTGGTGAAGGTGCAACTAAGGCAGTTGACGGAAGTAGTGGTACGAAATATTTAAACTTTGACCGTGCTAATGCAGGATTTACAATTACATTGAATGCAGGTAAAGTCATCAATGGTATTAAATTTACTACTGCTAACGACTTTGTACCAAGAGATCCTACTAAGTTTACCTTGTATGGTAGTAATGATGGTCGTACTTGGACTGAGATTACTGCAAATCAAAGTACAACATTAGAAAATGTCAGCGGTCGTTATACTCAAACAAGTATGATTACTATTAATAATAATAATCCATATGTTTATTACTTTATAACATTCCCTAGCATTAAGGCTATTGATACGTATGGTTCAATATCAGGTTGTCAATCAGCATTAGGTACATTAGCATGTGATAGCGTACAGATAGGTGAAGTTACCTATTACTATGATAGTAATAACACATCAACCAGCACAAGTACATTAGTTGGTTCTATTGCTAATCCAGGAACCGCAGGCTCTGTAAGCAGTATGTCTACACCTGCACCTACAGTAGTCAGTACTACACCGGGCACATCATCGGTTGTAGTAACAGAAACACCAGGTACAACAGTAACAACAAGTAATATAACAAGGGGTTCAACCGTTGATGTTACTACATATGCTAATACTAGAGGTGAGCGTGGTGTAAGAGAACTCAATATCATTCGTACTACCACACTAACTAGTACAACACCTGTAACTACTGTGGTTACTAATACAACACCGGTAACTATAACTACCGTTACAACTCCTACTTCAGTTACTACTTGGAGTGATGGTACAACAACTACTACAACAGATACTCCTGTAACCGTAGTTACTACAAGAAATGATGTGACAACAACTACAACTATTGTAGATGATGTTCAGATTACCTCAACGGATCAAAACTATACTACACGCATTGACCAAATGGATAAACTATCTGAAACCAATACTAGAATCAACTATAGTTTATTAAGTGATCCATTAAGTAGAAACTTAGTTAAAGACGATAGAATCTCTAACCGTAGTTTTGATGACCGTGATATTAACATTTATATACATGGTTCAAAAACAAAGTCTAACTTATCAGATGGGTATAGTTATACTGCAACAATAGATACATTTGGTGCAGAGCATAGAATTAGTCGTTCTTCATTGTTAGGTTTACAATACAACCGAATAAGCACTGTATTAGATGGCACTAACAGTGGCGGTAGTTTATACAAAGAAGCACTTACTATCTATAACCTATATGTACATAATGATTGGATATTTAAAACTGATGTAGGACAATCCAAAAATACTTATAATACATTCCATACATTACCTGAATTAAGTATGAGTAACAATGCTAATACACATGGTCAGGATACCTGGGCGCATTTGCGTGTATATACCCCTGCTATGAAGGGATTCAGACCTTTCGTTGGTGCTAGAAAAGAACATAATTCACGTGACTATGTTATGGAAACTGGTTCTTCACTAACAGCAGTTGACTATACTAACCTAAAGCAAACAGTTGATACTACAGAGTATGGAATGCGCTATGAACACCAATTTAATCAAAATTGGGCAGTATCCGGGGAAGTAGCACAAAACAATAAAAATCTATCTACTGCTTACGGAACATTGATGTATAACGCACAAAACAACTCTACTATGATACTAAAAATAGGTCAACAAAGACAAAATGGAGTCGTTGCTGATATAGCACAAATTCAATTAGCAGTACGCTTCTGATAAACATATCTCGCATACGATAAATATAAGTATGCGAGATATAATCAGCCTTCTTGAGGATAAAAACAAGCCTCAAGATATAGAAATCATTCCGTTAAATTTTGAATATAAGGATGTAAAGCCTGTATTCAGTGCCGGTGCCTTAGACTTGCACTTTGGTAAACTAGCACATGGATATGCTGATAGATATAACAAGGGTGAAGGTGATAAAGAATTTAACTACGCAGGTGCTTTCCTACACAATACTCTGTTCCCTCAGTTCCGTGAGGTACGCAACAATAACAAGCCCAACGGCCCTATGCTTGGATTTATAAACAAGCATTATGGAAGTTACGACGGTCTCAAAGATAGTATTGAGACTGAGGCTATGACTATACAGGGTAGTGGTTGGATTTATCTAGCAAGTGATGGCAAACTCAAAACAATCAAAAACCATGAAGTTCGTAATGATATATTGTTATTAATTGATTGGTGGGAACATGCCTGGACACTTGACTACGGAGCCGATAAAAAGAAGTATTTGCGTGAACAATGGAAGATCATAAACTGGAATGTCATCAATACACGTTGGGGCAAGAGTCTATGAGAGCAAGTGAATTTATAACAGAGGCCTTTGACCAACCCTATAAAGGCAAATGGGAAAAAAGCGATTACGGTGACGTTGATTTAAACACAAAATTGCCCGACGGAACAAATTTAAGCATCATGTTCAACAATCAACAAGATGACGAAGGCAAAGAAGTAGTGCAGGTTGAATTTTATAGAAACAACAGCCAAGAAGTCACAGGCGAAGGTGATGCACAGCGTATCTTTGCCACGGTGTTAAACGCTATACAAAAATACATCAAAAAATACAAACCTTCAAGATTGAGTTTTTCAGCTATTAAAGCAACTGATCCAACAATATATTATGAGCCTGACCAGCCTCAACCAAATCCTGAGAGTCGTGCCAAGTTGTATGACAGACTGGTGATTCGTTATGCCAAAGCCTGGGGTTATAGGGCTTTTCGTGCAGATAATGGTGATTTAGTTATATATGAATTGAGTAGATTAAAACAAGGTGTGGCGGAAGGTGCAACAGTAACACGAATTGATTCTAAACCTGTCACAGATTTTGTGTCTGGCCTCAAAGCATACAAGCATACGGATGATTGGAGTCAGAGTGGTTTAGATACAGGTGACGATAGTTATTGGAAAAACAAAAATCTTAAAACTAACACTACTAAAGGATTGTTTGCCGGTGATCCGCGTAGAACAGCACTGTACGCTACAGGCAATGCACATGAAACACGCTATGTAGAGTTTACGCAAAACGGTCAACCTATTGTTTATTTTGACCAAAAAGATTTGCCAGCAATGCGTAGTCGTAAAACTTACTTAACTGTGTTTGATGCTGGCGATTTCAGACAATTACCAACAGGTGAATGGTTTAGTGAAAATCCTAGTAAGCCTATTAAACAAATGCCCATCGGTGATCCATTTAAATATATCGCTAGTCAAGGGTGGATAGTCCGTGTTACTGATGATTTAGATAAAGTATTCAAACAAGTAAAAAACATGCACAAAGCAGGTAAAATTGCTCATTATGGTGCAGAGGGTATGAATGAAAGTAAGCAAGGTGTAACAGAAAATGAGTTAGAAGAAGATTGGAAATCTGCACTAGCAACAGGTGCTATGGCAGGTGCGATGGCAATGGGTGCTAATGCAAAGGCTCCTCAAATGGTTCAACAAATAGTTGAACCCGGAGATACCGTTTACAGTATAGCAAGACAAAACAATGTAAATCCATTAGAGATATACAAACTCAACAAGATGGGTCGTAATACTAAGTTAGAAATAGGACAAAAAGTTATAGTACCTGATTATTCTAAACCTATTAGTAAAATGCCCGCTACTGTAAAGCCTACTCTTAAGCAAGAGCCTACTAAAGTTGCACAACCAGTTGCACAACCAACAACTTCATTTAAAGATAAACTTACATCAATGATTCCAAAGTTTTCACGTGATGACAAAGAAGAAGAAAAAGGTGTAACATTATTAAGTGACAATAGTGATGCTGAAGCTGCACTACAAACTGCTGCTAAAGCCGCAGGACTCAATGGAGTAGAACTGGCACAATTCATGGCTCAGACTCGGCATGAGAGTTGGGACTTTGGTAAGATGAAGGAAGTGGGCAATAAAAAAAGATTTGCCAAATATGAAGCTCCGCGCAAGGCAAGACAATTAGGTAACAAAGTAAAAGGCGACGGAGAACTATTTAAAGGTCGTGGCTTTATTCAGTTGACTGGACGTGACAATTATACCCGAGCAAGCAAGCAAATATTCGGAGATGATAGATTGGTAAAAAACCCCGACCTGGCTAGTAATCTAGATGTAGGTGCTCAAATTGCACTATGGTTCTGGAAGAATCAAGTTAGACCCAATGTTAGTAATTTTAGCAACACAAAAGAAGTAACCAATGCAATCAATCCCGGTCTAAGTGGACTACAAGATAGACACAATAAATTTAAAGAATATTTGGCAGTACTATGAGAGCAAGTGAATTTATAACAGAAGCCAAACTAGTAGACTACGAAGGCATAACACTAAAAGTAACCAAGAATGACTATGAGTTAATGGTTGATGCCCTTGATGACTGGGGTAATAACGTATTAGGTCATGTTACATTCTATATGGGTGATGACAAAGAGCTAGATCCACAAGACCTGTGGGTTAATGAAAAATATCAAGGTCAAGGTATTGCTAAAGTGATGTATGATTATATCAAAAAACTTGGCTATAAGATTGTTAGAAGTTATGACCAAACTGATGCAGGTGCAGGTTTCTGGAATAAACACCGTGGAGAAGAAGTTCGTGTTTGGGAAGAAACAAATTCTAATGTTGTATCCAATATAGAAGTATGGAATTATGTAGGTGATATACATCCTAAAGACCAACAAGGTGGTGGATTCTTAAAGAGATTAATAATGCGTCATCCGCAATATCAATTGAAGCGTGTTCCTTTATCTAGTCTACATATACCTGACCAAGAGTATGATGATGCAGAACAAGAACCTGATACATATGATCCATACGGTCGTGGCAGATTTGTAGACTTTAGACATGCAGGTGAATATAGTATGCATCATATAGACAAGAGACCTATTGTTATAGATACAAGAGGTTATATATTAGATGGTACACATAGAGCATGGGCCGCTGCCGAGTTAATGAATAAAAAAGATATACTAGCATATGTTCCGATACCGCAACTTAAAGAACAAGGTATACTAGAAGCCTTTAACCAACCTTATAATGTTCATTGGGAAAAAACAAATGGTGACTGGCATGCTACATCCGACTTAGATGACGGCAGTGAATTAGTTGTACTGTTCATGGCCCAGGGCGACAACAGCTGGATGGTGGAGTTTGAGCGTGATGAAAACATGGAGATCACCGGAGAAGGCGATGCTCCGCGTGTGTTTGCCACTGTGTTGACTGCCATGCAACAATTCATTGCCAAGCGTAAACCGGTGATGTTGAATTTCAGTGCAGAAAAAGATGATGACCCTACAGGCAGTAGAGCTAGACTGTATGATAGAATGCTTCAAAGATATATCACTGGTACCGGTTACGATTTGACAAGAAAAGATTATCCCAGTGCCGCGATCTATACATTAACACGTATCAAACCACAAAAACAACTTACTGAATTAGGTGATAGTCCTAGTGAATATAAACCCAATAACAAAAGAAAGCGCAGCCTATTTCATTCTACAGTAGATAATCATTGGGTAGATGTATTCTTTGACCGTAGTGAATTTAATGACACATTACATATTACGTTTACAGTGAATGGAGATTATGATGCACCCGAGATGCCTACTTCGGCTAGTAAATCAACGATTAAGATATTAAGCACAGTTCTCAATATTGTTAAAAAGCAGTTGCCTGAATACATGGCTAAGGCTCGGCCGCCGGCTATATCATTTACTGCCAAAGGCGATAACCGTGCTAGTTTGTATCGTAAATATTTCGTCCCAGTAATTCAGAATATATTAGGACCAAAATGGCAACATGAAGAATATCCTAATATGGGTATGATTATATTCCATTGGAAACCTATAAAGAAATAAAATAATGAGAGCTACTGAATTTATTACTGAAGCCAAGGTCAGCATCAAGGATCAAATTATGCGTGATGTACGTAAACATGGTTCTGGTGAATACTTTGTGCGTTTCACTAGATTGGACCAATTAGCATTCAGTGCAAAACAAAAGTTTGGTCGTAGTCCCGACCTAGAAGATCCTGACTTTAGTGTAGACTATATCGGTGCAGGGAAGGGACGTCCGGCTCTTTGGTTCTATCCCTTAAAAGAATATATTAATGCAGATAGTTTGTTTGCCGGGGAGCATCCATACGTCTGGCTTGTGAAGTTAAAACCCAATGCATGGTTGCAAAAAGTTGACTACAATACAAAGGGTATTGTTACTGCACCAGAAGGTAAAGAACGTGTAGGTATGTTACGTATGAGCAGACCACCCGCAGCTATATTCTTTAAACCAGGATTTGATGTTGTTGGTAAGTACTATGATTATGCTAGCCAACATAAACGTCATGGTGACGTAAAAGGTCCAGAAGTAAATAAACCAAGTTTCTTTGATAAAGTAAGAGGATATATATGATAACAATAACACAATCAGCACAAGTTAAGATAGCAGATATTTTAGCAGAGGAAAACAATCCTGATCTCAAACTACGTATGTTTGTGCAAGGTGGAGGATGTGCTGGATTTAGTTATGGCTTTACACTAGATGAAATGAAAAACGAAGATGACTTTGAATTTGAGATAGGTTCCACAAGTGTCCTGGTTGACTCAATGTCGGCTCAATATGTGCAAGGCGCGGAAATTGATTATACAGAGGACTTAATGGGGTCGGAATTTAAGATAAGCAATCCCAATACGGTAAGTACATGTGGATGCGGAAGTTCATTTAGCGTTTAGATTTAAGATAAATACTCAATAGGGTGATAAAATGGCAGATACAATTCCAGGAAGACAAATAATTAATGTAGGGGTACAAAATCAGGCTACGGGTTCTGATGATTTATATACCGCCTTTACTAAAGTAGAAACAAACTTTGAAAATCTATTCACCAATTCTAGCCCGTATTTAACCGTCACGGGCAGTACTGGCATATTAGTAACTAATCCCAGTGCCAATTCACTAAGCATACTTAATACAGGGGTTACTAAACTTACATCCGGTACAGGTATTACATTGGATAATAGTAACGGAAACGTAACTATAAGTGTCAGTGGTAGTTTAAGTGGTGTAGTAGCAGGTGTGACTAACGTTGGTATTCGTAGTACTACATTGAACATTAGCGGTAGTCCAATTATTAGTCGTGGTATTATTTCTATTGAATTGCCTGCTATTCCAACAAGTGCTGATTTTAATCCCGGTACATATGTTAGCCCAACATTAACCATTGACCAATATGGTCGTATTGTAGGTATTAGTAATATAAGTACATCCGGTACAGTTACTAGGGTAGCAGTTACTGCCGGCGATGGTATTGGTATTGCAGGTAGCCCGATCATTGATTCCGGTACTATTAGTATAACTAACACCGGAGTAACTAAGCTAACTGCAGGCCCGGGTATTTCATTGAGTGGCAACACAGGTGCAATTACAATTTCAGGCATTAATCCAAGTGTTGGTACTGTAACACGCATTGATGTACAAAGTCAGTCACTAACTATCACCGGTAGTCCAATAACAAGCAGTGGTACTTTAAGTATAGAACTACCTGCGAATGCAGTATTTACAAAAGTAACCGGCGCTAATATAGTTAGCACTGGTCCTATGTCAGCAACAGGTAATTTAACTGTAGGTAATATTATTACTACAGGTAATATCAGCGCAGGTAACCTTTCATTAACTGGTACATTTGGTGCAACATCATTAAGTGGTAATTTAACAGGCAATGTTAATGGTATCATAGGTGGCACAACTCCTGCTAATGGTACATTTACTAATGTATCAGTCAGTTCTAACGTTACAGTAACCGGTAACATAGGTGGTAATAATTTATCAATAACTAATTTTGCAAACGTAAGTGGCAATCTAAAAGCGTCTAATGCTACCTTAGGTAACTTAACAACAAGTAACTATTTCACTGGTAACGGTAGTTTATTGACTAGTATTACTGGTGCTAATGTAACTGGTACAGTCGATAATTCCACTACATCAGGTACTGTAACGGTTGCATCACAACCTAATATTACTAGTGTGGGTACATTAACAAGCATAACTACCTCAGGAAATGCTACTATAAAAGAATTATATGGATACACAAATGGTAACATCATTAGTGCAAATGCAAATATTATCAGTTTGAGTACAACATCATATACCATGTTTGGTAGTCAGTATACAGTAGGTAATATGTTTGTTGGTGGAAGTACTTTTGGTTTGCCGGCTTTCAAAGGCTTCTTAGTACAAAGTTTAGGTATGCCGACCGGTACTCCTATTAACGGTACGTTTGCTATTGATAGTGCTAATAATAGAATAGGTATCTACTATGGTGGTGATTGGCATTATGCTACATTAACATAAAAAAAGCCCCATGTAAGGGGCTTTTTTATTTCTTAGTAAGTTTTGTTAACATGAAATCTGCATACTTTGAATTGCACATTGTAGAGATATCCTGATAGGGCCATTCTAAAAAGAATGGACAAGTGTCACGCCATCGACTGTGTTTCTTAAAATAAGAAAACTCTTTTAAATCTTCTTTGCTATTAGGATCAAACCGATGGCGCCTGTTAGCAAAGTCGCTTAGTCTAGTCCAGCTATCAAAGTTCATTAATTGCGTTCCATTTCATGTGCTTCCTTGATGACAGCCATAACTTCATCTAGTGTATTGCACATAATTTTTGCAGTCTTCCAATCGTCATTATGATCCTGACCGGACACTTCAACCATGAAACCGTTATCGTAAAAATATACGTTTACGTTATCATTTGATTTAGATAATTTATCTGATACTTGCATTTTATTTCCTTAAAGGTAATAGGGGCATTGCGCCCCTTATACATCAAACAGTAGTTTCTGTTTCTGTAGTTTCTGCTTTCTTAGCAGTAGCTTTGGCTTTAATACTTGCCATGCTAGGCTTGTTTGCCTTAGTAACTTTAACTTTAACAGCTTTAGGAGCCTTCTCACGGTCTGCTAGACTGTCACTAATCAATGCTTGGTCATCAGCACTTTGAAAGTCTGTATGCGCCTGCAAATACTTCAATGCCTCAACCTTAGTCATCTCGCTCGGCAATTCAACCAAGTCAATACGAGTTGCACCACCTTTACCGAATTGTTTGACACGACGGACCATGTCATCAGTAAAACGAACTTTAGCGTTACCATTGTGAACAGTAATGCCGGCTACTTTGAAAGTGTCTTTTGCCATTTTGATTTTCCTTTGAAAATTAAGTTAAGTTAAAAAATTTATGCTTTTCAGCACAGTTATAATGATAACACAAACAGTCTTTATTGTCAACCATTTGTGTTACCAAAATCTTGTTGATTAGCCCACAATGTAGGGCTTGTTCCATTTACCGATATGCACTTCAACATACCAACCTACGTTAAAGTAATCGGATTGGATATCGCTCTTGTCCCAATTACCATCGTTCATTGCTTCCAACACTTCGGTGAGAAATGCCTTAGCATCACCGTCGTAATGTTCATGGAACCAGTAAGGGTTGATAGAGTCATAATTACTTGAATTAGGCTTGAAACCACGTGCGACTTGGTAGTGATCGGATCCACACACACGATTGGAGTTTGCGATAAAGTCAATTTTACCTGACTTCAAGGTCAGTGACAATGTAGAATGATGACGGACACTCAGTGAGCCCTTGATACCAAACTTGTTAAGAATGGATTTAACTTTAGGGGCGATTTCTGATTTGCGTTCCTGAGACATATAAGCCATTTGTTACTCCTTGTTTCGACTGTTTAAGATTCTATTATATACCCAAAGTGATTTATTGTCAACCTTTGGATTATTTACGCAAAATGTCAAAGATAGACCGTTGTAATTCTGCAACATCCTGATCAGGGACATAAAAGTCTGTAGATGGATCATAGTATGCCCCTTCTTTAGGGTCATAATACAATACCTGACCATTTGGATATTGAAAAGGACCTTCTAAGCCCTTACGAGGACCATAATTTTGATTTGTTTTGTAAGAGACATAAGCCATCTGAGATCCTTTATCAACTGAACAAGACTATATTATATACCCAAATTGATTTATTGTCAAATTTGGGTCTGTTGTTTTTACGCAACTTCTAGCATGTTAGCAGGGACTCTCCAAGTTGAACCAATTAGACTGCCTGCTTTTTGTTCATTTACAAGGATGTATTTTCTGTTTATCTTTTTCACAGTACCCGTGATAGTAGCACCAGAACGGCTACTTGTAAATTTGACAATCGATCCAATTGTCATGGCTTGCTTGTTTTGTTTAGCAATGCCTGAACGAGCAAATTTAATTGCGGAGATGATGCTATCAAGTTCTGTATTAGTGAAATTACCAAACATAATTGCTTGATTTACTTGCTGGATTTGTGTAAGACGTTCCATTTGAAAACTCCTTTAATCAACTGAATAAGACTCTATTATATACCCAAAGTGATTTATTGTCAACCTTTTAGTCGCCTGAATCAATGTCAAATTTATAAGAACAATGAATACATTTGTATGCAGTTAGACAACGACCAATATTAGTACTTGTGTATTCATGTTTACATGGAGTTCCATCTTGTCGTAAATTGACTTTACCAGTAGCCCTACCATACATTTGTTGCCCGCCGCAATTCCTACATTCGCGGTCGTTTTCATCTTTTCCAGTTCCATTACAGACCGGACATACACCTGTAGTCATGTTGACTCCTTGCTTATTTGGTTGAATTAAGTTTATCTAAAATTTCTTTTGATTCTAATCGATTTAGAATAAAACCATACGTCATGTATAGAAACACACCCAGTAGCATTCCAATACTAACAATAGCAGGTGCTTGTGGATCTAGCATAGACAATAAATAAATTGTGCCCATTGAAGTGCCAATAATTAATACAACTGCGGCGACTGCCTGAAGTAGTGCTTTTGTTTTAATACTCATTTTGATTTCCTTTATGTTTAGGTTTACGATTGTACACAATTTTGCTTTGCACAACCTTAGGTTTGAAAGGTGTATTTTCTTGGAATAATACACGGTGAGCCCTGTGTTTGGGTTGTTCAATAGTGAAAGATAGTGTTTTATTTTTCATACGAGTAGTATAGCACAACCCGTATTTATTGTCAACCGTTATCGTCCGGTAGTGTAATGAGTGGCTTTAGGACCTTTAGAAACAAAAGTTCTACCGTACATATCACCTTGGTACTCGTCACTACTAGTCGAATACTTTAGTACCAATTTAATACTACGGTGCAGGCTTACACTAAGCGATAATTGAGGTCTAAACTCTAATACTTCTGCGGTAACAGTTTCTTTATTATCAACACATGTTACTTTACAATCTTCATCATACCTTATCATCTTTTGCTCCAAAGTCAAATGTAACACTCAAATGTTTAATCGATTTTGTAGTAAAACTGCGCCACTCTTTAATATCTGTATCAAACACACGCATAGTTGTTTCTGATACTTTGCGAGGCTTCGCATCTTCCTTAACTTCAACCTTAGGAACAATATCAGGATTAGTTGTGCAATTCATTATACGTTCAGTACCATCCTTCTTAGTAAAAGTTACAGTAACTGTTTCAGTTTGCAGGACTCCCCTCAACCACTTGTCAAGTTTGTTCCAATCTTTATCTGTCCATTCAGTAGAGATATTCATTCTTCTTCCTGTTCTTTCCAAGTTGTAAAAAAGTTTTTGATTTTTGTCTCCTCGGGCCAGGTACTACCATAATCATTGTCTTTATCACATAATGCCAGTGCTTCTTCTTTAGAGACAACACGATGGCTAACAATCTGTTCACCAATATATTCTTGACTAAACTCTTTGGCTTCCTGCATAGTGACAGTATCTAATGCCCATTCAGCTTTGTCTTTGCCATACTTGTCAATACCAACAGGTACTTCAACCATATAACGTTGACGGAATGTACTGACACATTCAACAAGCACCCATTGTGTTTCTTGTTTTTCTTTTTTAGTCAAGGTAAAGCTACCGTCTTTGTGTGTTTTAAATTTAAGTGTATCACCGATATCCCATCCCATTTGTTCTAACATGCCCTCAGGGAAGGGCAATATCAGATCTCCTGTTACAGGGTCTTCTTGTAATCTTACAATGTGTTTTTCATTCATGTTAACATCCTTATGAGTCCGATTCCGTCGATGGTTGTAAGTAAGACATAATTAGCAAGCATACCAAAGGAACGCCTAGTATAAGCGCACCCAGCGTATATAGCACAACCTGCAATCCAAATTGGGTACAAGATGAGAAGAGGAGGATTAGGCACGGTGACGGCCATAGTGATAGCACAGCCAATAGATATAGCCCAAGCCAAAACCTCAAAACAAAAACGTAGTCTATTGCTTTTGTAATCATCTTTTATCCAATTAAAAATTCCATATAGTATATTATTCATTATGTTTGTCAATCATTTTTTGTAAAATTTCTTCAACCATTTTGTTTAGTGTAATATCACGTTTGTGTGCTTCCATACACAGTTTCAACATCACATCATCATCCAAATCTACGGGCACTTGAATACGAGTATCAAATTCTTCACCATTAAAAATAGCAACTGCTTTTTCAAAAAAGTCTTGTTCCACGTCCAAGTCTATCCACTTAACATCGTCCCATGCTTGTTGCCAATCAATACTACGTTGTTCGGCTTCGGCAATCATAAAGTCTTTACTATCGGGATTTAACCAACGATATGGGCGTGAATCTTTGGGCCATGCATCACGTTTAACAGAAACTTCAGCCTCATATACTTCTTGGTTTACTGTACTAAAAATAACTGAAACATGTGCATATTCACTTTCATATTCCATATATCGTGCATTGGGATAGCAGTTCCAAGTATAGTCACTACCACTGACAATCTTATGATTTAGTTTTTCGTTTACGTCTGCAAGATGCATTTCTCTCTCCAAATAAGTTATTGCGATTTAACATTCTCTTTAATACAGGCTCTAAGTCATCATTATACAATGATTCCATTACTTTGTAAAGCATTTTGGCTTCATCCTCTGTCATTCCAACTAGCCAACTTGGATCATTGGGTTCTTTTCTTATTTCATAATCTGGGCGATATGTTACGCACATACTATAAATAACTTCCTCTTTTGAATTCATAGAGAACTTATCCGCAATCTTTCACAAGTGTCAACTAAACTATTAGAATAGTCATTCTTGTTAGCCAATACGGTATTGCAATCATAGACAACGGTGACAGTAAAATCATTATCATCATCTTCACCAGTAAGTACTCCATAAAAGAATACTAATACAAATAAAACCGATATTAATACAAGAAATGGTTTTACAAATTCTGCTATTCTATTTGGACTCATTAATTCTTTCTATAAAATGAATAATTTAAAAAAGCCAAACCAAAATTTATTAGGGCGGCTACAATATTACCGTGACTTAGTTCATCCAATCCAGCGTAAACTAAAAAACCAATAATGAACCATGTAATCTCAGTATGATAATATCTACACCATTCAAAAAATTTATACATTCATAACTCCATCAAAATGCATCGTATAGATGGTACACTTTCTTTTCGATTTTGGTCAATGTAACAGTGGTTCCATTGTCTTGGAAAGTAAACTCACCTTTACGACCATCAACGTGAATCAATGCATCAGGCTTGAAAGTCTTCCAAATGTACTCACCTTCATCATTATCTGGATCACTATCAAACTCAATGTCAACACCTTTTGGTTGTAGTGGATTACCTGCAAATTTATCTCGGCGAGTTTCTTTGATTTCCTTACCGTTGTGTACAATCTTAACGCTGTACTCAGTACCACTATCAAACTCAGGCTTAGCGTTAAGCATTTCCAATGCCTCTTGCGGAGATTCGTTATAGCGATTCATTTCTTCAACTAATGCTTTCAGCATATCAAAATTAAATTCGGCAAACAAACTACCAACGTTAACAATAGTTTCAATGTGAACCTTGTTATCCAAATTATCATTACAGTATTGACGGATGAAGTCTGCATCCAAACCTTTGAAGTCAATCATGTAATAGATACGACCTGGACGATTACGCATGTGAGAATCAACACGCCACTTGTCATTACAAGTCAACATGAATAACTTCTTAGTTGGAAATACACCATCCAACAATGTCAGAATAGCTTCTTGCTCATCACGTTCATTATAAGTCTTTTCAAATTCATCAAACAGAATAGCGCAAGGCTGTTCAATATTTTGAATAAATGTGTTAAACTTATCACCATTCCAGGGAGCATTGATAACAATTGTAGGGATACCCTGTTTAGCCAATTGAATAGAGACATTCTTGGTAAGCAATGTTTTACCACTACCTTTTTCACCGGTCATCATTACACCAGTTGCGTTATCACGATCCATAAAGGTTCTAAGAATTTTATCTGTATGCTTTAGGCAGTTGCCATAGATTTTACTTGGGATATTGAAATCATCAATACCCTCCAAATATAATTCTCCTGTCATTTCATTTAGTTTAATAACATAATTGCCGGCGGGCAGTTTGCGATGAATGTCCATTGCCTCATCACTTGCAACACGATAGGTATTACCAGACTTCAAAAAATAACTCATTTTTTCCTCTAAGCGAATAATTGTTTCAAGTGCTAGTATATACTATACTAGGGAATTTGTCAATAAAAAAGAGCACCGAAGTGCCCTGTTTATGAATTTATTGTTGAAAAGGGACTTAGTTCTTCTTCATTTGGTTCCATTTGTTCAAGTGTATCATACACCCAAGTAATAGGTATATTAAGCCGTTGAGCGATTAAAGTAGGGTGGGTTCCCTGTTCAATCATCATTTCAACATCCAACATCAAATCAGCCATTTTACTCATTTTCTAACTCCTCACCCATATAGTAACCTATTTCGTCAATCATAGTATCAATGAAAATAACATGATTCTGTAAAAAATCTTCATCATCAAATGCATCAGCCATTAGTTCTCTGGCTTCTTCTAATTTTTCAATTGCCAATTTCATTTTCTCTGCATTGGTCATTTTGAATTACTCACTGTAGTTTTAAACAAAAATCCAAACAACACCGTAATTCCCCAAGCCTGCAGCCAGGACACTTCATTAACTCCTGCAACGGCTCCGACCAAACAACCATTCCAAAGCATGTACACCGGCCAACTTAGTAAGAAACTAAGTAACAATAGTCCTGCAATAGCAATGACAATTGCCCCAATCATAATAGCAATTTTTTCCATGATTATTACTCCGAAAATTCATACATATATTGTGCAACACTAGGATCCAATTTGATTAGATCCTTAGCCGCGGAAGTCAACGCACGATAACGGGCTTGTACTTGACTACGAGGAAGTTCACCGTCACAGGTCAAATTCTCCGGACTCAGTTCGGCATCAATACTTTGTGCAATACGTTTGCGACCTTCGGCACTCTTAATCTCATATTGAGTACCTTTGAAAATTGCATTCCATGCATTTTTTTGGTCGATGTATTTTTGAAGTGCTTTCATTTTGTTTCCTTTAATTACAGATAAAAGTTTTCGCTAGAACCAATTGCATCATAAACCATTTCACGAACCATTGTATCCATTGCCTCACCAAACATGTCAGGATCACTTTTTGCCAATTCACTCAAAGCCTTGTAAGTTTGAACCCAAGACAATTTTGCACTTTTAGCGGTAAGTACAATAGCATGAATTGCAGTATTGCCTACATCAGTATACATACTATAATACGGAAATTGAATCGTTGCTGACATAAAAACTCCTTGAATCAACTGAATAAGACTCTATTATATACCCAAAGTGATTTATTGTCAAATATAGGCCTTATAGGCCTGTTGTTTTTATGCAACAAAAAGGTAATACTTTTTAGTTACATATTTGCCAAGTATTCTTGTCATAATCCCAGTGCCGGGTATCGTACACTATAAAACACAATTCATACCCTAGCAAACCAAATTCAAGTTGTAATCCAGCATGGTCTGTCTTTGTCGTAAGACTTAATGAAAAATTAACTATACAGTTAACCTTTAACACTTCAAACTCCCATGCTTTGTATTTGGTTAACATGCCATTATGATTGAATAGGTTAGCAAACCTATCTATAAAAGGATTGTCAATTTTAAAATTGATGTTAATCATTAGTGTAATTTCCTATCAGGAGATTCATCATCTTCTACCATACCTAATTGTTTGGCAAGTAATTCTAATGTCTCATCGTCCATTTCTTCAAAGTCTTCCTCAGTTAACAACCTAGATTTTTCATTGATTTCACCGGACTCTACTAGTCCAGTAATCTCCGCCATTAGTTCATCTAATTCTTCCTGAGTTCCATCAAAATTATCAAAGGCTCCAGGAGCAAATATAACTTTTAATTTTTTGTCAGTCATACTAATCCTATCAATAATCCTAAACTAAATCCGAACAAACTTATTATCAAGCATGCCACAATATAGGTAAATGGATTATCAACTATTTTTTCAAATTCATTCATCTTGCAATCCTTCTACAATCAAATATGCCGGGGAATACTTTCCCCTCACTTACTAATTTATCAATATAGGACTGCATAGACCCCTTAGCCTTTTCGCATTCTTCTATTGTCTGGAACCTAGAAACCTGTTCTATGTTAAATCCAGGCAGTCCTGTTTTAGTAATAATTAACATTGTAAAAATCAATTCATACATATCTTTGTCCTATCTTAATTTGGTAATTCATACTGAAACTTTTCTAACAAACCCCTGATTTCTCTAACAGGTTGTGGATGTGGTATGCTAGTCAAATTGTGGTATAAAGCGATAAACATACAAACATACACCACAATATCAATTGTGTTTCTCATTTAATACTTCTTTATTTAAACAATCATACGCATCATCATATCCGTTGTCAATTAGCGTTTGCATACACTCCTTAACAACCAACTCAGCGAACCTTTCTGTATCAAAACGGTCTACCATGTAACTGTTAAATGCAGTAGTACCGCGTTGTTCACGGACGATACATTGGGATTTCAATTTATTGATTAATAGTGTATTCATATTATTTCCATGCGTTAATTAAACCTATTAAACAAGTGACAATTGCCACAATGTTTACGATTAGTTGAGGACGATTCTTTACACGGATAGTCCATGCCATAAACATGATAGTGCCTAATGTGAATGCTACAATATTGTAGGGATAAACACTAGGACCAATTGCATTACACACGTGTCCTGCAATAATGAATACTGCACCGGTCCATTGTATGATATCGTTTAATTTCATTCTTCAACTCCGAAATGTTCTTTTGATTTCACTCCAACAGCCAAGTGCAGAATTATCTTTTTTCATAACATCTTCACAGATTTTCATACATTCCCATACAAGCGAATCGGCGAACTTTTCCATTTCTTCATCAATGCCCATTGACTCAATAACGAAATCGTATAGCCCAGCCTGCTCCATAAGTTCTTTAATTCGTTCGTTCATTGCGATTTCCAATACATTCCCCAAGATGAATATCCAGGGGGCAAGGGTCCATATTCTTCATTCCGCATTTTTTCACGGACTTGATAGAAACTTTTGTTGTTCGTTTCTTTCATACGCTTTTCAACATCCTTGGTTGAAGGTTCTTTACCTTGTTCAATTCGTTTGTTCATCATTTTACTCCAAATGTGTTTAATGCTGGACGCAATGTGTTAATTAATTCTGTCTCGCGGGCATGAGCAGGACGCTTACCACGCACAACCTCAATAACCCCAAATACAAAACTATCAGCACCACGTTCACGCAAGGCACGTGACAAACCCCAATTTTTGTTCTCAGTCAAGGCACGTTGCATGTGTTTTTGCATACGGCGTGTCAATGTCTTACGAACATTACCTGCAAAGCAAACAGCAGTCAAACCAATGTAGTACTCAAGTGTTACTTTATCTTGAATAAAGTATATCACTTGATTGCGGTCTGTTCTACGTTTGCGGGTAATTTTCGAATTCATAGATGTATTATATACCCAATCCGATTTATTGTCAACCTGTAGATTTTCTTTGTTTGTGTGTCAGAGTTCGAGGCCAACTATAGAATTGGTCCTAGAGCACCTGACATACAAATGAATACATAAGTATTCATTTTTATTAAGAAATTCTGTATGTAAAACCCTGCTTGGTTAATACTTTTGTGTAACCTTCACTCTTGTAGTCTTGTTCAAGCAGGGCCAATGTCTTACTATCTTTGACCCTAGGATTTTGTACTTTAACACTAATAAATTTCTTACGAAATTCAATATAAAATTTATCAGCATTATATACAATTTCAAGGGCCAATTTGACTCGTTCGGCCCTGAGTTTTTGACTATCAGAAAAAAGAGAACTATTTACTGCACTACGCATACGTGCATCACGTTCAGCGAACCAAGCAAATTTGCCGGCAGATTTGTGTTCAGTTTCTTTTTCAAACATGAATAGCTCCTTTAGTGAATTGATAAATGCATTGTATACCCAATGTGATTTATTGTCAAGTTTTGAGTATATAATACTTTTAGTTTACTTTTGCAAACCCGGTGAACATTTCAATGTCATACCAAGCTACTGCTTTAGTATTCATTTCATAGACAAGCACAGGGTATGCTTCTGTATTAACTTTATCAAAGTTGATAAGTTTCTCAAATTGAGATTGACACTGGTCCTCGTCTGACTGGTCCTCAAAAGTGATGTATGCTTTGTTAGTGTTCACAAACATATCAATATCGTAAGACATAACTGGCCCTTTCATGTGATTGAAATGCTATTTTATACCCGAAACGATTTATTGTCAAGTTTTTGACACTGCTAACTCTAATGCCATTTGTAGTACTTTTGTTTCTCTACGTTGTACATCTAGTTCCCATGGTAAATTTCTATATTCTTCATACGACATTTCCTCAGGAAGTACCTTAGTATAGGGGATCCCATACCAATAGTAGTGTCCATTGTTTTTTATTTCAAGCATTTTTGTATGCTTTTGGCTTACGTGAATTAATTCGTGCGTGAGGATGAGGGGAATAGAATTATAATCTAAATCGTAGTTAAGTGCTAGTCGGTTTGTGTAGTACTTGTCTATACCGCCGTATACGTTTTTACCTAGAGGATAGATGCAAACTTCTAAGCTATCAGGCAAATCTATTATTTTTGATATGGCATTGGTCAATCGTGAAATTATATCTTCACGCCTAGTACAAGGTTTATTATTTTTATAATAGAAATATATGTTCACAAACTATTTAGTTGTGTCAAGTACTTCAGTTGGTTTGATATATTCGTAATTAGTAGTGTCTATGTTTTCACGGAAAACGATAGCACCATTACGTAGATGGAATCGTCTTGCCACTTCAGTCTTAGGACTTAATGTTACAAAACGAGTTACGCTTGGATGAGTCTTTTGTATTTCTCTTACTGCTTGAATAAGTAACTCTTTACCCTTACCTGCTTTATAACTCCAAATAGTATAGAATACTGCGGTAGTAGGTACAACTGCGGTAGTGTTTAAATCTTTAACATCTTCTGGAACAAAGTCGTGAAAACTAACACATACCATAGCTTCGGGCTGTTCTTCATCTACTAGTGCTGCCACCATTCTACCGTTAGTAACACGAAAATCAGTTGGGATCTCAGGACGTACAGGATCATCTTTGATAAAGTCTAATAAGGCGTTTCCGATTTCTTTGATAAATGTTAGCATATAATGCTATTTATGCCACAATTATAATATGAGTATTTTATGCGTTGTAAATTTTATCCAAAGATTTCTTAATAATACGTTCACGTTCTTGTTTAGATTTTGCCCCTAGGACCGTTATATTATATAATTGGTCATTTGCTTGCACAAGCATAGTAATACAAAATCCTGCGGCATTAGTAAAACCCGTTTTGATTGTAATTATACCATCTTTACCAAAATAGTGACTTGTTGGTCTGCCACTGACCTTTACAGGTTTCTTACCCTTTTTAGTCTTAGCGGGCAATGCTACTGATTTAGTTGACCTGGCGGCTTCTTGTACTAAATCAAACTGACTTACAGCTTGGGTAAGTTTGACTATATCCTCTATACTTGAATAGTTCATGGGACTTAATCCAGTTGGTTCTACAAAACCAGTGTGTTTCATTCCCAATTCTCTAGTATTTTGATTCATTGTACGAATGAAATGAGGTTGACCACCGGGAAAATTTTGTGATAATGTAATTGCTGCCTTATTATCGCTAGATATTAGTGCTAAATTAATTAGTTCTAATCTAGTTAGTTTCATTCCTTTATTCAATCTTGTAGTAGGAGTTTTTGTATTGTCCACTGTTAAACGTTCGTCAAGGTCTTGTTCTTGTTTCAGTACAGTATATACGGTCATCAATTTACTAATACTAGCAATAGACACCTCACTACTATCTAATGATCCTGAAACAATTTGGTTATTTGTTATGTTATATACTACCGAATTTGTGTGTGCAAACACACTTAGTGGTAAGAATAATAGAGTTATTAAAAACTTAGTCATTAGATATTTATTATATTTTAATAATGACTGATTAGCAATAGTTAAGGTTGAATAGACAAAAAAAGGGCTCTTGAGAGCCCTTTTTTATTAGACTACTGTCCATTTGTGTGTAAAAGTTTTGCCTTCTGCGCGGTGCTTGAAGATTTTATGCAATTCTTTAAGATAAAGAGCCTTTTCCTTTTCTACATCGTGAGTAAAACAAGCCTGATACATTTTACGAATTAACTTCTTTTGTTTCATAACTTATCCCCCTTGATATATATTTATACCCATTTATATGAATAATAATATACTTTAGAACTACATAGTAGGTCCATTACCACTCTTAAACCCAATTGAACCACCTTCCTCTTCAATGCGTTTGATAACATCTTCAAAGAGTATAGGTGCAAAGTCTGTTTGTTCTACGCATACGCAATGATACCTAACATCCACTATAGGAGTAGAACCTTTATGCTTACTTGTCATTACACGATTGGCATGTAGGTGACCATGAATGTTAACACCAAATCTACCTAAACTTTCTTCGTGTATAGGTATATGACTTAATATCATTCCATTCATAACATGATAAGCACGTAATTCACGGAAGTGTTCACGGTATTCAGTGTCACGGAAAATATCATGGTTACCACGAATTAAAACTTTGTCACCATTTAAGCGGTGCATAATCTTTAATGCTTTGCGGTTGATGACTACATCACCTAAGTGATATACTTTATCACTAGGCTTCACACGTTCGTTCCAACGCTTTACCATTTCTTCATCCATTTCATCTGGATCAGTCCATGGGCGTAACTTTGTCACCCCATCGTTACGTGTAAATTTACATACACCTAAATGTCCAAAGTGAGTATCACTAACTAAAAATACTGATGGCATTATACTCTCCAAATTTCTTTAAAGCCTTCTTCAAGGGTAGGCTCTTCCCAATTGTCAATCATACCCTGTACTACTTCCCAAGGAATAACTTTACCTGGACGACTGTTTAATCTACGTTTTAATTCTTTTAAATCGGGCGTAGAAAATACAACAGCAACATGGTCATAGTCCGGTAAAGCATTAAACTTGCGAGTACGACTTTTTAATGTAGTACTAGTTTGATCCCAAACAATGTCCAATCGCATTGCCGAAGCCATGTTAACATTGACCATCATTTGCTTAATAGCAATAGGCATGTATTCTTCAAAGACTTCACGGTAGGTCTTACCTTGATCCTGAGCATATCCTTCAACATGCTGGTCAGTAGAAACATACTTGTGATCCTTTTTATCCTTGCCTAGCCAGTCTTGATTTTTATACCAAGTACTTTTACCTGCACCAGGCACACCTATTAACTGATAACACTTGTTCATGACCGCTCCTTCTGTACTCGACCAATACGACTTTCTTTATTCCATGTATATGCAATGCCATCGGGTGTTTTGCCGTTCTCAACGCTATCAACACCAAACTTACCTGCAATCTCTAACCCATCGTCACCTTTAATGACAACAAACACATCTAATGTCTTAGCATAGTCCATTGCCATGTCAAGTGATACGAATTCTTTTTCAAATTCGTTGTGTTCTACAATATATGTCATGCTACAATCCAATCTACTTCATCTTTAAATTCAATAGTTTCAGCACCATCATGTTCTTTAATGCGAAACTCTGCACCCTCACGTACCCACTCAACTTCTAAATCACGTAATGCATGTTTATGTATTTCTGGATACTTCAGTGTAACATAAATTTCTAATTCATCAAATTTATTTTCCTCTACAAGTCTAATCATTGCCGGATCAAAAAGTATTTCAGGATAGTCAGGATTCCAACTATACCAACCACTACCATAATCAGAACTGATTAGTATTGCAACATGCCCATCACGTACTAACTTACGCAATACTTTCATATATCACCTTCATAATTCTTAGGCACAATTAGCCCAGAATCTAATGTTATACCATTGATAGTATGAGGTTCATTCTCATCATAAGTTAAACCCAACACTTTCATCATTTTGTGTTTCACTAACAAGTTAGGGCTACGAAAAACTTCTGTGTCATCAAAACCCATCATTACACCAACTTCGCATACTGCACCGCTACGACACACACCTGCAACACAATGCACAATTACATTACTACGATTAAGCAATGCTTGCTTTAGTAGTATTACCAAACTATTTGCTTGGTCGTCACTGATTTTCATTTCTGGTTCAATGCACAAATCATTCTTTTCCAAATCTAAAAATTGAAATTGATGCACACTATTGAATTTATATTTTGGTTCAGGAAATTCCATACCTGTATCAACAATCTGAATCAACAGGTTGTTGGGTCCGGGGTCAATATGAAACCCTTTTTTGATATCACTAAGTGCTACGTTTTGAATCCATGGCATACTATTCTCCTTCATTGTGAGTATTATACGTGATTTGGGAATTATTGTCAAGCGCAAATAAAAACACCCTAGATGCGCTAAAAAGTATTAAAGAACTAGGAGTATGTAAACTCAAATGTTTGCAATGTTTGGCTAGGGTGTTTTTATAAGTATTCTAATATCTTTTTCACAAACAGGGCCTGTCTTATCAGCAGGGTGCAATATAGAACACTTATAAAACCATTATAATATTTATCTACATAGTTAGGTCAATGTCAAAAACCCAATTATGTTATTGTCAAGGTAATAGGGACAAAAAAAATGGTCATAGTAAATTAATACTATGACCATTACTTGGCGGAAGCGGTGAGATTCGAACTCACGGAGAGGTTGCCCCCTCGTCTGATTTCAAGTCAGGTACCTTAAACCGGGCTCGGCCACGCTTCCTTATCTTGGTGGAGGTGACAGGACTCGAACCCGCTACCTATTCCTTGCAAAGGAACCGCTCTCCCTGGTGAGCTACACCCCCAAATTTTTAATATCTACTATCGTACTTGTCGTACTTACGTTCTTTGCGTGGTTCATCTTTAATTTTCTTAAGATACTCACGTCCAACTAAACCATTTTCAATTTCAAGTAATGCAGTAACACTGGGTTTAGCCGTTGTTGTTAACTTAGGCATATCACCTCTTACTAGTTCTCTTACTCTTGCACTTGCAATAAGAACTAAGTCATAACGATTACCTACTGATTGTACTGCGGCTTCACTACATTGTCTTGGCATAATTTTCTTTCGTTGTTATTTGGAGCGGGATAGGAGAATCGAACTCCTGACTAAACCTTGGCAAGGTTTCGTTTGACCATTAAACTAATCCCGCATTAAACTTTTTCACTGATGACATTTACATGTTTACCGGGTTGACTAACATTAGTAGGCTTGCGCTTAGTATCAAGTCCTACTAGTGTAGATTCAGATTGTACACTATCATTATCACTATCGTCAACTAGAAAGGTAACGCATGTGATAACTTCGTCAGATAATTTATTTTGATTTTCGTTGTTCATAATGTGTATTTATTCTGGTACATCCTGACGGGCTCGAACCGCCGACATTCGCCGTGTAAAGGCGACACTCTACCAACTGAGTTAAGGATGCGTTATTCTTTGTTTAGATTTTCAATTTCTGCATCTTTACGTAATTCTTCTTCCATCCAAAGCATTTGTGCATGACGAAATGCTTCTTCAGTTAATCCTAATGCCAGCCAATGCATTTACCAATTGGACTACGACCGCAACCGCATTTGCCAAAGTCTTCTACATTTTCTTTAACTCTAATTTGCATGATAATCTTTCTAAGAAATATTACTTGCTGTCTTTACGACCAGTACGTGATTCACTCTGTGCAATTTTTACAAAACTGCGAATGAACTCACCGCGTTTATGTTGGTCATGAATTAATGCCGCGGCACGTTTCACATCTTTGCCGATTTTAACGGTTTTAGAATCATATCCCCTACAAGTCATAATTATCCTGTACGTTGAATTAAATGATAACCGAACTGTGTTTGAACAGGTTCGCTCAGTTGACCTACCTCTAACCCGAATGAGGCATCTTCAAAAGGCTTAACCATTTGACCGTGACCAAACTCACCCAAGTCGCCACCATTTTGACCACTAGGACACTTTGACATTTTACGTGCTACAGCACCAAAATCTTCACCTTCTTTAATCTTGTTAAAGACTTCAACTGCTTCATTAAGCGTCGGTACTAAAATATGTCTTGCTCTTACTTTCATTATTTTCCTTTAGTTGTTTGGTTGCGGGGGACGGAATCGCACCGCCGTTCTCTAGCTTATGAGACTAGTGAGATACTACTTCTCCACCCCACGAAATATTTATACGCAAGTATAGCACTGATTTAAAATACTTGCAAGTGTTTTGGTACATGATAATAGATTCGAACTATTGACCACTGTCGAGTCAGGACAGGACTCTACCACTGAGTTAATCATGTAGATTAATTTTTGACTTTTTCTACTTTGATAGACAGTTGTTCGCTGACATTGTAACTACTTAATAGTCCGGATTTTTTATCGGCTTCAATTTGAGGCCAAATTGAAGTAGGATTAAAAGTGTCGCCCTGAACGGTAACTGTTTTATATAGTTTATTATTGATGAATATATTGAATTTCATACTACTATTTATCTATAGTAGTAATATGAACCGATGCTTATACAAGCAGTAGCGTTGCTCGGTTCCACGCAAAGACAGGATTTATAAAGAGCCTGTACTCTATAATGGTACGAGAGACGGGACTCGAACCCGTAAGCCCTTCGGCGGCAGATTTTAAGTCTGCTGTGTATACCATTCCACCACTCTCGCAATTTGGTGCCCCAGGCGAGACTCGAACTCGCACGCCTTTCGACATTGGCTTCTAAGACCAACGTGTCTACCATTCCACCACCGGGGCAATCAATCTTTCTTTCTAATCTTCATTCCAATAAAGGTGCCACAAAACGCACCAGCCATTGCTGGAATCATTAACCAATGATTGGTTGTGTAATTTATAACTGCCACACTTCCTAAGATATAACAGGCTACACTCCAAAAACTTGCACCTAACACGTTATCATTTGCCACACATCTTAAGTAGTATGTGTAAACAATATCAAGTAAAAAGATTGCAAAAAATGTTGTTATGTAGTCTGTCAACTATTTCTCACTTGGTTCTATTGGAACTTGAGTAGTACTTATTGATACCGGTATTGATTCTTGTAGTCCAATCTGAACATGAAATGGAATTGCAAGACCTTTTTTAGCGTCCTCCGGTATAGGAGTACTGTCTTCTTGTAAGTTATCAGGATTGTCGTATGTAATTTTCATATTCATAAATAATATTCCTATTGATTGGAGCGGAGTGAGAGAATCGAACTCTCGACCGAAGATTGGAAATCTGCTGTTTTACCATTAAACTAACCCCGCATTAAATTTCTACTTTTTGCCAATTACTATCACCCATTAGTTGGACAGCAACTACAAATTTATGATGTATACCTAGTGCTGACCAACTATTAGGATGGTTCAGTGAAAGCCAGTGTTTATTTTTAAGTGTATCCAAATACACATAATAAATCTTACCATGCACCGGCTTAAAGGTAATAGTAATATTATGCATCATGTCACTTACTTGCATTCTATGCTCCAAACTTTCTGCTTGGCGTCTTAGAACTTCTACTTGTTCCATGATTCTATCATACTCTTGCTTGGCATGTAATTTGCCAGCATTGTATAACACATCACTTTCTTTTTTAACATCGATGGGTGCAAATGCAGGACTACCTAACTCCATTGGATAAGGTAAACTATTGCGTTTGTCGCCGTCTTCTTTTGTTAAATCCATGATACTTTCTTATTAGGTGGTGCGATCGGGGGGACTCGAACCCACGACCAAGGGATTATGAGTCCCCTGCTCTAACCAACTGAGCTACAATCGCAACATGTCTCTATTATATAGCACTAGTTAGTACTTGTCAAATATTCTGGTGCCTCAACCTAGATTCGAACTAGGCACCCCCGCCTTATCAAGACGGTGCTCTAACCAAATGAGCTATTGAGGCTTATAAATAATATATGGATCCATTAAAAATAGCAGAACGCCTGCGAGAACATCTTGTATATATTTCTAATAAAAAGAATTTTAATACAAGAGAACAACAACTGTTGTATGAACAGGGTATCCTTCTTGCCCTAATTGCTAGTCTATCATTAAATGATTCACATACTTTTGATTTAGTAATCAAAAAACTCAAGGAACTTGAGTTTAGAAAATAATTTGGCGTCCCCTGAGGGATTTGAACCCCCACGAATGGTTTTGGAGACCATCATGCTGCCGTTACACCAAGGAGACTTTTATAACGTTTCTAAATTATCTGTTTCAGATACATCTATTGCATTAGCCCAATAGCCTAAGGGGCAGGGCAAATTGCTTATCTTACATTTCATTGGCATAAAGCAATTACATTCTTTACATTGCTTGGTTAAGCTATTGAACCTATCACAACTTTTGCAAATATCATACCTACGATGATATTCTTCTTTATTTGTGAATAAAAATTTAAATTCATTTATCATAAAAATATTTATACCATATAGGAACACACTACTTGGACTTTTATTGTAAGCATTGTTATCTTACTCACCAGAAGGCAGTATGTTCTTATATGGTAGAAGCAGTGGGACTCGAACCCACAACTCTCGGATTAAAAGTCCGATACTCTAGCCAGTTGAGTTATGCTTCCATAAGTCGTATGATTGATTTTACGTGCCAATCATAGACCTACGGAAGTCTATGATGACACTATTTCTTACCTCGTTTCATGTCATTTCCTTTTGTTAAACTTTTTCGTAACCTAGGTCTACGCTTTCGCTATAGTACCCATTAGATTCACCTAGCCATCGTACATCCACATACCCTTTGCGAGTAGCAAATTTGTAAAATGTCCAAGTTACTGATTCGTGATATTCATCTTCAAATCCAACCGGAGCTTCTCCAGACACTTCATCTGCCACTAATAGAGGTTCCCCTACTAGGTCAGACAAATCACCTACTATATCATTGATGCTAACTGATTCGCAACAATCTTGTGAGTGAAAGAAAACATAACGGTCAGTTGCATTTTCAAACACCATAGTATCACCAGTTTCTTTAACTGAGGTAAACACTTTACCTACCATGTCTGTTAACTTAGCAGACGATTCATAATCATAATACATTACATTTCCTTTCAATATTTGGAGTAGGAGGTGAGATTTGAACTCACGGTTTTACGGATTTGCAATCCGTTGCAATGGGCCGCTCTGCCACTCCTACATATAAATGCTCTGACATCCCTCGGCGGTAATTATATCGCATCAATCATCGGACTAGACGAATAATCCACGACAACATCACGCACGACCTCCACCCGCTTCCCGACAGGGACCGTTCTCGTATTGCTAACGCCGGTTTGGTTAGACCGCACATACATCCATGTTCAATCATGGCTTCTGTGTGAAACTTTTCCGTTTCAGAACCACCCGTGATTGTCACATCACTTCTCATCCTCTGGGTCAGAGTATCCGTTGACAACGGAACGTTTTGGCGGAGTATGTAGGAATCGAACCTACTCGCCCATTTCTGAACGACGGATTAGCAATCCGTTGCCTTAACCGGTCGGCCAATACTCCATATTAAATTTGTAAGTTGTGCCACCATCGTTATTGACACCATTCACCTGATTTGCATAAAGCCCGGGCCAGGACTCGGTACGTCACTTGGGATACTAGTCCAGTTAGCAACCAATCTGCGCGGATCTTCCGATCCACCGGGAGTTGAACCCGTCCCCTTTTACTATATCAGTCCTTCGAAGAAACTTTTATAGCGTGACATTCTCTTGCTGACACTTACAAAACCTTTATATAGAAACACACTAAATCTGTTACATCGTCAAACGTAACATCGCCTAGTTGACGCTAGACCGCCGTTGTGTGGCGTCCAGTATGTTTTTATATAAAGTGGAGCACTGAGAATACATGCTTACCGAGTAACACCTCAGACATTATTGTAAGCCTTGCGAGCCTACTTTCTTCTGATTTCCACTAAGACTGTATTACTACATATCCTAGTCTGTTACCAACATCGCCGTTTTAAGTCAGGCATTAGACTTGACATGATATGCTATTCTACGCTTTCTACACCGTTGACCTTTAGAGCCATTCACTACCGCTAAGTAGTTACGATACTTCCTGCATAAACTGATTTCACCTTGCGAGTTACGTCAGACTTGATTGTGTTGCCACTCAAGTATTAGATGTTTTTCACATACCACCGAGACAGACTTTGCGTTTTTATAATGTTAGTTGGAGTTGAACCAACAGTCTATTTCTTAAAAGGAAATCGGCCTACCATTAGCCTATAACAACCTACTGTGATGTGCTGTCTCAGTTGCTTCATAATCTTTTGGACTACAAAATACAACACGCCACGTACCTTTCCTCTCGCGGAGTAATCAGTAGTTTTTTGCGACCAATGTATATGTATTACTACATATCCATCAAACACTCAAACTGCATACGAACTCTTAGGAGCGACCCTTCGAATCAATACACTACCCTTTCTCTTACCAATTGACAAGTTGGTTTTGTGTTGAGGTCAGCACCACCTGTTACTCTCTGTCCGCCTGTCTTACCCTCACGGGAACATAAACAGACATTCTTTCCAACACACTTGCTTTACTGTTACATCCACCGGTCTTATCAGTGAACGCACCCTCGCGGGTGAGAGCAGGCTTGCATAGATAGACCATTACTGGCGCAGTCCTGTAGGAGGATACTGCTTTGGGTCACTCACGTGACTTATCTTAAAGAGGCTATGCCCCCAAATTCTTTACTAACATGTTTCTGGTGGAGACGGTTGGAGTTGAACCAACAGTGCCAGAGGCGGAAGATTTACAGTCTCCTGGGGTTACCAATTTTCCTACATCTCCAAAACTTGGTACTGGGTACGGGAATCGAACCCGTCTTACATACGTGAAAGGCATGTGTCCTAAACCGATAGACGAACCCAGCAAAAACTTGGCGCACCGTAGGGGACTCGAACCCCTGACCCCCGCCGTGACAGGGCGGTGCGCTAACCAACTGCGCTAACGGTGCAAATATTATTAGTTCTATCCACTGCACTATTTGCCTACCCTCAACAGCTTTACGGCCGATTACTGTTTATCGGATAGGTTACATAACGCATCTAGTTTGCCTCTGTGCTTACAGAGGATAGAACTAATAACACACTATATGAAAAGACATTGGGGTGTTTGACAAAAATAACAGTTTTGATCCTGCCCTACCGTGCCGTCCACGGACTTGTTTGTCAACCACATTACGTGCCAACTTGTTCCAGCGTCCTCCTGACTACTATAACTAATAGTCTCAAGGTTTCGTGTAACTCAGAAGTGCCAGTCCGTCAACTGGTTACTCACTATCTAAGTTACCTACTGGGAAGGTAACCCAATGTGTTTGCATATAGTCCCTGTAACTTAAACAGGGCTATATGAAAAATTAACTTTTTAAAGAACATGTTGATTTCTCAACTCATTAAATGTATTATACATCTAATTGGATTTATTGTCAAATCTTTTTGTGTTGTATTATTACAACAAATTCTTCAATTCACCCAGCGAATCAATTTCTCAATTCATAAATGAATTATATACTAAGTTGGATATCTTGTCAAACTGTTTGTTGCAAAAAAACAACACTAATTGTTTCTCATGGGCATTTAAACGTATAAATATTTCTATGTTATTAGATTATTTGCGAACCCGTTATACAGCAAAATGGTGGAATGACCAAACTGTAGAAAACGAAAAAATTAATGCTATCCTTGAATGTGCATATCTTGCACCAAGCAAACAAGGTCACTATGACTATGAAATTATAGTGCTTACTGATAGTCCTGCTGGCAAAGAGTTTAAACAATGGTTATACTACGAAGATACTAGTTGCTTGGATATGATTAGAGCCAAGCAAGGTCCTGGTTTACGTAGATATAATGGTCAAATGGCTGCACCCATTGTAATGATTTGGCTAGGCAAACAATTCAATCAACCAATGAATTCATATACCGAAAACGAATTCCTTCGTACTAACAATGATTGCATAGTTAGTGCTACTATGGCAATGTGTCAAGCCGAAGAATTAGGTGTTAGCACTGGATTTTGTGGTTGTATAGGTGGCAGAGAAATTGCTGACAGATTAAACAAACCAGAACATAGTGCTATCATCACTCTTGGATTTGGTTACGCAACCAGTGACCACAGTGATTATCCAATTTCTAAAGTTTATAAAGACGGTATAGAAATTGGGTTTGACCTGAAAAATCTAGATTCTTCAATTAGAAATATCCATACAAGGAACAGAAGACCTACAATGGATCAAATGATAACTTATATTTAAAGAACATTATAATGCTTGTACCACCAGGAATCAGCGGCAGACCCCAAGAATATGACCCGACTAATGTTACACACGAAATAATGGCTAATGAATTAGCATTACTTAACTTAGGTAACTTTGAGCCACTTAACATGTATATTGACACAGGCAAGTATATGCAAGAGATTAGTCAATTTGACAATGATTGGGTAAATTATTTGCCTCGCACAGATAGACCCAACAATCGTAAAGCAATGACATTAATGGCATTGCCCGGTAAATCTCACAAAGAAAATACAAGCCTTGCCGAAGCAAGTTATGCTGCCGGTCGTCAATTAAGTGAATTAGAATTCAACACACCAACCGATGTATATAATCGTTGTCCTAGTTTACATTCGGTATTGGAACAATGGCAACCTCTTGGTCGCTCTATGATTATACGTAGTGACATAGGTGGATATTTTGTTCCTCACCGTGATGCACCAAGTATGCCACGTGAATGTTTTAGGCTAGTTGCATTTTTAAACAATTGCGGCCCATTACAATATGATTGGTTAATGGACGACAAAAAGATGAATATACAACAAGGTCAACTATATTATGTTAACACACGTATGACACATCGCACCATTAGTTGGGTTAACGACAGTCACCATTTAATTCTTAATATACCTTTTACTACAGCAAATGTAAAAAAGGTAATTGCTAGTCTTGCTCACACTCATTAAAAAGTGCTACAGCCTCGTCAAATGTTATCTCTGGCATAAGACTCCAACTAATAGAAATTCTTTCTTTACCATTAGTAACTACTTCATGTGGATAAGTAGTATTGAATAACATAGGTCTATCTAATTCAAATCTATACAATTCTGTTAGATTTTCTGTTAAATTAAGTTTGTTTACCACTTTGCTACTATCATATACTGTTTCAGTATCTATTGATTGGTAAACTATAGTTATTGTATCTTTACAATTAACTAAGGGAATGTTTAGTGTGCATTTTCTTCCGGCGTCTGTATGCACCGGTAGCCCATCTGGCATTACATACACATTGTATATCGGGCTAAGAAAATTATATCTTTCCCTGATACTTACTAGATAATTATCGTCTGCTACCAATCTATGATGATTGGGTCTACCTTCTATTGGTTTTGATGTGTATACTAATTGAGTTAAGTAAGAATAATCAAAATCAATATTCGGGTAGAATATTAATCCTCCCATGCTACATCAGATGGAATCTTAATAGCAAAGAAAACAGCAGAACCGTCTTTTGGACTGTATGTATGACTTACTTTACCGTTTGTATATGTAGGTTGAGTAATATCAATACTAGTTCCATCTTCAAATGTAAAATTAATTACACCAGACACTGGGAAAATTATTAATCCATTATTGCCTGGATTAACATGATATCCGGTATCGGATAATAATTCTGCCAATCCATATTCTCCGATAGCCAATGTTCTTTCATAGATATCCATATTAGGGAGGATATCATGCGGTACGTCAGTTAAATCTGCTGTATTAAAGCATAACTCAACTTTAGATTTACCTTCATCTTTTAATGAATTATACAAAGATAATAAACTATCTTTATCATAGGTATATTCAAATATTTTATAGTTAGTCATAATTATTCACAATTCATGTTTTTGGGGCGGCCGGGGGATTCGAACCTCCGTCTCCTGTGTTTCACGCAGGCGTAAGACCGCTCTACCACAAACCGCATTAGTATTTATACGATTCAATTATTTGAATAATTTTATCAGCAATCAACACATTACCGTGTTTACTGACACAATTCACAAAGAAAGGGTTTTTTGCCAACTCTTGTTCACAAATTTGCATTATGGTATCATCCACATAACCATTAAACTTGAACCATAATGGTATGGCACAACGTTTATCTATTACGTGAATTGCTTTAATTTTCTTATATGCTAGATATTGGTCAATTTGCATTAAAGCACCGTAATATCTGTTTAGTTCTAGATCCTGATGATATAGATAATTCTTATATGTATCAATAACATTCAATAGGTTATCATCATTCTTAAACAAATTGATAAACTTTGGGCTGTTCTCTTTTTCAAACTCAGTATCTAAATGAGTTGTACGAAACAAATCAGTTGCCCGATTATATGTTACATCTATCGCATGTACATCTCTATCACTATTGGGAATGAATAATGCATTATGATGGCAGTGAAAAATTACTGCAACATCTATATGTTTTGTTTTCTTTAATTCAAATAGAATACGTTCTTCACTGCCCTGTTTGCATCCCTTGTTTACAACTTTACCATTGTAATGTGTTGCAACCAAATCTAAAAAACTATCCGGTGACCTGTATGCACAATTGCTATGACCGTAAAACCCAATGTTCATAGTTCTTCTTCAAATATAAATTGTATGAAGTGTCTTTTTTCTTCTGTGTATAATTTCAAATCGTGCATAGAGCCAATAGACAACTTATAACAGTCATTGGTGTTTGCTTGAAAACTTGCTACCTTAGTAATGTCATCATAATCAAACCATCCCTCATACTCTTCACCATCAATAACTACATATCTAGGGTTTTCAGTTTTGGCTTCATAAAATGAAGTTTCACTAGGTCCTGTTTTTATATAATAGTTAATTGCAGTTTTACCTGCTTTATCTCTATGTGGAAGAAATACATAAGGTCCACCTACTATAACATAAACGATTAAAGAAACTTTATCTCTATACTCTACTGGTAATGTGAGAGTCAATGAAGGTATATATTCTTCCTTAATCTTATAATAAGTAAAGTCTAATCCTCTAGGATTATGTAATACTTCACCCGAATTCATATCATTGAAATCTAAGTCAGGTAAAACAATATCAAGTTTTTTAAAGTATTCAACCATGTTTTGTAAAGATACTAAGACCCAACTTAAAATTATAGCCCAATGACCTAAAGTCACTTGCACTATGTAATCTAACACTGTCAAATATTATTGCACTAGTTGGTTTCCATTCAAAGGTAGAATGAATGCTTAACCCATCTAACCATTCTGGCTTTAGATGAGTTAATAAATTTTCAGTATCATTGATCGGTGTATCTACTATTCCATCTACATCTTTATAATCATAAAGACATTTATTAAAGAATGAATCAATGTGTGTTTCACCTTTAAAGAACTTTGCAGGACCATGAAAATAAAACTGGTCAAACATACAAAGTCTAGGATAACCATTACCATTCCCATATAGTTTCAATGGGATAGTTATTGCTCTATACACACTATCAGGTAATTCAAACGTGTCATCGTTGTGAATTATGTGTGGATAATTTGTATAGAAAAATAACCCTGCAGTAAGTGCAAAATCACCTATTTCATTTTTTACTTTTGTTAATACATTTTGTATAACACTATCATCCATTATCTCTAATATATCTAATGTTGTTGGGCCTGTATTCTTATACACTTTAGCAGGTTCTAAGTCTCTGGACTCAAATATATTAATAAGATATTGAACTTCATCATCCGTAAGAAAGTTATCAACTACATAAGGTTGAATTATATCAGACTTAATCTTTTCTATTTGGGATGTTGTTCGCATGAATTATTTATGATTGGTCCGGCGTAGTGGAATCGAACCACTATAATCACTTTAGAAGAATGATGTCCTATCCGTTGAACGAACGCCAGATAAATATGTTATGGATACCAATACCCTTTATGATGAATTAGAATTACCAAAAAATTGTACCTTTGAAGAAATCAAACAAAAATATAGAACGCTTGCTCAAATCAATCATCCCGACAAAGGGGGTGATGAAAAAAAATTCATACGAATCAAAGAAGCGTATGAAACACTAATTGATCCTATAAAACGCCAGCATTATGATAGTACCGGCAATTATTATGAGGACACTAATATCAGCAATGAAGTCAAAAATAGACTTTCTAATATGATAAATCATTTTACTCAGCAAATCAACCCTGAACTTGATGATTTAATATTAAAGATGAAAGTTGATATTTATGAAGCACAACGTAATACAACCAAGGGTATTGGCATGTGCAATGAACTCATAAGAAAATTAACCATTATCAGTAAAAAAATTAAATTGAAACAAGATGAGGGTGATAATTTTCTAAAATCTATTGTTGAAACAAAAATAACACAAGTACAAACTGAACTTGCTGGTCACAAACGAACATTACTAGTGTTTGATAAGATGTTAGAAGTTTTGGAAAACTATCACTATAGCTTTGAAGACTGGCAATTGTTTATACAAAACAATTAAGCAGTCAATGATTGTCTAAGTACCTCTAATTCATTATCACTAAGGAATAACTCTAATTTATTTTGTTCAGCATCTGGGTTCTTAGCCCAATCATAAGTTGTATAGATTCGGACATGATTATCCTGAGGATGTATATCAAGTTTGCGAACTTCACAATACAATTTATAACCTGCGTTTTCACTAACTAACATAATTTCTCCATTGAGTAATTGGCTCCTCGACCTGGGCTCGAACCAGGGACCAACGGATTAACAGTCCGGCACTCTACCAACTGAGCTATCGAGGAATAAATTTGGTGCCGACTATCGGATTCGAACTGATGACCTATCGCTTACAAGGCGATTGCACTACCACTGTGCTAAGTCGGCGTCTTTTTATTTAATGTGTATTGTATCACCGAGATAATTTATTGTCAACCATCTCGGTGAAATCCTTCTACGATAGTAAGATTCTACTATGTTTTGGGACACCTGCTAACAGATATTCCATTTGATCCGCAAGTATGTTACGTTGTTGCAGTATCATGTTTTCATAGTGATTAGGTGCATAAGGCACATACAGTAATTCCATACGTGATTCTTTCAATGTCTTATGACCTTTCTTGCTATTACATTCACGGCAAGCAGTAACCACATTCATCCAAGTGTTTTCACCACCTAAAAATTTAGGGACAATGTGGTCCCTACTTAGATTATGATAGTTCGGATAATGTACTCCACAATATGCACACACATGCCGGTCACGACCAAACAATGTTCTGTTTGTTAATGCAACGGTTGAATGTTTATATGGATTGAAGCCATGTCCTTTAATAGCAATTATACTTTGTGATTCAATGTAACTCATCTCGCCGGACTTTTGAAATCCACCGCGATACTTTGCTACAACTTCACCTAGTGCCCATGCTACTGCATTTTTGGCATGATAGGTGATTGCGTCATCTTTAGAGATCCATTGTCTTGGAACTCCTGACACATCTAGTGCTAAAACAGACATTACTTTCTCCTTCTATGTTGTTGTCACTAATATTATTTAACACGATTGGTACCCCAGGCAGGATTTGAACCTGCAGAATTCTCCTTTTGAGAGAGACACGTTTGCCAATTACGTCACTGGGGTATAAATAATGTTATGGCACGTTCATTTGAAAAAACTCTTAACAATTACGATATACTATATCGTTTTAGTAATGAGCCATATAAACCAACTTCATCATGGACTACTAGTACTACATTTGTACCTGATCCTAAACTTGATATACAAGAATATATACCTGATCCTGTACTTGAAAAAGCCGAATTCATTTTGAATCCTGAATGGTGCCGATAACTTGAATTGAACAAGTGACACACGGATTTTCAGTCCGTTGCTCTACCAACTGAGCTATATCGGCATATTGGTACCAGCGGTGAGAATCGAACTCACTCAAGAACGCTAATCTGGCGCTAAAAGGTGTATAAGACCTCTCTGACTACCAAGTCTCGCTGGCATTTAAAATTGGGGTGAAGGACGAGACTCGAACTCGCAACAACTGGAATCACAATCCAGGGCTCTACCATTGAGCTACCAACACCATATGTTATTGGCGGAAAGCAGAGGAGTCGAACCCCATCCCATTTCTGAGAACCGAGTTTTCAAGGCTCGTCGGCGGACCATCCCACCTGCATTACTTTCCTAAATTGGTCCGAGTACAAGGATTTGAACCTTGACCGCATGGTCCCAAACCATGAACGCTACCTGATTACGCTATACTCGGTTATATTTTCTTGCAAACTCTAGGTGATGTTTCATTGCACATGCTGAAGAAAACTGGTCACCTACTATAAATTTCACACCGTTCAATGTAAATGGCTTTAACACTCTATCACCATTCCACCAACCACGTTCTATTCTTATGTAACCTTCAACACCTAACTGTTCTCTAAATCTATTAAATTCTGGATGATCCTTAGAAAACACACTTGTCATCTTATCTGTACCTTTAAGTATCCTCATCAACTCATCTGGTGTAAGACTATCAGGATTTCTACCTTTGAATACACTATATACTTCTTTAATTTGTACATCACAAATACAAGATTCATCTAAAGTAAAATCCATAATAACTCCTTGTTGGCGGGTCTTGAGAGGATCGAACTCCCACCCTCGGTTTCGAAGACCGAGATGATATCCATTTCACCAAAGACCCTATATAGGTTTCTGAGAGCCACACTATCCTCCTGGGAGGACTCACATGATTGTCTCGTATAGGCAAGTTTAACTAACCGGCTTCAATCATACTGTAGTGTTACCACAGTACACCACACTGTGGCTAGATTGGCAGGGACTCAAACCTATCGTCTATCTCAGAAATCTGGTAGTTGAGGTCGGACTCGAACCGACGATAAACACCGTATGAAGGTGGTGCATTAGCCACTATGCTACTCAACCATTATAGAAACATACTTCATGGATGAACCCACGTGTCACAATAAAGTTAGAGTATGTTTCTATAATGGTGCTCCCAACTGGTAACGATCCAGTGTTTCTACATTACCAATGTAGTGTAATGCCTTTATACTATGAGAGCATGGTGCGACCAGAAGGATTCGAACCTCCCACCCCAACGTTCGTAGCGTTGTATTCTATCCAAATGAACTATGGTCGCAAATTAGGCCTGATTGTTTGCTGCACAACCAGGAAAGCAGAGGTCTGTAGACTGCATATAACTTATCACATTGTACTCCATATGCAAGGGAGAATGTTTGGTGGACCGTAAGAGAATCGAACTCTTACCTAGGACGTGCAAAGCCCCCGTGCTCCCATTATCACTAACAGCCCAAATTTGGCAGGCGTACTAGGACTCGAACCTAGAATAACAGAGTCAAAGTCTGTGGTGTTACCATTACACTATACGCCAACATGTTTTTAATAGTCAAGTGCGTACTTCACCCGTCAGGAGGTGTGATTCTTTTCCTCGCACTATGCTATTCTAAAACACATTCAGTACTCCCGAGTCGTGTGGGTAGGTAGTTATAGTACCAGTTGTTCCACTAAAATATGTTTTAGAATAGCATCTTTCGATGCTATGTTAGGGTCGATACCCTAACCAGTAGTCTTACTTTCCACGTTGTCGCCATGAATTTCATGTATACTGTCCGCCCGTTTATTACTGTTTATAGTGTGTAATGTAGTCCTCGTTACTACTACCACTTTGAGATTACTTGGGCAAAACTTTAATTTTGCTGTCTAACTCTACTCGTTTGAAGGCACGTTTTAATTTGTCTTCAATCAATTTTTTTCGTTGTTCCTCTGACATAGTATGATTCTTGAACCAATTTACCTTATCAGAAGCAACCAATTGTAATTCATTTTTCATTTGTTGTCAAACTCCATTGTTGTTTTATTACAACACACAAACAAAAACCCCTGAGACTTTTTAGTTTCCCAGGGGTTAGATAAATGTGTTTATGATGTTAAACTTGTTACCTAGTCCCCGGGCCTCTTAAATTGTCGATTGACTCATTTGCGCCGCGAATACTTGTAGGATATGCTGGTACAAACGATATGGCTAGCGTTAGCCATTGTCCGTTATGTTTCTGCATGTTACAAGATTTATTCATCATAGTCTTTTATTTAGTCCTGGTTAAAAATTCTTTGAAATAAGCATTGTTTTTATGCCTTTTGCAATTCATGTGTGTAGTATATATCAAAATTCTTTTAGTGTCAACATTTTTTTCAACTTGTTTACCCATTTAATTTTATCTAGTACGTAAATAGTCAATAAATATTTTCATGCCTACATTACATTTTTACGGTTGCAGTTATGGTTTATACGGTACAAGTGACGGTAACAACCCCAACGCACATAAATGGATTACTGAAAATTCAATACCATTTTATCTTGCAAAACTATTGAACATGGATCTTAACAATAAAAGTTGGGCGGGCGCATGTAACTATCAAATATTGTCTAAGTTTACTACAAACAGTGTTTTTCCGCATGCAGACGATATTATTATATTTCAATGGGCGCATATAGAAAAAATACACACTAATCATATTGCACCAATTTGGCTAAAGGACTCGCTTGTTAAAAATACTGACAAAGAATATGAAGTATCTTGGTATGACAATATGTCATCTCAAAAATTAAATCAACTAATTAATACGTATAAAGATAGTTTTTATGATGCTGACCAAGAAATATACAGAATAATTGCATATAACGAATATATTAGAAATAAAGTAAAGTGCAAATTCTATTATAGTGTATGTGACCATTATGATGTATTTGGTCATTTAGTAGGACCTGATAAACGACAACTACTATATAACGAATCATTTCTTAACCCAGACACTAATTATAAAACACTATCGGATTTTATAGCAAATAACAATCAGTATGCACAAAGTTGTAAGCATCCCAATGTAGAAGGGTGTGAGACTATAGCAAAGAATTACTATACCCAAATAATAGGAAGAGTGGATTAAATGATATTCGACCCAAAAGACTACCCTACCGTTTTTTTAAGTTATGATGAACCCAATGCGGAAGAAAACTATAACCATTTATCTAAGATAAGCCCTAAATATGTATATAGGGTGCATGGAGTTAAGGGCAGTGACCGCGCACATAAAATGGTTGCTAACTTAGTTAAAGATATATCATCAAACGTAATTATAGTAGACGGAGATAATCTAGTCAATGATGATTTTTATGATAAAACCATTATATTAAAGGATGATGTAGATTTAAACAATCACGTATTGAGTTACAGTGGATTAAACATAGTTAACGGAACATGTTATGGTAACGGTGGAATTAAAGTATGGCCCGTACAGCTATTATTAGATATGAAAACACATGAGGAAAGTCATAACACTAATACAAAAATAGACTTTGACTTTACCAAATATCTACAACTTAATGAATATGGTAGCACAGTAGTTATTAATAAAACCCCATTACAAGCATTTCGTGCTGGATTCCGTGAGGGTATTAAGTTATGCTTAAATGACGGGGAAATCAGATATAAACTAACCGAACTTGATTGGCGCAATTATGACAGACTATGGAACTGGATGCATATAGGTATGGATGTAGTTAACGGAGTCTATGCTATATTGGGTGCTAGATGTGCTGTGCATTGGTTACATAGAGAAACATTTAATATTGAAAAAATTAATGATTTTGATTATTTAAATGATGTGTTTGATATAGTTTCAGCAAAGTTTAATAAAGAACCATTAAACTATGGAAACATATATGGTAATTTAATTAAAGGATTAACTGATGACCATAGAATAACTTACATATATTCTACATTGGATAGCATAGAATATAAGAAAACAGTTAAGCCTATATATCGTAGCCCACAGACGTTTTTAATGACTCCCACTAGTACAGAATACGATATTGTATTCATTAGCTATGATGAACCAAAAGCCGATGAAAACTATAATAAACTAGTAAAACGATTCCCTAGAATAAAACGAATTCACGGAGTACAGGGTATATATAAAGCACATATTGAAGCCGCTAAGTTATGCACTAGTGACTATTTTTGGGTAGTTGATGGAGATAGTGAAATAGTACCCGAGTTTAACTTTGATTATGTTGTGGGATTCTATGATTATGAACGTGTACGTGTTTGGCGTAGTATTAATCCAATCAATGATTTAGTATATGGGTATGGTGGTGTTAAGTTATTACCTAGAACAAGTGTATTAAAGAAGTTTAATAATTATTATAATATAGAAAAACCCGATATGACTACTAGTATTAGTAAAAATTACGAACCAATTATGGTCGTTAGCAATATTACTAAGTTTAACGTTGATCCATTTACTACATGGCGTAGTAGTTTCCGTGAATGTGTTAAATTATCTAGTAGAATAATCAATGGACAAATTGACAATGAAACGCAAAATAGATTAGATATCTGGACTAGCGTGGGTAGAGACAGAGATTACGGTATATATGCATTAGCCGGCGCTATACTAGGACAGAAATATGGAATGCGTAATAGCAAAGATAAAGAAAAACTAATGAAAATCAATGATTATAATTGGTTAAAACAGAAATATCAGGACAATCAATGAAAATAGACATAGACCACATACATCACTGGATGCAAGCAATACGCCAAAGTAATAACCCTATGCGTACAATGGATGCATTTTGGAGTGGGCAGTTAAAAAGTAAAGAATGGCTCATAGACAGACTAGAATTTGTTATACGCCCTCACATTAATAAAGAATTATTATCTATCGATATACACGGCGGGTGGGTCGGTACATTATCTAGTCTGTTATTTTGTAGCAATATCCCTATCAGTAAAATACGTAGTATAGACATTGATCCGCACTGCCAACAAGTGGCCTATGCTATGAATAAGATGGAAGAAATAGAACAACGCTTTGAGGCTATTACGGGCGATATGCTAGATGTGAATACAACAGCCGATATCATTATAAACACTAGCTGCGAGCACATAACTCAAAAACAGTACGACTTATGGCTATCTAGGCTACCGAGCAAAAGTATGCTTGTTTTACAGAGTAATAACTACAAGATAGACGAACATATAAGAACTTGCGAGAACTTAGACGAATTTAAAAAGCAAAGTAATATTAACGTGATTTTTAGTGAGAAGCTAGAGTTACCGATGTATACACGCTATATGTTAATTGGATATAGGCAATAAATTCCACTCATCTATACTAATACTGTGTATATCTAGTGTATGACGTATGTTTTTAGGGTCATACCATAAGCAGAACTGGTAGCATTCTTTACATTCATTATTACAGCATTTATATAGTCTATCATCATGCACCCAATTATATCCTGTATATTTTCTTGCCCAACGAACGCTTAATGCAAACTTTTTATAACTGGTTTGTATATCATTATATTGAATACCTCTACTAATGAACAATATATCCTTACCCCATTTATCATAGTTATCACAGTCAAACTTAATACTGTCACCCGTCGTAGAACACTTTAAATCTCTATATTCGGGTAATGTATATAATCTATTGCATACACGGGAAACATTACCGGGCCATCTATTATTATTGAATATACCGTGAAAACTAATAGGTTTATTATCACGCAATTGAACAATCATATGTTCATACGTATCTAAGTCTATATTTTGATAGTTTTCCCAGAGTTCATGTGATTTGTCATTACGTGCATAGTCGTAAATGCTTAGCCATTCTGAGGAATCTTTAGTGACTAAACGAAATTCATCTAAGGACATTTAATACTAGATGTATTCTTGGTTCCCAGCCACCATTATATACAAAATGATTGCGGGTAGTATCTACTTGATAAAAATTACCATCGGACGGAATATGATAACACTTTGCGGCTAACTCACCCTCAGTCTTTTCGCCAAAGAAAGCATTAATATTAGTTTCAAGTACATAATGGTATCTAGGCTCTGTATCGTAATGTACGCTTAATCCATTCTTGGTCATTAATCTCATATATCGTATACGACCAAACTTAACATTATGTGCGATTTCTAATTGTTCAATAACTGTTTTAGTATAGCTTGGGGCAACATCTACCCACTCATTAAAGTCACTTTCTTGGGCAACAAAGACTTGATTAACTTTGTCATATAAACTACCATTACTATCTATTAATGGATGTTCAGCGTCTTTACGACATTTTAATCCAATTTGATTTCCTGAATAATACTTACCATTAATAGTCTGAGCCTCAGGCCAGCCCACATTATTGATAAAGTCTGTTAAGTCTTTATGCATTAATGTATAATCGGCTGTAAAATCTGTTTTAGTAATGAAATTCATAGTGTATTAAAGCCCCATTTACGTTCCTCGCACCACCAACATATTCCACAATGCCCATGAACGACTCCGGGGGTAATATCTTCACAGCTTCTAGTTAATGGAAATAATGAGTCCATGATATTATTATCTATGTATAATTGATGTATACCTTGTTTATTTATTTCCAAGAAAGGACGTATTTCTATGAATTCTTTAGTCATACCCTCCACTTCATGTACACTATATTTCTCAATAATCTTGGGTACCCCTTCCCCTCGGATTGCTTCAATGTCAGGTAATATACCATAATTGAACTTTAATTGTATATCTTGTGGAGGATTAAGAGTTGTTCCCGTATATAATGCTTGCATACGGTCATTCTTAAAATTGTCGTAGTTTCTATCTAAGAACTCTTGTTTAAATTCTTTCTGAGTCCATTTATTAATATCATCAGGAGGAGTATAGAATAAATGCTCAAGAAAAATGTCACTACAATCTAATAATTCTTCTATTTTCTGTCTAACAGTACCTGCGATATAAGCAAATGGTCTTTTGTTATCTACTGAAACTGGTTGTATCTTAACTGGTAGATTTTGTTCTTTAATCTTTTTTGCTAATAGATAGCACATTAAAGTGCTATCTACTCCACCGCTCATCCAAACCCCTATCGTTACGATAGGTACTCCTAAGGGGGTAACGCTTGGAATCTTAATATCCATATTAGAATGCCATTACATATGATTTGATTCGTTTAGCACACTCACCGTATGTTTCATTTTGTTTAACTGGCATTAAGTTACCTACCTGTGGCTTCTCTAATGGGATAGCTAATATATTAGTAACTCCGCCCATACCGAATCCTGGATCATTGTTAGGGTCTTTGGGGATAAATGTATTGGACTTCAATGGAGTATTTAAACAAGCTACCCAATATTGTGCGTACCCTTTACCTTCTAAAAAGTCAAAGCATCCAGTCCAATCTAATCCCAATGCCTCATAGAATATAACAGGTCTGTACTTATTGATTGTTTGCTCACCGCCCTTCATTACACCTAACTCAAAGCCCTCAACGTCAATCTTCATAACAGATACTTTGGGTACGTTTAATGAATCTAATGTGATACACTCTGCTTCAATAGTACCTTCATCATCTTGTTTAGTTTCACCATAATTACCCGCATCATCTATAGTAACGTCAGTCATTTTAATAGTATCTTTTCGTGATCCTAATGCGGCGTTAAAGATTTGAATAGGCAAGTCTTTACAATTTTCTGCGGCTATTGCAAAGTGTGTTGGATTAGGTTCAAACCCAATAACTGAACATTCTGTTTCTTTGTGTACTGCTAGTGCATGATAGCCAATGTTTACCCCAACGTCAATATACATCGTATCTTTTTCAACAAACAATTTCATAATATCTACTTCAGCATGGCAATATTCACCATATACTTTAATAGCCTTACTTACAAATTGGTCATTCTTATATACATACATGGGCCCTGGTCTGGCTTGCACTAAATCTAGTTTTGGCTTAAATGTTTCAAAAGCTGTTTTATTAGCTTCTTTTTTTGCTGCTTTTGGCATGTTAGTCCTTTTAAATATAATAATATTTAATGTGAACTAACATGGTTGAATTATTTTCTATCTTTATTCAACATTGTTTTAATAGCCAAAATAAGTTCCGACTTATCTGTTGATTTAATATGATTAAGTTTTTGTTGGATACTCATCCTAGTAGAAGCTATCTCTTTTATAGCCTTCTTAACGTCTGGATATTTAGGAATATAACTCATTATCGCCCCCTGGTGCTATGATCCAGCCTAGCTTTAATAAATCTGTTCTAATCTCATCTGTTATTTGACCTTCAGGTACATATCCTCTAGTGCCATCAATGTCACCATTACCTAATCCATCACCTATACCACTACAGTACCAGTCAATATAATCACCCTTTTCTTTCATGTCCGCAACAATTCCACCGGCATGCCGCCAACTACAACCCCATTCTTTTTCTAATAATATAGGCCATACGTCATTTTGAATAAAATTGTTATTACACAATGCAGCGTATAGATTCTGTGCGTAGGTATCACTATTACGTACTTTATCTAGCATCCAGTCTGCAATACGTAAATCGTATTCCATATTGTTTTTACGCCACTCTGGATCCCGCATTTTATTCTTTTCATTTAGCCTAATACTTTTAAACATTTCTAGATAAGCAGTATCAGGTTCTTCACCCTTTTCTGCTTTATTATCTAGGTAAGATTGTTCCTGAAAAGTATTACGATCCGGACTGTAACTCACTTTCGGCTCTAACTTGGTGTCGTCGGTCATGTGTTTTCTTAGCTTTCTTTTTCTTACTATAGAATATATGATTCCCGATTACTTGAACTCTTTCATAGTGTTCCCAGTCAGGTTCGACCGTTTTGTTATGGAAGAATAATGTATTTTTCGGTACTACATCTTTATACTTATCTAATACTAACACTTCATAGGCTACTTGTAAACTAGCCTGGTAACTTTGACTATTTTTATTTGGGTTGCCTTTACCCTCACATACCCAGCTAAATTGACAGAATTTCCTGTCATCGCGGACTGTTGTTTGATATACTACGTTGCATGGTGTACTAGCAAATCCACTATTAACCCGATTTAATGTAACACGTGCTACGGCGGCTTTACCGGCCGTGCTTTCACTTCCTGCTTCATAGAATATATTAGTAGCCATACAGATAATTTGCTTTGGGTCAACAAACTTTGCTACTTTAAGTTCTGCACGTATAACTTCCTCACGTACATTCTGATTAAATGTCATCATTGTAAGTAATAAAACTACTACAGACATTAAGACATTTTTCCCACTAATGATTTTTGTCATAAGAATCCTTTCTAAAGGTACCAATACTATTATACTATCAATTAATATATATAGATATATTAACGGATAAAACTATACGATAGTATAGATAACTATTATTGTAATAAATCCCAGCAATCGCAATTACATGCTGATACATGTGCTACTGCTGCACTGGGCACTAATACCGACGGGCCTGTTGCCATGTTTAGTATATTTAAATTACTAGGTATTAGTGTTGACTGGGGACTTCCGCCTAGGCTTCCTGCCATAGGGCCGCCATTGACTACGGAAATTTCTACATTACCAGTGGTTGTTGATAATGTAGCTCTGGTCCCATTAGCGACAGGTACATTAATAGGTGTACGTTGAACTAGATTATCTAATTCACCACCCATTAAACCCATACGCTGACTATTGCGTGCCTCACGCATACTACCGATTAAACTTTGTCCTCCTAAGGTTGCACCGTCTGCTATGTTTTCTATAACAACAGCAGTTTCTCCTGGTTCGGTTTCCGAAGAATAAGTGCTTAAACTGTTTATAAAAGAATAAACATCAGTGGATGAACTGCTAATAAACTCAGCACCACCGGGTATTGCTAATTTTCTAATATATTGCTCTCTGGATAAACCAGCGCCCATACGATTATATAAATCATTTATGGGTGCAATTAAGTCTCTGTGTGCATTAAAGATACTAGTTACTAGTAGATTAATTTGGTCAATTGAAGGTTGTACTTGGTCAATAAACTTTTGTACGGTGAATGTACCTAAGCCTACATTTAATGCATTATATATAGTTTGCAAATGCCCCTGCAGCTCTACAACCTCAGGCAACTCTGCTAATGCAGTTATTGCCTCTTGTACTTGGCTCCATGGATAATATAAATTAGTTATGCATCCAAAGAAGTCTATTGTTAAGAACTTTCCACTAGTACTTGACCCATATGCTATCTTACTCAATGCAGCTTCAATCGCAGTTTTATTCGTTGGAGTACTAGTACCATTTACTGACAAATCATTTACATTTTCTAAGTTAGTAACTACCTGAGCAAATTTTTCAATATCTATATTTTGAATATTTTTAATTTGTCTCATACTCATACTAAATGCATCTACTGCATATGCAAGGTCACTAGGTAATATTCCAAATAACCTTTCACCGTATGTTAAACTAGGTATTCTATTAACTTGTGTTCCCTCATACAATAGATAATATGTTTTACTATTGGTCTGTCTTGGCTCACTATTATATTGAGGGAAGGTTAATGTTTCATAACTCTTAGGGAAAATCTTTTTGAGATTTAATAAATCTGCTAGACTATCTAGATCCTCAGTATGACAATTCAATGGCATTAATATTTCATCTAAATCACTACCTGTAACCAAACAAAAACATGCGTATAATAACTTTTGTTGTTCATTAGTTGCAGATTTACCATTAATTATATGTGTAATATCGTCAGGATTAATACCAGCTGCTGCAAATACCACGTTAAGTCCTGTGGTAATAGCCTTATTCTTAGCCAATGTGCGTAATAGATTATCTGGATTTCCAAAACTTTGAATAGTTTGTAAATCTAAAGCACGACCCAATCTAATTAAATCTTGCCCCCAAAAGAATGTACTTATACTTACACCTGTAATATCACTAGTAATCAAATCATTCATATTTGAATATATACCATCTAAGTGAGTAAGACTTAATGTAAGACTGTCTATTACTCCGTTTGTAGTATCTTTATATCCTAATATCGTACTGACTGAATTAAAGAAATCACTATAGGATCCGTTATTAATATAGAATTCTTCATATGCTTGTACCGCAAATTCACCTATAAATCCATATCTACAATTTGTAGTATAGAAATCAGTAGTATAATAATAAGGCGGTGTATTAGTTAATATGGGTACTGCTGACCCCATTGTTAACAAATTAGTATATTGTCCTAATGTCATACCTGTTTGGTCAACGCTAGATACTTCATTACATGTACCATTTGTGCCGGCTATATCACCGCCGGTGCCTACTGCTTTAAATATTATTCCTATACGATTTACTGCTGCACCTACTAAAGTAAAATCAGTATATAATCCTGGCGTACCTAATGACCTAATATAATATTTTCTACCAACTACTAATTGCCCCATAGTTCTAACTGGGTATCTTGCGTCAAACGCTAGATTAAAAATTTGCGCGGTTATTTCTAAAAAAGTCCCGCCGGTCACAGTGCCTGCACTATAAGTACCATTATTGTAATAACCCATGTAACTTGCAGCCTCTGGATTAATACTGAGTCCTTGATTATTTAAAAAGGACCCAATACAATTAAGATTCATCGGGGTATAAGTACTCATTTTATCTCCACTGTTGGACTACCGGTTGCAATAGGATGACCACAACTAGTACTTGATCCAACCATTAATACAGGAACATTGTCAATCAATATATAATTACTACCGGTTGTTGTAACCGACGCCGCATGCGGTGGGTGAGGAGTACCAAATGGTGAGTGCGGAGTAATTTTACTTACGTGCAATCCAGCCGGAATATTATCAACTAAGACGGTTTGTGACCCTCTAATAATCTTTCCACCTACATTGTTTTGGTCGTTCTGACGGCTTAATCTTGGCATTATCCCATTATAATTTTTTTGTCAGGTAATTGTATACCTGTCGTCATAGTGATATACTGATCCTTTACATTGTCTTCAGTAAATCCATATAACGTAACACTACTAGTATTTAGTCTGATAGGTTTCTCAGGATCACAAGTAAACATACTTGGAATTAGTGTCATTCCCTTAGGTCCTTGAGCAATACTTAATGGATCTGTAATAGATAATTGGGTGTCTGTAATCTCAATTACTTTAGCAACTAACTCTTCGCCACTGTTCAACTTAATGGTGTAAACTTGACCGACTTCATACGTCATTTAATTTCTTTCTTAGTTCGTTAAATCCACCAATATATTCTTCATCTAAAAATATTTGGGGTACTGATCGGGCAGTTGGTACTGCCTCTAATAGTTGTTCTTTTGTCCAGTCACGTGATACATTACGTTCTTCATATTGTATCCCTCTGCTAGTTAATAGACTTTTGGCTTGGTCGCAGAAAGGGCACTGGTCTTTGCTCCATACAATTGCTGTCATATCAATCCTTATTTAGCCGCAAACTTTTCGCTTGCTGTAAATCCTAGTCCACCGATAACCATGTACATAATACTATTGAATAGTCCTGCGTCTATTTTAGTTTCAAACCACGTGTTAGCAATGAACCCGGCGGCACATAGCAAAAATGACAAAAAGGTGATAGTACGCTTACTGCTTACTGCTCCGGTGTCATCACTTAACATACTTCTTATTGCGTTCATAATTATCTCCAGAAAAATAATATCATTTTTAACTTGTCAATATACTTTTGTAAGTATTTGGTTTGAAAGTCTTTTGCATATTGTGGTTGAGGGAAATTCCAACCTAAAAATGCTCCTATTGCTATATAAATTAATGTCTCTATCATATCTAACTCCTTTTAAATTTGTCCTATTATTTTTCTCATCATTCCTACATGTGCTTTCATATTACTTTTTTATTGTAAAATGCTATTAATTTAAATTTAGTATCAGTGGGTGAGTATAGTTTAGTTTCACTACTATTTACAGGAACTATAGTGTCGTTTACGACAGTTACCGGAAAAACATAGGCTGTGCCTCCACCTCGTAAATTTCTAGCTCCTAGTGTTTTGATTTCTTCGGGTGAAGGATTGTACATCAAACCCATGACTGATACATTGGGTATTTTACTTAAACTGACCCATGTCCTTGCACCACCAGGGGTCTGTGTAGAATCTGATACTAGATTTAATTTAAGTATTGATAATACTATACCATATAAGCTAGTAGCTAAACCCTTGCCCCTCATATTTTTGCTAATTTCTACTCCCATTACGTAAGCAGTATCTTCAGCAATTTGAATAGTCAATACTCCTACTAACTTTTTATCAGGGCTTATTAAGCACACATCATCATCATTTGATGATTGATTTCCTCCGCTAGGTATAACAGAATAGAAATAAGGACTATTTGGTAACTGTTTAGCTGTGCTAAGTATTTCTTTCATCACACTTGAATTAAAAGTCAACATTCCCAAAGAGTCTTTAGGTTCTACACTTCTTAGTTCATCTATTTTCATACCTTATTTCTTTTCTGGTAATCTAATAACGCATGGACTGTCAATACTAACTGACATTTGATGTACACTCTTACTCCATGATAATAGTTTGGCTGATAGCCAATCTAAAAACTTAACTCTTAGGCAACGTTCTTTTTGTTCAATTTGTTTGAATTTTTCATATACATTTTTAGTTGTATCTACTGCTTGTTTGTATCCTTGTTTTTGTGATTCATTAACAATATAATCTGTATGTATTTTAGCTTGTTCAAAACGATATTGTTTTTGTTCTTTGGTTAATTTTTCGTATAATTCGTTCATTTCTTTATAACACTCCTATTATTTTTCTCATCACTATGACATGTAATCTGTCTTTTTCTTTTTCTTCATAAGATAATTCATTATATGGAACATGTTGTGCCGCATTGTAGTCTGCCTTAGGATTACGTCTCATCCATTGAATGTGAATAAACTCAGCGGCTTTTTCATCATCATCTGGGAATTTTTTAACTGCGTCTAAAGCTGCTTCTCCGGCGGCTAAGTTTTCTTTTTGCCAATCAGAATGAATTTTATTAAAAGGTTGATTTATATCACCCTCACTCCCATCACTATTCTTTTTAATTCTAGGTTTTGTACCAGTGGGGTCATAGTTCTTACGCCATTGGTCGTGCGCTAAACTAGCAAAAGTGACTACTGGATCTTCATGAAAGGCAGTATTTTCGTCAATCATGTTTATTGTGTTTCTAATATCTTTTTCTATCATAGTGTCGGTAACTCCTCATATGATACACTATCTGACATTACACCCACCACATAATTAGTTGATTCGGTTTCTTGTAATGCACTTTGTTTCTTATTAATGTTTACGTGTTTGTTAAACCATGGAATAGGTGAATGCTTAGGATGATTCTCGTTATATTTGATTCCAATATCTTTTAATCTAGTAAATGCAGTATAGTCTACAAAATCACTTAGTATATCAGCGTTCAATCCAATTACAACACCCTTACTGAATAAGTATTGTGCCCATTCTTTTTCTTCACGTATAACATCCATATACAATTGATAAACTTCACGTTCACATTGCTGTTTAGCAATAACAAATCTTGGGTCATCTTTAACTACGTTATTGATTAACCATGCTGTCCATTCTGTATGCAACAATTCGTCTTGTAAAATCAAACTGATAATGTTTCCGTTACCAATGTAAATCTTGTTCTCTACCATAGCAAGACTTGTTGCAAAACTTACCATGAAGCGTAGTGCTTCTAGTGCATAACTAGCATTCAATGCCATCCATATTGCTTTAATGTGGTGACTCTCAGTAACTTCTGTGCCTGTTTCTTTGAAGCAATTTAATTGGTGTAACTTTTCATAGTAGTCTCCTACGTTACTTGCCATTTCAACTATTTCTTTTGTATCGTGAATTTTATTGAATTCTTCTTTAGGTACACCATAAACATTACGAATAATATGACTGTAAGATTTTGAGTGTATATTAGTCTCAAAGAAACTCCAGTTACTTACTAGTGCTTCTAATTCAGGGATACTGATGACTGGACTGAATACTTGACTTGGTGCACGACCCTGAATACTATCAAGCGCAGTTTGTCTTAACAAGTTGCTAGTAAAGATATGCTTAATTGCATCGCTACTATCTTTGTGGTCAATCTTATCTTTAGTTAAACTAATTTCTTCCGGTACCCAAAAGAAGCCACGTGCAGTTTCTTCATATTTGGCAAGTCTTGGGTACTTGACTTCTTCAAATCGCTGTACGGTTACAGGACCTTCTGGGTCAAGAAACATAGTGCGATGTAGGTAATTTGTCTGTTTACTTAAATTATATTGTTTTTTACTCATATTGATTCTGCCATTCGTTTCCGGAATATTCTATTTCTATTGCGCCCTCATCATCTACTTTAACACTTTCAACGTCATCTTGATTAAGCGCCATTATAATCATAGGTATATCTTCTTTATCTATCTTGCAATCCATTGGGAGATTATGATAGGCTAATAATATTTTTAACTTTTCTTCATTAGTTAAAGTTAACAGTTCATCATTAAATTCTACTAACATTACAATACACATGCCTCACAGTTTTCTTCATCCAACTCATCAAGTTGTAATGGAAACTGAACTACATTGTCAGTTTCAGTTAATCCCGCTTTACTGCCCATCTTGTTGATTAGGCTGTAATAAATTGTTTTTAATCCCCATTTATATGCCAACATTAAATTCTTTGTAATCAATGTTGCAGGAACTTTACCACCTTCAAAATATGCAGGATTGTAAAACGTATTAGTACTTAGTGATTGGTCAATGTATACTGCTAAAACTGCCGAAGTCTTTAAGTATTCAATACAATCCTTTTGATCCCACATCAATTGATAGCGATTCTTTAAACGTTTGTACTCTGGCACAACTTGTACAAACGATCCAGCTTTTGATTCCTTCACAGAAATCAATTCCATCGGCATTTCAATTCCGTTGGTGGAGTTTAACACAACTGAGCTGGATTCGACCGGTGCCACAGCCATTAGCGTAGCATTTCTGATACCATAACGCAATAGATTTTGGCGAAGTGTTTCCCAATCTAAATTAGTACTAGGAGTAAAGTCAGTTAATTCATTAACACCCTCTGCCCTACGTTCCCAAGGGAAGATGCCCTGTCCGTAGAATGTATGTTGGCTACGTTTACATGCACCACGTTCTTGGGCTAATTCTACACTGGCTTCTGTTAAGTAAAATGCTTGATGTTCCATCCAACGTTTAACTTCACTTAGTGCGATTGACTCTCCGTATTTGAATCCACGCTTTGCATGCCAATATGCTAAATTTGTAACGCCTACACCAAGAGGCTCAAAGTCTAAGTTAGCTAATTTACTTTGTATTGAAAGGAAATCTTGATAGCTAAGGAGATTACTTAAACTTCTAACTAATACTCTACAACTTTTACGCATATCTTGGGCTGATTTAAATGCACCCCAGTTAATACTGCCTAATGTACATAGTGCAATACGCCCTGCCTCGTCTTCAATGCGTTGAAAGGGTTTAGTAGGTAATAGTATTTCTTGGCATAAGTTACTCTGATAAATCGGGTCAAGTTTTGTATCAAACGGACCTTGATTAATTACGTTGTCAATGAATACTAGATAGATACGACCCGTATCGGTACGTTCTTTTAGTATACCATTTTTAAATATTTCAACTGCTGGTAACACTTTTTTAGTGATGCCACGTTTAGTTTCATACATTTTATAAAGTTTTTCAAACTCGGCACTATCTCTATAATATGCTTCATATAAGTCAGGTACTTCAGCCGGATCAAATAACGTAATGTTCTCATTGTTTTTGAAACGGTTAAAGAACATTTTATTGATTACAACGCTGTAATCCATTTGACGTACACGTGTTTCTTCTGTACCCTGATTGTTCTTTAGTACGATTAAATCTTCAAACTGTGCATGCCAGATAGGGAATGTAACTGTGCATGATGCATTACGTATTCCGCCCTGACTGCAACTACGTAGGTCACTAAACCATTTCTTTAAAAATGGAATCATACCTGTATGTTTAATCTCTCCGCCACGAATAGGTGCACCAAGTGGTCTAATACGACCTATTTCTAATCCTATGCCAGCACGTTTACTAGCATACTTGGCCATCATTTCACCGGCGGCAAAGATGCTATCCAAAGTATCATCACTACTAATAAGTACGCAACTACTAAATTGTTTTGTAGTAGTACCAAGGCCGGCCAGCACAGGAGTAGCAAGAGTAAACTGGCCATCACTGGCACATTCGTAATATTCTTTAACATATTTTAATCTCTTTTCTTTGGGTTCATTGTGGAACGCAGTGGCGGCTGCTATTGCATAACGTACTTGAGGGGTCTCGAATATTTTACTAGTGGCACGATTTTGCACTAGATATTTTTCGCATAATTGTGCAATGGCGGCATATGTGTAATTTTCATCTTTGGAATGGTCGATGAACAAATCAATAATATTCCATTCATCTTCCGTATACCAATCTAATAATTCTGTCGTATACATTCCCAATTCAGTATTCTTTTTAACTATTTCATAAAGTTTGGGTGGTTCATATTGACCATATACTTCTTTACGTAGCATAGATACTTTTTGGCGTCCTGCTACATATTGATAATTGACATTATTAATGTCTGAGTTTTCCGTTTCATCAATTAAATTGACCATTGCTTTAAGCAATAGTTCATCAATTGTTTTAGTACTTATACCGTCGTGTAATTCTATTTGTGATTTAATCTCTATCATACTTGGGCTTACGTTGTCTATACCCTTGCAATCATATGCCACTTGTCTTTGAATTTTTGATATGTCTAATGGAACAGTTTCTCCATTACGCTTAACGACATTTATGTTGTTCATCTGTTATGCCTTATTGTAGTTTTTTGTCTAAGTGTGTAATGTTTATATTACGTTTTATGGTAAAATCTGCTTGAGTATTACTTATGACCGTATCGGGCCAGTAATTAAGTACATATTTTGCGTTGTCAACTAGGACTAATACTACATCTTCACCCATTTTATCTGTTGCTTCTACCATTTTTATGTCAGTTATTCCTACAAGTGATAGAGTATAACATATTCCTAGTGCTCTTGCAACCGTACAATAGGTATTTTCTACCAAAAGATCCCAAGGACCTGGCCATGTTTCAACATCTAGTATATGCAGGTAATGGTTTACTAATGGGGCTTTTTGCCACCATTTATCAATTTCTATGCATTTATTTTTGGTATCTAGTGATTCGACCGCAGTTCTAAGTTCGTACCAACTACGTAACCTAGAATCATAATTTAATTGGAATACATTCATTGCAATGTACTTATCAAACTATGATTACTAGATAATTTATTAAGTCTGTGTCCAAATCTGTGTATTGGCAGCAAATGTTCCACTTCCACTTCCACTTTGTACGTTTGCTGCTACAATAGGAACACCGTCAGTATATGAATATGTTATTAACAATATTACACCACCAACCGGTGTGGGTATATAACTTGAAACAGCCTGAGAAGATAGTATAGTGTCTGATTGACGATAATAATTAGCATTACCTAAATTATTACTTATTAATGTTTCAGCCAAGTTACTACCTGCTACATTACTAATGAATAGTGTTACATTACTTGGACCTATATTAGGTAGACCAAAACCTGTACTGTCAAGAACATCGTCATAGGACTTAAAGTAATTAGTATTTGCTATATTTGCATTAGCCCGCGATTCATCCAAAGTAATGTTTGCACTATCTAGTATATTAAGTGTGAGATTCCCTACATTGGGCAATCCGTACCCAGTGCTAATAGTTATAGCACCGTCATAAGATATGCGATAATTTGCAGTTGCTATGTTAGCATTACCAAATGACTCTGCCAAGTTACTGTTTGCAACATCAGCAATTACTATGTTTGCATTAGCATAACTAAATCCATATCCCAAAGATCCTGCTCCTTGAGTAATAGCACCACCTGATACCTCTCTATTTCCAATATTTGAAGTTGATGATATTGCAATTGAATAATTACTTGTACTGCTAGGCGCCGGTGTTGAACTGGTAACATTAAGATTGGCATACGTAGTACCACTAACGTTCAATGTAATCATTCCATTGCTATAATATGTACCGAATGGACTAAACGCATTGCTTGTAGGTGTAGTATTTGCAGTAGTAAATGTTCCGTTATTAATACTAGATTCTATTAGAATATTACTAGTTTGTAGTGCTAAAACAGTTACTGCACTAGTTGGGATGACAAACGGATTTAGTAATGTGCTCGCTGATGCAATATTTGCATTATTAAGAAGATATGTGTTACCCGTAGTTGCAGTATTACTAATACTAATATCATTATAACCATATGGTACTAAGAAACTTGTCAATGATTTACTACTGAATGGACTTGCATCGGTTGGTGCTATACCCGAACCAACTGTGGTCATTTGTGTTCTGTTATTGCCATAGTCGGTTACCAATGCATTTTGGAATGTTAATAATGGAACATCATTATTGAATGGCCCATGCGTTGTGTTAATAGTTACGTTAGCCGTATTCGACATTATGGATGCAGCAACTACTGGATTGACATTTGAGTGGTACCCAGATGCGTCACTTAGTAACACGTTACCCTGTGCAGTTAATAATGCTACCGGTGTTAATGCACCATATGGTGTTACAGTTGTTTGGTATAAAGCATAATTATTTGTAATAGTGAATATTGATGAGTTTACGCTATTGTCTATGGTATTTCCTGATTGTGCAGTTAACAATGAAGGTACTACATATCCGCCAATTGCACTAAATGATTTTTCCATTATTGCTACACCACTCACTGACACCGCAAGGGCATTCACACTTGCTTCTATAGTTAGACTGTTACTATTTTGTAGTGCCAATAGGGTAGTCAAGCTGGTTCCAAACAACCCATATAACTGTTGAGTAGTCACTGCAGGTGATACAGTATTTGTAATTGTAACACCGTTAACGCTATTATCAACAAATGTACTATTTTGTGCAGTTAATAACGAAACACCTGAGTTATTGAACAATCCAAATGCCACTGCAGGAACAACTGTACCAACGTTTGTAATGGTAACTGCAAATGTACTGTTATCAACAATAGTTGCATTTTGCGCGGTTAATAGTGAAACCGATGTACCCGTAATTGTGTTAACACCAGAACCGCTCACTGATACTTGAGTAGAATTAAACGGTAATGAAGAAGTATTAAAATTATTAGGATAGACACCGACGCCCTTAACTACACGTAGATTAGATATAAATCCATTTAATGGATTACTACTACCAAAACCTGTACCAATGAATGGACTACCAATTACATAATCATTACTATCGGTATATGTACTACCTGATTGTGTGCCATTAACATATAGCTTAGTGATACCAGAAATTTTAACTACAGCAATATGATACCAAGTTATTGTACTTAATGTTGCACCAGTAATTACGCTAGAACCTGCAACTGCATAATTTACTACATTTGATGCAATATAAATTTGAGGGCTTGTGGTTGAAGCACCTGTTCTACCATCATATAATGTACCACTGGTTGCGGCAGCATTTAAGTATACCCAACCTTCAATAGTAAAGTCACCTGTACCAAATGTAAATACTGCGTTACTTGGTGCTCTTACATATCGAGTACTACCCGTGAAGTATACACTACTTCCATTAGTAACTGCTATTAAAAGACTAGGTCGTACACTATTGGTCGTTGTAACAGCACTATTATTAGTTATAGTAAAGCCAGTAAGAGAATTATCAGTAATTGTACTAGATTGTACAGATAATAATATTGTTTCACTGCCAGTTAATGCAGAAATGTTAGTACTTGAATTTTGTATAATTCCTAATGCAGTTGTAGGTACAGCAAAGTTACCAGTATAGACCACAGTACCTTTAATTATACGTAAATTATTGATATATCCGGGGAATCCTACGTTGTTACTTCTATTTGCACCAATGCGAATACCGTTTAAACTAGTATAATTTCCAGAATCTGTATCCGTCATTGCCAAGGCACCATTTAAATATGATTTAAGAGTATTTGATTGTCTAGTAAATGCCACATGATACCATGTATTATTTGATATGGCTGCTAAGTTATTTGTATTGACTTTTCTAACAGACCCGTCAGGCATGAAACAGAAACCACTTACGTTCCAACTTATTTGCCAATCAGCGTTAACGCAAGTAATTGATGCATTCTGTGAGGGGGTTGATGTTAAATACACCCATGCTTCAATAGTAAAATCACCTGTACCAAAATATGTAGAACTTGTTTGTGCCGATGTAATTAGATATTGCGTTGTAGTTCCGTTAAAACTTGCACTATAATTATTAGCTACTGATGTTGGGTACGGCGATATAACTAGTGAGATAACTGGATTACCAGTTGCGGTTAATGTTAAATTATTTGTACTTGCATCAGTTGTAACTGTATTCTGTAATACTAATAACGATGTTTGAGTACCGGTAATTGCGTTAGTTGAACTACCACCTACTTGAGTTAACGATAATGGGGAAGTTTGTGGAGTAAACGTACCTGTATAAACTGCCAAGTTAGTAATTCTTAAATTACTTATAAAGCCAGTCATAGGTAATGTTTTACTATAAGTTTGTATACCTATACTACTTGTTACGTTAACACCTAATCCAAAACTTACTGTACCAATTACACCTGCAATACCATTGATATAAATTACAAATCCATTTGTACTTGTACTTGTTCTAACTACTGCAATATGTGTCCATACGCCAAGACTTACCGTAGTTGTAGTTGTTGGAGTCAATACTGTAGATGCATTGGTTGCATAGTTGAAGGCAACTGTACCACTAGTTGTAATATAGAGTTGCCATTGATTTGGCGTGAACGATCCACTAGGTCCGGTTACGAAATTATCAACTAGTGTTTGTTGTGCGGCTAATGAATTTATGTAAACCCAGCATTCAACTGTAAATGCATTAGTACTGAATACAAACGGTGTACCAGGTACTGATAGATATTGACTTGTTAATCCTGAATATGCAGTAGCATAATATCCATTACTAGTTATTGGTGCGGGTAGATTAGTTATAACACTACTTACTGCATTTGCAGTTAATGGTATAGTAGGAACAACAAACGTATTAGTATACAATCCAGTGCCGTTGACTACTCGCAAGTTACTAATATATCCATTCAATGGATTACTACTGCCAAAACCTGTGCCAATGAATGGACTACCAATTACATAATCATTACTATCTGTATATGAAACACCTGCTTGTATACCATTAACATATAGTATAGTAACGCCTGATATTCTTACTACGGCAACATGATACCATGTGCTAGAGAATATAGTTGGGCTTACTATAACGCTTGTACCAGATACTGCATAATTAATGGTACTTGCAGTTATATAAATTTGTGGGCTAACAGTTGTTGCGCCGGTTCTGTTATCAAACAATGTGCCACTAGTGCCGCTAGCCAAGTATATATAACCTTCAATAGTAAAGTCACCTGTACCAAATGTATATACCGCATTACTTGGTGCGTTGATATACTGAGTACTACCTGTAAAGCGTACACTACGTCCGTTAGTATTAACGAACGGCATATATGTCATGTTAGTAGTGTTAACTGTTGGAGTACCGGTAATACCTGCATTAAAACTATTAACACTTGCATCATTATTCACTGAATTTTGTAACATTAACAATTGTACATAGACAGGTGTCAATGATGTAGGTGTAGTTGTCACACCAAGCGGATTTGTGAATGTCACCAACGATGCACTATTATCAACAATGAGTGAACTTTGGCAAGTTAGTAATACAGTTTGACCTGCAGTAATAGCACTGATGTTTGTACCACTAGATTGCGTAGCAGTTAATGGGGCAGTTGGTACTGTAAAGTTACCGGTATAAACTGCAACACCTTTTACTATTCTTATATTGGAAATGTATCCATTGAAGAAAGCACTTGCTCCGCTATTACGAGAACCTATAACTAGTGGAGAAGCTGAGTCTGTGATGTTTAAAGTGGCAGTAGCTTCTTGTGTTCCATTAATGAATACACGTGTGTTTGTTCCATTATAAGATATTGCAATATGATACCAAGTTCCGGCTACTAGTGTACTAGTGCTGGTTACTACCGTGGCGCTTCCATACAATTGAATTTGGTGTCCACCGGTTTTATATAGTGTATATCCCGGACCGCTGGCAGCAGTAAAGCGTTCAATGATTACTTGCTCGCCGGATATGTTATTCCAATATGCCCATAATTCAATTGTATAACTACCACCACTCAATGAGAATGCAGTATTATTTGGTGTAGTTAAATATTGACTAGTACCGTTGAATGAATTATAGAATGTAGTACTACCACCCGGTAGTGCAACAATATTTGTACCTGAACTTTGTGTAGTTGCTAATGGACTTGTTGGAGGAGTAAATGCACCGGTGTATACTGCTAGACCCTTTACTAGGCGGAAATTACTCATGTAACCATTGAAATTATAACCAGCAGTTTGATTATTACCAATCCATATTGGTTGAGTTGATCCTAAATTACTAGTTACTGCCACTGATCCAGCAACTACACCGTTGATGTATCCAGTAACTAAATTACCTATTCTTGTATAAGCAATATGACTCCATTGATTGAGAGCAACAGTAGTATTGGTAAATATAGCATCATTATTTTGTGGGCCGTCATAAAACAGTAGTTGTCTAGCATTATTAATTCTTATTGATGTAGCAGTTGCAGTGGCACCTGTCCTAAAGTCAGCAATTGCACCTATACCGTTAGCAGGATTTAGAGTAGGATATATCCATACTTCAATTGTAAAGTCCCCTGTACCTAGTCCAAAAGCAGTTTGCGTGGTTAATGATACATAACTAGAACCATTAAAGTAAACACTATATCCGTTAGTAACTGGCATATAAGGAACAACGGTTGAACTAACAGTTGGACTACCTGTAGCAGTTAATGTAAATGTATTCGCACTTGCGTCAGTTGTAACAGAGTTTTGTAATGCCAACAATGAACTTATAACAGGAGTTTGTGCCGTTTGTATTGCAGTGAAAGGTGTAGTTTGTGGTACAAACAAATTAGTATATAATGCCACGCCATTTGTTAATCTTATATTGGTAATATATCCATTGAATGGGTAACCATCCTTACCTGCACCAATTTGTGTATTACTGTTGACTGCACCAATCGATTGGCTTAGGGTATTTGCTTGACCTGATACTCCGTTGATATATATATTAAATCCACCAACACTTGCACTAGTTCTTACCACTGCAATATGTGTCCATGATTTTAGTGAGGGCCCAATCAATGTACTAAACGCACTAGTTGCAGAAACACTAGTTGCGTATATAAAAGTAGGTACACCGCTGGTAGCACTCAAATATAATCTCCAACTACCAATAATATATGAACCTGCTGTATTACTAGTAAAGTTATCAATTATTGGCATATTGGTGGCAAAACTTATTGCATATACCCAACATTCAATAGTGAATGGGTTTATACCAAATACATGTCCTGCACCAGATAATGTCAAGTATTGTGAAGCATTACCAACGAACCCTAAATTATAATAACCGGCACTAGTTGACTGTGCAATTGCAAGACTTGGACTACCATTTGTATTTGCACTTTGTGTGGTTGTCAATATATTAGTACTTGGTGTAAATGATGCATAAGTACCGATATATATTGCTTGACCCATTGTAATTCTAAGATTACTTATAAAGCCAGAGAAATAATAGGCACTTGGCGAATAACTAAGTGCTATGCTTTGACTTGTAGGATCTACCCAAGTACTAGTACTAGTATAATTTCCTATATTTGTTCCATTGACAAATGCGTTGTATAATCCATTAATGGTTCTTGTAACCGCAACATGATACCATGTGCCTAATTGGAAAGCATAGGGAAATAAGTTGTTTACCGTACCACTTGCTGCATATATTGTTACACCGGTATATGAAGAAACTGTGCCTGCAAAGACAATGTTAAAGCCGGCACTGTTTCCAGTACTAAAGAATCCTGCACCATACACAAGACTAACAACATTTCCCCAATCAGTAAAGTATACCCATGCTTCAATTGTAAATGCACTACCTGATAGTGTAAGCATAGTTGTTGGTGTAGTAACGACACAATATGCTTGTGTAGTTGAACCAAAATAACCACTGTAATAACCTGAAGTAGGTAATGCAACTAATGCTTTTGTATTTGTGCTACTGGCCTGTGTATTTGTTAGTGTTGTTATAGGTGTAATAAATCGACTTACATATACTCCGGTTCCTTTAACTACACGTACATTACTGATGTATCCTATTAGCGAATTACTATTATTATAACCTTGACCAATTAGAGGGGATCCAATAACATAGTTATTAGTATCAATATAATCGATACCAAATTGATTACCATTAACAAATAACTCTGTGATGCCTGAAATTCTTACTACTGCAATATGATACCAGGTAGCAATATTTATTGTAGGTCCGGTAATACGATTAACATTGGCAACTGCGTAGTATACAATATTATTGTTTATATAGACTTGCGGACTTACTGTAGTTAAACCAGTTCTACCGTCATATAATGTACCCGTTTTAGTATTACCAATTAGATATATCCAACCTTCAATAGTAAAGTCACCTGTGCCGAATGTGAACGCAGCATTGCTTGGTGCCTGAATATATTGGTTATCACCATTAAAGAATATACTATTACCGTTGAGTGCTGCATAAGGTGATAGTGCATCAAACTGTACCAATCCACTTGGTGTTAGTGTAGTTGCATAATAACCGGCATCAGTAGTCAATGATGATTGTAGTGCTAACAAATTAACGACTGCTGTACCAAATAATCCTGCTGCAGGCAATGTAGTTGTAGTACCATTATTTACAAGAGCATATGCATTGATACTGGTATCTAATGTTACATTATTATTAGTCTGTAGTGCTAATAATTGTGTTGCGCCCTTATTTGCATACAAGTTAATTACTGGCTGAATGAGAACTGATCCAGTATTTGTCATTGGAGCTGCATAAACACTATTATCAACTATAGTTGAACTTTGACTGGTTAATAATACTACACCGGAGTTATTACCAAACAATCCAATAGCAATTGCTGTACCAACTATACCGGTATTTGTAATAGTGTTTGTGGCACTGTTTGTACTGTTGTCCACAATAGTTGAACTTCGGCATGTTAATAAACTTGTTTCTGTTCCAACTAATGCAGAAATATTTGTACCACTAGATTGAATAGTAGATAGAGGACCAGTGGGTGTTGTAAATGCACCAGTATATACTGCTACACCTTTAACAATACGTAAATTACTTATATATCCTGTAAATCTACCTTGATTAGCAGTATCACCACCTATGAATACAGATGAGTTAGTTGCTTGAGTTGCTGAACTAGTTCCTGTTGCAACGCTAACACCGTTAACATATAATGTAACTGTTGTGGTGCTATTTCGTACTACAGCAATATGTGTCCAAGTATACAACGGTATATTAGTAGTTGCATTAGCGTAGTTAATTACTGTGGCATTACTACTGTCAAAGAAATTAATAACACCACTGGTGTTGTATGTAAGTAGGAATCCTGTACAAGCAGTTCCAAGATTTGTTGTTCCAACTAGTATCAATGCACTTGTAAATGATCCAGCAGATGTGTTGCTCATTCTATAGTGCCACATCTCAATTGTATATGTTGTTCCTAATGCATATATAGCACTTACAGTTGATATTGATAGACCGTTAGCACCGCCAAACGCAGAAGCATAATAACCGTTAGTAGCAGTAAGTGCCGAAATCGCACTGATATTTCCACCTACTGTAGCAACTAGTGGTACAGTTGATTGAATAAAACTATTATTATACAATGCAGTTTTAACTACACGAATATTACTGATATAACCTGTTAATGGGTTGCTTGAGTTATATCCAGTACCAATATACGGTGCGCCAATTACATAGTTATTAGTATCTGCATATATGTTACTTGTTTGTAGACCGTTTACATATAAACTTGTACTACCTGAAAAACGAGATATTGCAATATGATACCAAGTTGCAGACGCTATAAAACTTCCAGTAATAACAATAGTACTACCAACTGCATAGTATACTCGATTGGAATCAATATAAATTACCGGGCTAAGTGAGTTAGTTGCAGTTCTACCATCATAAAGTGTACCAGTTGATGTATTGGTACTTAGATATATCCAACCTTCAATTGTAAAGTCATTTGTACCAAATGTAAACGCTGCATCGCTTGGCGCTTGAATATATTGGCTGCTACCTGTAAACTGTGTACTGTATCCGTTAGTTACTATAAAGGGAGACCTTATAGAAATAACGGCTCCGCCTGAATTGCTAGGGGTTGAATTATAAATACTTGCATCAGTAGTAGGTGAATTTTGCATTATCAACCAATTAGTAGTATAAATATACGGTGATATTGTTGTAGTTAATGTTACTGTACCGGTTGCAGTAAATGTAAAATTATTTGCACTTGCATCCGTGGTGGTTGAATTTTGTAATGCTAGTACTCTAGTGTTTGTTATTGCAGTTAATGTATTATTTGGCATTGCAAAATTACTTGTATACAAAGCAGTATCAATCAATATTCTAAAGTTACTCATGTAACCAGTAGCAAACGCTGTGGCTGAGGGACTAGCTGCACCTAAACGTAATCCGTACTGTAAATGAGTATTAGCATCAGTACCAACACCAACATTTATACCGTTTAAGTACATAGTAACGCCATTGGTTGATTGGCTCGTTCTTACAATCGCTAGATGATACCATGTTTGTACAGCAACAGCAGTACTTGATCCTGGTATTACTGTCGTATTACTACCAATGCCATAATATATAGAGCCATTAGTTTGGCAATAAACATAAGATGCTATGTTATTGGGACCGGAACCTCTTAAATCATATAGATGTTGATATACTGATACTGAAGTAAGATAGAACCAAAATTCAATCGTATATGTATTATTACCAAATTCAAGTTGACTATTACCAGTAGTATTCAAATATGAACTACCATTAAAATTAACACTATTACCGTTTGCAGGTGCCGTACCTGTAATTGCTTGAATGTTTGTACTTGAACTTTGCGTTGTAGTTAATGGGGTAGTAGAAGGTGTAAAGTTACCAGTATAAACACCGAGTCCTTTAATAACTCTAAAATTACTCATGTAGCCGCTGAAGTATTGACCAATTGCTGGATTAATACCAACATATAAAGTACCGGTGGCAAAGTTTAAAGTACGTGTACTTGTTGATACAGAGACACCGTTAAAATACACAGTTTCGACACTATTAATTCTAACATATGCAATGTGTGTCCATACGTTGAACAATACAGATGTGGCTGCTGCACTTAATGTAGTGTATGTATTATAGCCACCATAACTGAGTTGCCCTGCAACGGGGGTAAAACCCATGTAGAAACTGATATCACTTGTTCCATTGTAATTCATAAACAAACAATTAACAGTTGAAGAATTTGTACAGTATGCCCAGAATTCAACAGTAAAATCCCCGGTAAACACTTGATATATACTACTCAATGGGGCTGCAGCCAAGAATTGATTAGGTGTAAACAATACACTGTATCCATTAGTTGTTACGAACGGTGTTACGCTACCACTTGTTGCGGGTGAGCCAACTGATGTTAATGTAAATGCATTCGTACTTTCATCAATGATAGAAGTTGTTCGCAATGCTAGTAAACTACTTTGTGTACTAGTTACTATACTTTGAGTGTTAGTCAGTGGTGTGAATTGCGGGCTGAATACTCCTGTATATACGCCTAAACCAGTTGTTACCCTTACGTTAGATAGAAATCCTGCTACGGGTGCATTTCTAGGACTTGTCATCAACCCAATTGTATTTGAAGTGGTTGTATTAAATGCACCTATTGAAGCACTTATTGTTGTAGTTACACCTACAAGACCGTTAACGTAAATAGTGAATCCATTTGTACCTGTGCCCGTTCTTACTGCAGCAAGATGAGTCCATTGACCGATAGGAGCACTTATGGCAGAAGTAATTGTAACAAGAGTAGAAACACCTGTTGCATAATAAAATACTGGATACCCTGTAGTAGTAGTAAGTGCAAAGTACCACTGTCCAATAGAATATGAACCTGATGTGCTTATCATGTTATCGATAATTGCCGGTCCGTTTTGAGATGTTGTATAAATCCAAACTTCAACTGTAAATGGTAGGGTACCAAATACTAAGGCTTGCCCTGGCACTGACAAATATTGACTTGTAGAACCATTGAAGAAATTACTATAATATCCATTGGTAGTTATTAGTGAGCCAATTGGACTGATATTTGTTCCTGCATTTTGAGTAGCAGTTAACTGAGTAGTAGGGGGTGTAAACGCACTATTATATACCGATGTACCATTAACAATACGCACGTTGCTTATATAGCCAACAAATCCAGTACCACCACGTGTAACACCATATGTACCTATGACCGGAGGGCTTACATTTTGATTAAGCAGATATGTTGTAGTATCAGTGAATGAACCTACACCGGCGCCATTAATATATAGTGTAGTTATATTGGTGTTTCTTACTACTGCTACATGAGTCCATTGATACAAGCCAGCAACTGACCCAGTGATTTTAGTTGCACTATTAACAAAATAATAAATTGTACCACTAGTTAATCCTAATGCAGGATATGCACCCTCTATAGTAGGTCTAAAATCAATAAACCATGTACTTTGACTTGAGGTTAATGGATAAATCCAACATTCAATAGTAAAATTACTATTACCTAATATCAATGGTATCACGTTTGCAGTTGCACTAGTAGGAACTGTTAGATATTGTGAAGTACCGTTAAAATTGCCTGCATATGTATTAATTGCTAGTGCAGTACTTGGGTTACCGTTAATGTTTGCACTTTGAGTAACAGTTAAAGGTGCTGTAGGAGTTGTAAAATTACTTGTATAAACAGCAACACCATTAACAATTCTTAGATTAGATATATAGCCTGTATAAGGGAATGTAATGCCTGAACGCTGAGTACCTATACGAACAATACCGCCGTTATAACTTGTAGTATCTGTACCGGCATATCCTGCTACACCATTAATATATATGGTTGCTATGCTTGACGCCGGTGTAACATTTCTCACCAATGCTAAATGATTCCAAGCATTAAATTTTACTGTGTATAGCGATGAGGTTGTTCCTAATACTGTACTAAGAGTTAGACCGTAAAATATAGTACCATTTGGATTTATACTAAATGCATTTAATCCTGAAGCCGTATCATTATCTATAATAACTTGATATGCTGATGTAGCTGCCAAGAATGGTATAGGATATATCCAGCATTCAACTGTAAATGTACCTGTGCCAAGAATACTAGTAGCAGTAGGAGCTCTTAGTGATGCATACTGAGTAGTAATTCCGTTTGATTGAAAGTATGCACTAGATGCATTTGTCACTGTAAACTTGGGGAACACAGAAGTATTAACGCTTGGGCTTCCGCCAACTGTTAGTGTAAATGCATTTGCGCTTGCATCAGTTGTAGCAGAACTTTGTAACAATAAACTTGTATTTGTGCCTGTGATTGCACTGATATTAGTTACTGCACTTTGGGTGTTAGTTAGTGGGCTGGTGCTTGGTACAAAGTTACCGGTATATAATGCAGTTGCTTTTAATACTCTTAGGTTACTAATGTACCCAACGCTACCGCCACCAATACTACCGATACCATATGATCCGCTGGTATCAGATGCACCTATTACAGAATAACTAGGTGCTCCAAAAGTAACAGGGATACCTGATATACTACCCACAGAAATACCATTTATAAAGAATGTAACGACCCCGTTATTTATAACATACGCAAGATGATACCAAGTTCCAGCAACCATGTTGTGTGCATAACCACCGTATACAGTATTTGTTATTACAACATATATATTAGTTGAACCTAATACAAAATGTATACCGCTTGAATAACTATTACCGCTTGTACTAAAAATAGTTGCAGTGCCACCTATCCAAGTATTTGACGTTGGGAATAAAGTGAAATTTACCCAAGCCTCAACTGTCATGTTAGTGGTTGCAGTTGTTAATACCATGGTGGTATTTATATATTGTGAACCACTGGCTACAATAGATATTGCACCACCATTAGCCAGACTTGTATTGGTTATTGCAGCAATGTTTGTACCTGAACTTTGTGTTGTTGTTAATGCACTAGTTGGTACTGTAAAGTTACCGGTATAAACTGCTAGACCGTTTGTGACACGGAAGTTGCTGATGAAGCCAGAAATATATCCTAAAGCTGAATTTGTCACATCATTACCTATGTACCATTGAGAACTGTATACAGAATAATTACCTAAACCGCTAGTAGAATCAAGTGTACCATTAATATATAGATACACAACCCCTGATCTTCTTACCAATGCAATATGTGTCCACTTGCCATAGATGATATTTGATACACTTTGCATGGTTATATAAGTAGCTATTACCGACTGAGTGTTAAATGCAAGTTGATATTTTAGTACATTGGCACTAGCATGTCCGGCATACATATTTAAAACGCCAGCACTAGAACTATTAGCATTACTGAACAAACAAGGTTGATTTGCTGCTGATTTACCTGATAAGAAGTGCCAGAACTCAATCGTATAGTCATTTGTTCCTAAACTTAGTACAGGGGAATAGGTTGTAGTTAGATAACTACCAGTCGCTGAATTAAATTGCAAACTATAACCTGTTGAACTTGGTGTTGTTGATGTATATTGAACAACATTTGTTCTACTAGATTGTGATGTTGTTAAGTTATTTGTAGGAGGGGTGAACGTGCCTGTGTAAATACCGGTACCATTAATAATACGCAAGTTACTTAACATACCGTTGTATGCTAATTGGGCTACTGTTGACCCAGCGTCATTTGGATTACTACCAATAGTATAATTGCTATAGTCCCAAATACCCGTATTCGCAAAGCTACTAAACGGACTTGTATCTAATACTCCATCGATGTATATTTTTACAATACCATTAATTCTTACAATAGCAATATGATGCCATTTGCTATCACAAACCGAGGTTAATCCTAAATACACAGGTGAAGTTATACTAATAAGCGGGTTATAAATTTGTATAGTTTGTAATGAGTTTTTCCCAACTCCACCGGGTGAACTACACATGATATAATAATTATTATTTGTAGTAGACCAGCTTATGTTTCTGCCTAACAGTAATCCACCGACTGTAGCAGTTTGTGGACCTGCCATCATAAAGAATTCAATTGTGAAGTCCCCGCCCAAACTGTTGTATAAGTTAGTACCAGTAATATAACTTGTACTGCCGTTAAATGCAACTGCATTACCACTGAATGGTGTTACATAAGGCATTATTGTGGCTGTTGTGGTAATTGTTTGTGGAACTAGGCTGTTGATACTTTCATCACGTTGCATGGCTGATTGACCAACTAGTAGAGTGGGGGTCACTCCAAAAGGACTTACTGCAGCCATATATGTTACATAACTAGTGCTGGTACTTTGTAATGAAGTGTTAAATATACTATTATCTCTTACTACGGTGCCGGCATTGATACCATATCCATTTTGAGCACTTAATAAGAATGGCAACTTCATTGTTGTATACGGATTGGTATACGTTGATAATATCACATTATTATTTGTAACTGTTACGTTATTAGCACTATTATCTTTAGTTAGTGTTGATTGTAACAATAACAATGTTGTACCTGTAACAGCAGTCAATGGTGTAGTGTAAGGTGGAGTTAATGGATTACTTGTGTATATTCCTGACGTTCCATATACAAATCTCACGTTAGTGATATATCCTACAAAGTATTGATTTCCACTTGGCTGATAACGACCAATGTTTAATGTATCAGTACCACCCCACAATGTTGTTTTAGCTAGTGATGAAGCCACTCTATAACCATTGACAAATAAATATACTACGCCGTTGGTTCGTGTAATCGCAACATGTGTCCATGTATTTTGTTTAGCCACTGAAGGGAATACACTAACAATACTTACAGCAGCCTGATCTACAGCCAAATTTACTGTACCGTTAGTGGCTATCCATAGATGGAAAGAACCTGCGCTAAGAGGGCTACCGGTGATTGGACCACCTGAGGCAGTAAATGTTGGAGTAGCTATGGCAGTTAATGTAAGTGCATTCACACTAGCATCAGTAGTAAGAGCAGACTGTAATGCTAATAATTGTGTGCCACTAGTTCCTGCAACACCTGCACTAATGGCCGATATGTTCAATCCTGAAAGTTGTATAGCGGTTAACGGTGATGTTGGTACTGAGAATGCACCAGTATAAACTGCTGTACCTTTTACAACTCTTAAGTTAGAAATATTTGCGTTGAAGAATTTATTAGCAGCATCATCAGCACGACCTATATATTGTGTTCCACTAGCAGTATAGTTAGTATTATTTGCTACAGTACCTCCCAATGCACCGTTAACATATATATACATGTTTCCACTATATCTTACGACCGCTATATGAGTCCAAACACCCGTTGAAACAGATATTGAGCTAGCCACAGATCCGGTTGGTGAATAAAAATTAGGTATTAATGTAGCACCGTTTTGAAGATATATAGACCATGAAGGAGTATTTCCAATAGCACCAAATATGAATCTATCCGTTGTTGATGCACCGTTCGTAGCCGCCTGACTAGTTAGTACCCAACATTCAATTGTGAAATCTCCTGTACCAAAAACAAATCCGTTATTAGAAGGTACAGTTAGATATTGAGTTGTACCGTTTAATGCTACATATCCGTTAGTAGTAGAAGCAGTAGATGCAGCAGTGCTTGTGCTCATTAAATAACCTATAGCGGTAAGTGATGTAGGATAAGCCCATAATTCAATTGTAAAATCACCTGTACTTGCATTGCTAGGTTGTGTTAGTGATAGATATGAAGTTGAACCATTGAAGTAACCACTATTACCGTTTGCCGGAGTTGGATAACTAAAGAATGATGGACTGAATACTGGTGAATATAATGGATTACCAAAACCTGTTATAGGATTATTGAATGTACTATTGTCGGTATAAGGTGAATTTTGGAATAGAAGTAAACTTGTACTTGTACCGGTTATTGCAGCGATATTAGTACCTGAACTTTGTGTACTACCTAATGGGCTAGTTGGTACTGTAAATGCTCCTGTATAAACACCTAAACCTTTAACAATACGGAAGTTACTCATATAACCTAACGCATATTGCACTGGTCCACTTAACTGTGTTGCACCAATAAATAACGGTGATGAGATACTTGTTAAACCAAACTGAGTTGCAAAACTCGCTGTTCCGTAACTTACCCCGTTAACATATAATGTAATAGTACCGCTAATTCTTACTAGTGCAATATGTACCCATTCATTAACAAAAATTGCAGTACTTGCAGGAAAGTTAGTAGAACCATTATAGTATACCGTTATAATACCTGCAGTAGTTATTTGAACGTTCCAATAGCCCAATGCTGTTGTTGCGGCTGTATATTGACCAAATAATGTAGTGACTGCTGCAAAACTAGTTGGATAGTAATATGTTTCAATTGTAAAGTCGCCTGTATTCATGAAAGACACTACACCAGAAACTTTCATATAATCACTAGCGCCGTTAAAATAAACACTATTACCTAAAACTGGTGTTGCATTATTCAATGCTATAATACTTGAACTACTACTTTGTGTACTTGTTAATGGTGTAATTGGAACAACAAAACTATTTGAATATACTCCGGTGCCATCAACTACACGTAGATTACTAATATATCCATTCAATGGATTGCTAGAACCGAAGCCGGTACCAATATACGGTGCACCGATAACATAGTTATTATTATCTACATAACTATTACCTGCTTGCAACCCGTTTACATATAATCTTGTTACATTTGAAATACGAACCACTGCGATGTGATACCATGTTGCAGTACTTAATGGTTGTATTGTTGTACTAGAATTAATGACACTAACACCTGCCACTGCATAATTAACAATGTTTGATTGAATGTAAATTTGTGCGCTAACGGTAGTTAAACCTGTTCTGGCATCATATAATGTGCCACTTGTAGTACCATTTACTAAATATATCCAACCCTCAATAGTAAAATCATCTGTACCAAATGTAAATACACTGTTGCTTGGTGCAGTTATATATTGACTGCTTCCTGTAAAGAATACACTACGTCCGTTAGCATTCAAGAACGGTGAAAATGTCATACTAGTAGTATTAACTACTGGTAATCCTGTAACTGTTCCCATAAAGTTACTAGGTCCAGCATCAGTCATTGATGTAAATAATGTGGGAGATTGCAACAATAATAATTGTGTATTTCCACTTATGAACGGAGAAATAAGTGCAGTGGTTGTAACTGCGTTATTATTAAAAATAGTAAAGCTAGCACCAAAGTTTGCAGTACCGTTATCAACGATAGTTGCATTTTGTCCAGTTAATATCAATGTGCCTGCAACCGCAGTCAACGGGGAAGTAGGTACGGTAAATGATGCTGTACCACTAGTATAGATTGCAGTTCCTTTAACAATTCTAAAGTTACTAATGAATCCGCTCCAATTGTATGTAGGTGAATTATAATATCCGATATCTAATGTAGTGTATACATAATTCGTAGACTCTGCTACACTGAACACATTCACTCCATTAATATACCAATATAGTGTACCACTAGACCTAACTAGTGCATGATGAACCCAAAAACCAAGTCCACTATTGGTACTGTTAAAAGTATAGGTAGTTGAACTTCCACCGGCATTATAATATAGTTGCCATCCGGTTGTGCTTGCATATCTGATAAAGGTTCCAAAAAAACTTGAATACATATTGAATATAGTTCTACCATCACTAATAGTATTTGCATATGCCCAGCATTCAATTGTATAATTACCTGTACCAAAGTTGAATAACGACCCACCTGATACGCTAAGATATTGCGGAATATTAACGTTGGCTAATGCTGCACCGTTATTGCCAACAAATGCAAGACTATATGCATTTGATGCGGCAGCAGAAATTGCACTAATATTAGTACCTGAACTTTGTGTTACAGTTAATGGTGTTGTTTGTGGTGTGAATGCACCGGTGTATACAGTTATACCTCTGACAAATCTTAAGTTACTGATATATCCTTGAAATCCCAATAACCAAGCCTGACCAGAACCAACACCTGATCCTATTCTTACACCTTGATTAACGTTGGTATTAAATGTACCTACTACAGTTGTTGTAGTGGCATCTGCTATACCATTCACATAGAAAGTAATAAGATTGTTTGAATCTCTTGTTACTGCAACATGAGTCCATGTACTAGATGAAACTGTTCTAGTAGTACCGGTTATAGTATTAGTAACACTACCAATTCCATAACCAAATTGTAAATAACCATTAAACAATTGCAATTGCCATGAACTTGACAACGGAGTTGAGAAATACCAAGAACTTACAATAAAAGGATTAGTTAAGATATTAGTACAATATATCCATGTTTCAAGCGTAAACTGCCCATTTGCAGCAGTAGCGGCTGATGTTGGGATGGGCATCTGAATATAATCAGTAGTACCATTAAAGTAAGTGCTATAACCATTTACACCAGGTAGAAAAGGAACAACTGTTGAACTTACTGTTGGGCTACCGGTAGCAGTTAATGTTAAATTATTTGAACTTGCATCTAAGGTAGTTGAATTTTGCAATGCTAGTAAACTGGTAACTGTGCCTGTAATTGCATTATTATTGTTAACTGCACTTTGTGTGTTTGTTAATGGACTTGTACTTGGTAAGAATTGACCAGTATACACACCATATCCCTTTATTGCACGAACGTTACTAATATAACCGTTGAAGGGTTGTGTTACTGTTCCATTTGACAAATTAGAACCAATCGCAATTTTTGCATAAGTTGAAGGCATTGCTGTAGCGCCCATCAACTGTCCGCTAGACAATATGAATACACTAACCGGTAAACCATTTAGATATATTGTATGTGTGATTCCTATACGAACTACTGCAACATGATACCATTGATTTGAGTTAATATTAAGTGTTGGGGTTGTGTGTGTTAGTTGTTGCGCTTGACCAGAGCCACCACTAGAGAAAATTAGTGTTGCTTGAGTTAAACTAGATTTTGTCGTAGATAATGACCACGCATTGTCTGATGCATTTGCACCATTACCCGCAATTACGATTGCAGTAATACTACCAAATCCTGTCATTAGTGTGTTATTAAACCATGCTTCAACAGTAAAATCATATGTAGCCAAATCCCAATAACCAGTATAAGTTCCTACAGTAGTACTAGTAACTGCATGACCAGCGTTAGTCATACTTATACTACCGCTATAAGTAAGACCATAACTTCCTATATTGGGATATGATGTTATACCATTTACTGCCGATACATTTGCATTTGCATTAGTTGTTGTTGCGTATGGTGTTAGACTTGGGGTAAAAGTACCGGTATATAAACATGTACCAATAAACCATCTATAATTGCTAAAATAAGCGTTTCCAACTAAGCCTGATGCGTTACGTCCTATATATATTACGTTAGTGCTAGGTTGAGCAAATGAAACTGTAGTTGTACCAGTTGTGACATCCTGCACACCATTAATCCACAATCTAACAGTAGAATTTTGTCTAGTAAGTGCTAGATGATACCAAGTGTTAATTCCAATAAAAGTAGTACTACTAAGCCACGTGTTACCACCCGAGTTAAATGAAACTTGACCAGTAGATAGAATATCCCATCCGGCGCCAGCGTCATTGGCTGTGTTTTGACTATTGAGAATAGCAATTCTATTGCTAGGATATTGTGGTAAGAACACCCAAGTTTCAACAGTAAAATCACCTGTCATTTGAATGCCAGCAACTCCATTACCAAAGATATAGCTAATGTAATCATTAGCTCCTGAACCAAGAAATCCAAGCCCAATACTATATCCATTGGTAACACTTGGTAAATAAGTTTGGAATGGACTTGTTAATGGTGCTAGTATTAAACCAGTTGCGCCTGACCCTTTTGTTATTGTTGCATTGTTAGTACTGGCATCAAATGTAACGCTAGACTGTAATCCCAAGAATACTGTATTTGTGATTGCAGTTAATGGGCCTGTGGGTACAGTGAACTTGACTGTATTTATAGAATATAGAGCGGTTCCATATACTACTCTTAAATTAGTTATATATCCAGGAAAATATTGTGCAGCTGTACTTGCCTGTCTGCCGATATACACTGTACCCAATGTCGCGGCTTGCCAAATAGTAGTTTTAGCAACAGTAGTTGCATCACGTACACCGTTGATATAAACTGTTATTAAATTATTAGCAAACATTACTGCAACATGTGTCCATGTATATAATGGAACTAATGTGGTTGATGCTAGTACTGATGTAGCGTTACTGTCACTCCATACTGATATAGAACGTGCTGCATTTGTTGTACCTGATTCGACCGCAATACCAAAATAACCTGTAGTGGTTGCACTATTATTAATAATAAAACCTCTCGGAGCAGTTGGTACCGAACCTAACATAATCCACGCTTCAATTGTTACGTTTGTACCATCACCTACGTATAGTGCGAATGGGTGATTTAGTGATGTTGGTGTTGACGGCGTTCCGCTGTTTGTAATAGTAAATGCATTAGTTGAATTGTCTACGATTGTAGGATTTTGCAAAGTCAATAACGAAACCTGACTTGCTATAGCGCCTTGGCTTGTTCTTGTTAATGGTGTTGTACTTGGTGTGAAATTTGTTGTGTATAATGCAGTACCTTTTATAATACGATAATTACTTAAAAAGCCTGCTAGCCAAGTTGAAGGAACAGAATCAAAAGCTATATAGACGCCATAATTGGTACTATAATTTGTTGTATCACTGCCGCTTGTGTCTAATACTCCATCTATCCAAAGTTTTATTGTACCTGACTCTCTTGTTACTGCACAATGGTGCCATTTATTATCACCTATAATTATTGATCCTTGTAGATTGGTAGGTCCCCAACGTAGTACGCTGGTAGTAAGTCCTGTAGTTACATGTGGATATCCGTTAGGTGAGCTAGGTCTATTATCATAAAAGAACCTGTTAGTTTGTGGTGGTCCATTAAAATAAAATTCAATAGTAAAATCACCCGTACCAAAAGCAAATGCCGGGCCCGGTGATGCAGAGTTGAGAATTAAAAATTGATTCGTTCCGTTAAATAATGCACTATTAAATAAGTTTGCTGGCTCAGGGAATGTTAAGAAGTCATTAGTACCATTAAAGAATACACTATTACCGTTAACTATATTATATGAATTAGCATTATCAATACTAGCAATTGATGAGGTTGCAGTTTGTGTAACAGTTAATGGTGTAGTGCTTGGTATAAACGGTGCATCATAGTTGGTAGTATATATTGCTTTACCGTATACTACACGTGCGTTACTAATGAATCCTGGGAATGCAGCGCCACTAGCGGCTTGATTATTTGCAACAGTAAAATAACTATTATATTGTGCAGTATAATATAAATTGTTCACACCATTAAGTGTATAAACATAAGTTCCATTAAGCCAAAAATGCAAACTAGTTCCAACTTTTGTAAATGCCAAATGCATCCATCTACCAGTGACAATATTTGCAGTAATTGAATTGCTTGTAGTAGTGCCTGTTGGGATACCTGAAACATATGTAAAATAAATACCAGTATTGTATACACTAAAAGCCCACTCTACGCCACCTGTTGCTCCTGTACCCTTTTGCATGATAAAAGCACCTGGTGCTCCACCAGGACTAGCGGTTAAATATACCCATGCTTCAGCAGTAAAATTATTATGTCCTTGACCCATTGATAGTGCAAGACTATATGGATTTGCCACAGTTTGATATGCAAGTGCAGTGCTTAAGAATTGTGTACTGGCTGCACCGTAAGTTATAAACGGGGTGATTGTAGTTGATAATGTTGGTGCAGGTGAAGTAGGTGTTAATGTATAATTATTTGTACTACTATCAGTAGTGACACTTGATTGTAATATTAATAATTTTGTATTTGTTATTGTAACTAGTGGTGAATTATATACGTTAAAGTTACTTGTATATAAGGCAGTGCCAACAACATAACGCAAATTAGTAATGTATCCAGTACCAGTAGTCATTGTACTAAATCCACTAGTGTTACCTAATGTTCCAGACACACCTGTTACAGGAGTTCCAGCAACACCATTGATATAACCTGTAAGTGTTGTGCCGATTCTTACAATAGCGACATGTTGCCATGTGTTGGTCGATATACCTGTAGCAATCACAATGCTACTTCCACCATAAATGTTATAAAACAAATTACCGGCTGCAGGCAAACCTGTACCAAATACTATACGACCCGTTGCTTCATTACCTATTTTTAAAATATCACATTCAGTAGATACTGTAGGATAAATCCAGCATTCAATTGTAAAATTACCTGTTGCAGTAAAGTCAGCACTACCGCTTAGTGATGTGCTACCGTTAAAAAATACGCTACTACCGTTTGGTTGTACTAAACTTGTAACTGGTAGAACAAATGGAGTTATAGAAGTATTTACAGTAACGTTAGTGTTTGTTAGTGTTAAGTTATTTGTACTTGCATCACTGGTTAATCTATTTTGTAATACTAATAAACTTGTATTTGAAATAGCAGTTAATGGTGTGATTGAAGGTCTGAAATTTTCAGTATATACGGCAGTGCCTTTAACTATTCTTGCATTACTAATATAACCAGTGACATATTTATTATTGTTTGCACCAATAGAAATACCCACAGCATCTGAAAAGGCTGTACCAGGCGAAGTAGTTATAGTAGTACCTGAAGTTCCTATGCCATTAACATAAATTTTATATGTAGTACCAATTTTAACAAGTGCTAGATGATTCCAAGCATTAACAGTACAAGTTGCAGTTGAAGTTACCGTATTAAAATATATAGAACTAGTAATAAATCTAACAGTACCTGTACTACTAGGACCAAATGCCCAATAATAATTTAACGCAGTTGGTGATGCGTTACAAATCATTACTGGGATTTCTGAAAATCCACCATCAGCCGTAACCCAAGAAGCGCCAAAGGCAGCAGTTGGATATAACCATGCTTCAATTGTAAAATCACCTGTAAAAATATTAGTTATATTGGTACCAGGAACAGTAAGATATGCATTAGTACCACTAAAAAACCCGCTATTAATATCAGAACTAATAATTGCAGGAACACCTGCGCTTGCAGGTTGAGTTAAACCATAAGGTTGTGTTGGTGGTGTAAAATTACCATTATATAATTGATAACCCTTAACCATTCTGAAGTTACTGATGTTGCCAATTGTCCATTCTGTTAAACCTCTACTACCACCAATAGTCAATGGTTCTGTGTTGTCTACAAAGGTATTAACAACAAAGTTAACCACCTTTTCACCATTAAAGTATACGGATATGTTTCCCGTACTAGTGGATGCAACACCACCGTCATATACGTACACAACATGCGTCCATGCATTTAATGGCATACGTATGCCGGTGTTGACAAAACTAGTGCTACCTGCCTGGCTAAAACTCGGTACCCCTGATTGCAATCCACCTTGATATGCTATACCGGTACTTGCGCCGCTTGCTTTTTTTGTAAAAAATATACATGTAAGGCTACTTGTAGTAATATATGTCCAAAACTCAATAGTCCAAGCATATCCAGCTATGTTAAGATTGGTATTATGTGCGGTTTGTAATAAACCACTAACAAAGTTTGCACTATAGCCACTATTCAAATATGGTGCAGCACTTGCTACCGTTGGTTGACCGCTAGTTAATGTAACATTGCCGTTGAATTTAATACTTGCATTTGCAGCATCATTTGCAGTTGGTATTACTCTTATCACAGAGATGTTAGTAGGTGCACTAAATGTATAAGTTAATGTGCCGCTATTATAAGTAGGAGTTAATGTTGCTGAACTGGTTACTAATAATGGTGGGGTAAACTGCCTAACACCGATGGTAGTGCTATTTCTGGTAATAGCAAAACCAACTCCGCCATTAGCAGTACTATTATCTATCGATGTAATATTTTGACAAGTTAATAAAACAGTATTTGCAATTGCAGTTAATTGTTGGATGGGAGGATCAAAGGCTGTGGTATATAATGCTGTACCATTAAGAATTCTAAAATTACTTACGTAACCTTGTATTTGGCTCATAGCACCTGTTGACCACCAACAACCAATTGCTTTAGTAGATGCGGATCTACTTACAATCGTACCTGACAAACCAGTAATATTTACACTTACAACACCATTAACATATAATGACCATGTTGTACCATTACGTACATACGCTATATGATTCCATGCATTTTGTGTTGGTGTTATTGTACCTATACCATTTCCAGCAGCGTCACTGTTAATTAAATTCCAACTAGTACCGTTACTACTAGCCCAAATTCCAATTTTATTCGTACTGACTGAATTATAGTCAATACCAACAGACCAATCTGTACCAAAACTACCATGATATATTGCTTGTCTTACTGTTGAAGTGGGGTACCACCATAACTCAATAGTAAAATTATTAGCACCAAATTCAAGTTGAGATCCGGCTGGTATAGTTAAATATCCTGTGCCACTAAACCATGTACTGTAATAAGTATTTGTGCTATATGTGGATAGTGCTAAACTAGATAGGCTTGAGTCTGCCATGTTACCCCTAAAATTAAGTTATACTTATATTTATGCGTAACGAACCAAGAACATATCTTCACCCCAAATAACTGGTAAGTAAGTATCTGTTGTTGCAGTAACGGAGTTATAAATATTGAATGTTTGACCAGGGGCAAAATAGTTTCTCATAGTTGCGACTGGCATACTTAAACTTCTATATAATCCACGAATAGCACCACCGGGTGTCCAAGAACCTGATGTAAGTCTACGTGCAACAATAGGATATGCACTAGGAACAGCAGTACCAGTTACTGGATCAACTGTTGGCATATAAAATTGATTTGTGTTAGCTACACCCCCTGAAACACTTGCATAACTAGGATTACCTGTCCAACTTCTAGTTACAAATGGGCTTAGTAGTCCTGAATATGGATTAGTTCCGTTATGATTTTGTGCGCCGCCATATAAGTTAATATAACAGTTATAACTTGTGTTGTGTCCTGAAGGTAAATCAAAATCATAGGCACCATTTCTATTACCAGATACATATGTAGTGGGCGTGGTGTTTACAACACCACTATCATTGATAGTACACATATATGCACCCATCCAATTTGGAGTACCATTCATCACACTACTTGTACTGTTAGGTGGTGTGGGATAACGGTGAAATGAAAGATTCATTACTACCCAAGGTGGATTAGTTGAAATAGCATTTTCCCATGCTTGTGTTTCACGCAGTCCACCGTAATATAGACAACCATAATATGGGCTAGTATAACTACTATTACTATAAGTAGGTGATTGACCGGTGAGTGCACCGGCATTGCTATTTAATTGTAAATCGTTTGCATAGAACGGTGCTGTTGTATAACTGTTAAGACTAGATTGTTCCCACAATATACAATAGCTGGCAGTAACTGACAAAAAGAAAGTTCTGTTTAACGCAAACGGGTTCATTGAGTTTAATCCCCAATAGCTTGCACTAGTGCTCATAAAACCATGACATGTCATACTTTGATTTTGATATCCAGATCCACTAGCACCTGCTGTTGCATAACCATAATTCACATAATTAGTACCCGCTACCGTTCCAGTAGGTACAAATCTAGTATCAGTCCAATCAGTAGTTGTGCTACTACCAAATGTCATCATAACTTGTGGATAACTTGCAAACTGACTTCTAGGCGGTATAGTACGATTCATACCTGTAAAGTCACTACCGCCATCAGTATTAGTGTGAAAACATAATTTGTTATAAGGTATGCTGCCTTTACCAGAACCATTGTATGCATCAAATTTATATAGGAATATACTAGCACTTGCAATAGCAGTAAATGCAGTACCCGGTTGAATTACGTTACTGCTAGTACTTTCTATCCAGCCGCCTGCTTCTGCATTAGCATAAATTCTAGTAATACAATTCATAGTACTATCACTAGTACCGTTAATAGCAAGTATTGGATTTACAGTCAAACTACTTGTACCTGCTGCCGCAGTACAAATTGCTTTTACACAACGTAAAAAATTCATGTAGGCAGCATCAACTGTTGCGCCTGTGTTAATCATTGGATTGAAAGATACTAACATATTTTTATTCTCTTAGTTAATTAATATTGCATAATCGTTTAAACTTAAACGATATAAACTGTTGCTATCTTGGTAAAGTTGAATACCTGAGAAAGTAGCAGTAGGAAGTTTATAAAGACCATATATCAAGTTAATAGTACTACCTGAAGGCGTGTTGGTCAAATATACTGGATTTTCAAATACTGCTAATTGTGAAGTTGCAGTAAATTTCTTTAATGGTGTAATGTTAATATGTGATGTAGTTGAATTAGTGACGTAACTTAATGTATCAAAACTATATGTATACGGGATTGTAATACCAGTATTTGCACCATAGTTAATAACGTTTTGCATGTCTTGCAACACCATTAACATAGAGCTAGTATAAGCACGTGTGACCCCGCTATGACCAATATCAAAAATGCCAAGTGCTTGGTTAGATTGTAGTGCTTGAAGGAAAATACCCTTGTTACTAACAATAATATCCATACCAATCGGATAATTAGGATCATAGTTAACAGTTGGATTAATACCTAACGAAGTTCTTTGAAATGTATTGACTAGTGTATCAGTACCTGATGTGTAACTCTGTGCTAAATCCAATGTGTTTAATGTTGTAGCTGTAAATCCAAATCTAAAATAATGAGTATAACCGGCAATGACATTATGTGCTTTGCTATATGTATAAGTAGATCCATTTACACGACTATAAATACCCGCTGGATATGTTCCAAATATGGAACTAAATGTTCTAGCTGGGGCTGTCAAATCAGTTGTTGCAGCAACACCGCCGGTAATGATAGCGTTTAAATCTGTTTGAAAGTTTGCTAGTGTTTGATTACCTGTTGTTCTATATCTTACTAACATTTTATTGTCCTTGTTCGTTTGAATCTGTTGAAGGTTCAGTTGTCTCAGCAGTTTCAGTTGTCTCAGCAGTTTCAGTTGTCTCAGCAGTTTCAGTTGTCTCAGAAGTTTCAGTTGGTTGTTGAACTTCTACTGGGGCAACTATTACGTCCGGGACTAAATGTGATATTAATGCAAATTCACTTGATGTATTCATATCCATATCTGTTTTTGCATAAAGCAAAATTTTATTATGTTGATATGGAAACTGAACTACTCTAGTAGCAATTAAATTATCACCGTGCCCTGCTAAGAAATCTAGTGTTACATGTTCCGACATTTCGGCGGATTCAGGATTAATTCCCTCAGGAACAGTTCCTGTGTATTCGTATACAAATCCTTCTTGTGCGCCAAACACTTCTGTTAAATAACTTTTGTTCATAATTTTTCCTATAATGTATTTATCTTTTTATATGTAACTGATTTTTACTGCTAGGTCATTCCCTGTTGCACTACCATTTAAAATATTTATTGTTAAGAAATCATTAACTGTAAGTGTTATATTTGGTAAATATATAACAGTCATTAATGGATTTTGTGCAGTAATTGTAAAATTATATCCTATACTAAAGCTATTTTTCAGTATCTGAAATATAAAATTTCCGGATGGGGCAGATCCTAAATTAGCGTTTACAGCCGTTAATGTAACTGTACGACTTGGATAAAATCTAGCAGTTCCTACTAATGGACCTGATACAGATCCGGGCATAGAAAGATTGATAGTTTGTACAAAGTTACTAACGTTTAAACTGCCACCGGCACCAACATTTAATTGACCACTAACATTCAAATTACCAAAACTAGCAGTACTAGTAGTGGCTGTAGTAGAAAATAATTCTATCCATTGTGGGCTAGTAGCACTGTATGATATATTTTTATATAATTTATTGGAAGTTGGATTGTACCACTCATCCCCTATAGCACCGCTTATAGGTTGAGTAGTACTCACAGTATGTGCAATTGCTATTCTTGATGTCATCTATATCAAATCCAATAATATAAAAATTAAGCCTGAGCCTCTGTCCAAGATAAACGAGCCTGTAAATTACCTGAACTACCTGCTAAGTTCTGCGCTACAATTGTAATAACGTCTGGACCGTCTGGATAGATGCCAGTGTTAGCAAGTAAAGAACCGCCGCTTAATATACTTGTACCCAAGTCACGAACTAAGTTCAAATCTTGCTGAGTAGTAGAACCACCTGTAGCACCTGAACTATTCAAGTAGAAACCATAAACCGTTTCACCACCTAGAATTGTTGTACCAGTTGTATGGAAAACATATTGTGCTAGACTAGAACCGCCAACTGGTTGCCAGTTTGGTGTTGCACTGTTTGTAATTCCGTTCAATATACAAGTCATCAAGAATTGACCATTACTGAAAACGTCCAGTTGTTGTAAAACTAATTGCATGCGGTTAACAATTTCACGAATGCCCAATGCTGTACCAACGACACCGTTACTTACACTAGGTGCAATACGAATACTCATAATGGCATTTGTCGTGTTGCCGCCAACTTGTAGCGCAGTAACCATACCTCTAGTAAACACATATGATTTATCGTTATCAAAACGACCATCCATAATTACTGAAGTACCCCAATGACTGATTGTACTTGAATATAAAGGTGAATGTTGTTCAACTGCGATTGGGTTAGTACCACTTGGTTGAGATGTTGTTGCGTTAGTTAATGCAAATGTACCACTACTTGCTGCAGTTACTCCCATTGGGGCAAAATATAAACTCACGTTTGTTCCATTTGCAGTAGCCGAAATACTCATTGTAATACTTGTATTAGGTACAAAACCAGTAACATATGCAGTAGCTTGAATTCCAGTACCAAATATATATTGACCTATTTGTATACCACCCGTATTAGTTGTTAATAGTACATTACTACCTAATGTTGTACTAGAAACTGTAATTGTTCCTCCACTTTGACCACGGGTACAACCTATAAATTGTGTTGCAGAAATACTAGTATAGTTAATATATTCGTAATTGCTATTACCCCTGACTACCACACTACCAACACTGTTAAATCCCGCAGTACTTGCAACTGTGATAGTTGTATCACTTTGTGCAATTGGGTATGTTAACACTGTAACTGCGGGGTATGTGGTTGTTTCATAACGTGCAGGTAAGTTACCAGAACGCATATATGCTTCATAGTTTACGTTATTGTTTGGTAGTTTATGACAGTAAACAATATCACCGGTTGATCCACGGAAGCCCCAACGAATAAAGCCAGCGCCGTACCAACTATAATCTAAATAGAACATTTGCATTTTAGTTAAATCTAAATTGAATCCACTAATACCAGTACCATTACATTTATCAATATTCCAATTAGTTGATATTGTTTTCTGATCTATTGTTCTAGTGACCACCGCATTTGTTACGTTGACTGAACCACGATACGCAGGTAGTATTGTCATAGATGTATCACTTGCAATTGTATCTATTCGATAACTCATACCCTTAATAACAATATAATCACCGGGTACTAATTGCTTGCTAAAAACCGTATTAATACCATTAATACCTGCGCTTGTTACAGTACTAGAACCAGCAGTTACTGATACTAATCCTGATAATTGAAAAGTGCTTGCACGTTTTACAGCAAATATATTTTGTCCGTCATATTCAAAGAATACACCATTTTGATTATCAAATAATCCAACACGTGTTGCACCACCATACCATCCGCTAATTGACAGAACATAATTACCACTAGCAATAGTTGCACTTGGGGTACTCAATGCAGTATATTGAATACGATATGTATCCAATACATATAATACTTTGAATGTACCATTATACGCAGTTTCATTACAACCGGTAACAGTTACATCAGCGCCCATTTGTAAGTTATGTGGGTACTTGGTATACACGGTAACAGTAGTACCTGAACTAATAATTTGGTCTACTGTAATGTTTGGTTCTAAAATAGTACCAGTAGACATTTGCATGCCTTTACCAGATTGATAACGGAAATATCTACGTGTTTGACGAATAAATTGTTGATTATGACTTGCGGCATTTGTACTAAATGTTACACCACCATCAAATGCTCTATGATTAACAGAACCTAATGGTCGACCATATAAACTTGCTGCACCAACGCTCAATGTACCAGTTGGTGTTGCATTTGAGTTGAAGACGAATACTGTTGGACTTAATACTGTACACACAGTCCAACTACCGTTTGGTGCGTTTGTACTTGCAGTAGCACCAGTCAACGCAATTTCATTACCAATTGCCAATCCATGCGCTACAGATGTGGTTACGGTAATTAAACTACCTGAATATGTTGCACTTGTCATTGCAATCGCTGAACCAGTGTAAACGTATCCTTGATATGCAGTAGTTGTATTAGCATTAAAAATTGTACCAGTAGCACTTGTGTATGTATATCTGCAAGTATAGACGATTGTATTGGAGGTAACGCTATCAATCATATATGTACCGTCGGCGCCACCAAACAATGTATCTTGAACGTTAACAGGTGTTCCCGCCGTCAACCCATGTCCATTTGAAGTAATTGTTATGGTTCTACTATTACTAGTTGCAGTAATATCACTGATAGTAATTGGGAGAAACGAATTGATATAAGCAAAAGGTCTATTATTAATCAGGTTCAATGTTTCCCATTTGGTATTTTGTGGGCTATATTCAAAGTCAGTATCAATCAATGACTGGGGTTGACTAACACGTAATTTATTAACTGGATCAACTAACACTTCTTGGGGAATAAATGTCTCACTTGTTTCTTCAACTAAAATAGAGATTTTATCACTAGAACTATGTGCCGCAGTATTATAATTTAATACAATAGTACATGTTGGTTGTGCGTTTAATGGGTTAATTACGTTAGTAACTGTAGCACCCAATGTAGGATCACTGAAGTTGTACATAACCACGTTACGTGTGGTGTTTGTAATTAACATTAATTGTTCTTGTCGTAAGTATCTATTACTAATTACAAGTGTTTTTGTTAGCGGGCTAAATGAATATTGTTCCGCGATTACGTGCTTTGCCATTTAATTAATCTCCTAATCCTATTGTTGTTGGTGAGAATGGGTATCTTCTTACTTGTTTTGTCTGACTTTGACCTATGATAATTACAGTGGCGCGGTCACCGGGATCCGGTGAATTATAAATAACAACATTACTTCCTACCACTCTATATCCTCTATATGAATCATAGTCAACTAACCATGGCAAGCGATTTTCTGTTACATATGGGTTTAAAACCATACCATTAATCGTGACCATTATGTCTTTTGAATCTATGAATGTATTTATGCTACTTGTCTCCTGCTTCAATGGAAACAAGCAAGTTTGACCATCAAAGTAGTTGCTTATATCATTTAATACGATAGGTGGGACATTTCCACCATAGTTTGTGGATATACTTACTGTATTTCCTGTAAAATCTGTACCTGTTGACCTGACTAGTGTTAATGACATGTTTTAATCCTTATAAATCACCTGTTTGAGTTGATGGAAATTGTCTAGTAGTACCCGGCCATATTATGCGTACTGCGCCCCTGCCTCCCATAGCACTAGACCCACCGTTCCAACCAGACCCACCGCCACCATATCCAAACATACCACCAAGCCCACCCGCCCCTCCATCGCTACCCGGGTTGCCGGGATTTGCACCAGAGGCGCCGCCTGTCCCGGTTGAGCCTTTTCCTAATAAACCTATATTTCCACCTGTTGTGCCACCTTGGCCTGAGCCACTTCCGCCCCCGCCACCACCTCCGCTATCTGTAGCGGCGGCATTGCCAGCAGCATTGTTACTTCCTCCAGTACCGCCTGCCCCTGAATATCCGGCTGCCCCACCGCCACCTCCCCAACCTGTACCAGTTGCGTAACTTCCACCATTACCTCCCGCAAATCCTGCATCATATACACCTGATGGTTGTCCGCCTGCGCCACCGTTTCTAGCACTAACGTTAAAAACTGAAGAACCACCACCGCCTCCGGCAGTTATTGTGCCAAATCCTGCAGTAAAAGACGAACTACCACCTGGACCTGGATTACCTGAGCCACCAGCTACAACCACATAACCATTCCCGGGTACAACAGTTATGTTATTCTTATATGCCAGTGCGCCGGCGCCACCTCCACCTGTTCCTCCGTTATTTATACTTGCATTATATCCACCTCCACCGACTACTAAAACACTAACACTAGTAACACCTGCAGGCGCAGTCCATGTTGTATTCAATGAAGTAGATCCACCAATATTCACAGCAAAAACTACTTGACCTGTTGGACTGGCCCCGCCGCCACTAGAACCCGGGATCGCAGCTGACGATATTTTTGATCCAGAAAACGAGTTAAGTCTCATTGTTATTATCCGTAATTTACTGACGCTTGTCCAAGAACGATCCAAGCAGCACCTGTTCTTATTAAACTAAACGATATTATGTCTATTTTACTTGCAGTGCCGGTTGGTGCGGCTGAACCAAGCCATTTTATAGTTTGTGATGATCCGTCAATTTGCACTCCATTTGATATGTAGGGTGTAGCACCTTGACTAATTATAATAGTTGCCATTAATACTCTACCCTCAGTAGTAGGCACATTAGTAAAATTTGCAGTAAAATTTGCGGCAACACTAGTATGATAAAAAACTGCGCCAGGTGCTATATCATGTACTACTACCCCGGTTGAACCGGACTTAGTAATAAGAATGTCAGAGGATAATCCATAAGAGGTGGGACCGGATACTGTTAAACCAGTCAATATACCAACCGAAGTAATATTGGGTTGTGCGGCTGTTGTTAGTGTGCCGGCTACATAATTAGCACTTACTAAATTACCACCGGTAAATGAGTTACTTCCACCTAATATTGTATTGGTTAGTGTACCAAAACTTGTAATATTAGGTTGTGCAGCCGTTGTTACTGTTTGTGCAACAGTCGCTACTATACCGGTTAATGCTGAACCATTGCCATTAAAATAAGTTCCTGTTACGTTACCGGTTACAGTAACATTTGGGAAAGTAAACGATGTACCTGTACTGTTTACCATGTATGATTCTAGTTGTGTTAATGCCATTGTTTGTTATCCTATTTTATATTACGGGTATAAATGTTACCCCATTAGCCGCACTGGCAGGTATCACACTAGGATCACTCATTTTAGTGAAGGTATCGCCACTTCTTTTGTATATAGCAAGAAAAGTACCGCCAGCATGTGTTAATGCCAAATAAATATTATCAGGACTAAATGCTACACAATTAATAGTAGTTGAAGGTGAAGGTAATGTAGATGGATTACTTAACTTAGTGAATGTATCACCACTTCTTTTATAGATAGTGATATATGGGCTCACTGAGTGTCCTACTGCTAAATAAGTACCGTCTGGACTAAATGCCACAGCATTGGCGGTATTTGTAGGCAATGTACTTGGATTAGATAATTTAGTAAACGTATCTGTTGCTTTATCGATTTTATAGATAGTAATAAATGGAGTAATTGAATGGGCTACTGCCATATAAGTACCATCTGCACTAAATGCAACACCATTGCCTGCTCCAGTGGGTAAGGTAGATGGATTAGTTAATTTAGTAAACGTGTCACCGCTTCTTTTATAGATAGTAATAAACGGGGTAGTATCGTGTGCTACGGTCAGATATGTAACATCTGGACTAAATGCTACACCATTACCAAGAGATGCAGGTAATGTAGCTGGGTCAGTTAATTTAGTAAATGTGTCTCCATTTCTTTTATATATAGTAACATAAGGAGGATTTGTGTGTACAGTTGCAAGGTATACCCCGTCAGAACTAAACATCGTTGCCCAGGTGGTATTAGAAGGTAATGTAGTTGGGTTAGGTAATTTAGTGAATGTATCACCACTTCTTTTATATATAGTAATATACGGGGTAGTTGCATGTGATACTGTTAGGTATATGGTATCAGGACTAACTGAAACACTCTGCGCCGTTGACGCAGGTAAAGTAGTTGGATCATTTACTTTACTAAGTAAGTCGTTTGATTGTGAATATATAGTAACATATGGACTACCTGCGTGTGCTACTGCTATACCCATACTAGTTCCAAGATTTGGCCAATAACCATTGTAGCTATAGAAATATTGCATACCCAAAGATATACTACGTGCACCGATGCTGTTAAGTTTCATTGTTGGATATATAGCAGGATCTGATGGCAATAGATTTATTGCCCCGAGTCCCTTAAACGGATTAGTACTCATTAACTAATTTCCTCATAACTACATACACCTTCAAGGTAACTACTACTACTAGCAGTTAATCTTAAACTATCATTTTCTTCTAAATAAACTTGTACATCTTTTGCAATTACATTTATAGTTGATTTTGCCGGTACTGTGATTAAATATGCCAATCTATAAGCAGTAGCACCATTTTTATAAACATCTACTGTAACGTCTGCACTTCCTGTCCCGTTAACATTTGAAATATATAATGAGTTTATTTTTAATAATTTTCCACTACTGGCGCTATTAGTTACTATTGCAGTTGGTGATGTTGTTATAGCCTGTCCTGCTGTTTTTCCTGTGATTGTCGTTACGTTTACTATGTTTGGATTTGCCATTTTAAATTCCTCCGAATACTATGGACATTGCTATACTTTTTCCTAAAGTATTTACCACTTGTCCACTTGGTGTGATAATGTTACCTGATACTGTTAAATTTCCAGTAATAGATGCATTTGTTACTGTAGCACCTGTATTACTTACTACAACTACGTTACTTGTACCTGCGCTTGATATAGTTACATTACCATTTTGCAATACATTTACACTACTAGTACCGTTTTGTAAAGTGTTTGGTGTTGATGTAGTAATTGCAGGACCTAATGTGATTACTTCAATAGGTGATGTGTTTGGGGGTGCTGTAGTGAATGTAAGTGTTGTTCCACTTACGTTGTAGTTAACTTTATTTTGAACTAGTCCACCAATTGTTACTATTGTAAAATTTTTATTTGATGGTTGTGTAGTTAATGTATAAGCAGTTGTACTACCGTTTCCAGTGAAAGTATCATAGACTAATCCAGTTAATATACCTAAACCACTTGCTTGCATTGTACGTACTTCAATTAATGCACCATTTGAAGGGGTACCGGTAAATGTTACAACATTACTTAATAGTGTAAAAGCACCACGTAATTGAGGTACACCGTCTACAATAGCAGTCACTACATCAATACTTGCCGGTGTGTTGCTTAATGTATAACTAACTGTAGTGCCATCACCGGTAAAACTATCACTAATAACACTTAGTGTAGAACTAGTCGCCGGACTGCGTGTCCAACTATTTGTGGCGGAAGCATAGGTATATCGTATACCATTTTGTATTGTTACTTGTCCGTCTATTGGTGATGTTGGGAATGCCATGTTTATTATCTCTATGTATATTTAGTTGTTTAAGTTGCCTTTATTACTACAGCACCGTCATAGGCTGTACCTAAACCAGCACCAGACCCACCCACGTTTGTCGGTCTATCTGAATCACCTGAGTTACCCGGTGTGGTACCTGAGCCAGTATATAGTGTAGCTGATGTCACTACGGACGGGTTATAATATCCACTTCCACCACCGCCTCCACAGGCACCGTCAGATTGAGTTGCTTGAGGGCCACCTCCGCCACCTCCCCAGTAACCACCGCCACCTCCACCTCCACCTCCGCTAGAATTACCACCCTGTAGTGCAGAGCCTGTTTGTCCACCTGATCCGCCGCTAGCAGTAATACCACCTGCAGATTGTGTTCCAGGACTAGAGATATATGCATCTGCGGCGTTTTGTCCAGTAGTTCCGCCTCCGGCTACTCCGGGGCGACCACCAAGTCCGTCACCTCTATGAGATGCACCGCCACCTCCTCCACCTGCCATTAATACTGCATTGCCCTGTGTAACTGAGGTATTGAATATTCCAGCATAGCCACCACCACCTCCACTAACACCCACTGAGTATGTACCGCCTCCGTTACCGCCACCATATGCAGTTGCTGGGTTAGTGCCACTATTATTACCCGCCGAAGGCACTCTTATTTTATAAGTAGTGCCACCGACAAACGTGACTGTTCCTACTGCACCACCGCCGGCTCCGCCGGCGCCCCAAGACACACTTCCACCGTTTGTGGGCTTGCCACCAGCACCCCACATTTTAATTATTTTTGACCCGCCTGTACCTGCAATAAGAGTATATTCTCCTGGAGTAGTAATTACTAAATCTCCGTCAGTTGCATTCCAAGTTGTTTTACCACCGATTGCCGGACTTATACTAGAAAAGAACGGTGAAAGTGGATTTGTGATATTAGTACTATTAAGATTCTTAGAACTATGTTTCTGTACGCTATGGGTTTTTACAGCCATTAACTAATCTCCGAACCAAATAAATTAAAACTTAAATTAGCAGTACCCGCATATACGGTAACTACATCTGTTGTTGCTAATGTTATACCAATTGTTAAACTTATACTATCATATGCCGGAATAACACCGTTATATGCAATATAATGTTTTGCGGCTAGTGCTTCTCCTGCAGGTCTAATTGCAATTCTATAATTGTCACTACTTCCAGCTTGATTACAAATTGTAATAGTAGACGCTACTGTACTTGTACTTGCAGGTACTGTATATAATGTTGTTGCTGTTGCTGCCGATGGATTTAATTGTCCTAATACTTTATAAACTATTGCCATATATTTTCCTTATGCTCCCATTAACAAGAATGGGCTTAATATGTTTACTGTTGCTACATTACCTGAAGCAGTGACGCTAGTTCCGCCACCTACGAAATTGATTGTGTTTGCTGTTGTTGTTAAGTTAGTACCCTGTAATTGAATTGCTAATGGTGTACCACCTACTGTTACAGTTACCACATTACCACTATTAGTTGCAGTTACTCCGGAACCTGTAAAATTCAATGTGTTTGCAGTATAAGTTAATGCAGTACCTTCATCTTGTACTAATAATGCGCTGCCTGTACTTGCTGAACTAACTGTCGGTGTTTGTATATCAATCCAAAAACTTGTAGTACCATCATTCATATACTCATATAGAGTATTTGTAGTTGTATTATACCATTGATCGGCAATGTTTGCAGTTCCGGGAGGTGTTGCTGCCGCAGTATAAGTTAATGCAGTTCCGCCACCGCCTCCACCACTAGGTGTGCCCCAACTTAAATTACCACTGCCATCTGTCTTTAGATATTGATTAACTGTACCACCGGCAATACGTACATTACCTGCTGGACCTAATGTTACGTTTGCACCACTAAATGCAATATTACCGTTACTAGTTAGTGTATTACCTGATAATAATAACGGAGTGGATGCATCAATAATTAACTGACCAGTGCCGTCTGGATTGATTACTAAATTACCGTTAGTTCCTGAACCGGTAGTTAACACATTTGCTGATACGTTATTAGTAACTGTTAAGTTACCTAATGTTCCAATGCTTGTAATATTGGGTTGTGCTGCAGTTGTTAATACTGCATTTGTGTAGTTTGCAGTTACTAAGTTACCTAAGTTGGCATTTGGTGCAGTTAAATTACCAGTAGCAATAATAACACCAGTATTGGCTAATGTTATATTTGAACTACTATTACCAATGAATACATTACCGCCTATGTTAGCATTAGCAGTAACAACAATGTTTAATAGTGTACCTAAACCAGTGATGTTTGGTTGATTTTGTGTTATTAAAGTACCTTGCAAGTAATTAGCATTTGCTAAATTACCAAGACTGGCATTACCTGCAGTTAAATTACCACTAACATTCGCTGTACCTGTAATATTTGCGCCGGTCCCAGTTACTATAACAATATTTGCATTGCCCGCAGCACTTATGTTTACATTGCCATTAGCACTTGGTATATTAACATTACTATTACCATTAGCATATGAACCTATTAAATTACCAGCTGTAATATTACTTGTAACTGAGATAAAGTTTGCGCTTGCTAAATTACCTAAGTTAGCATTTCCACTAGTTATATTGCTAGTTACAGTTAAATTACCTGTTGTAGTAGTACCAGTAATATTAGCATAACCTGCAACATTAACACCTGTACCAGTAAACACAACTGTATTTGCATTACCACTAACTGTTACCGTAATGTTTCCATTCGCAGACGGAATGTTAATATTACTATTACCTAAGAATACTAAGTTAGGTGCACCAATGTTAGTTAATAGACCACCATCACCTTGAAAGAAGTTAGCCCTTGCTAAATTACCCAGTGTAGCATTGATAGAAACAATATTACCATTGCCACCGGTACTATTAGATACATTTAAGTATCGTAATGTACCAACAGTATCAATATTAGCTTGGCTATTTGATAATGTTGTTAATGTACCGTTAAAGTAATTAGCGGTTGCTAAGTTACCTAAGTTAGCATTTGCCGCAGTTAATGATCCTTGAATGTTTGCAAAACCATTTGATGTAATAGTATTTGCAAGTAAGTTGCCACTGACTGTTAGATATCCTGATGCATTAGTACCTGTTTGTGTTACTTGTAAAATTGCAAAGCTGCCACCTGCACTAAAAACAATGTTACCACTAGATGTTGGGATACTGATATTACTAGTACCATTGCTTAATGATCCTAATCCAGTTATATATTGACCACTACCTACGAAATAAGTTGCTGATACACTATTACCGGCACTTATATTACCAATAGTTGTTATATACCCACCAAAGTTTGCACCAGTGGGTGTCAATGTCATTATACTAGCGTTACCACCTACACCAGCTGTTATATTACCGTTATTTGTTACAACAACATTACTACTACCATTAATTAATGATATAGCAGTAGTTGCCGATAATCCGGTTAATTGACTACCATTACCAAAGAAGTAATTTGCACGAACATTACCAAGATTGTTAAATGTTACTACATCATTAGTTACATATACATTACTACCAAATGAAAATTCTGCATTACTATCGTCCCAACCTATGAACGAATCTACTAATTTACCACCTGAGCCAGCTACACCTTCATAACGATGTAGATATAAACCACGGTCTTTACCATCATTTACTTGTAATGCAGCACCATTTGTATTACCACCTAATTCAAGTAATGGATCGTCAAGATATGTAGTAGTTGAATTAATAGTTGTTGTTGTACCATTTACAACTAAATTACCAGTAAGTGTTAAATTGTTTGCATTTACGCTACCAGTTGTGTTTAAGTTTCCAACGTTTGCATTACCGGTAACATTTAGTACACTAGTTACATTACCGGTTAGTGATAAATTACTTGCAGTTAAATTACCAGTTGCATTTAAATAACCTGATAGATTAACACCAGTACTAGTAAACACTACTGTATTACCTACACCAGCAATACTAACCGTAATGTTTCCATTAGCGACTGGAGTGTTAATGTTGCTTGTTCCGTTGGCAATATAGTTTGCAGCATCTGCGGAATTAGCTGCTAATTGGTCAATACCAGTTAAATAATATCCATTACCTGTAAAGAAATTTGCAGATAAATTACCGTTTGCATCTCTTACTGATATTGTATTTGCGGTATTTGCAGTAGCAGTATTATATCCATCTAGTAAATCTGCATTTAGATTTGTTACTTTAGTATTTGATGTGACAGTTAATGGTGCAGTACCAGTAGCAATAGTGCTGACAAGAATATTTGCAGTTACGTTATTAGCAGTTATGTTGCCTGTTGTAGTTAAATATCCTGCTACATTAACACCCGTTCCAGTTATAACTGCAATATTAGCGTTGCCAACTGCGGATATATTGACATTACCGTTTGCACTTGGAATATTTACATTGCTATTACCATTAGATACAATAGATGTGCTAATACCAGTTAATAAACTACCGTTTCCACTGAAGAAATTAGCAGTTGCTAAATTGCCTAAATTGGCGTTTCCAGACGTTAGGTTTCCTACTACATTTGCATTTGCAAATGTAACATTACTTGTTCTATCTAATGCAAAACCGGGGATTTTAGTTAAAGCCATACTGTATTTATTACTTAGTTATTAATGCTGATGTAGGGGCGGTGAAGTTACTAGTATAACGTGCGTATCCTTTTGTTATTCTTAGGTCGTCTATGTAACCATTCAAATAATAGTTTGCTCCCTGACTTCCTACTGTAGTACTAGTTGTACTCATATCATATGATGTCGATATAGTCTGTGTTGTCCCGGCTTGTGTTCCATTAACAAACAATCTCATACTAGTACCACTTCTTGTTACTGCAACATGTTGCCAAGCACCGGTTGTTGCAGTAGAAGCAACACGATAGTCCCAGGCTGTCCCTACACGTCCCCAACCGTATCCTAGAGTAGTAGTGGATGAGTATCCAATGAAGAAACCACCTGAACCAGATGCGGTTATTATAAACCAATCACTAGATAATGAATTAGGGTACACCCACGCTTCAACAGTAAAATCACCAGTACCAAAATTCATTAGTTGGTTTGAAGGCATACTTAGGTAATCCCCGGTACCATCAAAATAGATACTACTGTTATTATACTTCTTAACCGCAGTACTTAACTGTGCATTACCCACATTCTCTAATACATTACTACCGTGTTGGTCAACTATACCACCGTTAGTAAAGTTCAATAATAATGCTGAAGGAACACTAGCAGAATAGTTTGTTAATGGTTGCGTTGGTGGTACAAAGTTACTTGTATATATTGCAGTTTTTGTAAGTCTTGCATCTGCTATATATCCATATGCTGCTGCATTTGTTTCGCCGGGACTCATACCCAAGTTAAATGTACCACTATTAGTAAATGATGATGAGTTAGTATAGGTATATGTTTGAACACCGTTAAAGAATATTCTATTAGTAGAACCACTTCTAGTAAAAGCAAAATGATTCCATGTTTGTGGGGTCCAACTAGATACCACAGTCGTATTGTTAATGATATTCCAACTACCATTATCTGAACTTGAATACATCACAATTGTTGCGTTAGTAGTCCAAAATAAGTACGGTACATATTGGGTACTAGAACTACGCTGGGTAAATAATACCTGTTGTTGCTGAGTAGAGTTCATAAAATAGAACCAACATTCAATTGTAAAATCGCCTGATAAAGAAGACCATGCAGTATTATTAGCAAGGGTTAGATAGTCACTGGTACCATCAAAGTAAACACTACCACCATGTAAACTTGGGGTATAACTTACGACACTCTGTGCGGTGTATCCGAATGGGTTGAATTTGTAAATTTTAGGTGAACCTGTTTGTGAAACAGCAAACGCATTAGATGAATTATCCAGTTGTGTTGTATTTTGACAACCCAAAAATGATACTTGGCTAGCAGTCGCACCTTGACTTGTAGTAGTTAATGGTGTTGTACTTGGAGTAAACGCTGATGTATATAATGCTGTACCTTTAATAATTCTCACGTTTGATACATAGCCTGTCATAGGATTATATCCTGCACCTGCAGAACCTATAGTAAAGGCAGATGTACTATTCATCAAAGTAGTACCATAAGAAATAGTAGTAATTAGTGCTCCATTTGAAAATAGTTTCAATGAACTACCTGATCTAGTTACGGCAACATGGTACCATGTATTCACCGCAACACTTGAAATTATAACTTTATTGAGTTGATCCCAAGAACCTGAAGCAGATGTTCCGGTAAATGATAAATCACCACCATTAATATAAATTAGATATGGTGCGAATAATGAACCAGCGTCCCACCCTTTAGCCAATACAACACCACCTGACACTGAAGTAAAATATACCCAACATTCAATTGTGAAATCAGTAAATGCATCAAGTTTGTCATTATCTGCTATACTCAGTGAGTCGGTGTTACTTCCTGTAAATGATGTACTATAGCTAATAGGCACTGCTTCACGTATACTACCGAATGGTGAGTAGGCTTGAATTGATGTATTTGTTCCAGTTCTACTGATTGTATTTAATGAACTGCTATTATCAACTAATCTATTAGATTGACAAGTTAACAAAACTGTATCTGTGGTTGGAGTTAACGGGCTTGTTGGTGGAGTAAATCCGGCAGTATATAATGCGGTGCCCTTAATTACACGTAAATTACTAATATAACCCTTAAAGTTAGCACCTGATGTGTCTTCAGAACCAATATAGTATGCTCCTGAGGTTGCCATAGATACTGCTTGAGTAGTCAATGATAATGAGGTGCCATTCACAAATAATTTATAAGTTCCGGATTGTCTAGATACTGCTACATGGTACCATGTACCAGCAGACATTCCATGTGTCCCCCAACATATTGAACTATCACCGGTACCACCCAATGTCAATAATGTTGCACCAACTCTAAATTGCCAACCGGTTGTACCACCTGCACTTCTTTCATATATCACAAACCAACTATCATAATCACTACCCCAACCTGTCGTTGACGTAGCAGTAGGCATTACATTCATATAAATCCATGCTTCAATAGTAAAATCAACTGCTTCAATATTTAAAGAAGTATTTGATGCTATTGTTACATTATCATTGGTGCCATTAAAGTAAGTACTCCAGCCTGTTTGACTATAAGGACTAAATGTACCTTGACTTGTGTTACCTGCTCTTGTAATAATATTATTGAAGTTACTATTATCTATAATAGCTTGATTAGTTGCACCACCGTTGTATTGTAGTGTTAATAAACTTGTGTTTGTTATTGCTGTTAGTGGTGATGTAGGTGGGGTGAATGTAGTTGTGTAGACTGCCGTACCTTTAACTACACGGAAATCACTCATATACCCATTAAAATAATTAGTAGTGGCCCATGAACCTATTGAAGGACCAGATGAAGCAAATGTTGATGCTGATCCAGTAGTTGTTAATGCTCCGTTAACAAATTGTCGGATTGTAGTACCATCACAAGCAAGAGCTACGTGAAACCACGTATTAGTTGTAATAACTTTATTTGCAGCAGTTAGAACCATTCCACCATAGCCGCCGCCTCCGTTCAATACAACTATATAATGTGTGCCTGAATCAGTATAGATACCTTGTCTAAAACCTGTACTACTATTACAGGCCCATAATCCATAATAACCGCTAGATATGGTTGTCGGGTACATCCAATATTCTATACACCAACTAGATGTAGATAAGTTCAAAGAACTGTCCGGTGGTAATAGATAATCCCCACTACCATCAAAGTATGTACTACCATAGGTACTGTAACTACTGTTTGCAGTGAATGGTATATTAGGTGATATTTGTGGTGAACCATTTATTGTTATTGCTAATGCGTTAGTTGATTTATCAATAAATCTATTACTTTGATTTGTCAATAAACTTGTATTTGTAATTGCGGTTAATGGTGTTGTACTTGGTGTAAATGCTGATGTGTAAACTGCGGTACCATTAACTACTCGCAAATTAGAAATATATCCATTAAACCAACCTACTGTAAGGTCTGTAAAGGCGCCTATTAACATATTACCGGATGACCATGCAATACTTGCTGATAAAGCCTGAGTTCCATATGAAACACCATTGATATACAATATTGCATTAGTTGATACCCTAGTCAGTGCTACATGATACCAAGTACCTATAGTAGGAGTGAAACTATTAAAAGTAATATAAGCATTATTAAAGAAAAATCTAAAAGCAGTGACACTAAAATTATAAAGTAATTCCCATCCGGCTCCTGTACCATTAGATGCTAGACTTCCTACTAACGGTTGATTTCCAACAGCACCAAAATTTAACCACATTTCAATAGTAAAATCATTAGAGCCAATAGCAAATGAAGAATTGTATGTGACAACTAAATAATCACTACTTCCATTAAAATAGTTACTATAATAACCACCTTGATATGGATTAAACAATACAGGTTTTGTATCACCATTAATAGTTAAACCAAAACTGTTACTACTTGCGTCACTAATAAATGGTGTAACCGTTGTCTCACCGTTCAATAACAATGTAGTGTTTTTCCAATATGTATCATTAGCAACAGTAACAACCCAATTTATTGTTCTTGTTGCAGTTCTTGTACTTGTTGCAGTAGCAGTCAACACAGTTGTAGTACTAGCAACAACGGTTGGTGTACCTGCAATATTTGCACCAGTAATACTTAAACCAGTCGGTAATGTATCAGCAGTATATGTAATACTACCACCTGCCGCACTAGTTGCACTCATCGTCACGTTTGCAATCGGAGTATTTGTATTTACGTTATATGTTGCAAGACTTGCCGGCGAACTCCATGTTACAACGTCTGGATTGATTGTAATGCTAAAGGCACGATTTGTATCTTGATTCTGTGCATCACTTGCTTTAATTGTAAAATTATATGTAGTTGCACTTCCTGTTGCTTGTGCAGTACCTGACAATGTTCCATTACTATTCAATGAAGAACCTGGTGGCAATGTACCGGTTGCTAATGTATATGTGATTGGTGCATCGCCTGTGGCAGTTAGTGTTGCACTAATACTACCTGTTTCATATACAGTACCTAGTGTACCGGCACTAGTTGACCAATTTGGTGTTCCACTATAACTAATACCTGGAATACTAATAGCAGTGCCACCATCTGGATTAATAACGTATATAACATACGTACCTGCTGATAGTGCAGGAGCAAGAAAACTAATTTGTGTTGCACTAATAAAGGTGACTACACTAGACGCAGTACTAGCAACCAATACACTACAACCACTTTGAAATCCATTACCGGTTAAGTTAATTGTTTGTCCACCTGCTACGTCAGTTGCAGTATCATCACCTGGATAAACAATCGTAGTAATCTTTGGACCTGTCAGTGTCGCTAGTGCAGTATCTGCTATGTTTGTAAGTGCAATCTTTGTTGTCATTGTATTCTCTAATTGTTAAAAAGTTAAACTGCCTGATCCAGTAAACATATATATTGTGTATCCACCTGAAGTATAAATTGTTGGGCTACCTATTGAACTAAGTGCTTGTGAACTACTACTACTATGTCTAATTATTACCATTCCACTGCCGCCATTAACACCGGAACTACTATATCCACCACCAGCTCCACCACCGCTATTTGTTGAACCAGCAGTAAAACCTTGTTGATTTCCTGCACCCCGGCCGCCGCCGCCTGCGCCGCCGGCACCACCGGCATTTGTTGCTGCCTCTGAAGATCCACCGCCACCACCAGAAAACACATAGTCAATTGTCCAACTTGTGTATGTACCAGACCCAACAGAATAGACACTGTTAAAACTTAATGTAGTGCCCGAATAACTATTAACAACACCATACATATAGTTTCCTACACTATTGTATACACGTATCGATTGTCCCGCAACAAAAAGCAGTCCACTAGCCACCGTGAATGATAATGTACCGGTGCCCAATGTATTACTAGATGTACTTGATGCTGAAGGTAGTAATGCGGAAGTTAATCCATCTCCGCCTTTTCCGGCTGCTCCGTTTGCGATACCTACGGCTCCTACTGCTCCTGCACCGCCTCCGCCACCGGCTGCATTTTTACTGCCTTGAGCACCGTTGCCGCCTGCGTTACCTTGTCCAGCAGGACTTGCCGCTCCGCCGGTACCAGAACCGCCGGCGCCACCACCAGAACCACCTGATCCGCCGTTAACATAACTTGTTCCATTGTAACTTGAGCCGCCACCACCGCCTGTTGCAACAGTATTTGTAATCCCCGCACCAGATATATTACTATTTTGACCAGGAGATACTGTATTATACGTATATGTCCCGCCGCCACCGACGGTTATGGTTAATGTTCCTGCAGTTATTGAAGCGCCTGTTGCAGTTACAAAGCCGCCACCACCTCCACCGCCACCATCTAATGTCCAGCCACCTCCTGCGCCTCCACCTGCAACTATTAAATAATCTACTGTAGTTGGTCTAATATATTGGGCGGGCCATAAACTTGCTTGTTTATACTGTATATGATTAGATGGGTTAAAAAATCCACTGGCAGAAGTAGTAGTAACACTAAAGGTGTTAGCACTCATAACTCCGCCAACGTATCTTTTAACCATTTTTAACTAATGTCCTCGTAACTACAAGTTACTATCAATGAACTGCCGGTACCGGCGGTGGCGCCTAAACTTGTATTTTCTTCTAAGTAATATTGACTACTTTTATCAATTACGTTCAATGTTGCATTACCAGGAACACTCATACCACTTGCTATAGCAAAAGCTGTGCCGCCTAAACTTGCTTGATTGTACCATGCAATAGTTATGTTTACTGCTGAACTAGTAGTATTAGTAACGTTTAGTGTGTTTACTTTCAAACATTTACCAGAACTTGACGCATTGTTTAATACTAGTGTTGCGCTTGTTGTTGTTAAATTTGCCCCTGCGGTTTTACCGTTTATTGTTGTTGCCCCGATTAAATTTGGTGCTGCCATGTTATCCTCCGAATACTAAATTATATCCAGTAAGTCTGGCGTTACTTGCACCGCCTGACCCACCTGAAATTGTTACTGTTACGTTACCACCGCTATTAGTAGATGTTACTCCACTACCGGTAAAGTTTATTAATGAAGTAGATGTTGTTAAATTACTACCTTGATTTTGAATTGTTACTGGTGAAGACGTTGCGGTTGCCACTGCTACTGCTAATTCACGAATTTGAATAACTACACCGTTTGCTGGAGCAACTACAAACGTCAATGTGCTACCTGATATAGTGTAGTCTGTTGTTGGTGTTTGAATCAATCCGTTTTCAGATACAATCACGCTATTTACTGTGCATCCACTAGTGACTGCAAAGGTTGTTAAAACTCCGGTGCCTGCATAACTTCTTGTCACAAATGCGCCGGCGCCACTCATAGCACCTAATGTAGTTGTAACTTCAATTGTCGATCCTTCTGAAGGTGCTTCAGTGAAAGTTAGTGTTGTCCCACTTAGTGTGTATGCGCTTGTACGTAATTGGAATACACCATTATAATTAACGATTGTTTGATTAATACTCGTTGGTGTTACACTTAATGTATATGCAGTTGTAGTTCCATCACCGGTAAAGTTATCTACTGTTATGCTTGCTACTGGTTGTGCTACCCAAGATAAATTACCACTACCATCTGTCTTTAATATTTGATTTGCTGAACCGCCACCAATATATACATTACTAATATTGCTACCTAAATTAGCACCTATGCTTGTTACAACTCTACCGGTACTTAATGTATTAGTTGATTTATCAAATGTTAGGTTAGCAACTGCACCCAAACTACCATTATCATTAAATTGAATTTGAGTATTACTACCGCTAGCAGATACCCCGCCACCACCTGATGCAGCACCCCAACTTAAATTACCAGCGCCATCTGTAGTAATAAAATATCCAGCAGTTCCTCCACTGATTTTGATATTACCGATTGGACCTAAGTTTATATTATTACCAGTTAATGCTACATTTACATTACTAGTAATACTACTAGCATTCATTGTTGTGTTACTTGTGCTATTACCTATAGTTACAGAAGTTAATGTACCTAAACTTGTAACGTTTGGTTGTGCATTAGTTGTTACCGTTCCAGCTGTTACCGCAGTTACACTTGTTAGATATTGACCACTACCGCTAAAGAAATTAGCATTTGCTACGTTACCTAAGTTGGCATTACCTGATGTTATGTTTGCTGTAACTATTAATGAACTTAGTGTTCCTAAACTTGTAATGTTAGGCTGTGCGGCTGTTGTTAATGTACCTGTAACATAATTAGCACTTACTAAATTAGCACCTGATACATTGCCTGTGCCAGCAATTGCCAATGTTGTTAGTGTACCAACTGAAGTAATATTTGGTTGTGAAGCAGTTGTTAGTGTACCTGTTAAATAATTAGCACTTACTAAGTTGCCACCAGTAAATGAATTACTTCCACCTAACGTTGTATTTGTTAATGTACCGACACTTGTAATGTTAGGTTGAGCCGCAGTTGTCAATGTACCCGCAAAATAATTACTTGTTGTTAAATTACCTAGATTAGCATTTCCTGTATGTATATTACCATAAGTATTAACTGTTACGACTTCGCTACTAACACTAGCATTACTTGCAAATATAAACTCTGCTCCAGAGTTCTTCCAACCCATGAATGCATCTGTTGCAGTACTACCGGTGTAATAATGTAATAATTGACCTCTGTCATATCCATCATTACTAGTTAATGCACCACCTGCAGTATTTCCACCTTGTTCAATAATTGGGTCTTTAACTCTGAATGAAGTTACGTTTGCATATTCAAATGCGCCTGATACTGTTAGATTACCTGTAATAGTAGTATCACCTGCGCTTAAACTTGTTAGTGTGCCCAAACTTGTAATATTGGGTTGTGCTGCAGTTGTTAAAGTACCGGTAAATGTATTTGCTGATATGTTATTAGCACCAGAAATGTTACCGCCTGAACCACTTGTTGTGATATTGCTTGCAGTTAGATTACCTGTTGTATTTAATGTGCCGGATACGTTTACCCCTGTACCCGTAACTACTAATACATTAGCATTGCCAACTGCGCTTATGTTTATATTACCGTTTGCACTTGGTATATTAATATTACTATTACCATTACTAATGCTAGAACCTGATATTGATAACGTTACCCAACTTAGATTACCGCTACCATCTGTTTGTAAATACTGGCCGGTAGTACCACCTGTTACTTTTACATTACCTATTGGACCTAAACTTACATTACTTGCACCCGTAAAATTTACAGTCCCTGTACTAGTTATACCGCTTAGTGTACCAACAGATGTTATATTGGGTTGAGCAGCTGTTGTTAGTGTTCCAGCTACATAGTTAGCACTTACTAAGTTAGCACCTGATACATTACCTGTACCAGCAATTGCTAAAGTTGTCAATGTGCCAAGTGAAGTGATATTTGATTGGGATGCTGTTGTTAGTGTACCGGTAAATGTATTTGCTGATATATTATTAGCACCGGAAATGTTGCCACCTGAACCACTTGTTGTAATGTTATTTGCAGTTAGATTACCGGTAATATTGGTGTTTCCACCTGAAACATTGATATTACCCACAACATTAGAGTTACCGATAACACTTGTATTTCCGTTAACTGATAGGCCTGTTAGTAATCCTAAACTTGTTATATTACTTTGTGCGGCAATAGTTATATTACCTGCGTATGCAGAATAGTTTGCATTTGCCACTGTTCCTGATACATTAGCGGCTTGTATATTACTTAAATTGCCTGCTTCCCCTAGAAGACTTGTAGCATTTAAATATCCTGCTACATTAACACCGGCGCTACTAACAACTACAATATTACTAGATCCAGTTATACTAATACTAGCATTACCATTTGCAACTAGTCTTACGTTGCTGTTTCCACTAACCAATGATGCTGCAGTTGTGGCAACTATTCCAGTTAGATTATATCCGTTACCGTAAAAATAAGTTGCAGTATTACCTATATTACCTGCAGTTATGTTACTTGTTACAATTACGTGATTTGCACTAGCCAAGTTACCCAGGTTTGCATTACCAAAAACCGCATTAGCGGTGATTGTAAGTCCACCAAACGTAAAATTGGCAACATTATTAGCTATTAGCGGTTCTATTTTTACTAGGGACATGTGTTTTTATACCATCTTATTATAGTATTTATCTAAAAGGATATCCATGCCCGGTTACAAGCATGGATATTTTGTTATTTACATAACTAAGTTATTGTGTAATTTCTATCCATGACGTTGTTGCTTCATCCCATGAATATCTTTTATCTGGATCTGTTGGCATTGGAGTAGGTGCATCATATAAGCATGTACTTTCATTCAATACCCAACTATTATACGGCTTAGGGGGAATAAATGCATCACGACTTATATCGTAAGTATATCCAATTCCTGCATAATTTTTACGTAGGGGTGCGCCACCTAATAGGTGCACTCCACCTTGTGTGTTATAGCTAGTTTGTACAAACGAATTAGGTTCACCAAATAAACCCGTATCAATCACATCTTGTTCTATAACAAGGACTCTTGTTACAATATTGTTTTCATCTATTTGTGCAAAATGACTCATTTTTATCCTTTAACTTAATGTTGTAATTTCAATTAATGAAGTATTTGGTGGTGCAGTACTAAACGTAAATGTAGTTCCACTTACACTATATGAACTCTTCGGTTGCATTACACCCTGAACTGATGCAATTGTATAGTTTTTATTAGTTGGTGCCATACTTAATGTAAATGCTACAGTAGTACCGTCACCTGTAAATTCGTCTACTGCCGACGTTATTGCCTTTTGTGCTATCCAAGCTAATGCTCCGGATCCATTAGTTGATAAAACATATCCATTTGTTCCGCCTGTAATCGTAAGATTACCTACGGCACCTAAATTAGTTAGACCACTTACTGTTAAACCAGTTAATGTTCCAAGACTAGTTACGTTTGGTTGTGCGGCTGTTGTTAATGTACCTGTTATGTTAGTTGCAGATAATGTATTTGTAGAGTTATTAAATGTAAGATTTGCACTAGTACCTAATGTATTGCTACCTGCGTTATTAAAGAAAATCTGTGTGTTGGAACCAGCAATATTAGCATTACCGGTACCTACTGCAGCAGCTGTCCAACTTAAATTACCTGAACCGTCTGTACTTAATACATATCCATTTGTTCCACCGGTAATCTTAACATTACCCACTGCACCCAAACTTACATTACTTGCCCCAGTTAAGTTAATAACACCTGTTGCAGTTACACCGGCTAATGTACCAACACTTGTAATGTTTGGTTGAGCATTAGTATAGACTGTACCAGCAACTAATGCATTACCCACTTGACCAGTTACGTTAGCACCGGTGATTGAAGTTAATAAACTACCATTACCAGTAAAGTAATTTGATGTTACTAAGTTACCTAAATTAGCATCTCCTGCTTTAATTTTACCTAATGTATTAACTGTTACTACGTTATCTGAATTTGTTACGTTACTAGCAAATGTGAATTCACCTGTACTATTTTTCCAACCCATGAACGCATCACGTGTTGCGCCACCTGTGTAATAATGTAATAATTGACCACGATCCATTCCATCATCTGATGTTAATGTTGCATTGTTTGCACCTGAACCTTGTTCAATGATAGGATCTTTAATAGATGTTACTGTACTGTTAACATATGTAGTTGTACCAGCAACAATCAAGTTACCAGTACTTGTAATGTCACCATTAACTGTTAGTCCAGTTAATGTGCCTACTGAAGTGATGTTTGGTTGTGCTCCGGTTGTTAGTGTACCGGTGACATAATTAGCACTTACTAAGTTAGCACCAGTTATACTACCTGTACCTGCTATTGCTAATGTTGTTAATGTACCAACTGAAGTGATATTACCTTGAGCTGCACCATAAACAGTACCTGCCACTAATGCGTTGCCTACTTGACCGGTTACATTTGCGCCGGCTATTGAAGTTAATAAACTACCATTACCACTAAAGTAATTAGCAACTACTAAGTTACCTAAATTAGCATTGATACTTGTAATATTTCCAGTAAAATTAGCAATATTACCGTTTAATGTGGTTGTTATATTAGCATTACCAAACGTGAATGAATCGGTTGAATCTATACTGAATGCTTTAATTTTTAAAATTGACATGGTTGAAAACCCCTTTTATTGTATATATTTATCTATAATTTGCTTTTATCATATGTACAAATTATTACTTACTCTCAAAATGTAATTGAACCACTAGTGATCCATTTGTATATTCTATATCCACCGCTAACGACAGGATATCCTGCTGCTAATCCTATTGTACTACTTGCGGCTGCGAATGTATCTGCATAGCGAATTATTACCACCCCTGAGCCACCGTTACCACCCTGACCATTATTGTCGGTAGCGCCGCCACCGCCTCCGCCTGTATTTGCCGTACCAGCAGTATTTCTATTGCCTCCACCTCCTGTGCCACCGCTGCCGCTGCCATATGCGCCTCCACCTCCGCCACCATAATATGTTGATGTGCCTGTTATAGATGATTGTATTCCTACGCCGCCGTCGACTGTGGAATTAACGCTGAGACATTTTCCTTCTCCCCCGGCTCCACCACCACCAGACCCGTAGTCTGTTCCGTACACTGGCGCAGGAGCACCATCATATCCTTGCCGTGTCTGGCTCAGATATGCTGATCCTGGGTAAACTCCTCGACCACCCACACTAGTAGGAGGGAAAGCCGTGCCACCGCCGGATCCACCGTTTGCTCCGGTTGCGTTTCCGTTTGCTGTATCATTATTGCGACTGCCGCCACCGCCACCACCTATAGCAGTAATGGTTGAAAATCCTGATCCACTTATAGAACTATTACCACCATTACCACCTCTATTGGTTTGAGTCGTGGTACCAACACCGCCTGTGCCCACAGTGATAGTGTATGTTACTCCCGGTGAGATAGTAGTAGATGATTCTAAAACGCCGCCGGCTCCGCCACCGCCACCATAGTATCCTGTTCCGCCTGAGCCGCCGCCAGCAACTACTAAGTAATCAATCGTAGGCCCACTACCTTCTTGTAGAAAGTTTATTCCACCGCCTATTGATATTCCTGGTCCTATACTTAAACTCATTGTGTACCTTGTGTATATATAGAAAGTATCTCAGCACCGGTTAACTCCCCATCTATTATTTGAATAGCGTCTAATGCAGTAGGATTTTCCATTGGCCCGTAATTATATCCGTTTCCTATATACTTAGTACCCGGATAACTATTGTTTACTGCAATATTTGTTAGTTCTTTAACACCATTAACATATGCGTCAACATCAGAATTTGATTTCACTACCCATGCTAAGAAAAACCAACTACCGGTATTAATTGAAGTAGATCCTTTATTTTGACCTCCATTAGATACAGCTATTTTGCCGTCATCTATGCCAAGTCCCCAATAAACTGAACCAGTTAGTTCAGCAAAAATAGGAACTGACGGAGAATAATTTCCGGTTGGTTTAGCAGCAGTTTGTGTGCCTTTATACCAAGCCATGTATGTTTTATCTCTCATAGTAGAGGCGGTAGCATTATTTATTTGATTTATTGTTAGGTAATTAGTTGTACTCCATCCTGTCGCATAGCCTGTATTTCTTACGCCACCGGTTGTTTGATATGACAATGAGCCATATGTAGTAACTGTCCAAGAACCAGTAACAGTTAATCCACTACTATTAAATTGTAAACCTAACAATTTAGTTTTGTTAGGTGGGGTGAGTAATTCAGATCCAGTACTTGTTTCTATACTAAAACTTCTAGTAGTAACTTGATTTTGACTGTCTGTAGCAGAAATTACAAAATTGAAGGTTGATGCCGATCCACCAGTCGTTCCTGAAATTACACCACTACTAGTATTCAAACTTAAGCCGGTTGGTAGTGAACCACTAGTTAAACTGTATGTAACTGTACCGTCACCGGTAGCACTCACTGTAGATGAAAAACTATATCCAATACTAGCCATTCCCAATGATCCGCTACTAGTAACCCATATTGGCATTGCGCTATAAATCATACCCGCCGGCAACATGCCTGAACTACCATCAGTATTGTAAACGAATAAATGATAACTTGCTATGCTTTTAGCAGGACTTGTAAATGTTAAACTTGTTGCACTAACATATGTAGTTGAGCAATTTGTAGTATCAATATACACTATTGCACCGGTATTAAATCCACTACCATTAACAGTAATTGTTTCGCCACCTGCTGGATTTCCTGCACTGGCACCACTTGGATATGTTAACCCAGTTATCTTTACACCAGGGCTTGCAACACTAGTTATAACAGAAGTAAGAGCAGATGCTTTAACTGATTTTAAATTTGTTGCCATTATAACTCCAATACTTTCCAGCCATATGTGCTGTTACTGTATACTAAACCAAAACTACTTTGTTCTACATCTACTAATAAATCTTGTGCAATACCCTGAATCTTATGACCATTTCTTGCTACTGTTAAGTTGTTTGTAGAGAAAGATCCAGCCAAGTCATTGATACGAATAGTATCACCTAACGTTGCACTAGTTGGTAATGTCATTGTTTTTGCACCACTTGATGTGTCTACAAAGTATCCATTGTTTGCAGTCATTGTTGCATTACTACTTGCAATGTTCCAAGTTAACGCAGGACTAGTTCCGCCGCCACCGCCACCTGACATAACAGAGCCACCAAACGTAGTGACTTCAACTACTGCTGTGCTTGGGGGTGCGCTAGTAAATGTTAATACATTACCACTTAATGAATAAGTTGTTTTAGGCTGTAGTACACCTTGTACGGCAACCATTGTGAAGTTTTCACCTGCAGGTGTATTTGCTAATGTGAATGCAACATTGCTTCCATCACCAGTAAATGCATCTACGTCAGCAGTTAATGTTCCTACGCTTTGTGCAGTCCAACTTAGATTGCCTGTTCCATCTGTTTTTAGAACATAATCAGCAGTACCACCACTTATACGTAGATTACTTATATTACCTAAACTTACATTTGCACCAGTAAATGACACATTACCTGTTACTGATAAATTACTGGTTGCAATATTACCAGTAACTGTTAATAGATTAGTTGAACTATTAAATGTTAAATTACTACTTGCACCAAAAGAACCGGCGTTGTTAAATTGTAATTGTGTATTACTACCTGATACACTGACAGTTGCTCCACTTACTTGATTATCAACATATAATTTGGTTGCGGCATCAGTATTATCAGTCGGCGCTAATAAGTTCTTAATCTGGGCTGGTGCGGGGAATATTAATGCCATATTATGTCACCGTATATAAAGCAGTGGCCACAGAGAAATTCGTGAACCCATAGATATTATAAGAATATCCAGAAATTGTTTGACTGCCAGTCACTGCTGGATCTTGACCAACTTGACTGCCTAAGAATGTATAAGCAAAAGTATGACTACTTGTGCCTGGAATTGCTATCCATAAATATTGACTAGTTGTTGCGCTAGTTGTTGCACCATCACCTATTGCATAGTTACGTGTTAGATAACTATCGCTAGTAGTCAACGTTGGTATAGTTGAATTATTTGTTATTTTATAGAATACTGGATAGTATTTTGTTGCTGCAGTTACAGTACCATTTACTGTACTTGGTATTGTTCTAGAACCATAACCATATAATCCAGCACCATAATAGTCACTGGATGTTATAGTATAACTATATGTACTGTCAATGCTTCCACTACTTCCACTAGTTGCACCTGCACCAGTTAAACTTGTTGGACTTATTGCGCCACCGCTATAAGTAATGTTACCAGAACTTACTGTCCCAGTTACACTAGCACTCCAATTGAAACTTTGATTTAAGTTAAAGTAAGGAACTGAACTACTTGGGAAACTACCTGTTAATGCATTTAATGTAAATGCTACTGGTTGAGTTGCAGTAAGTGTTGTTCCGCTACTAGAATAAACACCTCTACTTGTAGTTAAACTTATACTGACCGCACTAGTAGTAGTGGTTTGAACAGTACTACTAAAATATGTATTTGGTATAGTGTATGTTCCATTACCAGTAATATTCAATGCTAACAGATTTGCACCTGTTACGCTACTACCACCAATCGTTATACTATCTGTGCTTTTTACGTCAAATGTAGCATTTGCTAATGTTAATGTAACATTAACATCTTTGGTATTGATTGAACTTGCAAGAAAATTAGCGTATGCATTTTTAGTTGATGTCCCGCCAGTCCAAACATCTGTTGCGCTTAATGTTACCGGACCCAATTGTGCGATTGTAAATACACCACCTGGATAACTAGCATTAGCATAATCCGCTACAACTGCAATAGTACTACCTGCCACAATACTTGTAATGTTACTTGTAACATATGTTGCGGCTGCGCCACCTGCACCACCTAAACCAGTAGCATATGCTAAGTTAGCAGTAATATAATTTGCTGTAATATTGCCGCCAACACTTAATGCTCCTGAGGTAGTTATATTACCATTTGATATAACTACATTTGATGTTGCATTACCTACAAATAAATTGCTTAGATTACCGACACTTGTGATATTTGGTTGTGCGTTTGTATATACAGTACCGGCTATTAATGCGTTTGCTACTTGACCAGTTACATTAGCACCAGTTATTGAAGTTAATAAACTACCATTACCAACAAAATAATTACTTGTTGTTAAGTTACCTAAAGTAGCGTTACCTGAACTTATATTTCCGGTAACTGATAATGAACTTAGTGTCCCAACTGAAGTTATATTTGGTTGTGCGTTTGTATATACTGTACCGGCTATTAATGCATTACCTACTTGCCCTGATACATTGCCGCCATCAACATTATATGCAGTATTTGCTATATTTGCATTTGGTACAAATCCAGTTACATTAGCACCTGTTAAACTTGTTAGCCCGGAACCGTTACTAACAATATTATCTACTGTTAATGTCTTAGTTGAACTATTGAATGTAAAGTTAGCACTAGCATTAAATGCATTAGTGTTGTTAAACTGTACTTGATTATTAGATCCAGCTGCAACAGCAGTCGACGGTGTTGTCCAAGTTAAGTTACCTTGTCCGTCTGTTCTTAACACATACCCATCAGCGCCGCCGGTAATTTTAACATTACCCACGTTGCCAAATCTTGATATACCGTTAACTTCTATTTGAGATAAATTAGCAGTACCTACTAGGTTTCCAACAAAACTATTTGCTTTTACATCACCGTAAGTGTTTATAGTCAATGTGCCTGTAGTATTACTTACGTTACTACCAAAAGCAAATTGCCCATTTGCATTATCAAATCCTAAGAATGCTGTCTTTGCACCAACGTTATAATAATTTAATGCTAGACCCCTAGCCAATCCGTCATTAGTAGTAAGTGCAGCACCATTTGCCCCTCCACCTATATCAATGACTGGATCTACTAATTGGGTAGTAGTTGAATTTACAGTTGTGGTTGTACCGGTAACTGTTAGATTACCTGTAATTAATGTATCTTTAGCGTTTAAGTTGGCATTAATAAAAACGTTACCGGCGATGCCAACCCCGCCCTTAACTACTAATGCACCTGTTTGATAATCAGAGGATACGGTAGTACCATCAATAGACAGATTAGTGTCTATAATAGCGTTACCGTATATTCTTGTACCTGATTTTAATAGTGCCATGGTCTCTGGTTTATTCCTATACTATTACTTATGTTATTCCAGACACCTCGTCAAAAACTCCTGAAATAATAAGTTTACCCGTTTTCTTTTGCTGCATGACCCTATTACTGTCCGGAGTTGTCACTTCATCCAACTCACCTGCATATACCTTTGTTGGCGTAATACCGTGAGTTGATTGAGTAACCTCGTCAAGCACTACACCATCTCTGGTGTAGAACTTTCCGGATCTATCTAGTCTAGCCGCAACATTAGATGTCATGACCTATCTCCTTAATTGAAGATAAAGTCTATGCTACCTGCAGTTGCGTTATATTTGATGTATGCAGCACTATCTGTGTTACCAGAACCATGTGCGAAACCTAATGCATCACCTGTGTAGATGTTACCTTTAGCAGATATACCCCCTTCTGATTTAATTGCACCAGTTGCTGCACTTGTTGCAGCAGTTGTACCATTAGCAGTAATGAAATTATTGCTAGTAATATTATTACCAAGAATATTTCCTGTTGCTTCAATGATACCTGTTACAGTTAATCCAGCTGTAGCGATAGTGATGACATTACTACCGGCTATTGCGGCAGTTACGTTACCGTTGTTAGCTACTGAGACATTACTTGTACCATTATTGATATTTGATAATGAGACAGTTGACCAACTTAATGTACCAGAACCATCAGTTTGTAGATATTGACCAGTTGTACCGCCTGTAATATGAACATTAGCGACTGGGCCCAATGATACGTTACTTGCAGTAGTAAAGTTTACAGTACCGTTAGAAGTTAGTCCACTTAGTGTACCAACAGATGTTAAGCTACTGTAAATTACATTGCTTGATAATGTTTGACCAGTTAAATTACCTGCATCAATTGCACTAGCTGTTACACCTGTAATATTAGCACCATCACCACGTAAGATTGTTGTTGCATTACCAATATTACTAGCAAGTACATTACCAGCAGTAATAGTAGCAGTTACACTTAAACTACCCAATGTACCAACAGTTGTTAAACTAGAAGTTACAATGTTGCTGTTCAATGTAGTACCTGTGATGTTACCTGCAGCCACTGCGTAAGCAACATTTGCAATATTAGCATTCTGTACATAACCACTTACGTTAGCACCAGCAATGTTAGAGATGTTTATACCATTACCGTATAAGTATTGACCACTTACAATACCTGCATTAGCAAATACATTATCAGCAGTAATGTTACCAGAACCACCTGTATTAGCAACAGTTAAACTTGTTAATGTACCAACACTTGTAATGTTTGGTTGTGCTGCAGTACTTAATGTACCAGTTAATGTAGTACCTGTAATAACATTACCACTTACATTACCAAGTGTTGCAACTAAGTCACCAGTAGATGATGTGATAGAACCAGTTACAGTTAAACTTGTTAATGTACCAACACTAGTTAAACTAGAACCTGTTACATTGCTTGACAATGTTGAACCAGTCAAATTAGCTGCATTCATTGACGTAGCAGTTACACCAGTCAATGCGCTACCATTACCACTAAAGTAACCAGCACTTATTAGATTAGCACCACTGATATTTGAGTCTACTCCGCTTAGAGTAATGTCACCGTTAGCAACAATTGTCAATCCAGTTAATGTACCAACGCTAGTAATATTACCTTGTGCGCTTGCAGTAACATTAGTTGCTAATGCAACTTCACTTACGTTTGCACCGTTAATATTTGTTAAGTTAGCACCAGAACCACTGAACAATGTTGCGCTAACTACGTTAGCACCACTGATATTACCACCAGAACCTGCACCAGTAATAATGTTACCATTAACTGTTAAGTTACTAGTAGATGAATTAAATGTTAAGTTTGCACTTGCATCTAAGTCGTTACCACTTGATGACTTGAACTGGATCTGTGTTGCACTACCTGCAGCAGTTTGGAAGTCGATTGGACTACCGTTTGCATACTGATATGTGTCAGACTTGAATGAACCTGCAGTTACTGCATTAGTAACATCTAAACTTGTTAGTGTACCAACTGAAGTTACATTTGGCTGACTTGCAGTTGTCAATGTACCTGCTACATAACTTGCAGTTACTACATTAGCCTTAAGTTCACCGGTAGTTGTTCCATTACCTAGTGTTAATCTAGCAAGAGAATCATTGAAATTCAAATTAGAACTAGATGTCATTGCATTGGTTGCATTTGCAAATTGAATTGCACCATTACCACCTGTTACAGTAATAGTACCACTGATATTACCATTAACATTACCGTTCAAGAATGATCCAGCACCTAATGTAACATTACCTTGTGAGAATACGACACCACCAAAGTTTGCATTGTATGCATAAATGTTTGCTAAACGCAAATCAGCCAAGTTTGCTAATTTTTCAGCATCAGTAGTTCCTGGAACTGTAACAACGTTATCTGATACTGTTACGTTTTTAGCCATAACAAATTCAGCGTTAGATGTATCCCAACCCATGAACAAGTCTTTGTTTGTGCCCGCAACACGTGTATGCATTACTAAACCACGATCAAATGCATCATTAGTTGTTAATGCTGCACCATTTGCACCGTTACCTAAATCAAGTAATGGATCAGTTAATTGTGATGTAGTTGTATTGACACTTGTTGTTGTACCTGTAACAGTTAAGTTACCAGTAATAACTGTATCAGCAGCCTTTAACCAACCAGTGATATTAGCATTACCTGATGCAACAATATCTGTAGTGTTTACAGTTGTGATATTACCAGTTGTAGCTGTTACTGTTGTAGCATTTACAGTAGTAATGTTACCAGTTGTACCGTTAACAGTTGTGATATTACCTGTTGTAGCATTTACAGTTGTGATATTACCAGTTGTAGCGGTTACTGTTGTAGCATTTACCGTTGTGATATTACCAGTACCAGTTACAGTTAGTGTACTAGAACCTGAGTTAAATGTGAAGTTAGCACTTGCGGCAAAGTTGTCACCGTTGTTGAATTGAATCTCACTAGTGTCACCTGCGGCTTGTTGTAAGTCCCAAACACCACCATTTGCATAGTACAAGTTATCAGTTAAAATACCACCTGCTTGTAAATTACCAGTTACATTTGCAGCAGTTAAATTACCTAAGCTAGTAATGTTAGGTTGTGCTGCAGTTGTTAATGTACCTGTGACATAATTAGCACTTAATAAATTACCACCACTGATGCTATTAGCACCGCCCATAGTGATATTATTCATGGTACCTAAACTAGTTAAACTAGAACCAGTAACACCTGCATTGATATATGTACCAGTTAGTGTTTCCGCATTAGCAGAACTAGCAACTACACCGGTAATGTTATAACCATTACCATATAACATTGTAGCTGAATTACCAACAGTACTAGCGAATACATTAGCAGCTGTTACATTACTAGTTACTGAGACATTATTAGCTGCTAATGTGCCTGTAAGTGGAGTATATGTGAATGATGAACTACCTACTAAAGTATGGTCAACGTTAGCATATGCGATTTGAGTATCGGCAATATTATTTGCAGAAACTTTAGCACCTATTATACTAGAACTTGAAACAACATTAGGAGCAGATAAAGTACTTGTACCGGCATTATATGTGAATGAAGACGCACCAACCAATGTATGGTCAATGTTAGCATATGCGATTTCAGAATCAGCCACATTGTTTGCAGTAACTCTAGCACCAATAATATTTCCACTAGCTGTAATATTAGTAGTAGATAATGTGTTACTAACTGTTGTGAAAGTTAAGTGTGAATCAGATGTTAACTCTTTGCTAGCACCAGCAAATACTAATTGTGTAGCAGTTAAGTTATTAGATGTTATTGCATTAGCTACTACATTTCCACTAGCAGTAATATTAGTAGTAGATAGTGTGTTAGTAATCGCTGTGAATGTTAAAGTTGCTGACTCGGTAACATTACCGCTAGCACCGCCAGTGAATAACAATCCACCTGTTGTTGTTAAACTAGTAATATTTAAATTAGCAATTGTTGCAGTATTTGTTATATTAGCATTAGCAACTGTTAATTCATTTGACGAAAATGATACATTTGATTCAATTAAATTACCACCAACATCAGTAGTCAATAATTTACCACTGTTATACTTAGTTGTAATATTACCAGTAATATTTGCATTTGTAGTTGCAAAGTTATTAGCACTTAATGTGTTAGATGCATATGTTAATCCTGCATTACCACCCAATACATTACCTGTAGTGAACACTAGTTGATTATCAGTTAATCCGGTGTTTTTGATGCTTGTGAAATCACCGCGTTTAGCATCAATATTACCAGCTGTAGTGACTGTGAAGTTACCGCCTGCAAAATCAGCAGCACCAGATACAGTCAATTTACCAGTGTTGTCTAAATTAGCAGTACCACCTGATGTTGCTAATTTAACATTAGAACTAGTCAATGTAATATTTGCTGTTCCGCCTTCTAATTCTAATTGAGTTGATGCATCAACTTTAATGTTGGCACCAGCAATAGTCTGACTTGTACCTGTTAAGTTAATATCACCCTTAAAGTTTGCAGTTCCGGCAGCCCCTGCTAAAACAATATTAGCGATACTTACTGTGCTAGTTGATTTGTCGAATGTAAATCCAGCAACACCGTTTTGTTGACCATTATCATTGAACTGAACGTGTGTGTTAGAGCCCTTAGCACCGATAGTACCAGTAAATGTACCATTTAGATTACCGGTAACATTCAAGTCACCATAAATGTTTGCAACGCTATTATTTGCTGCTGATGTACCAATTGTAAGATTTGAACTAGCACCATTTGCAGTAATACTACCGCTAGTAGTAATAGCACCATTTGAACTAATAGCCGCAACATTACTTGTACCACTAACTGTTAAACTTGTTAATGTACCAGTACTGGTAATATTACTTTGTGCTGACCCTGTTACTGTACCTGCATAGTTTGCATAGTTTGCAGCTGCTACGTCTCCGCTTACGTTACCACCAACGATATTGCTTAATCCGCCGCCATCACCAAAGAATACACCTGCTTTAAGATTACCGTATGTTCCAACTGTAATGTTACCAGATGATTCAGTAGCTATTGCTCCAAATTCAAAACGTGCATTACTTGTATGCCATCCCATGAAAGCGTCTTTTACGGCGCCATCATAATAATGCATCAATATGCCACGTTCTTTACCGTCATTTGATGTAAGTGCCGCGCCTGCTTCACCGCCACCAATCTCAAAGATTGGGTCTTCTACTCTAGTAACTGTGCTATCTACAGACGTTGTTTGTCCTTGAACTACTAAGTTACCGCTGATTGTTATATTACCTACGGTTAGTGTTTGGTCGACTGTTGCATCACCATAAACTCTAGTACCGCTTTTTAATTTTGCCATTTTATTTTTCCTTTAAGAATGTTTAAGTTTAATGTATTACGTTTATGATAATACTGAGTCTGTTTCAACTAACTCATTTGCTAGTAGCAATGCACCATTTTTCAATTGTTTCATTGCGCCGTTGAAGTATGTACTTAACGGAGTTAGTGCGCTATAAGTCGCACTGCCAATATTGGTAACAGTTTGATTCTGTGACGAACTATCTGTTACTAAATTACCAGAATTTACTACATTTAGTAATAAAACTGTGTTTGGTATTGAAGTAAGAGGGTTATAAGCAGTACTAAAATTACTTGTATAAACTGCTAGACCCTTTACTATACGAAAATTTGTTACGTTGCCATTTAACCAACCGTCTCTTGATCCTGCAGTTGGATCTTGTCCAACTGTACTAAGACCTACTTCACCGCCAATACTTAATGGTCTTGATGATATTGAATTATATGGACTATTATCAGTAATTACTGCTACACCGTTTAGATATACTTTTGCTACACCGTTACGTTTTACTAGTGCTACATGAAACCAACGACCTTGCGGAGCTGATCCCGTACCTGCGGTCAAAACACTACCTGTACCATTCCAGTAATATAAGGTACCATTTACGGCTTCTACGTTATCTCCGTCTGGGAAACACCATAGTCGTGCGTATGAAGTTGACGATAATACGAACCATCCTTCAATAGTGAAGTCCTGTGTGCCAAACATAAAACTCTCTGACCCAGTGACATCTATGCGTTGACTAGATCCATTAAGCAACACCGAGCCTCCAGATGGGGCACCGGTATTTAGTGCTAATTCGTCTAATTCATCAGCAAATATATGTTCTTTTGTGATTGAATGTCCGGTTGTTGTAGTGCCGGTGTCATCAAATGTACCCACTGTGTAGAGTGTACCATCATTTAATAATCTTGCTCCGATTGTTGTTGGTGCTACCATTTATTATGTCCTATCAATTAAATTTAAACGTTATTGAGTTAGAAGTATCATCATGGTAAATGCTGCTTCTAACTGTTGTTCCTGTAACAGCAAAGTTGGCTAAATTAATAGCACCCCCCACTGTTACATCCTTCTTCACTCCGATTCCGCCCATAGTTGTAAATGCACCAGTATCAGTAGAAGTTGAATTTATAGTACTATTTAGCGTAAATTCTGTATTTACTGCTATAGTGTTGGCATTTATGACGTTTGCTGTTAGTGCACCTGGGGTATATACATTCCCAGAAAAACTAGCAGTATCCGTATTGCCAGTGAGTGTTTGTCCACCAGGAAGATTGACATTTCCTGACAGATATAAATCTTTGAATCGTTGTAGATTGGTACCTAATGACAGAACTGAAGGTACGCCAGATGCGACCTTAGGTATTAGGTTCGAATTTAAGTTTCCAGCTACGTTCAAGTCCGTAGTGGACAAATTGCCTACATTGGCATTTCCCGTCGTGGCGTCTAACGTTATATTTCCGGTCTGGAGACCTTGTCTTACGTTAAAATACTTATTAGCCATAGTTCCAAACAATCCCCATTGCTATTTTTATTTTAATCAGTTACATAAGTTGATACTAAATTTACGTATGTATTTGAATTACTCCCTGTTGCATATAGACAGACGTTTCCGCTTACAATATTGCTACTAAAAGTTACAATATCTTGTACTGTCCCAGTACTAACATCACCATATGTTTGTATAAAACTAATCATATTGTCATGTATTAGTAGCATTTCTGCCACTTCGAAACCATCATCATTTCTTGCTGATATAATGTATTTAGCAGACCTGTATAAAGTTTTGGGAAAGGTATCAATCATAGTTTCAGTTGAATTAGATACTGACTGTCCATTTCCTGCGCTGACTATACTACCCATTTTAGCAGTACCAGTAACGCTTAAAGCATTGGCATGTATAGTGTTGGCATATACGTTGGCATTACTATCTCTTACTACTAATGTTCCGGTTTGAGCAGCTACATTGGCAGCGATGTAACCACTGCTTATCTCTACCCAATTATAATTTGCACCATCATAGATGTATTGATAAACTCTGTCGTCATCCTGATCGTACCATTCATCACCTAATAACGGATTAGTTGGCATTGTGCCTGAACTAACAAATGTTGGTACGTTTCTTCCATTTCGTGTTATTGTATTACTTGCTGCTAAAGTATTTGCATTTACAACATTGGCACCTTCGATATTTCCACCGGTACCTGAACCAAGAACAACACTACCATCATCCACAAAAATAACTGAATTTGTTTGTGTTCCTACGGTAAAATTAATATTACCGTCTTCTAATAACTCTATTTCAGTAGTACCGTTCGCTAGTCTTGATGTATCTACTGTAGCCCAATTTAAATTTCCAGTACCGTCTGTTTTTAAGTATTGGCCTGAACTACCACCGGTAATCCTAACATTTCCTACATTTCCTAAATTAGATGTACCGGACACCGTTACGTTTACTAGTGTTCCTAAACTTGTAATATTTGGTTGAGTTGCAGTTGTTAATGTGCCGGTAAAATAATTAGCACTTACTAGATTACCACCTGATAATGAGTTACTTGCGCCTAATGTTGTGTTATTTAACGTCCCGACTGATGTTATATTTGGCTGACTTGAGGTTGTTAATGTGCCGGTAAAATAATTAGCACTTACTAGATTACCACCTGTAATATTACCTGCACCTGTTAGAGTTATAGTTCCATTACCAAACGTACTATTTGCAGTAGAGTTTCCTACTATTAAACTTACTAGATTACCTAAAGAGGTAATATTAGGTTGACTTGCGGTAGTAATATTACCAGTTAAAGTAACTCCAGTGACTCCCATTCCTGAATGTATATTACCATATACACCTAAACCACCTAATGTTAATATCAATGCACCGGTGCTAGAATTTGTACTACTCGCTGAGGATGTTAGAGTTACAATTTGTTGAAATTCTGTATTTCCTTGTAACATAGAGTTACCGGTTACAGTTAAATTGGTAGTAGTTATCTTATTACCAACCGTAATATTACCAAAACCATTAATGTATACATTAGATAATCCTTGACCTACTGTCAATTCTACTAAGTTGCCGAGACTAGTAATATTTGGTTGTGTGCTTGCCGTGACTGTAGTTGCAGTACCACTAGATGCTATAATATTAGAAAGTAGTCCACCGTCACCGGTATAGAAGTTAGCATTTACTACGTTTCCGGCAAAAATATTACCTACTCTGATATTACCAAAATTATTATAAGTTACAATATTATCAGTTACAGAAACGTTACTCGCAATAGCAAATTCAGCATTACTATTATCCCAACCTATAAAAGCGTCTATAGGAGTAGTGTCAAAATAGTGAAGTATAGTACCGCGATCTTTATTATCATCCGTTGATAAAGTTGTACCCTGCGAACCTCCGCCTATTTCATATAAAGGATCTGTAACATATGTAGTAGTAGATTCAATGTAGGATACTGTACCAAGTACTGTCAAGTTACCAGTAATATTTGCATCGCCGGCGACTGATAAATTATTTGCAATGTTTATATAGTTCGCTGTTGCTAGATTACCAAGATTAGCGTTACTTGATACTAAGTTACCGGTAATAGTAAGTATATTACCTGATTTATTAAAAGTTAAATTTGCACTGGCACCTATACTACCGGCATCATTAAATTGAATATGTGTATTAGAACCGGCTGCAGCAACACTGCCGGCGCCTGTTCTACCATCTACATATTCTTTGGTAGCAGCATCTGTTCCGTCAACTGGAACAACAACGTTCTTAAGTAACGTTTGTGAGGGGAAGGTAAGGGTTGCTGCTGCCATATTATGATGTTGTTATTATAAGTGATGCTGTCGTAAAACCACTAAAGCCATATATTGAATAATTGTAACTCTGTCCGCCTGAAGATATAGATTGTGTGCCCGTTACCGTAGGAGTATCAACAATATCAAATCCACCAAACACATGCTTAAAGGTATGACTTGCCAAAGGTGCAGCATTACCTGCGTTTGGTATAGCTAACCAAAGATAATTACTAGCAGTGGTTGATGTAGTAGCACCTTGCCCTAGAGCATAGTTATTAGAATTACGGCTATCACTAACTGTTATGGTTGGTAATGCACTACTGGAAGTTGTCTTCCAAAACAACGGATAATATTTAGTTGCAGCACTTACTGTACCATTTACTGCACTAGGAATAGTTCTATTACCATATCCATTTAATCCTAATCCATAATAATCACTAGTTGTAATAGTATAACTACTTGTGCTATCTATGCTACCGCTAGTTCCGCTTGCGCCACCCACACTTGATAAACTGGTAGTGCTTATTGCGCCACCGCTATATGTTAAATTGCCCGCACTAGTAGTGCCCGTAGTACTCACTGTCCAGTTAAACGTTTGATTTAAACTCCAATATGGTATACTGCTACTTGGGAAGCTACCTGATATAGAGTTTACACTATATGCAGTAGGAGCAGTCGCCACTAAACTCGTACCACTTGCCGTACTTACACCTGCACCGGTTGATCCTCTACTATTAGTAAGGTTGACGCTTACTATGTTTGTTACCGTATTCAACCCATTAGCGTTTATGTTTGCATTTAAACTCGTAGCTGGAATAGTAACAGTACCTGAACTTACTCCATTTATTGAAGATAACAATGTTCTTAGATTAGGTGAACTGCTGTCATTTATTACTGTGCTACCAATAGTTAATGTATCCGTTGTTTGTAAACTAAAATTAGCATTAGCTAACGTAAATGCTATTGTTACATTTGCAGTATTAACTTGAGTTGCTACATAATTTGCATAAGCGTTTTTTGTTGTCCCAACGTTAGAACCTGATATTGACCACTGGTCGCTTATTGACATACTTACCGGGCCCAATTGCTGTAATGTATATATTCCACCGGGATAGCTAGTATTAGCATAGTCTATTGTAAAGGCCAATGTAGATCCTGCAACCACTGTAGTTATATCAGTTTTAACTAAGAAATAATTTGCAATATTAGCAAAAGCAACGTTACCTAAACTATCAGAAGCTGCCAATACATAATCTTTTGTACCACCTGTTACATGTAACGTGTTTATATCTGTACTGATATCTGAACCTGTACCACTAAACTGTGTCCATATTATATCAGTTGTATTCAATGTGAATGGATCTAGCGGTGAATTAGTAGTTACCCATCCAGTTGATTGATTTTCAGTACCTGTCTCAACGAATGTAAATGCACCATAAATCTCAGTAGCAATATTCATATCTGCTGAACGAGTCCATGAACCTGTGGTATTTGCTATGTATATACCATTTTTACTTTTATCTGTTTGGTCTTTAACTAGAACACGATCTCCGGTAGTTACTGTTTTACCATCTATTGTAGTTACTGTTCCGTCTAATAAAATATTAGTAGTTGTTGCATATTGAACTGAGTTTTTAATACTCAATCCTTGAGCAGTCGCATCTACATAACCCTTTGTAGCAGCGTCTGTTGCAAGTATTGGTTCAGCTAAATTACTAATCTTTTTATTGCTTACATCAATAATACCGGTACCATCAGGATTGATGGTAATATTACTATTAGTGCCGCTAGTACTAATAATGTTATTAGATATTAAAGTATTTGCAGTAACATTGGCATTACTGTCTACGATTGTTACATCATTGACAGATAAGCCATGTTCAACATTAAAATTTTTGATTGCCATTTATATACTTATTAGATTAGATTAGTCTATACTGAATTGTCCAAATAGTTGACTGATTGCTATTAGGTGTTACTTTTAAATATACTGTATCTACGTCTCCGGTTACTGTAAGTACTCCGGTTTGACCACCTAAATTAACTAATCCATATGAAGTAAAGTCTACTGCAACCGGATTGTCGCCGTCGTGTACTGCTAATATAGTAGCAATACTGTATCTACCACCAGTTGAATTTTCACCCTTAATTATAAATTCTACACCTCTAAATGTACCTGCGTCTAACGCTACTAAGGTAGTCAATGATGTTGTAGTAGTAGTTACTGTAGCGGCCCTAATGCTACTATTACCAATAACAACATTTGTTACATTTGCGCTATCCGCATTCAATGAGCCGATTGCATTTACATTACCTGATACATTTGCGTTACCATCAATATTTGCTCCGTCAGTGTTGAATATGACAACATTAGCTATTCCGTCGACTGTAAATGTTATATCACTGTCTTCTAATAACTCTATCTCTGTAGTACCATTTGCTACTTTACTTGTATCTAAACTGCTATAATATACTGTATTACTTGTAGCATTTATTCTTAAATATTGACCATCTGTTCCTACAACATTGGGATAAATTACTGCGCCAACTTTTAATTGACTTACGTTAGCCAATCCAGAAATATTTGCACTGGTCAATGTACCAACACTAGTGATATTTGGTTGACTTGCAGTAGTAAGAGTACCTGCAATATTAGTTGCATCAATATTACCCTTGAATGTTAATGCCTTTATATTTCCATATTGTTTTATATCAACAACGTTATCTGTTACTTCTACGTTTGCACCAACTTCAAATTGACCAGTAGATGTTCTCCAAATGAATGCTTGATTTAATGGGCCAGGAGTTACACCATTCGTATAGTTATCTAATACTAAACCTCTATCTTTACCATCATATGAAGTAGCATTACCACCGTCAGTATTACCACCTAAGGTTAATAATGGATCTTTGATACTAGTAACGGTTGTGTTTACGAATGTAGTTGTACCGGTTACAGTTAAGTTACCAGTGAATGTTGCATTTACTGCATTGATGTCACCTGATGCATTAAAGTTAACTGCATTAGCATTACCATTTGTGTCAAGTTTTACAATGCCGGTAGTAGATGTATTACCAACTTGTAATACTGTTAAGTTACCTAATGTAGTAATATTTGACTGGTTACTTGATGTACTATCAAATTTACCAATAAAGTAGTTACTAGTAACACTATTACCAACTGTTAATGCATTTGATCCTGGTGTGTATTGGAATGTAGAATTACTTGATAGCTTACCATTATAATTGTACAATACATTTAGGTTAGCACCAATATTAGCAACGTCACCGCTTATATTAGCATTAATAGATGTTGCACTAATTGCGCCATTACCGTATAGTTTTATATTACCAGTACTACCTACGTTAATATTACCAATAATCTTTAGATTAGCGTTACCGCTGTCGAATGATAAATTTGCATCTGCAGCAAAATTATCACCGGTGTTGAACTGTATTTGTCCATCAGTACCGGCTGCTTCTTGCAAGTCCCATGCTTGACCGTTTGCATATAATAGTGAATCAGTATATACATTACCGCTAGCGATAAAGTTAGTAGCATATAGATTACCAGTACCACCAATTTCTACACCACCTGTACCATTACCACTTATAACAGTATTACCATTATTGTCAGTAGTACTAATTGTATTACCGGTAATATTAATGTTACCAATATTAGTATTTGATGGTAGTGCGGCAGAGCCAACGCTACCTATATATCTATAACCAACTACATAAATCTTCTTACTACCTGTCAATGCTGCAGGTATCGTGCCACCAATAAAGTTTAGTACGCCTGAGCTATAGTTAAAGTAAAATTCACCTACTCCACCTACACCAGCATCAAATATTTGCGTACCACCTGCGCTAGGATCAGCACTTTGTCCAGTATTATTAACGTAAACTTTTACAGAATATGTAGGACCAAATTCTACAGGAATCCAATTAGTATATGCAGTCTTCCAAGTAGGGTAAATACCTCCTATAGGAACAGTAGTATTATCAATGGTACATTCTACCTTTTTAAGTTCAACAATTCCACTAGTGACCGCCGCTGTTCCTGGTATCTGATCGGATTGACTCCAAATTTTATCGCCGCGAACTATCGCTGGACTAGCAATAGCTTCATTACTTGGACTTTTATTAGTCGATGTATCTGTTTTAGTTACACCGAATGCCTGTTTAAATAACAGGTCTACTTTTTGTGCGTCTGATATTGCCATAATATTTTATCCTTAATTGCTTGCTGTCTCTAATGATAGAGCCGTGATTGAATGACCAGTGTTTAATTTAATTCTTACATAAATTTCATTTGTTGCGGATCCTGAACTACTTGCAGTACCAAATGTTGCAGTAATTCTCTTATTAGTTTGTGCCGTTCCTAATGGAGCAGTACCACCCAATGAAGCACCGTTACTACCGTTACCTCCAGTTCCTGCACCTGGTTGTCCTGCTCCTGCATATGCAGTAGCTAATGTTAACCAACCGTTCAAAGTAGAGCTAGTATCAATAACACTACCTGGTAATGCTACCCATAATCCGGCAAGTGTACCAGTCCATTTAATATCAAACTTACTCACAGAAGTTCTAATAAATCTAAATGTGAAATATTGTGATGCAGCTTGACCGCTTAAATTAGGTCCAGCTGGAAAATATCCAGTTGAATAATCAGTCACATCATTTTTTAGTACGCCGGCAGAAATTGTTGCATCATATGTTTGCAACGTGCCTGTTTGACTGTTGAATAAAGAAGCACTTGCTGAAATAGCCGGTGTATCTGCACTACCTGGATTAACAATACGTGATGCTGATCCAGAACCTGAACCAATAGTACTACCAATAGTTATAGAAGTTTCTTCCATTAAACTACCAGTACCTGTCTTGTATAGTACAGTTTTACCAGGAGCAAATGATTGACTTGCAGTATTATAACTATTATTCACCGTTACTGAAGGACTACCTGAACTTGAACCAAATCCAGTAATAATACCTGCAGTAGTTGTTACTGATTGTGTTCCACTAGATACATGTAAATTTCTTGCTAATGGAGTTGTAACACCTGCCGTTGCGTATGTTACGCTAGCGGGGGCATTAAATGCGCCACCTGCAGTACCTGTTATAAATGTATCGCTTGTTGGATATACATCACCGCTTAGTTTGTTAACACTAAAATTAATAGTAAATTGATTGCTAGAATCATAATGTGGAATTGTACTTGAATAAGTTAATGTTGGACTAACTGGTGCAGTAATTGAAGTACTACTGAATACCGGTGTACCTGGATTACTTGCATCATAATACCATTGAACTACGTTAGTATTAGCATTAGTTGCTGAATCACGTATATAAACTTCATTCCAACCTTGGCTTACTGATCCAGTTGCCGTCGCTGAAAATACACTCCAAAAATCAGCAGGTGTGCTTGGGCTAACTGCATTATAATCAACATTGTTAGTAATTACTAAATTACCATATGTACCTGCGCCAGTAAGAGCATTAGTTAATGTCACGTTGCCAGCATCAACACCATTTAAATATGCAGTAATTCTACCGTTATTGCCTGGACCTGCATTTGTTATAGTGTTAGTAGTATATGAACTTGCTCTACGTATTTTGTTAACTGTAGTTCCACCTGCTACTGAATGACCTTGTGTGCTAGTATTATCAGTTTGCGTAAAGTTAGTCATACGATATGATGACAAACTCTGAATTGCAATAGTTTGACTTGCAGGGAAATCAGGAGGTGCAGCTGGAACTAGTTTACCTAAGATTTCATTTAGTTGTGCAATGCCATCTGTAACACTAGTTTCAGTAGTCATAGTAACTGCATTGCTTGTTAAACTACCTACAGTAGGTGTGCCAACTTGAATACCAGTTGATCCTCCATCTGTATCAGCAATACTAACAACACCACCTGCTGCAGGAGCAATAACAAGATCACCGGTGGCAGTAACAATAGTTGATGTAATCAAATCGTTAGTAACGTTAGCATTACCTGTGATAGTTAAAACTGGATTTGCACCATCGACAAATGTTAAGTTTGCGCTTGCATCTAAATCATTACCGTCACTAAATTGAATCTGATTAACAGAGCCTGCTGCTTCGTTTAGATTCCATGTAGTTACTCCGTCTGCTTTATATAAATTGTCAGTTAGTAAGTTACCGGTAGTGACGTTACCAGTCGTTGTAATAATTGTCTCTGGTACTTCACCTACTGAGAAACCTGCCACTGAATTAAATGTTCTTATTGCCATTTTTGTTTTCCTTATTCTTTATAACTTGTTATCATTATTTTATAGTTGACACTATTAGTTAGAGGTGTTACTGTTAAATTAACGTTGCCACCAACATATGCCACTTTAAGATCCGCGACTCCCGGGCTTGTATTAGGTACCTGTATTGTACCGTATTCATAATATTCAACATTTCCGTTTAATATAGTAGCCATAATTTTGCTTGTTTGTCTACGGCTTGCTACAGGATCAGTTGCTATAATCATATAATCCATACTACAAACTGTAGATGCGTTTACTGTATTTAATATTTGATCAGGTGCAGTACTAGATGTAGTTAAACGAAACACAGAAGATGTATTAAATTGATTTTGACCTGTACCCAATGTAATTGAATTAGCTGTTACAGATCCATTTAGAACAGTAAGGGTATTTGTAGATGCATTAAAGGTTAAATTTTGGCTAGCATCGGCATTACCATTTGTATTGTAAAGTATTTGAGTAGACAATCCCGGAACATTTAATGTTCCTGATATGGCGCCATCGAACTTACCATAAAAAGTATCTCCATATATGTCTCCGGTCGCACGAATATCTCCGCCGACTGTTACATTAGAGGTAATAGTTAGATTATCAGCAGAGATATTACCCGCACTTATATTGCCATTAGCTGAAATAATTGGTAGCGGTGGGATTCCAACTGTATAACCGCCTACTGAATTGAATGGATCTGGTGCTGCCATGGTTGCCTTGAATATATCCTATTGAGTATTTATCATTATTATGTAATAGTAATTATTGCCCAATAAAAAGAGCACCGAAGTGCTCTTTTTTATTTTCATGTAATCTAAGGTTAGATTAATAGAATGTCAAGTTACTTACAGCGATTTCGCTCAAGTAATCTGCTGCATTACCGAAAGATGATGCAGTGTTTGTCAATTCGATATAACCATAACGTGTCATAAATGATACGACTGGTTCGAATGTTGATGGATCTAGAACAACACCAGAACTCATCAATGGGATGTATGGGCAATAGAATGCCGCTGCATCTGTCTCTGATGAACCTTTGTAACCAACTAGAACAGCTTGTGTGTCTGGAGCATATGTGTTAACGAAAACACGCATTGCACCATTCAATGTACCAACAAACTTAGTGTTTGTAGGTGCTTCGAATGTACCTTCTGTTGTACGTGCAAACGCTGAAGTAGTTGCTGATTGCAATACTGTCAATGCTGCAGGTGATACAACTGCCCAGTTACCAGCACCACGACGTGTGCGTTGTGCAATCAAGTTTGCAGCACGGTTGATTAGAACCGCTAAAGCAGCGTGTTCGTCACCAACGAATGTAGCAGTACCTGATACTGTTGCTTGATTGTATGTATACTCTTGTGTAGCTAATGTGCTTAATGACAATAGAATTTCTTGGTCGATTTCAGCAGTAATTTCTTGTGCTAATGCGGCCATAATTTCTGCTTCAACGTCAATACCATGTTGGCTTTGTGCGTCTTGAGCAGCTTCAAATGTCCATCTTGCTTGTAACTTACGTGACTTAGCTTCAACAGCTTGTCTCAAGATTTGTACGCTGATATTCTTACCACCGTTACCTTCTAGGGTAGCAGTGTTATTACCAGTGTAAATGCTTGATGCATTGCTGTCACTACGTTGTGTAGAGTATGCTTGAGCAATTTTGAATGGACTCAATGCTTCTTCACCAGCTTGAACTGATGTTGCGGCAGCTGAAGTATCACTCAAAGTACCTGCATAACGTACACGTAGTGTATGGATTTGACCAACTGGACCTGTCATTGGCTGAACGCCTACCAACTCGTTAGCGATAACTGTTGGCATTACACGACGGATAACTGGTAGAATCACACGGTTTAATGTAGCGATGTTACCTGCAGTTGTTGTGCCTGCTGAAGATTCAGCAAGAAGTGATTTGCGAGTATTCTCAAGAATAACTTGCATTGTTGAGCGGCGAGTACCTTTAAGACCTTCAAGTAGGGCTTCTTTAGTCTCATCCCAACGGCTTTCTAATAGAACTTGTGACATTTTTATATTCTCCTAATATGTCTTTTTTGATTAAAGCCCTGCCAAACGTCTAAGGTCGATAACGTTATTACGGTCTTCGGCTTCAACTTGTTTTGTGGCAGATTTATTACCAGTAACTTCTTTTACACTCTCAGACAAGACAGCTTTTTTACTTTCTTTCTTTTCTGTAATTGTATTCAAAACACTTGGTAAATACTTATCGAAAGCGGCCTGTAGACGAGGTGTTTGGACGCTTTCTAGTAAGTCACGCATTACAGTTGCTTTTTCCTCATTTAGAGTAGATAACAACTCATCCATAGCTTTTTGACGGCTACTAGATTCTTTGATAATACGAACTTCACGTTCTTTGCTTTCAACTAATTTCTTAGCTTCGGCTATTTTCTGTGTGGATTCTGCTAATTGTTCTTCCTTTTGAGCTAATGCTTGCATTAACTTACGAGTATCAGCCTTCTCATTTAAATGAGTTGTACTGAATTCACTAGCGAAACTTTCAAAAATACGGCGACCAAAATCGTTTTCACGTGCGGTCTTAATATCTTCTTTTAATTGGCTTAATTCGCCTTTTAGATGTTTAGCAACAGATTCGTTAACACGTTTTCCACTTTCAGCAACAAATTTTGCTTTCAATGCTTCTAACTGTTTACGTCCTTCTGCAACTAACTTAACCTTTGCTTCAACTACTGCTTGTTTGTCTTGTGAGAATTCTTTAATTTCTCTTGCTAAAGCATGAACAATAAATTGCTCTAACTTTTGCTGACTTTCTAGTTGTAGTTTACGCTCACTACGTAGTTCTTTGATTTCTTCTGATAACTTTGTTACCATGAATTCATTGAATTTACTTGCGTTTTCACGTAGTTTTTGATGTGCTTTCACACGGTCTTCGTTCATTGCAGCCTTTTCAGCTTGAAATTCTTCAATTTCTGCTGTCAAGCCTTCTGTAACCATTTTATCTAGGGCTTCTACCATTATGCTTTTATCGTGGTCATAACGTTGTGCAAATTCTTCTCTCAATTCTGCACGTACTTGTTCCTTAGCCTCATTCAATTTAGATTCCCATGCTTCGTTTATAGCTTGGCTGGTTTCTTCATTGATGATTCCTGTATCAAGTAATGGTTTGATAGCATCAAACATGCTGTTCCCCTTTATAACTTCAGATTATTGATAAGACGAGTTACCTCATCCTTCAAATATTTCTGTACTTTTTTGTCAGTTTGTGCATCTTTTGCAATATCCAACATTCTATGACCATGACGTAAGTTCATCATTCCTTCATAAATTGCTTTAGGGTATGCATTAGGTGCACTTGGCTGTGCGACAATATCCACAGTGACTATTTCAAAGTCACTAACCTTGCCTGATCCTTCATCAACGTTGCCGCTGCCTCTGGAACTTACTCCTAACTTCACTCCACTTTCTAACATAGTTGATACTAGTTGTCCCATTGGAGTTGGTAAAATCTTTAATTTACCGAAACCATTAGCTCCGTCCATCCACATAGATGTAATCATATGTGATACACGGTCTAGGTTAATTTTTAAATCATCAGGATGATCCACTTCACCAAGAACTGAATTACCTTCTGATATTTGTTCGTTTAATGTTTGTACTGCGTTTTCAATTTCAGAAACGGGGTAAACACGCTCATTAGCGTTTTTAACCCCACCCTGAATGAAGATGCCTTTCATGTAAAGGCTCTTTTTATCACCGTCTTCTTTAACGGACTCAACCACCATGCTTGCACGGTCGAATGTTAAATTTTCCTTAAGATACAAAGCCATTATCTCAGGTTACCTTACTTAACAATTTTCTTTGTTGTAGTTTTAGCTACTGGTTTTTTAACAGACTTTTTACCTTCGCCTACAATAGACTTAGTATTTTGACCGTCATCGCCGTGTTTTGCTTTTGGTGCTGCTTCGCCCTTTTCTTTGAACTTAAAGCTGTTTGGACTATTGCCATATGCGCCAGCATGTTTAATGTCTTTAGTAGTTGGAGCTAAAACACCACCTTGTGTACCACCTTTACCGCTATCTTGATAACCTTTGTTCAAGTTAGCTGCTGATGCACCGTTACCTGATACTTTTGGTCCACCGCTAACGATAGATTTAGTATTTTGACCGTTGTCACCATGTGTTACATTTTTAACTTTTTGTAATTGTACAGATTCTTCTAATGCGTCATCATCTTCTGAATCGTCAGCTTCTTCTAATGATTCTTCATCATCATCTTTAGCTTCCATCATTTCGTCATCTTCTTCGCCGCCGAATTCTTCTCCGTCCATGTCGTCACCGTCCATGTCGTCGCCTTCTTCGCCTTCTTGACCCATGATTTCTTCAAACTCAGCCATTAACTGGTCTAGTTTGTCTTCTAAGTCAACAACGCGGTCTTCTAAATCTTCTTCACCTTCTTCGTCATCGAATTCGTCACTGTCTAGGTCAACTTCTTCGTCACCCATACCATCGTCACCAACTTCGATGTCATCAAATTCTTCATCAGCTTCAAATGCGCCTTGTTCTTCGGCATCATTTTGTGCGCTTAACTCATCAAGCATACCCATAGATTGGTTCATGCCCATTTCTTCGTCCATTAGGCCTTCGTAAATTTGGCGTGATTTCTCAACTACGATATCGTGAAATAAAGCACGTGCTTGTTCTTCATTCTCATTGATAATTAAATCAATTAACTTTTCAAATTTTTTGTTGTCCATTGTTTGTCTCCTGAATGTAAATGGCTTTGTAGAGTTATTTAGTGACTATACTAATAAATCACTCAATAAGTGCTATTTTTTTGCGTTTTTGATATAAATCTGTAATATTTTACAGAGTTGGTGCGCCTTCTGCTGGCGCCGGTGCATATTGTTTGCGAACTTTTTTAAGATTTGATACGTGTTCGAAATTACGAACGTCATTCATTTTACGTAGTTTACGTATTTGACGTAGTGTTAATTTGGTCTTTCGACTTTCTTTCCATTTGATTTTGCTATTGTCCGTACCGGTGTCTTGGTATCCTGAGACAGCTTGGTCAAACATTTCAAATAGTTTCATAATATTATTTATCACATATTTGGTGCGCCCGCCGGTGCACCTGCTGCGCCTGCAGGCATAGATTCTGGGCCTGCAACTGCTGGTGGCATGCCTTCCATGCCTGGTTCCATTGGTGGTTCTTCCATAGCCTCTGCAGTATCTGTATCACTTTCAATATCACCTTGATTGATACCAATACTACGTAAATCACTACCTTGTGCTTCACTATCTTCGGGTTTTTCACGTTCTTCAAACCACATTTTGCTATTTTCTTCAATCTCTTCCTTAGTTAAGCCTAAGAAACGTTCCATTGCAAAACGTTTAGCGATGTAAGGAAATGCTTCCATTGTTTGAAATATAGTAACACGTGCAGTATCTAGTTCACTTTGACGATAAGCAGCAAAGTTTTGGGGTGCATTGAACTTTAAGTCAAATAGTCCACCGTCAATGTTTAGTCCTCTCCAGCGCATGAATAACTTGAATTCTTCATTCAATTTCTGTGCTAGATAGTTTTGTAGTCTTTCGCAATATTGATTAAAACGAAACTCCTGAATCATAGCAGTTCCAACACGACCGTCATTTAATGCTACTGGATTATCTTCTGGACCTTGTGGTAAATAACTACTTGGGACACGTAGACCACGTGCTAACTTATTGTTAAAATATGTTAAATCGCTAATTTCACCTAAGTTTTGTCCACCTTGAAGTGTGGTAACATCAGATCCTCTACCACCTTCACTTACTGGAAAAAAGTAATCTTCGTTCATGCTTAATGGATTATATGTTGCATCCATAATACTTGCGCCACCTTGAATACTTGGAATACGTCTTTGATGTATCTCATTCTTAATTCTGTCAACAAAAGCCATAGCCATATGACTTGGCATATTACCTACATCAATCTTAAAAATTCTACGTTCCGGAGCACGTTGTACACGATATATTAGAATAGCATCTTCCAATAACTCTTTTTGTTTGTATACTTTGAAAATATTTTCTAAAACACTTTGACCAAAAGGCCAAAATCTATCTAAACCTTCAGTTAAACTAAGATGTAGTATATGTTTAGCTTCAATAGCCGCTTCATTTAATGCTAAACTAAAACGACTACCTGCAGTACCTGCAGGCATGCTTGGAACAGTGTAACCTTGGGCGGCTCCGCCTCCGCCTGTACCACCGAAACCTGTACTGGGATTGGCTGCAAAGTCAGTACTTACCTTCTCTGCTACTGTTAAGTTCTGTAAATTTGGATTGATATCTTTGATAACATATTGCTCAGGCTTTTTACCTTCACTTTCGTTAACAATAACTTTAGTAACTTTGGTCATGTCAACCCAGTATAACTTGAAGTTTTCGGGATCACGAATAAAAACCTGATCCCCGTACTTTAAACTATTACGGAAGACTTTGAATATACGTGTATCAAAATCATTGAGTTTACACCATTGTTGTAACTGTTTTTTGATTAGTTCTACTTCATGGGGAGTTGGATCTTCATGGAAAACTATCTCAAAAGGTGTGTTATTTTGTTCATTTTTCTGTGTACTGAACTCAGCAATAATGTCTAAACATGCATTAATTTCAGCATCTACGTCCATCATTTCATATTGATTGTATCGTTCAATGCGATTAGGGTGACCTGTATAAACTTCTGGCAAACGGCTTTGATAGTTTTTATAGCCAAAATCTTGATTATTGTAGCCATCTCTAACTGGTCCACCTGTATCTGTGGGATAGTCATTACCGTTCCAAGCACCAGTGTTACTACTTCTACCTGAAATAGGGCTCAATGCCCCTGTAGTATTGGGGCCGTGAAAACGCTTTTTATATGTCATATGTAATATTTATGCTAATAGCTTGGTATGAGTAAGAATTTCCTCTTGTACTCTCAATGACTTATCAAATAATGTTTTTAAATCATCTAGTTTTGATACCATTATTGTATTGTCTTGACCCACTTGACCTACAACTGAATTTGGTTGTATATTTGTTTTTGCCATATTAGTGTTATCCATTGTACTATAGTCAGGTACACTCATAGAAACTTTTTTACTCTTAAACTGAGTTGGATCTACTTCAACATGAATATGATTACCAGTTGACCCTTGTTCACCTTTTGATTCGTATTTTAAATTAGTAACACCAAACTCTTTTAATTTTTCTTTAAGGTCATTTAGTACTGCATCACTTGGTTTTTCAGTAACACCTACATCAAACGCTCTACCTGTTGGATGTAGACTACCACCTTTACCCTGATGATGCTTGTCATCAAATGCATTGAATTGTGTATAGTTAGGAAACAGTTTAGCAAATTCTTGTGCAGCTTTTGCAGTTTCGGGTAGAACTGTTCCACCCGGTCTTAATGCACCCTCAGGTCCTTGTTTAATTCTTAATCCTGCCAGTAACTCATTTACATTTTGAGTATTATTAGATGATTGAGTAGTATTACTAGCTTGTTTAAGTTTATTAGATTTTTCATTTGCTTCATTAGCTGTTTTTTCTAATTGTTCTCTTTGACGTTGAAGTTCTTTAAGTTTTTCATTATGTTGGGCTAATCTTTTTTGAGCATCAGCATCTCCCGCCTGCCCCTTTGCTTTTTCTTGTGCTATTATTTTTTCTTGTTCTATAATTGATTTTTGATTTGCAATTAATTTTTGTGTAGTTTCAATCTGCTCTTTTGTTATATCGTTTAACTTATTTGCTTTATCTAGTTTGTCAAATTCCTTAAGGGCTTCAGCTGGTCTTAGTAGTTCTGGATAAACATAATCCATTCCTTTAGCCAATTTAATTAAACCCTGTACAAACAGTTCCATTGCAGGTACTGCTGTTTTAGCCATGTTAAAATACAGTTCTTGTTGATAATTTGCATAAGCCATTTCTAGCTGTTTACGTCTTGCCTCAGAGTTTAGAGCTGCATCGCCTGTCTCTGTCATTAGTTTAGTGTTTGCCTTAACTGACGCAAGTGCTGCATCTTGTCCCTTACTCAGAGCCTCCATGTCAAACGTTTTATCTGTTACACCCATGCGTTGTTGAAATTCTTTGCTTAACCCTAGAGTAGTACCAAATGTATCCAGCACTTTAGCTGAATCGGTCCCTAGTCGTTTAATAGTACCACTAGTAATTGTAGCAGCATCTGCACCGGACCTAGCTAGGTCCATCATTACTCTTGTTGCATTATCTACTTGCAACCCCATTGCGGCACTTTTCTCAGTTGTCGGGCCTTTATTCAATATCCTGTCTAGAATAGCTAAACCTTGGTCTTTATTCTTAGCCATAATAATTGTCATAGATTCACGTAATGTGTTTGCTAGATCTCCCTGACCTGATTGTTCTAGTTGTCGAAGGTATAATCTCCATTCAGTTGTTCTTTTTAATTCTTCTGCTGCGGCCATTTGTTGGTCACGACTTACGCCAGTCAATTCTGCTAATTCAGCCAGAGTTACCAAATATGCCATTGTTTCTTGTTTTAACAAAGCAGTATCTTTAGCTGATGAATTCATCATCCTAGATGTTTGCGATGCATAACTACCGGCATATTTTAATATGTCTTCGTTGGTATAGCCTAAATTAGTTAATGCTTGGTATGCGCTGTCAGCAGGATCTAATAAACCTTCTACTACAGAAGTAAATCTCTTTGCTCCTTGTGACACAGTGCCACCAAATATTGCTAGGTCTTCACTATGCCTTTGAATAGTAGACAGCACAAAATCCATTGTCTCAGGTGATGCTCCTACACGCTTAATAGTATCTAATACTCCGCGTAATCCCGTACTATCTACTGCACCAAATTCACTTAATTTTTGATATCCTTTAACTAATAGGTCATTTTGTTTTAACGCAGCCTTAGTAAAAGACATTAACGTATCATTAAAGACCAAAGCAGCGGCTGTCATGCCCATTGCTGATTTATAGTTTTCTTTTAATATTTGGTCATAAATTATCGCTCCGGCAATTAGCGAGTCGTTTTGCTTTCCGTATTTTTCTGCACCGCCTTTTAGTTGAATAATTTCGTCAGCTAATTCATCTAATTTTTTAATAGTTTCTCTAATTGATTTTACAAAATCAACCCCTAACGTTCGGCTGACGGTATTGGTAGATTTATCTAAATCGTTTAGACCTGCACCAGCTGCTCTGGCGCCGGCGCTGGCTTCAGCAGTACCTGCGGACAGTAATGCTAAGGCTTCTTCAATTGCGGCTGCAGCGGCTATCATTTATTAAATCCCATGTTTTTTTACCTATAAATAGAAAATACATAGTATTTAGTACAAAAAATTAACCAAAATAAGGATTAAACATGAGTGAAGCAGTAAACCCATTACAACAATATTTTCGTAGACCAGCAGTATACTTAAAGCTACCTAGCGGAGGATTGGGATATGAAGAAGGTAGTATAAACTTACCCGATAACGGAGAAGTACCTATTTATCCAATGACTACAATTGATGAGATTACCAGCAGAACCCCGGATGCATTGTTTAATGGAACGGCAGTAGCTGATATAATCAGAAGCTGTGTTCCAAATATCATTGACCCATGGAGTATACCTGTTATAGATTTAGACCCGATACTAATTGCAATCCGTGCCGCAAGTAACGGTGATAAGATGGAAATAGAAACAACTTGCCCAAGTTGTGAAGAAGAAGCAAAATATGATGTAAACCTTACTGGGGTATTAGCAAGTTTCAAACCTAGTGACTATAGTAAATTATTGACAGTAGGAGAATTGGGTGTAAAATTCAAACCATTGAAATACAGTGAAGTTAACGATTCGAATATATTGCAATTTGAAGTTCAACGATTAATGGCTAATCTACAAGCCATAACAGATGAGGAAGAAAAAAGTAAGCAAACTACATCTGTCATAAAAAGATTGAATGAAATGACAATAACATTATTACTATCTACGATAGAATATATCAAAACACCAAGTGCAACTGTACTTGAAAAAGAACATATTGAAGAATTTTTAAGAAACTGTGATAAGAATACTTTCAATATCATAAAAGAATCTAATATTCAACTTAGAACTGAGGCTGAAGCTAAACCATTACAAATATCATGTATGCATTGTTCACATCAATATGAACAAGGATTTGTAATCAACGTTTCAACTTTTTTCGGTTAAGGCTTTTACTTTCTAATTCCGAAGAAATTAAGAGCCTAATATCGCAAATGGAAAAAGAAGTGGCTAATATAAAAAATCAGTCACTTAAACTAACATGGCATATGAGGGGCGGTGTTAGCTATACCGATATCATGAATATGAGCATTGATGAACGAAACATGATTGCACAACTTATATCAGAAAATATGGATACTACAAAGAAAACGGGCTTACCATTCTTCTAATCATATCCGTACCTATTCATTTATCATTAAGTCCTAACTCATTACGAATGACCTTCGGTCATTAACCTTCACTAATTACTCACTTCGTTCGTAATTAGATTCGGTTAGTCTTACAACTCTTCCTTTACTCTTAATTACTTTAGGCATATCTTATATGCTTTAATACTATTTGCCGCTTAGAAGCCATGGTAGTGCAGTCTAAGCACTACCAATGGAAAAACTTGCCATGCCCGTCATCCTTTGCCATCTATACCCCACATAGTCAACGCCTTTAGTTACTATGTGACACCGGTTGCCCTATAAGCTAATTATGGGTCTGTAGTGAGACTATTAAACTTAAAATCATTTAACATCTCAGCAACGCATGTTCTATATTCCAATTGATGGAGTAAAATATAGACTCATTGAAGGTTTCCTATCTGAAGAGCCTTCTCGGTGTTCCATGCTAACATTGTAAACATTATATATTCGCTACCATATATAATAGATACATGCTAATACATGCATACTCCAGAATCTGACGGCACAGCACAATCTGTACAATCTCAAGGAGGTCTGACAACTCAGACTGCTAATTTTTTATCTAAAATCAAGGGTTCTGTATTTTTGGTTGACGTTGTGTCTGTTGATGTGCCTGAATATGTTTTTACTAATTCTGCATTATGTTTGAAAAAGCTATCCTTTTCCATGATGAGCCAATCACCGTACTCTTTACTTGCATAGAAAACATGATTGTCTGCTATCCAAGTAAGTTTGGGTTGTACTGCGACATATTGACCTTTACGATTGAATTTCATAAAGAGGATATTAAAATCTCCTATGTCTTCAACATCAAGTAGTTGGTCTAGCCACGAATCAAGTTGTTTACACTCCCCTGTAAGGGTTAAGTGCCACGGAAAGTCAGCATAGAATTTACATTCTACATTCATTTTACTGAAACTTTGTCCTGGAACAATGTCTCCTTTGAATGAACGTATCTGACCTTCGTGCAAGATTTCGGTTCTTGCTTGATTCTTGCCACCCACATAAGCACCGGATCCAGGAGCGCGGATGAAACTTTCACCGTACAATTCGCTAAGAAACTTAGCTACTTCTCTCTCGTATCCTGAACCTTTTGCTTTTTGTGGACTTGGCATATTCTTACTTATCTGTAATTTCTTATTCCAAATTATTCTATGTCTACCGCAGTAGAATATGTTGTAAAACCACCTTCTTTGACTACTTTTAATACATTGGGTACTCTACCAGCTAATTCTTCACGGTGAGAAACAAGCCAAATAGACTTTTGACGCCTACGTGACATGTCCTTAAGAATAGCAATAGAGTTTTCAACACCCATTGTGTCTAGCCCGCTGTCAATCAATTCGTCAATAAACAATGTATTGATAGGACTGTATAATGATTCCCAAACATCACGGAAAGCAAAACTTAAGCCCAAGATTAAACGATTGCGTTCACCACGACTCAAGTTATCAAAGTCAAGTTCACGTCCTAACTCTGTAATTTCAACTTCTAAATCATTCTTAAAGATAACTTGATGGGGTAAACCGATTTTGTCTAAGTAGTGTGTTAGTCTACTATTGAGATAACTTAAGTTTTGGTCAATAATCTTCTTGCGAACAAAACTATCTTTACTAGTTAATAAGTCAAGTAAGAACTTTTGATGTTCCATTGCACGTGTTAATTTGTTTATTGCTTCAAAATCAACACTTTGTAGTGCTTGACTTTCCATCTCAGTTATTTGCTCTGAATATGGATCAGTTTCTGCGTCTTTATTTGCAATGCTGTTCAATAAGTTTTCAACTTTAGACCTGTGTTCAATCGCTTGAGTTTCAGTATCATAAATTGTGATTGGCATGGGACCCAGTGTAATTACTGTTAACTCTTTAAGTTGGTCAGAATAAGGATCTGTTTCTTTTTCTTTTTCAAGTATCTTTGTGCGAATGTTCTCAGCATTACTACCATGACGAATTGCTTCTGCTTCTGTCTTGTAATGTGTCTTGGGCTTATCACCTGGGACAACATCTTTATCACTTTGCTCTTTATATTGATTCAACAATGTAGTTACGTGATTATTTGCCTCAAGCAACATATATTCTTTATCATGTAGAACTTTGGTATGTTGTTCATCGTGAAAATCTTGACCACAAGCATAACAGGTGTGATTTCGTAATGTTTCAACTTCCGCTTCAAGTTTTTTAATTAACTTGTTTTCTTTATCAATATCTTTCTGTAGCCTTGCTAGTTCTTTATCACGTGCAGCTAACTCAGCCGTTTTTGTATTGTACTCAGCTAATGCCCTATGTGCAAGTATCTCAGTTACAATATCAATGTGGTTTAGTTTAAATAAACTATCTTCTAAATCATACAAGTCTTTATCTTGTTTTTGTTTCCAAGCAACTTGTCTAGCCAATAATGCATTATATGCATCCTGTTGCTTTTTCTTTTCATTCCAAACTACTAAATCTTTGTGTGCTAATAACTCTTTGTCAATATCAATTTTACTTAGTTCATCATATTGTGCAACTAGATATGCCAAGTCACTAGTATGTTTATTGGTCCATAATGTTTGTCTGCGTTTTAGACTATCAATTTGTTCTTTAACACGCTTGTTAGCCTCATCCACCGCCTTAACACGGAATTCTTCAGCTTGTATATTATCTTTGCTATTACGAATCAGTTCTTTAACCACATCTGCTTTTTCTGAAAGCAACGTAATACCCAATAACTGTTCAATGATAGCACGTTGTTCATTATTTTTAAGTGCTAAGAATGGTTCTGAATATGTATTCAATGCTACAATATGACGGAACATGTCAACACTCATATTGATGACTTTTTCAATATGTACTTGTGTTTCTTTGTTCTCGCCCTGTGCATCGTCTGCACCTTTTTGTTGGTCGTTCACATAGAACTTTAACAAGTTTGGTTTACGACCACGGTCAATCTTATATTCAATGCCATTTACACTAAACTCTAAAGTTACTAACATCTTAGAACCGTTAGTTCTATTAACTAAGTTATCTTTACGAATGTTATTGATTGGTACTCCAAACAATGCATAGCACAAGCCCTGAATCAATGTGGTCTTACCAGTACCGTTTCTAGCACCGTCGCCACCTAAGTCTAGGTTCTCACCTAAAATTAATGTTAGTTCTTGTTTGTCAAAGTTAACTGCTTGTGTTACTTGCCCAATTGAAAGGAAGTTTTTTAATGTAATGTTCTTTAATAATATCATTTTAATTTTCTAAAAAAACTATCTTTGGCTAATTTTTCAGCCTGCAATGTTCGTTCTATTATACCTTCTAATTTCAGTTTAACTGAAATCAAGGTCTTTTGTTCTCTTAAACTACCCAGATAGGAATGAGTATTAGTTAACTCAGACAAAGCAATACCCAAATGTTTGTTTACTTTTATCAATGATTCTAGTTCTCTAACTTCTCTAGGTATCTTCATAGATTGTTGTAAATTTCCAATAACATCTTCTTGTCAAAGCCTTGACTTTCAATTGAATTGATTTGGTCAATAACAATTTGGTCTACACTTTCAAACTTAACGCCGTCCATGTTTGCTTGCTCGGCTTGTTCTACCTTCATGGGGATAAGTGCCATTTCACGTAGTTTGTATTCGGGTATCCATGTTTCACGTAAGAAATTAGCCTCTTCATAACTAATCTCGGTGTCTAAATGTATTCTAACATAACTATCAATCAATAGCAAACCTTGTTCATTGTCTAATACATCACTAAGTTTATGTACACGGAAAACTGGTTGTCTAGGCCATGCATGAAAAACAGGTTCGCTACCCCATTCTAGTATCATCATGCCACGTGCATCATCGCCAGCGTCAGCGTAGTTGTGCGGGAAACTGTTACCTATATACCAAATATTTTTACGTGCTTGTCGTTTATGAAAATGACCTGAAAATACTTTTTCAAAGCCACCCATATGATTTTCATTAATCTCACCGTGATCGGGCATTTCTACCATAGCATTCATATAGAATCTAGGTAACTCTAAATGACCAAACATATATTTGCCACTTAGTTTTTGAACTTTCTTGTAATCGTCTTGTACTAGCCACGGAGTAATAACTACATCACCTTCACTATAAAAGTCATTGACGATTGTAATGTTTGGAATATGTTTAGCCCACTCAGCACTATGTACATCACGCTTGTCTCTGTAGTAGAGGTCGTGATTACCGGGTATAAAGAATACCCGATCAAAATTCTTGCTTAATTTTTCTATTGCCTGCAAACTAAACTGTAGTGTGTGCAAGTTGATACTGGCTCTGTGATGATGCCAGTCGCCTAAAAAGAAACAAGTTTCACAATTCTCTGATTTGGCTTTTTGTATAAACCAATCAACGAATCCCTCACAATCTAAATTGTGCTGTAAACTGTTGCTTTTTAGACCAAAGTGAATGTCAGTAAAGACTGCGGCTTTTTTAAATAAATTACTCATCAAGTGATTGTATACTTTTCTCTATACGAAATCAACAACGTTGGTAACCTATTCTTCATAAACCGTACTTGAAGTACCCTGACGACTCCAACTTGGGTTTAGTCCATTCATTTCTAAAATGTCATCCCTTATATTCTGGTTACGCTTTTCACTGTTTAATACACGACAGAAACTATTTGTAATTGCAGCTGTGTAGTATGCGAAAGGATTGGCACTTTTTGCTTCGTTGAATCGTAACCCAACATATGTAAGCTGTAGAATGGCACTGTTACGCATTTCATCGTTGTATGTATATCCGCGCCAATTGAATTTCATAGCATACTTTTCACACATCATAATATACATACGGGCAAGTTTGTTAGTAATATTACCTTGGTCTTTACTGAATTCACCTTTTTTCAAATCACCAATCCAATGACTCTTACCAATACACTTGAATGTGTTGTTCTTGTCTAGTCGAAAATGTTGGAATGGTGGGAAATTAACTTTGACATGAACCATATCATCAATTTCTTTTATAGTAGCTGGATCTTCTAAGTCTGAGAAGATTTCATCTTGGTCACTGTCAAACTCAAAGAAATCTTTTGCAGTTTTCTTTTTATCTACTTTGCGGGGTTGTTTTGGTGCGACCGGAATATGATCCCAAGTCATTACCCTAAATACTAAATCTGTCATTGGGATACTTAATGGATCTACTGAATCCTTTTCCCCTGCCTCTAAACTCAATCTTGTGGCCCTAGTTTCGCGGGCTAATTGAATATTTTCTGGCTTATATGCGAACTCTAAACTTTTTTCCATAGACTCAGTGGGCATGTCTACTATGAAATCGTATCTATGGTCCTCTGGTTTTAAGAATACACAATATGTGTTTTTGCTTGAATGAATCTCTTTTAATATGTCTTTATTGTTTAAATAGTTGACTGGTTTTTTGCTTGGTAAACTCATATTTCTCCGTAGTTTTGATGAATTGAGTATAGCATAACGGTTGTAGAAATACAACAGTATATGGTAAAAAATGGTGATTTTTTGTGCGATAAATACTATTTAGTAAAGGTTTAGACATGGATAATCAAGATATTAAGAAACAAGCCCAGGGTCAAGTTGATGCTGCCTATGAGTCTATACGAGTTGCCAAAGAAGCAAAGGCTGCCACTGACCAAAAAATAACCTTAACTTCATATGACCTAAAAAATGCTAGAGTGGTACAAGACACTGAGCGAACCAAGTTAGAAAATTATTCCGCACAGAGAGACAAATACCAAGACCTTTCTAATCAATATGCAGAAAAAGCAAAAAATGCGCCACCGGGTTCGCTTGAACGAGAACAACATCAAACCGTTGCGGATCTACATTACGATACTGCCCAAGCTGCGTCAAGAAAGGCAGACAAAGCACAATCAAAACTTGATGAGTATACAAATAAAGAACAAGAGTTATTAAGTGAAAGAAAACAATTAATAAAAGAGTATGATGACCAAACACGGGAAATAGCTAATCACGCTACAACCCTCAGGACAGCAGAGGCAAAAGTAAAAGAAGTAGATAATACTCCGGCTGGAGCAACCGCACAAGCATACGGCGATACTAATGGAACTTCAACTGCGACTAGTCCTAACTCAAACGACCAATCTGCAATAAAATCAAATTCTGATGCATCCATAGCAGGCAATATGGATTCTAAGGATACTTTTGCTAGAGCCAAAGAAATGGCAAAACCGCAAAATGAAAATGGTCAACCACTCACAGAAACAGTAACACCTGGCACTGGAAGTAGACCCGTAGCAAATGTTAATCTCAGTGAAACTGCTGTCTCAGTACCTAAAGTGGAGGTTTCGGGAGTTAATAAACAACCAGATGATTGGCGTGTAAGATTAAGTTTGGCCCCGGGAGCAGACTACTTATATCGTAGTTCGGATATATCATATAACGATGTGCTTTTTCCATTGAAAGATACTGATGGTGTTATATTTCCTTACTTACCACAAATTAACATGTCATACAGGGCAAACTATGCTCCAGTAGAAATAACACACACTAACTATAAAAATTATTTTTATACAAACAGTAGCCTGGATGATATCACAATAATTGCTGAATTTACTGCACAGGATAATGTTGAAGCAAAATATATGTTAGCAGTAATACACTTTTTTAAGAGTGTTACTAAAATGTTTTATGGACAAGATATTAATCCACGTGGTGGTACTCCTCCGCCTTTATGTTATCTAAGCGGATTTGGTTCATATCAATTTAAAAATCATCCTTTAGTATTAAGTATGTTTCAATATAACTTACCTAATGATGTTGATTACATACGAACTGAAACTTTTGATGCATTTACCGCTGGAGGAATTCCAGTTAGAAAACAAAACGCACAACAGAAAAAAAGTAATCCATTCAATGATTTTTTATCAAAGCATAGATTATCAGGCTCTAACTTAAATAAAAATGCAGTACCTTCAGGACCCAACTTTAAAAGTCTAACTTCTAGCGATTCACAAGTAACATATGTTCCGAGTAAAATACAAATTCAATTAACTGCACACCCAATAGTTACTAGGCTAGACATAAGCGAAAACTTCAAGTTAAATGGTAAAAACAGCTATTCATCTGGTGACTTGGTTAAAACACGAGGAATGTGGTAATGACTAATATAACATATCCACAAACAAGTCCGTACTATCTTACTAAGGTATATAAAAACGTATTTTTAGATAACATGGTTAATAGAAGTATACCACCGGACACCACTGACGTATATTGGCAGATAACAGTTACTTATAATTATCGCCCTGACTTGTTAGCACATGACTTATACAGTGACAGTAGATTGTGGTGGGTATTCACACAAAGAAATCCAAATACATTAAAAGATCCATTGTTTGATTTTACCACCGGTACATATATCTACTTGCCACAATTTAATAATTTAAAAAACGCTTTAAGTTTATAATATGGCCACATATAAGTATCCTAGTAGTAATCTATCATTTTCACAGACCGTAACTAAGGTTGCAGGAGACAACAGCCTTAAAAATGCTAATTTAATCACACCAGGTCAAACAATATCGTTACCTGATGGAAGTACTGTAACTGTACAAAAAGGTGACACACTTAGTGGCATTGTTGATAAATGGAAAACTAATGCAGAGTCGCAATCACAACCATCACCGCAACCTGATAAACCACCAGCGCCAGCACAACCAGTAACAATAGCTGAAACACCACCAATCGCAAACCCCGTTACCGATGCCCCGCCGCCGCCCCCGGCACCTGCAACACAGCCGGAAACTAATGATGATAATGCAGCTGAAACGGAAAAAAAGCCTACTGAAAATATAAATGTAGATAGTCCTAATACAGGCAGTAATAAAGTAGGGCCTATTAGACCTAATCCTCTATCAAAGTATTCTAGCAGCACATACAATATAAGTTTGTATATGATAAACCCAGATAACTTCAATTTATATAGTGAAGGTGGACAGACTATTCCTAAAGATTGGAAATTAATTTGTCGTAGTGGTGGTATCAATAATAGCGGTGATAATGGAGGAGGCCCGAATGCTGAAAATTGGAGAGCACCCGGGTTCGAGTTAGACTATTATATTGATAATCTAAGAATATCTACCGCAATTAGTAGCAAAGAAACATATAGCGCATCTAATGTTTTTGATATAAGTTTTCAAATACACGAACCTTATGGTTTTTCATTCCCTACAAAACTAATAAAGGCTGCAACTAAAGTACAGGCAGAAAGTCAAATACAAAGAGAAGTTAACGAAAGTATAACCGCGTTACAGACACATTATTTAATTGTTATAAAATTTTATGGTTACGACAGCAAAGGTAATGTGGTGTCAGAGGACGACTATCAACGTAGTTTCCCTATACAGATATATGGATTTGATTTTAAATTAGATCCTAAAATGGTTACATATAATGTAAAAGCTAAACTAGTTTCCGAACAAGTTGCTATGGGAAAAAGCAAATTAGAAATACCTGAAAATATAACCATAAAGGGTGAGACAGTAAAAGATGCACTTCAGGGATCAGACGGCAATAATAAAAATCCAAATGCTATTGGGTTAATGCAACGGTTAAATGAAATCCAAGATCAATTGTTTAAAGATGAACAGATATTGGTTAAAGACAAGTATATAATAAAATTTGAATCAAACACGGGCATAGATACGGCATTTCTAGTAGATGTTGATAATAATCCAAATGAAAAATCACCTAATACAGGTGTCACTAGCGCAGCCGGCTCTAATGTAAAAACTTCAAGTAAAGCACCAGTCATACAAAAAAGAACTCGTCCTATTAGTATTAATAAAGGTGATAGTATATTACAGGTTATAGACCAAATTATTTCACAAAGTTCTTATGTAACAAAAGCATTAAAAATAACTACTACTGAAGAATTTCAACAAGTAAAACAACAAGATGATGATTATACCAAAAATACTCCTGGTACTATCGGATGGTATTCAGTCATCCCACAAGTTACGTTATTGGGTTTTGACAAAAAGAGAAATGTGTTTGCAAGTGAAATAACATATATTATTAAACGTTATGAAGTTCCTTATATCAGAGGCTTACAATTAGGCAAAAGAACTCCATACTATGGCCCAGTGAAACGATATAAACATTGGTTTATGAGTAACGACTTAGACAAGGAGAACTCACAGCATCAAAAAGAAATTATAAGCTATGATGTAACATACAATTTATTGTATTTTAATTTAGCAGGCTATGGAACAGATGCACCATTAGATGAGACAGATGACAAAGCACCAGTTGCAAATTTATCAGGTGGAAGTAATCCGCAAGGAAAAGCTCCGGGGTATTTTGATAAAGCGATTGGACCATTTAAAACATTTCTTTATAGTCCTGCTGACCAACTTAAAGCTAAAATTGTTATATTAGGTGATCCTGATTATCTAATGACTAGTACTACTAAAGGATATCAGGAAGCTATTACTAAGTGGTTTGGTACTGACCAAAGTATTAATCCTAGTTCAGGTCAAGTGTTTATTGAAATTGATTTTAGAGATGCAGAAGACTATGCCGGAATCAATGCTAAAAATGCAGGATTGTTAAATCCTAGTCAAGACGGTGATATATTATTTTGGAAATATCCTGATAGTATTAAGAAAGACGTACAAGGCACCATCTATATGGTGTGGCAAGTGATTAGTACATTTAGCAGAGGTGTATTTCAACAAGAATTGAAAGTTTGTATACCGCCTTTTGTAAGTGACAAGCCTGCAAATAAATCTGAAATTGCTGAAAATGCTAGAGAAACTGACTCATTGTTAGCACGATATCCTGCACCAACACCTACTGGATTTGATACAGTGGCAACTACTAACCCTGAATCAACAGACAAGGCAATATCATCCAATACATTCACCCCTTCCGAAACAACACCAAGATTACAAGTTAGTGACCTTGGTCCATTGCGTACTACAATACCTCCAGAAAAACCAGAATCTTCTTTTAATGTTGCTAATGATGATAAGATGTTTTTAGTTAATGATAATGCCATAAATGAAGGCGGCCGCGAAGATAATTTTGCGTAAATTTAAGAGAGAATACAATGTCAGCTAATGAAAATAATATTAAACTAAGTGGGTCGTTTAATAGTAACAAAGATACTAGGGGCGGCGCACAAACCATACCCAGTGCAGTTATAGGCATTGTGAAAAACAACGTTGATCCAACTCGCTCAGGTAGAATAGAAGTTTTCTTACTAAGAGGGAATTCATCAAATCAAGATAGTCCGGCTAGTTGGACCCCTGTTAACTATATGAGTCCTTTCTTTGGATATACAGGTAATACATCTAGTAGTGATGATAATGGAAAATATTTAGGTAATCCCAATAGTTATGGTATGTGGATGACACCTCCTGACATTGATACAGAAGTATTATGTGTTTTCTTAAACGGTGACATTAACTTTGGTTATTATATTGGCTCATTACCTAAACCGGGAATGACACACATGGTTCCTGCAGTAGGATCGAGTGCTAATGTTATAGCTAATGAAGGCGAAGCAAAAAGTTACGGTGGCGCAAAATTATTACCAGTAACGGAAGTAAACAATGCAAAGAAGTCAATTAAAGATAGTCCTACAATTGCAACTAATCCTAGACCAGTTCATAGTTGGCAAGCAGACATATTGTTCAATCAAGGATTAATAAAAGATCCAGACAGGGGAACCATCAGTAGTTCAAGTATGCGTGAAAGCCCAAGTCATGTGTTTGGGATAAGTACGCCCGGTAGACCAATATATCAAGGTGGGTATGATGACAAGAGTATTGGTGACGCTATCAAAGCAGATGCAAAAGACGAGAACTTTAAAATTATTGGTCGCAGAGGTGGACATAGCCTAGTCATGGATGATGGGGACTTATATGGTAAAGATCAACTTATAAGACTACGCACGGCAACAGGTCACATGATATTAATGAATGACTATGCTCAAACATTAATGATAATGCATTCTAATGGACAGAGTTATATTGAATTAGGTCGTGAGGGCACTATTGATATGTACTCTACTAATAGCGTTAACATAAGAACTGAAGGTGATTTAAATTTACATGCTGATAGAAACATAAACATTAATGCAGTTGGTGATTTAAAGATGTCTGGTAAAAATACTAAAGTTGAAGGTTTACAGACAGTAACTCAATATGCAGGCGACACACTACAGAGCTATTCAAAGGGTGACTATACAATTAAAACTGAAAGTAATTATGCCGTAGAAGCAGCTGGTGATATAGGAACTAAAACAAAAGGTACCGTTTATATAAATGGTGGAAAAAAGAAACCAAACGTAAAAATTAACAGTGGTGAAATTTCTACAACACCTAAAGAAGTTAAACAAATTGATGTAAGCGTACTATCCGATACACTACTTGATGATAGTAAAGGATATAATCCTGCCCCGGCTAAATTAGCAAGTATTGTTAACCGTGCTCCGGCTCATATGCCATGGGCAGAAGCAGGTAAAGGTGTTGATAAGAAAACAAATAAAAGTGCAAGTGATGCATTTCCGTCTTCACCCAGTTCAGCAATAAGTTCAGTAAATGCAGCAGTGCCCCAGTCACCTGACAATGTTACTAATAGTACATTCGCAGCTACAGTTCCTGGAATAACAGATGTTACTAATCTTACTAAAGGATTAGCCACTACACTAAGTAATCCTGCAGTAACTAGTATGGTTAGTCAAATGGCAGTTCAAGCTGCATTGGGTCCACTAGGTCCTGCAGTACTTAATGGTGGCGCTGGAATTTTAGATAACGGACAAGGTATAAAAGTAGCCGGTGTAGGTAGTTTTGGATTAAACGCTACTCAGATGAGCAACGCTGGTATAATTAAACCAGGCAGTGACATTGCAGTTAATTATGCATTGAATAGTGGTAAAACGTTAGAACAAGCAATGCCTAATAATATTTTTACGGGTCAAAATGGTGTCACTAATTTGAATCAATTTTTAAATGACACTAGTTCACAAACTAAAGCTGCTGCGTCATTATTAGTAGATGGTGAAAATAAATTAAAATCTTCTGGTATAATAAGCGGCAATGAACATTCAACTCAAACAGCAGGATTGATTATGAGCACTGCATCTTTGGGACTGAAAGCCACTTCAAACTTTTTAGCATCTAATTCTGCATCAGGTTCAGTTGGATTGAGTCCAGCAGAATTAGCCGATAAGATTCCTGGAGGTATGGCCGGCTCAGCAAGTCAAATTATCTCAGGTGGTAATTTTGCAGCTGGCTTAGCAGACAAGTCTCTAGTTGCACTTAGTGGAATTAAGTTAGGTGGAATTGACGTTGCTAAAGCAGTTAAAGGTTTTGCTTCAAGTCTATATTCTAGTGTAGTGTCTGCATTTAAACCATTGAAGCCTAATGTTCCTCAAAATTTAAATGCTATCAATGCACCGCCTGATCCAACAAGTGTAGCCAGTGCGGCAGGAGATGTAACTGCACTTGCCAACGCCGCTGGCACGGCGGCTGATGCAGCAGTAAAAATTGCAAACGATCCTCAAGTACAAGGATTAGCAAAGACTGCATTAGAAGCAAGCGTACCGGGCGCAGGCCTTGCAATTACAGCGGCATCTGCTGCCTCAAGCGGACAAGGTATAAATGCTAATTCATTAGTGCAGTCTCAACTTGATTCAGCAATACCCGGAGTTAACGTATCTAGCTTAGGAGGTCTACCGGGCGGCATGGATTCTATAACTAACAACTCTAGCAATCCGGTAACTAGTACAGGGATGAGTAATATATCAAGTGCAGTTAAAAACATAGCAGGAAATGTAAGTGGTAGTCAATTTGGTTCTGAATTAGCTGCGGCCAAATCTGTAGTGGGAGGAGCCTCACTTGCAGCAGTTGCTATGAAAGGTCTTGATCCCTCAAAATTAAGTAGTTTAAATAGTTTGTTTAGTTCTATTGGTCACGGTGCCCTAAACATTTCATTGCCTAAGATATCATCAGATACTTTTAACGTGAGCGGTTTAAAATCACAGGCTAAGTCATTATTAGGTGACAGTAAAATACCCTCACCTTCATTTGGTACTAATAAAGCTCCTGAACCCAATGTTTCTGCTGAAACTAAATTAGCCAGCATATCAGAACAATTAGTAACTGAATTGGCTAACTATGAAAAACTAAATGAAAAGTACGAAATTGCATCATCTAAATATGGAGCTGACAGCGCACAAGCTAAAACTGCATATAACTCGCTACATTCAAGTGCAGAAAAACTAGATAAATTAACAAAACAAGCAGAAAAAATAGTAACAATTTAAAGGAACAACTATGCCAATATACATGGGATTTAGTACACAACACGTGGAAAATGTAAGAACAGCCGGATTTGTTAGAGGTATTAATCAGACAGTAGGTAACACCGATAAAATTCAGCGTTCTGGTAAGAAGTTTAGGACCACTGATGAAGAATTAGTAATGCAAGATTTGTTAAATTCTTTTAATATCGTCCAGGGTCAAAAGCCCGGCAAACCTGAATATGGTACAACATTGTGGAGTTATATATTTGAACCAAACACAGTAGATGTTAGAAAACAACTTGAGCAAGAAATTGCAAGAGTAGTTCAAATGGATCCTAGAATTATATTAAACAACATACAAACTACCAGTACGGAATCAGGAATATTAATTGAAATGGAATTAGCTATAGCACCCTTTAACAATGCTACTCAGATGGCTGTATTATTTGACCAAGGTTCAAAAACTGCAACATCAGTATAAAAACACGGTTTTTTTGTACGATAAATATGTAAGAGAGATTAAATATGGCCACAAGTTCAAGACAAAGTAGTATTTTTGGTGTCAATGATTGGAAATCAATCTATAAAACATATAGTCAAGCTGATTTTCAAAGCTATGATTATGAGTCCCTACGTAAAACTTTCGTAGATTATCTCCGCGCCTATTATCCAGAAACATTTAATGACTATACTGAGTCAAGCGAATATGTAGCATTATTAGATATTATGGCATTCATGGGCCAAGCCATGAGTTTTCGTGACGATTTAAACACACGTGAAAATTTCATTGATACTGCCGAGCGCCGAGACTCTGTAGTAAAATTAGCTAATTTAGTTGGATACACACCTAAACGTAATATTGCTGGCCAGGGCTTTTTAAAAATAACTAGTGTACAAACAACTGAACAATTAAAAGATATTAATGGTCTTAACCTAAGTGGATTAACTATACTATGGAATGATCCTGCAAATCCAAATTGGCAAGAACAATTTAATACAGTAGTTAATGCAGTATTGATTGATAGTCAACGGGTAGGTAAACCTGGCAATAGCCAAACTTTATTAGATGTAAAAACCGATGAATATTCAATAAGGATTCCACCAGGAGCACTACCAACTAGTAGTTTTGGTGCCACTATTGATGGTGTTAGTATGGTATTCGAATGTGTCAGCATGACTAGTATGAATAGTTCATCACTATATGAAAAATCACCAGCACCAAACGGCACCTTTAACATGTTGTATCGTAACGATAATTTAGGATTTGGTAGCCCTAATACTGGTTTCTTTATGTACTTTAAACAAGGTACATTGGGTACATATTCATTTAATGTACCTGAACAAGTAAGTAATCAAAAGATTGATATCAATATTCAAGGTGTCAATAATACAGATACGTGGTTATATAGCATTGATACTACAACAAATGCATATATTCCATGGACACAAGTGGACAGCATTTACTCGCAACAAACTAAAAACATTAACAAAAAGATTTATAGTGTCACTAGTAGATTTAATGACCAAGTTACATATAATTTTGGCGACGGTGTGTTTGGTGAAATACCGACAGGTAATTTTGTATCATATGTAAGAACAGGTAATGCACTAACGTATACAATTGATCCAACTGAATTCACCGGGATTATAATTAATATTAAGTATATTACTAGAACCGGACGTACAGAAACATTGTCAATGGCATTAGAATTGCAGTTACCAGTTACTACTGCACAACAACGTGAAACATTACAAAATATCAAAACACGTGCACCGCAAAGATTCTATACACAAAACCGTATGGTTAACGGAGAAGATTATAATAACTTCCCATTCACATTGTATAGTTCAATCATCAAGAGCAAGGCACTTAACCGCGTTAGCGTTGGTGTAAGTCGTAACTTTGACTTACAAGACCCAAGCGCAAAGTATAGTTCAACAAATGATTTTGCTGATGACGGTGGCGTGTTTGTTGATGATAGTTTGGGTTTTATAACCTTCTATCCGTCTAGCACCAGTGAAATTGTAAATTTCCTTACAGAAACATTGAGTACAGTTTTGAATAGTAGTAGAGTGTTGCAATACTATGTAGAATACTTTCCATGGATATTTCAACCACTTACCTATAGTCCATTGTACACATATATGTGGCATCAAACTAGTTTCAATTCAGAAGAAACAACTGGATATTTTTATAATGCAGCAGGTCCTGTACAAGTAGGTATATATAGCGGTGGAAATACATCCTATATTACTGAAGGTGCATTATTAAAATTTGTTGCACCAAGTGGTTATTTCTTTGATAGCACTAATCAATTGGTATCAGGAATTCCTGGCCCAAGCGATATTACGTATATTTGGGTAAGTGTAGGAAGTGTGACCGGTGACGGAAGTAATAATGGATTGGGTAACTTAAGTAATGGTATTGGCCCGGTTGCATTAACAAGCACAGTACCATATGGATGTGTATTGGCTACCATTGTTCCTAGTTTTACTAATCTGATTCCTAACTCTGTAGTACAAGAATGTATCGCATTAATAAACTTAAATCAAAATTTCTCATTGGTGTTCAACAATACATTACTTGCTAATCAAAATCGATGGAGTGTAGGTGATTACAATGATACTAGCTCATTTGTTAGATTTCAAAGTTTAGGTGGTTCTAGTTATACTGTAACATATCGCTGTCTTGCATATTATTTTGCTAGTGTAAAGCAAGTTAGATTTAATTATGACAGAGAAAAAGTTATATATGATCCACTAAGTGGTAAAATTATGCAAGATTATGTTAGTATAATGAAAAGCAATAGCCAACCATTTAGTAATTGGCCGTTAGCTAAAGACAAAAAATTATATGTAGTTGGTCAACCAGTTGAGTCAGACGGTTATGTTGATGATTATGCCGTTGAAATATCTACTATAAATGCTAACTTGCCGGGAACATTAAGCAATCCTGATTTCTTTAGTGAAGTGACTGGTTATAGTACTGGTACAACAAATATTCAATTCTTTGTATTCTTCCAAACAATCACTGATGCTAATATGTTGACTAGAAAAGTAATAATACCTAGCAGTGAAATAATTTATAATTATGGCACTATCTCTGATGTTAATGTAGTAAAATACGAATATCCATTAGGTACTATCTTCTATGCAGTATTTGAAAATAATTTTTATCAAAGTGTAACTGACCCAACTACTAGTGCCAATATATACAATTTAACAATATTGTCTACGTATAGCGCAATGACAGGTCGTCAGGGCCTATACTTCCAATATAAACACATAAGTGATAATACTACACGTATTAATCCCGCCAGCACAAACATTATTGATTTGTATCTAGTTACTCAAAGTTATTATACTCAATATCAAAATTGGGTCAAAGATACTACTGGTACTGTTATAGAACCAACTGCACCTAATATTAATGAATTAACACAATTGTATAGTGATTTGAATAATTATAAGATGCTAACAGATAGCGTAATTATGAATAGTGTTAAATTTAAACCATTATTTGGTATTAAAGCAGAACCTAACTTACAAGCTACTATTAAAGTTATTAAAAATCAAGGTACTACAGCCAGTGATAGTGAAATTCGCACAAGTGTATTAGCAGAAATGAATAATTATTTTAGTATTGACAATTGGGACTTTGGAGATGTCTTCTACTTCAGTGAATTGGCAGCATACTTACATAATGTATTAGGTGATTATATCAATTCAGTTATATTAGTACCTAATGATCCTAATTTAGTATTTGGAGATTTATACGAGATACGTTCAGCACCATATGAAATATTTGTAAACTGTGCTCAGGCTACTGATATATCAATCATTTCATCACTAACACCGGCGCAGTTACAAACTAGTGCATATACGAGTTCAATTTAACAGGCATAGATAATGGCAACAAGAATAAGAACCATTGATTTCTTACCAGAAATATTTCAAACAAACACCAATGACCAGTTTTTAGCTGCAACATTGGATCAATTAGTTCAACCGCCGGACTTCAGAAAAGTACAAGGATACATTGGTAGTAAGTTTGGATATGGAGTAAAGTCAACGGATCAGTACGTACAAGAACCCACCCTTGATAAAACCAATTATCAATTAGATCCAACTGTTGTAATAACAGATTCTGTTACAGGAAAAGTAAAAGACGCAATCACTTATCCAGGCATCATTGATGCACTTAGATTAGAAAGCGGATTGCAACCTAATCATAATAGTTTGTTTAAGAATGAGTTTTATAGTTGGGATAGTTTTGTTGATTTAGATAAACTAATTAATTTTGGTCAATACTATTGGATTCCAGAAGGTCCTGAAAGTGTTGATATTACAACCGAAACAGTATTAGAAGTTGCAACTATTAAAGTTATTTCTAATGTCAACACATACCAATTTGAAGTTAACGGAAAATTATTACCTACAAAAAATCCAACGTTGACATTAGTTCGCGGTGGTACTTATACATTTATAGTTGATGATACAAGTAAATTTTGGATTCAGTCATTACCTGGCATGGACGGTGTAGATCCAAATAAAACTAATTTTAGTACTAGAGATATTAGTGGTATTGAATTTAACGGTTTAAGTTCAGGAAGATTTGTATATAATGTGCCTGAAAGTGACGCACAAGATAGTTATAAGTTTCCTGGTTTAATACCTGTAGATTTAGTATCTACATTGAGTTTTGATAAAGTTAACGGTGTAGCACTAAGTGAAATTAAAAACATTGACGGAGTAGTTGATATTAATGGTAAAACATTAATATTCTACGGAGAAGATCCTAACAATAGAGTTGCTATTGGTGAATTTTTTGATAGTAATGGATTTGATGATTCTAATTCTCCTACACCGGGTTATGATGGTTATGAAAATGAACCCGTAACAGGTACTGTATTTAAAATCACATTAGTAGGTGATGACGCTTATCCAGTTGTTAAACTAATCCCTAGTAGTGTCATTGCAGATAATAATAATATTGTAATTGGTAGTGGTGTAGAATATATAGGTAGAAGTTTTGTTAAAAATAGTTATGGTGAAATATTATTGATTCCGCCTAATACCGCAACACTTAGTACTCTATACTACCAGGACGAAGCTAGCCCGAATAAATTTGGTAAGATTAAACTTATAGATAATGCTGTTGATGCAGTAATTGATATATTTGATATAATAGGTCAAAAGTCATACACCAGTCCTAATGGCATTAAATTCTCAAACGGACTAAGAGTTAAGTTTACAGGAAATATTTTTCCAACTAATTATTTAAATGATTCATATTATGTAGAGGGCGTAGGTACTAGTATACAACTTATACCTAGTAGTGAGTTAATTGTTCCAGAATTATATAGTCAAGCATTTGGGGCTCCCTTTGACGATCCTGCAAGTGCATTTGACCAAATTGGATTTAGTGATGTAATTAATTTACCTTATACTCCTGATTATATTACTATCAATCGTAGTAGCCTTGACAGAAATGGTTGGACTAGGGGTAATCGTTGGTTCCATGTAGATGTATTAAAAACAATCGTAGATAATAACCTGCTAAGTCCTATTGCTAATAAAGCATTGACCGCTGGTTCTAGTAGAGCAAAAAGACCTATTATTGAATTCTATCCAAATTTAAAATTATTATATCACGGTAACTTTGGTAAAGCCCCAGTTGATTATATTGATACTACAACCATTGATGCGTTAGCTACTATAACAGGCGGAGGCTTTGATGATTATTTACCGGACGGTGAAGATTCAGCATTGTTTGATGGATGTAGAATTATATTTGCTAATGATGCTGATATAGAAGTAAGAAATAAAATTTTTGTAACAACTATTGCAACAGTTAATAATGCTAGAGTTGTTACATTAACTAAAGCCAGTGACGGCGACATTTTGTTTGATGACCAAATAGTAATAGTTAACGGAGTAACTAATAAGGGCTATAATTACAAGTACGACGGGTATGGTTGGATAGTTAGTCAAACTAAAACCACGGTAAATCAAGCACCATTATTTGATTTGTTTGATAGTAACGGTATAAGTTTTAGTGATGGTAATTATTATCCAGGAACAGATTTTAATGGATGTACCTTATTCCAGTATAGTGTTGGATCAGGAGTTAAAGATCCTGTATTAGGTTTGCCTATTCAATATAGTGGTGTAGGAAATTTAAACGATATTAACTTTGAAGCTACTTTGAATAGCAAAACATTTAATTTTGTATATAATGGTCAAAGTATTAACCAACCGGTAAACTACGGCTATGCATATCAATACGTAGATAAAACACATTATATTAGAAAAATAGGATGGGAGACTGCGGCTGATACGAGTTTTCAATATCAAATCTTCAATTTTACATTCTATAATAATAACACAAACAATACATTTGTATTAGATGTTCCAATTAAAGATAGCTTCTCTACTGCTTGGCCTACAAGCGTAGTTTATGTAAACAATGCTAGGATTTCTGAATATACTACCGCTATAGTAGGTGATGAAACACATGTGACTATTACAAAAACTTTAACTCCTGGTGACTCGGTAACAGTTAAAGTATATAGCGATAGCGTAAGTAATATTGGATACTATGAGGTACCAAGTAACTTACAACAAAATCCATTCAATTATCAAACCACTACAATTAATGCAGGTGACATAAGAGGCCACTATAAGAGCATTTGTAATAATATACCTAACTTAGCCGGCGAAAGTTTTGGTGCAAATAATTATAGAGATTTAGGTAATCCAGTACCATACGGTACTAGAATTATTCAAAATAGCGCATCTATTGTAACATCAGCAGCATTTATTCGTAGACAAGACACAAACTTTTTTAATAGCCTTGGTTATAATGCAACCGAGTATGTAAAGTTTAAATCATTATTAGTTAACACAGTAAACTCACAAGACTATACACCTTACGATAGTGCTAGTAATATGCTAGATGATGTATTAGACATTATATCTAGTTCAAAAACTCAATCAACCCCATTCTTTTGGGGAGACATGTTACCGTGTAAAACTCCTACTGTCGTAAACAGTTATACGTTTGCAATTGGTATTAGTAATACAGTTTATCCGTTATCAAAAGTATACAACTTTACTATTGCAAATTATGAATCGGTATTAATTTATGTTAGTAAAATGGTTAACGGAATAATGCGATATTCACAATTATTAAAGGATGTTGATTATTTTGTTAACGAATCTCAACCATATCTAATAATTTCGACTCAGTTACAAGACGGAGATGTTGTAACAGTTAAAGAATATAGTCAAACATATGGTAGTTATATTCCTAACACTCCTACCAAATTAGGACTATATCCTAAATTTATTCCTGAAATTATCTTAGACCAAACTTATTTGAGACCTACATATTTTATTAAGGGACATGATGGTAGTCTAACAAAATTATATGATGGTTTTGATGATTATGGTAATCTAATTGATTTTAGGGATAAGGTATTATTTGAGTTTGAATGCAGAATCTATAATAACATTAAAGTTGATGCTAAAATCCCATTAACATATGCAGATGTGTTCCCGGGCCAATTTAGAACTACAGATTATACGTATGACCAAGTTATGCAATTATATACTACCAGTTTCTTAAACTGGATAGGATTGAATCGTGTAGATATTGCAGTACAGTACTATGATACTTCAAATGAGTATACATGGAATTATAATAAAGCAAAAAATAAAGTAGATAACACAGCTTTCAAACAAGGTAACTGGAGAGGTATCTATTTATGGTTCTATGATACTGCATCACCTCATGCCACTCCCTGGGAGATGTTAGGCTTACCAGTTAAACCAATATGGTGGGACGACCGTTATGGTCTAGGCCCATACACAAGTGATAATTTATTATTGTGGACTGATTTAAGTAACGGCTACATATACAATAATGGTAATCCATATGTTGATGATAGATATGCTCGCCCTAAATTATTAGACGTACTACCGGTCAATAGCAAAGGTGAACTAATAAGCCCGTTTGAATCTGTGGTTCGTAACTATAGCAAAATGACATTCAATAATGAATGGGCAATCGGTGATGTGGGTCCAGCAGAGTATAGCTATCTAAAAAGTTCAACATGGCCATTTGATTTAATGCGAATATTTGCATTAGCAAAGCCAGCACAATTCTTTACATTAGGTTTAGATTTAGATGTTTACAAATATAACTACGAATTCCGTCAATACTTAGTTTACGATAGATTTAGAAGTACGGGTGTACAACCTAAACTATACGGACATGATGATAGAAGCGTCAAACACAGTTATACGAACTGGATTATTGATTATCTATACCAATATGGTTTAGCAGGTACTACTATTATTGAAGATTTACTTGCATATGTAGATGTTAGATTGTCGTATAGAATTAGTGGATATACCGATAAAGACAAAATAAACTTCTATATAGAAAAAGGATCACCGAACAGTTCTAATACTTCATTGGTTGTACCTGATGACAGCTACACCATTTTACATTATCAAAATGAACCAAATGATAGTATCATTTATAGTTCTGTTATTATACAAAAAACTGAATATGGTTATAGAGTATATGGAAATAGTCAAAACCAAACATACTTTATTTCAAGTGTACCTAATCCAAAAACAAAACAAAAATTAATAAAAGTTATTGATTTACTAGTTTATGTAGATACTGATTTTTCAACCCAACTACAGTATGTAACGTATGGACATCAATTTAAAACTATAACAGAGTTAGCTAATTTCTTAGCAGGTTATGGTAACTACTTAGAGTCCCGCGGTGTAGTGTTTGATGATGTAGAAAATAACACAGTACTTGACTGGAATCAAATGATAGCAGAAATGCTATATTGGGTTCGTACTGGTTGGGAAACAGGAAGTGTTATTAATTTGAATCCATGTTCAAATTATTTTCACGTAGAAAAAGAAGTTGGAATTCTGCAACCATTTACATTGTATCAACAAAACTTTGTATTGAATCAGAATTTAGTACCTATAAAACTAAATGATTTGGCTATCTACAGAAAAAATACCACGTTTCAAATGAAGGTACTTACTAACGGGGATACAATTAGTTATCTACGTGCAGATACTAGTATTTCAGAACACATAGTTATTTTTGATAACCAGACAGTATTCAATGATATTCTCTATAATCTAATTACTGGATTGCGTCAGCAAAGATTGTATATCAGAGGAAATAAAACTAATCAATGGGATGGCACATTATATGCACCTGGCTTTATTCAAAATCAAAATAATGTAGTCAATTGGAAAGAAAATACTAAGTATACCAAAGGTACAATTGTATTGTACAAACGCAAATATTGGATGGCTAATAAGTTAGTAATAGTCCCAAGTAATGTTTTTGATTATAACGATTGGATATTGACTAGTTACGATAAAATTAGTACCGGTATATTAGCTAACCCTAGCACACGTGCAAGCGAAGCAGAGTATTACTATGATACACATAGAAGCAACATTCAAAATGACGGAGACATATTAGGATTCTCGTTGATTGGTTACAGACCACGTAGTTACCTTAGCAGCGCAGATTTGGATGATGTATCTCAGGTAAACATATACAAAAATATGATAGCAGAAAAAGGAACATTAGATGTTGTCAACATGTTCCAAGGCGCTACTATACAAAACAATAATCTAGCATACGATGTAAAAGAAAATTGGTCTATTAAGACTGCCGAATATGGAGGCATACTAAACCACAACTTTATAGAATTTACCTTAGACGAACACCTACTAACTGGTAACCCGGCTATTGTTAGTATAACAAGAGGCAATCATGTAGACATATCACAACAACAAGTGCCGCTTTATACTATAAAGAATTATGGCAGATTAATAGCGAATTCAAACATATTACCTACTGTTACTGATAGTAGCATAACTAAGTTACCTAGTGCAGGCTATGCTAATTTAGATGACGTTAGATTATATTCATACACAGTTGAACGTATATCTGACAGTGTAATCAATTATGTTTATAAAAATGATTATATTTGGATAGCAGATAAACTAAATGATTGGAATATTTACACTCCAGTTGGCTTGGCTAATCGTCTTGTGTCACTGGTCAACAATTTAAATGATACTTGTATTTTAGTATTTTTGTTACCACATGGCTTAGTTACAAACGATGTTATAGCAATTGTTAACAGTGATCCTATTACTAACACTATTGTAAATGGATTTTATATTGTACAGCAAGTTGTAAGTAATACAGCAGTATCAATTAATCTTTCATTACAATCTAATGTAACAACTATAACATTTACCAAGCAGTCATTGTTATATAAGTTCCAGTCATTAAGAATTAGCTCACCAACTAAAATAAACACATTGCCATTGATTAATTTCGAATATGACAGTGCAAAAGTTTGGATAGACCAAGCATCAATAAACAATTGGGCAGTTTATCAAAAGACTAATAATTATAAAGATATTGGTTTCGATATATTTGATATTAATAACGGTTCATTGGGTGCAGCAGTAGCATATATGCCACCTTTAGGTTACTATATAAGTGATCCAGGCAAAGGTAAAGTTTACAAATACATTCGCAGTGGTCAGGGTGATTTGAAAACTGATACAATAACTCATGGCGTAGGTTACGGAACTGCTATGGCTCGCAATAGCGAGTTTATGATTATTAGTGAACCAAGTGACACAGTAAGTAAATTACACATTTATAGAATTGTTGCACTACCTGAGGTTGAAGCATTAGTTGCTGAACAAGTATTAACAGTTAGTGGAACCTATGTTGGTACTAGTATGGCGTTCAGTGGTGATAGTAACTATCTGTTTGTTGGTGCACCTAAAATCAATAGTGTGTTCTATTTCCAGAAACAAGTTGATTATACATTATTGCCAGCCGCAGTTACTAACAGTTCTCTATTAGCTATAAGTAGTGTAACCGCAAATACCCCTACAGCAGGTACAATGACTTTCCGATTTGCTGGTACTAGTTTTGCACTTACTAGTAAGGTAAATGTTGGTACTACTGTAACATTATCAGGATTTACTCCTGCAGTAACTAGCACCGGCGTAAAAATTAACAAAAATCATGTTGTTACTGGTATTACTACTAAGCCAGGTTTTGCAAATCAAGTAATTTCAATTGAAGTTACTATAGCAGGTACATGGACTAAAGGTGAAAATGGTACATATGGAACAATGACATATGACCCTCAACCAGAAGTAGGACAATTGATAGCTACTACTAATCCATTGGATAAATTCTTTGTTGTTAAAGGAAACGCAGTTAACGCTATCCCTGCAGGTAAACGAATTACATTCTTGCAATATAGACAACTTGAAACAAGCACCGGTCTAAGTGTATTGCAGGGATTTGGATACGATAATAATTCAATCAATATACAAATATCTGTAACAAATGGTAGTTCTATCACAACCAGTACATCATCTACTGTTAGCACTGCTATGATAGGTAGTGCAATTAGAATTAGTGGTAATAATTACACTATATCTAATGTAACCGGAACTACTACAAAAACCATAACATTAAACACTAATTATACAGGACAAACTGGTTCGGGTGAAGCATCTGTAACCTGGTCTACCAACGCAGCAAAGGCTGCTACTATAGATTCAGCTAATGGAATCTTTGGTACAGACCGTAGAAAATATTATGTCGTGATTACCGGTGATATAAGTGAATCGGGAACCCACTTTGCGTTAGATCCCTCTGTTGATAATAAAGATTATGTAACTACTAAGAATGTTAATGCTTTTTATAGTAGTGGTAGTAATACCACAAAGGTATACATTAATGAATTTTTTGCAGCCGTCATGTATGCACAATTATTCATAGCTTTGGATCAGTACGCACAAACGTCATTTACTGGACTTTCAGCTAAAGTATTCACATACACCAATATGTTACCTACGTATTTGACAGTATTGACTGGTGAATATGATGCAACTACTGACACGACTAAAATTCATACTGTAGAGCGTATTGGTTATAGCATTAGCATTACACGTATACCTTCATTAGATGGTAATACTCCTAATCCAGAAAAGTACGTATATGACACGTATATCAATACAGTAAACAATCAATTTAATTTCATTGGTTCTTTCAATATGTTAAGTTACGATGCGTTTAACTTAGGTAAGAACCCCGGTGATTTAAGTGATCCTGACGATCCAACAAGCAATTCAGTAATACATCAGAGTGATGACAACTTTGGTGCAACTATTGCTGTAAACCATGATGCAAGTAAAATATTCATTGGTTCGCCTACTTATCATGTAAGACTAAGCCCAGATGTACAAGTTCCACCTGTACCGGACGTTGGTGTTGTTTGGGTATTCGATAGATTAATAGAAACATTCCAAGTTCAATATACCCCTCAAGAATTTGAAGATTTTGCAGTTGTATTGCCGTGGAACTTTGCTCCAACTACTATTGTAACACTAAACGGTGTGCCATTATCAAGTAAACAATATGCAATTGTAGGTGGCATTGCTATACAACTTGCAGTTAGAGTTAAAGCCGGTGACCTTGTTACTGTAAGCAGTCCTAACCTAGTGTTGATGCAAGTAATGTCAAGTTATGAAGATATTAACGGTGTTATACCTAGTCAGCGTTTTGGTACTAGTATTGCAACGAACACAACCGGTAGTGAAGTATTGATTGGTACTCCATACGACCACACTGTTCCTGGACAAGAGGGAGCAGTATACCGCTTTACTAATGAAGGCAAGCGTTATGGATATATGATTGCATTGATAGGAGCAAACATAGCGCATATCAATAGTGATGTTACTTACTTGTTTATCAATGGATACTCAGTATACTTAGATATATCAGTTGACCGTGATGCATATTACATTGCGGATCAGATTAATAATACTCAAGTACCAAATGTATTTGCTTATGTAACCGAAGATGGTAGATTAGTAATACGTTTATTAAACGTTGAATTGGGTTCTGACAATAACAAACTTAACGTGACCGCATTTAATGGTAACTATTTCTATGAATTAGGAATGGCACCTTATACTAAAACTCAAATAATCAGAGAACCTCATCCGCAGCATAATAGTATGTTTGGATATAGAGTTGCGTTTAATGAGCAAAACAGTTTTGTAGTTACTGCACCGAAATCAAATCGCTATGCAGGCACATTCTTTGACAAATTTAGTGATGATATACATTATAATACTGTGTTTGATTTGAATCTTACTACGTTTGAAGATGTATTCTATAACGCAGGCGCCGCATATATGTTTGATTATATCAAACCATATAATGAAAGTTTTGCAAACTCAGGTCAGTATGTTTACGCACAACCAGTCAATGATAATACACTAGTATATGGTGCTGAGCCTTTATATGGTAATAGTGTATCATTCAATGATAATATCGTAATGATCGGTAGTCCTGGTTTCAGAGAAGGAACAATTGGTGGAAGAGTTAATGTATTTGAAAATACTTCTGGAAATCAAAACTGGAGCATACACAGAACTTCAACAAACGTTGTAGATGTAAATCAAATACAAAAGGTTCAATTATATAACAACATTACAGATGCAAATCTAGTTAGCTTAGATTATATTGATCCGTTACGTGGTAAGTTATTGGGTGCAGTAAGACAGAATTTAGATTTTATTGGCATCACTGATCCAGCAGGATACAATACTACTAATTCAATGACTAACTCAATGTTATGGAGCATCAAGCAAGTAGGTAAAACTTGGTTCAATACTAGTACAACTAAGTTTTTAAACTACCATCAAAATGATTTGGCATACAACGCTAAGTACTGGGGTCAAATATTCCCGGGTAGTGATGTAACTGTATATACTTGGATTGAAAGTAGTGTTACTCCTGTAAATTACACAGGACCAGGCACTCCCTATAATCTAACAAAATATGCAACTGCGTATGGTGTTAATAACAATAACGGTTTAGTGCAGAAATATTTTTATTGGGTAAGAAATACTAATAAGTTACACGGTGACAAAACGTTAACTGATAGCATCCTAGAAAGATATATTACAAGTCCTCAAAATTCAGGAATTGCATACATGTCACCTTTACGTAGTGATACCTTTGCATTATATAATGTACGTGATTATATTAATGGTGTGAATACAAATATGCATCTTGGGTTTAGCACTGGAACAAGCGAGTCAACAATACAAAACCAATTTAGATTGATTCAAAGTAATAGTCCTAGTGACTTCTTACCTGGATTGCCAAACTATGCTTTTGGACAAATTAACCCTGAAGGATTGTATAATAGATTCTTAGAAAGTTTTGCTGGTATAGATGAGACTGGTGCTAGCGTACCTAATTACACATTACCGGACTATATGCAAACTGGTATTGGTGTAAGACCAAGACAGAGTATGTTTATTGATAGATTTGGAGCATTAAAAAATTACTTAGAATACGCCAATGACATACTATCCAAATACCCCATTAATGAGTTTAGTAATCTAACATATTTGTCAGCAACCGGTGCTTATTTTGATGCTAGTATATATTGGTCAAATATATACTGGTGGGCAACCGGTTATGATAATAAGACGAAGACAAAAGTTGAAGTAGGTATGTACTCTGACTTATATAAGTTAGATGCAGTTGAGGGGTTGATAGCCGGCGTAGCTAAAAATGGTCAAGGCAAACGTGAAGTACATTTGTACACAAACGGTGCATGGAAACGTATTGGTTTACAAGATGGTACAATTGAATTCTCAAATAAATTATGGGATTACCAAATTAATAAGATTGGATTTGGAGACAACTTCTTTGATACTGATGTGTTCGATACATTCCCTGCAGTAGAAACTTATTATATTATCCGCGCTTTAAATGAACAAATCTTTACCGGACCGTTACTAGAGCATCGTAACAAGAGTTTGATATTGATGTTTGAATATATTCAAAGCGAGAACGATGATGGAAATAACTATTTACCATGGTTGAATAAAACTAGCTTTGCGGATGTAACATACACCGTACGTGAATTACAACAAGAAGTAAACTATCATGTAGATAACACTACTTTATTGGGTGATTATATCAATGAGGTAAAACCATACCATACTGTTATCAAAGACTTTGATTTAAGATATACTAATACTGATGTAGTGTATTCTAACACCAGTGACTTTGATATACCCCCAGTTTATAATTCTAAAACAGGTAAATTCACAAGCCCGCAAATGAAATTTATCAATCCAAATAATTATAAAAATGAATATAATGTAGGTGATGCTGTATGGAATGATAGTAATTATATCAATTGGTATAATCATTATGGATTAGCATTGAATGGTATTCCTGGATTTGAACTAGGTGTATTAACTTTCTACATGACTCCTACTAGCAATACATTAACGATTGATAATGCTAGAGGAATGCCAGACACAGGTATATTATACATTGAAAATGAAATTGTTGGTTATGCTAGTGTCAATAGAGAAACTGGATTAGTGTCAGGTTTAACTAGAGGTATCAATAACTCATTCGTGTCAGACCATTATCCAGGATTAATAATTACAACAGACTTGCCCGGAGCTGTAGTATTAGATTCTGGTAGAGGCTATATTGACCCGCCTAGGGTAACTGCATATATTGATACAACTAAATATCCAGCACCCACACGTGAAGCAGTATTGCAACCTGTTATGTCTGGTGGAAAAGTTATTGCAATTGATATTTTAGATCCAGGAGAAAATTATTCCGTAACTCCTGAAATTTTATTTACTAGTAGCTATGATGTATCTTTTACACAAACTAATCTTAACTTTATAAATAATACTATTCTTATTCCTAGTACTATACTGGATACCGGTGATCTAATCAAAGCTAAATGTATAGATGGGGTCGGATCTATTAAAGATGGATATTATTATGTGTATGTTATTGCACAACTTGAAGGTCAAGAATTAATTTCAATAACATTACATAAAACATTAAGTGCAAGTTTAATAGGTAGCAATAGGATAAAACTTAATCCAGGTACGGTTAATACAACTATTACCGGTAATGAATATGTGTTTAGTATTACCGCCCGAGCCATTGCAATTACTACTAATTTAAATGTTCGTGGCATACGAAACACACTACGTTTTGATAGAACAAGTTATATACCAAAAGTTGTGCCATGGGAACCTAACAAGTTCTGGGGAAGCCAATACTTCCAGTATGGAATTGAAAATATTAATTCTACTAGTAGCAACGTATCATTGTATTATGGTAAACCGTATCCCGGTTTAACTGGCACTGTAACTAATCCAGGAAATAGCACCGGTACCGGTGCTATATTCACAGTAACTAACGTATTGTTAGGAGGCACGTACAATGCAACAATGACAAACAGTGGAAGTAATTACGGAGTATTTGATAAAATTACTATACCTGGTTCAACTTTATCTGGTATAACCCCTACACACAACTGTTATATAAATGTTAGCACGGTATCTTCATTTTACCGTGATTTATTACAAGATACTACAACTGGTACTGGTACTAATGCTAGATTTAATATTACAGTGAATGGTTATAGTGAAGAATTAACTGGAACACTAACCGTAACTAACGGTAGTATTACTGTGACCGGCACTAATACATTATTTTATACTGAAGTAGCTGCTGGTTCTATTATACATATTAATGGAGTGCAATGTACGGTGGCATCAGTACCGGCTAATGTAAGTAGCGATCCTGATTTCAATGTTAAACTTACATTAACTACTGGATACACCGGAGCTTCGGGTACGTATACTGCTAGAGTTGCAGTATCAGAATATGTAGCAGAAATAGATAGTGTATTCTATCCTGGTTCAGGTTATGCTCAAGGTGATACTATAAAAATTACTGGTGATAGATTGAATGGCACTAGCCCTGCAAATGACCTAACTATCAACGTCAGTAGGGTTGATGGTAACGGTAAAATTTTACTTGCGGCAGCTGCAACTGGATTGGGCTTGGGCACTGCGGTCATGAAGGGTTCTATTAAAACATTTACTGTAAGTGGTATAGCATTAGATAGTAACTTTGCTAGTTTGCAAGGTGCTGTTATGCCTATATTATCAGTTAATAATGACCATGGTGTGACACAAGATATATCTGGGAATGTAATTGTTAGATTAGACTATTTCCCTAGTTCGCTAGAACCAGGTCAGATTCAAGGTGCAAAAACATATTTCTATCACAATTCAGCACCTTATCTATATACTGATACAGATGGTACACGTATAGAAATAAATAGACCTAAGTTTAATCCATATGATGTAACTCTTGGATACTTCATTAAAATTATCAACGGTGGTTCAACATATCATGTGAACCAAGAAGTAATTGTGCCAGGTGCATTATTAGGTGGAACAACCGGATTAAATGATGTAATTATTACTGTACAACAAATAAGCGATCCAGTATCTAACCTTACATATGGATTTATTGGTGGCATTGCTGAGGCAACAGTAACTGGAATAAGTGCTAAAGTATTCGATATCTATTACGTTCATCCTATTAGTTTGTCAGAAGTACAAGTGTTTTCTGATCCTGGAATGATGAGACCAGTTAAGTATAATGATTTTAATTACAAACATAATATTGATTTTGTTGACTATACCCCGGAGACCGCCGGCACTGAAGTAGACTACTTAGTAGAATATCAAACTCATGGTTTAACCAACATATCTGATTTTGCATACATACCAGAACCGTTTACGCTTGGCTTAAGCTATAAGTATGATTTTAGTTCTATTGTAACATACGCTAATAGAATTTGGCGTTGCATCGATAGTAATAACGATACGTTTTTTGATCCTTATAAGTGGGTAGAATTGAGCAGTGATGACCGATCAATTAATGCATTAGACAGAATTGTTGCATATTATACACCGGCAATTAATATGCCAGCTAAAGATTTGCAACAGTTGGTCAGAGGTATTAGTTATCCGGGTAATGTTTATTACGGTAACAGTTTTAGCCCAGAAGATATTATTCCAATTGATGTAACCTTGAAGGGTCAAGAATTATATCCTAGAACATTGAACATTAAAGTTATTATTAATAACACGATATTATTAACCGGGGCACTATCTTTAGTAAATGGCAGTTCCGATGTAACAGGTATAGGTACATTATTTAATGCTGAGTTGTCATATGATGCTAGTATATACATTGATGAAGTTGAGTATGTTGTTGTTGATGTTAGAAACAATTATAGTATTACGTTAGCAAGTCCTTATATTGGTGATAATATAATAACTAGTGCATACAAGTACCAATATGTAGCGATTGGTGAAAGTGATACAAATTCATTATTCTTGACCAGTGTAGATGGAATATCATGGAATAGTCATATTTTATCAGAAAATTCATTGAATGTAACTGATATCATTTATGCTGATGAGAAATATCTAGTATCCACAAGGTCTACCAACAATCCAATGTTAATTAGTTACAACGGAACTACGTGGGCGGGTCAAGGTGAAGCAACATTATTTGATAGCAATATAGGTTATGATAACGATAATTTTGACAGTAGTCCTCAATCATATCCGGCTGATAATGTAAACAAAGTAATTTACGGTAGTGATAATTTCTATTACGGAGTAGGCTCCTTCGTTACACGTAGTGTTGACGGAATTGTTTGGTATAAACAATATGATTTTGGTACTAAAACTTTAAACACTATCTATGATATAGCTGAAGTGAATACTGCAGCCTTTAAGGGTTTTATTGCAGTTGGTTCCGGCAATCAAATATTATCCGGAGCGGACACCGCAGCACCTACTGTCACTAAAGCTAGTGTAATTATTAATAGCCTTGATGGAAGAGTGTGGACACTACAAACTCCATATCTAACTCCATCAGCGTTAAACTTAGTAATTAGTAATAGCGATGTTGTTGTAGTTGGTGGGTCAAATGGCAAATTATGGTATAGTGTTAACGGGTACAATTGGTTGTCATGTATAATTGCTGGTTCGCCTATTACATATACATTAAATTCAGGAGTATATCAAAATAGTAGATTCATTGTTGTGGGAGAACACGGAACAATACTTACTAGTACAGATGGTATAAATTGGACACAACGTACAGATAATTCATTGACTGTAGATAATTTATCTAATGTGATGTATGACGGACTATATTATTACATTGTTGGTAATAATGCAACTATTATTAGAAGTTCAAATACTATCAATTGGGTAAATGTTAGTTTGTTAAATCCTGCTGAACCGGATAGTGTTGTTGCTGGTGATGATTTCTTATATGGATATGGTCCTGAAGAACTAGTGCCTGGCTTAATGACAGAATCATTATCAATTAAAGTTGTAACTAGTCCCGGTGCAAGTTGGGATGATACTCCGTTACTACCAGCGTCAGCCTATTATCAAAATACTAGTTTTGGTATGAAGTCTATCACTAGTACAACTAATACTGTTAACTTTGGTAAGCTATTAAAGAATCCAGCACAGGTTAGCGTATTCTTAATCGATAGTGTAACTAAATTAGGTAATAGAATATATACCGGGTACACCGTTAATTGGATTACTAAAGTAGTGACACTAACTAGCAGCTTACCAGCTGGCAAAACATTAATGGTTGAAGCATATGAAGTAGGTAACGGTAAACAAACTGCTAGAGGTAGCACTACATATACTCCATTGCGAGTTGATAGTAATACCGGTTACTCAGAAGTATACATCAACAAACCATTTGCACCGTTAATAATTGCCCCGGTCGTATATCATAATGGAGTACAATTATTATTCCAAACAGACTATGATTTAAGTTTCACCGAAGATATTAATCTATCAAAATTAGTTTTCCATACACTATATGATGAAGATACTGATTATATTACTTGGACAATACTTGATACTAGTATTAGTGACTTTAGAGATTCTGAAGTAACATATAGTATTCCTGAAACACAAACATTTACAGGAAGTACAAGTAAAACCAAACTATTAACTAATAATTTGGGTGGTTCAAATATTGATAATGCTATTGTTGAAAAGAACGGATTACGATTAGTACCTGTTGTTGATTATTCAATAGACTTTGCAACAAGTACTATGACATTAGTATCTAATCCAATAACTTCAGATACAATTTCAGTAACAACCTTCAATGAAACTGATAGACTGTTCTTAGAAACAATGATTTATACTGCTACCGCAAGCCAAACTGTATTTGATTTAGAACAATTTGTAACTGATGTGACTAAGGATAATATTTATTATACCGATGTCAATAAAGCATGGGTTACTATTAATGGAAAAAGAGTAGGATCAAGTAAATTAAGTTATGACAATGCAAATCATTTAACAATTAATGCATCTATTAGTGCCGGCGATATTGTTATGATATCTGTAACAACTGACGGTGATACTCCAAATAGAATGCAATTTAACATAGATGTTGATAGATATGGACAAACAACTGTCTATCGTACCAATGACGGTGATGGTACTTGGTTAACTGAGGACTTTAATTTAGGTGATACAGTTATGCACCTGCATGACGTTACCCCAATCATGGATACAGTAATTCAGGATTCTACTGTTATTTCTGAGGACTCATTAATAATTGCGTATATTGAGTGTGACGCAACTCAAGTAAGACGTTCAACGGTGCGTGATGTGACTACAAGTAGTATTGTTACTAATTATAATTTACAAGTTATACGTGGTAGATCGGCACTAGTATTTGAGAATACTAGTCAAGTAAGTTTAGGAGATCAGTTATCTGTAACCTTAAATATAGGAAATACTATAGAATTGAACGGAGAAAAGATACGCTATACTCAAGTTGACTTTGTGCTTAATACAATCGGTGGACTAACCCGAGGTGTTTTGGGTACAGGACCAGTGCTATATAATCCAAGATATAATGAAGTCTATGGGCTGACTAAAAATCGCACATTAGATTCAAAATATAACTCAGTTATATGGAATTCTAGTAATTATGCAGATAATTTTGGAGATCCTTTACAAATAAGCAACACTAAAGCGGCTACATTTCTGAGATACGGACATTATTAAAAGATAAATAAATTATGAATGAAAATTTAGATAAGGTGGAAACACCAAAAATACAAGCTGAAAGACAAGAATCCCCGGTAGATGACAAGGGCGGATTTGTATTCAGTTCAGCAATAAAGATATCTGATCCTAATACCAAAGAAATATTAGTGCAAATGCGAGGCGATTACTAATGTCAACAGTTAATATTCCAGTAGAAATTCGTGGATTTTTAAAAGTTTATGATCCAAACAATGGCGAAGTCTTTTTTGACGGAACCAATGCTATCCATTATGAAAATATCAGTATTGCAATCGCAGACGCACTAAGTAGCAGAGGTGTCGGTAATATATTCAAATTGGCATTGGGGAACGGTGGTAGTAGTGTAGACCAGACCGGTATTATTACATATTTACCTACAAACACAACTGGTCAAAACGCTAGTTTATATAGCCAAACTTATTCAAAGATTATTGACGATACTAGCATTTTAAACAATAATCCTATTAAGAATAAGATGAGTGTAAATCATTCTACTGGTAAAGTATACACAGACATTGTTGTTCAATGTTTATTAGATTACGGTGAACCAACCGGACAATATGCATTTGATAATGGAACATCAATGGATAGCTCTTTTGTGTTTGATGAAATCGGGCTATTATCAAATTACGGTACAGATGATGCAGGGAATGAATTAACTAAGTTAATAACTCATGTAATTTTTCACCCTGTGCAAAAGAGTTTAAACAGACAAATTCAAGTAGACTATACAATCAGAATACAGAGTCTAACGAACTTGGTGACAATTTAAGATAAATATTCAATCGGAGAAATCTAAAAATGGCAGGATATACAATTATAAGAAGCAATGGTAGCACACTTACTACTATTCAAGACGGTACTATTAATACTGTTAGCAGTTCATTAAGTCTACCCGGTAGAAACTACGCAGGATATGGACAAGCAATTAACACAAACTTTGTGAGAATTACTGAGAATTTTGCCGCAGACGTTCCTCCAGCAAACCCAATCAAAGGTCAGTTATGGTTCAATACTACATTGAATACATTGAATGTTTGTCCTAGCGATAATCAAACTAATGCACTTGCTTGGTTGACATTAACTTCAGTTAATAGCGGTGGTAGTACTACATTAGGTAACGTAACTGTAACAGGCAACGTAACAACAAATAATATTGCAGTTACAAATGCATTCAGTTCTGATATATTAAGTGCTAGATTAGCTACTATTAGCGATACTATCACTGCATGTACTGCAAGTTTTACTAGTGGTACTATTCAAAGTTTAGTCACTCAAACAATTACAACCGGTTCTGCCGGAACATCAGGTACATTAACTGGTACTTGGTCAGTAATAGGTAACGCACAAACTGGTGGAAATGCATTTGCGGTTCAATCAGGAAATATTGCATTCACTGCACAGAGCGTTAATGGTATCAAATGCGACAACTATATGTACGCAAACGGTAACCCATTCAATCCAAGTGGAACTTTCACAAATGCTAATGTATCTAATTATTTGACTGGTACTAACGGAGTATCCCAATTTACTGGAAACATTGCTCCAACTAAAGTTACTACAAGTCACTTAGCAGGTGGCGGTGATATCTCCGGTGTATGGACATTAGCAAGTGGTGCACGTATTCAAGCAACATACGCTGACTTGGCAGAACGCTTTCATGCCGATGCTGAATATGATGTAGGTACAGTTGTTGAGTTAGGCGGTGAGAAGGAAGTTACCGCAGTTGTAGCTGAATTAAGTGATAATGTATTTGGTGTTGTTAGTAAAACTGCTGCATACTTAATGAACGGTCCTGCAGGAACAGATGAGACTCATCCACAAATTGCTCTTGCAGGTCGTGTTACTGTTAAAACAGTTGGCAAGGTTGTTAAAGGTCAACGATTGGTGAGCGCAGGTAATGGTAAAGCACGTGCTGCTCAACCAGGTGAAGCAACTATGTTCAATACTATAGGTCGTGCATTAGAACACAAGACGGTTGAAGCTGAAGAATTGTTATTAGCTGTAGTTGTTATTAAATAAGGATACGTAATGAGTGTACTTGGAAACACAGTAACGGCGGCGGACTATAACTCCATAATTGGATATGATCCCACAACCAATCTAAATACGTTTAACGCAGTTTGGGGAGTTGGAAGTGGTAAATTCGGTTATGGTCAACCCGCATTACCTAATTTAGATAATCCTGCCGTCACTCTAACTGATGATATTATTAGATCCGACAAGTGGGTTAATTTGGTTGATGCAGTTGCTCTGTCCGGACTACACCAAGGAACATCAATAATACAAATTCAAAATACTCCCTTGATGCCTAATCAAGGAGCTTTGATTCAAGCTGAAGTTTATAATAGAACTAAAAATAGTATCGTAGATTTATATGATAAACATTTAAATGCAGCCGCTCAAGGTACAAGTGCAAACTACCCGGCAGTCAATAGTAGCATATGGAGAGATACGGTAACGTTCACTCATACTGTTACTTTTGCAAATGGTGAATCTGCGAGATATTTCTTTAATTGTGGCGGACAATTAGCACTGACATTTTCTTCACCTCCTGGGATAAAAATTAATGCACTAATGGCGGCATTAGGACAAAATGCAGGTACAGTAGTTATTAGTAGCCCTAACATAGAAACTATAAAAATTGCCAATACAAATTACAAGGGTGTTACTAAAATAGGTGGTGCAGCCCCCGCATCGCTAGATCCAAGATATACTACAGAACGTTACGGTGTGCAATCATTCAATGAAATATTAACAACATGTGGATATTATGGAATGAGTTCTAGTTATCAAGATATATTCAAACAAAGTGTAGGTGGCTTTCCTAGTAGTGCTCCAAGATATCATTATTATGACGGGTCGTATATTCTAGTAAGGGCTAAATCTAACGGACCTCAAGGTACGCATGGAGATAACGGCAACATAATTACAGTCTCTACTACTTGGGAACAGATACCAAATGGATTGCAAGTTACCGCTGGTACTACAACTACGTTAACTGTTCGCCCACCATTCTTACGTAACGGTATGACAAAATCTTGGACTGATCCAGTCGTTAGTGTAGCAGTATCAGGTAGTTAAAATTATTAGGGCATAGGTATCATTATTAAATACTTTTAGGAGTATTTATGGATACTAAACAACTAATCAATGATGTAAAGGCACGTTTTAAACACAACAGTGCCAAACAATATCTCAAAGACAAATATCAAGCAAAACTATTAGTCGCACATCAAGGCGGACTTTGGAAAGCCACACCTGAACTACTAGGATTTTTGTCCATTAGTGACAGAACACATGGTGTTGTATTAGACGCATACGAAAATCCTATAGAGGTAGACATTAATCAATTACAAAAAAAGTTAAGAGAAACATATAATACTGTAATGGAAGAATGGCACAAAGAACTTACTGAACTAGAGAAGAATAGATGAGTAAAAAGGGAGTGTTGTTATTTGCGTTTAATATTGAAAATGTCAACTATTATGAAATGGCAGTTTCCTGTGCAAAAAGAGTGAACTATTTTTTAAATCTCCCCGTCACCCTAATAACAAATGAACAATCATTACCTAAAATTCAGCAATACGAGTTTGACAATATAGTCATTGCACCTGAGGATAACACTAACAAAAAGGGTAAAAACATTTGGCTAAACAAAGGTAGATATAGAGCATACGAACTTACCCCGTATGATGAAACTATATTACTTGATACTGATTACTTAGTTAATAGTGACAAATTAAACCATCTATTTGAATTATACGATGACTTCATGTGTGCAAAAGATGTAAGTTTTTTAATGAGCGATCGGGATGAACAAGAAGTGATAAGTCCTTATAGTTTTACAACAATGTGGGCAACCGTTATTATATTTCGTAAATCAAGTAGAGTCAAGCAAATATTTGAATGTTTAGAAATGGTACAAAAGAACTATGAGCATTATGCAAGTCTATATCATTTTGCTTCTGGAATGTTTCGTAATGACTATGCGATTACAATTGCTCTGAGAATCGTTAATGGAAATACTATTAACAAAAAGGATTATATGCCTTGGTCACTAGTTCATTTAGGTAAAGAAATTAAAGCACATAGAGTATCTGATATGCCTTTTAATACTGAGTATGTGTTGATTAACCATGATGAAAAACGAAAATATATAAAAATAAAAGATACTGATTTTCATTGCATGAGTAAAAGCAATTTTATGGAATTAGTAGATGAATAAAGGTTATGTCATATTGGCTCAGAATACTGTATCAACCGACTATGTTGGTTGTGCTGAAGTATTACGTAATAGCATATATAGGGTAATGCCCAACGCAAATGTTACTATTATCACTGATTTACCACACGGAGATCAAGCACCGGACAGCGATTGGAAACTAATCAATGATTGGCAAGTCTATGAAGCAAGTCCATATGAGTATACAATAAAACTAGAAGCAGATATGATTGTTCCATATAATATTGATTATTGGTGGGACATATTATGTGATAGAGATTTAGTAGTCAGCAATACGATACGAAACTATAAAAGCGAAATTTCTGACTGTAAGGCATATCGCAACTTCATTACAAATAATGAACTGCCGGACGTATATAATGCAGTTACATATTTTAAGAAAAGTGAAACAGCAGAAAAATTCTTTAAACTTGTTCGTAATATATTTGAACACTGGGAAGAATACAAAGTTATCTTTAGGTGTAATACCGGCGAACCGGCCACAACTGATTGGGTATATGCTATTGCTTGCCACATTATGGGAACAGAAAATACTACACTACCCATGTTTACTCAATTTTCAATGGTACATATGAAACAACATGTCAATGATTTGATAAGTGATAATTGGACAAATGAATTGGTGTATGAATGTGAGGATCACTTAAGAATCAATACATTCCCGCAATATTATCCATTTCATTATCATATCAAAAACTTTAGTAAAGTTTTAGGTGAATATTATGGTTGAATTCAGGTTATATTATGATGACAATGGCGACTGTATATGTTATACTTGTGAAAACCTTGAGGGGAATTATGTAATCGTTGATAGTGCAACTTTTGCCGAAGGCAGACCGGATGTACGAGTTATTAATAGAGAAGTAGTTAAGCCCAGCAACATTGTTAACGTAGTAAAACTTGTTATCGGGGATGAAGGAGCTACATGTGCAATTGAGGATATCGGTATTATAGTAGATAAAGAATATATAGGTCCTATATTGAAATGGAAAGAAAAGTTATATGAATCAAGACGTTATTGATGTTTCAGATTTAGATTGCATCTATCTAAGTTATGATGAACCACAGAAAGAAGAATTTTGGTTAAAGATTAAGAATATGGTTCCATGGGCAAGACGAGTTGACGGGGTAAAGGGTAGTGATGCCGCACACAAAGCAGCAGCTCAAGCAAGCGATACAGAACGATTTATATTAATTGACGGTGACAACTTACCTGATTTAAAATTCTTTAATCTTGTATTAGATTATACAGATAAAGATCCAGTATTTAAAAAAGCACAATATCGTTGGAGAGCAATAAACGCTATCAACGGATTACGTTATGGTAACGGTGGTATCAGTTCATGGACAAAAGACTATGTAATGAATATGAAAACACATGAGGCTAGTGACGGTAATGATAACACTACGGTTGACTTTTGTTTAGACTATAGCAATAGTATATACTGGAGTATGTACGATTGTTATTCAACTACATATCCTAACTACTCACCGTTTCAAGCATGGAGAGCAGGATTCCGTGAAGGTGTTAAGATGTGTTTACTTGCTGGTAAGAAACCTAGTGTGGAAGATTTTAAACGTAATGTTCCCGGACGTAACTTCAATAACTTAACTATATGGCACAATGTAGGACTAGATGCTGATAACGGTGATTGGGCTATATATGGTGCAAGACTTGGAACTTTTATGACCATGCTATTAGATGATTGGGATGCACAAAATGTTCAATGGTTTGATAATTACCCTGAAATATGGAATGAATACTGTGAAGGTAAAGATCCTAAATACTGTGCAGAAGAAGTAGGTAGTCATTTAGAAAGTAAACTGGGGTTGCCTATTTGTACTTTATCTAAAGAACAAAGCAGATTTTTTAAACGTCACTATAACAATGACAAACACAATTTGGGTCCGTTAACTAGAGAGATGGATGTAATAAGAAAGATTGAGGGATGGTAATGCAAAGAACAGAAGAAGACAAATACGGCGAACATTTAGAGAATACTTATATTGCTATCAATAAAGTAAGTCCTAGTTTTTGTGTAGCTAAGTGGAAACAAGTAACTATGCACTTGCAAAATGGACACACACATAGTTGCCATCATCCTAACACGCATATAGTTCCGTTAGAAGAAATTAGACGCAACCCAACTGCACTTCACAATACAGAGTTTAAAAAGAGTCAACGTAAACTAATGCTTGAGGGTGAACGCCCTAGCGAATGTGATTATTGTTGGCGCGCCGAAGATAGTGGTAATCGTTACAGTGATAGAACATATAAGAGTTCGGATAAAACATGGGCAGTGCCGCATATTGAAGAAATTGCAACCACCCCATGGGATGCTAACATTGACCCTAGTTATGTTGAGATTAGTTTTAGTAATGTATGCAACTTCAAATGCAGTTATTGTAGTCCCAACATCAGTAGTCAATGGATGGAAGAAATTGAACGATATGGGCACTACCCTACATCACAAAAATTCAATAACCTAGAGTGGTTCAAACAGAATCAACAAATGCCTATTCCAAACAATCAAGATAACCCATATGTTGATGCGTTTTGGAAATGGTGGCCCGATATGTATAGCCAACTAAAACAGTTTAGAATAACCGGCGGTGAACCGTTACTAAACAAGAATACATTCAAAGTACTTGACTATATTATTGAGAATCCTAACCCTAATCTAACATTTAGCGTCAACACTAATATGAATGTACCCGATGAATTGTATGACAAGTTCATTGAAAAACTAAAGATTATAGAAGAAGGTAAATTGATACAACGATTGCAAATATTTACATCAGCCGAAGCCTATGGTAAGCAAGCAGAATATATTCGCAATGGTATGAACTATGACCAATGGATCAGCAACATAGAACGTATGTTAGAAGAAGTACCTAGTGCAGTTATTAGTATAATGAGTACCTATAATCTATTAAGTGTACCAACATTCAAAGATTTCTTAGCAGATATGTTAAGAATTAGATTGAAGTATAGACCGCAAGCATACAAATATCATAGAATGCCTATCGGATTAGACATGCCATACTTACGTCATCCTGAACATCAAACATGTTATATCATGCCAGAATACTTGATACATTATGTTGAAGAACAACTTAAGTTTATGGAAGATAACAAAGAAAGTAGAATCCCCGGTGAAGAGTATACGGGTTTCTATGACCATGAAATCTACAAATTACAACGTATCTATAATATTATTACGAGCGAATTTAAAAATGTTGATAGCAATCGTGATAAGCACCGTAAAGATTTTGTCATCTTTGTTGATGAACATGACCGTAGAAGGGGAACAAACTTTTTAGAAACATTTCCCGAACTAACACAAATGTATAATGATTTTAAGGGATTGTAATGAATTTTTTAATCAGGTCATCACATGAAAATTTGATTGATGTTGAAGTCCCTTTTGCACACACAGATTCAGAGGAAGCATTTAAACTTAATCTAAAGAAATATGGTAGTGATTGGTACTACGCTAAGAATCCTATTACCTATAAATTTAACAGATTAGGTTATAGGATGAAACAATTAGAAGATGTTGATTACAATAACTACTATGCTTTTTTTGGGTGTAGTTTTACTGCTGGATTTGGGTTAAGACTAGAAGATACGTATGTATATAAAATAGCAGAACAAGCCGGTGTTGATTACGTTAATGCAAGTATGGGCGGTAGTAGTGTTGATTTTGTATATTACAATTTTGTAAATCTAATGAACAAAGCGCCAAATAAACCAAAAGCAGTAATTATAAATTGGCCTAGTGTGTATCGCACGTTTTATTGGATTGACGAAATACATACTCAATTTATGCTACCAAACTTGATTGATGATGGTCATTGGAAAAGGTCATATCAAGATTTTATCGTAATGGATCATCAAGTTTTTAACAGATTTGATATTATACGAACAACAATACAAGTAATTTGTAAGTTGTCTAATATACCGTTGTTTGAAATGAGTACTTATCAGGATGTTGTTAATGATACATTTGGTAATAAATATCCTGACATTATAAGTGATTTACCAATGTCACAAGGAATATTTGAAAACGTTCAATGTCTACATTTTAATAGAGCAAGAGATATTAGTAGTATTAAAAATGTTGACACCTCACATCCGGGGTTTCTGCATCAAGATTCAATAGTAACTAAATTTTTTGAGGTAATACCTAATGATTGATTTTTTAAAAAAAATATATGACAATATAGTTAGAGAGTATAAGTATCGTAAACGACTTAAAGAAAAACTTAAAGAGTTAAAGAAAAAAGATCCATTTATATATTGATATGTATTACATAGGAATTAGTGCTGGGTTTCACGATGCTAGTATAAGTGTTATTGCCGGCGGCAAAATACTTTTTGCCGGGCATTCAGAACGATATAGTAAAATTAAAAATGATAAAAATCTACATCCAAGATTGGTAGAAGACGCACTATCATATGTAAAGGGTGATTATGAACTTCACTACTACGAAAACCCAACGTTAAAATATCTACGACAACTCCGAGCAGGACAGAATCCAAGATTCAACACATTATTTGCTAAGAATATTATAGGTAAAGATATTCATAATATGCTTTACAATAAAAAGATTCATACTCATAGCCATCATTTAACACATGCGGCAGCCGGATTTCAAACTAGTGGTTTTGTTGATGCAACGATAGTAGTGATTGATGCAATAGGAGAATTTGATACTATCAGTATTTGGGATGCACGATATACATCTAAAGGTCCTAAGTATAAAAAACTATGGAGTCAAAAATATCCTAATAGTATTGGATTGTTTTATAGCGCAATGACTAAGCGTGTAGGATTAAAACCCAACGAAGAAGAATATATCTTAATGGGTATGAGCGCATACGGGGATCCTAAATACTATGCCCAAATGCATCAAGACATGTTGAGTTATAGTGTTGATTTAGAATTCAATGATAATTTACATCTAGGTGTATCTGAAACGTACATGCAAGATGCTGACAAAATGGATATTGCTGCAAGTAGTCAAGTTTTGGCTGAACAACTAATCTATAATGTAATGCAACGTGCAAGAATTCTTGGACATAGTAGAAATCTAGTATATGGCGGCGGTGTAGCATTGAATTGTGTTGCTAATCAACATTTAGGTAAACACTTTGAACATATATGGATTATGCCTAATCCGGGCGATGCAGGTAGTAGTTTAGGCGCAGCCGCACTTGGATTTAACTATAGAGTTAACTGGAATAATGCCTTTCTTGGTTATAATATAGAGGGTAAGTATCCTACTAATAAAGCACTTGATGCACTATTACGCGGAGAAATTATTGGTATTGCTAGTGGTCGTGCAGAATTTGGTCCGAGAGCATTGGGTAATAGAAGTTTATTGGCAGACCCTAGAGGCAATGAAATTAAGGATAGAGTAAATGAAATCAAACGTAGACAAAAGTTCAGACCCTTTGCTCCAGTTATTTTGGAGGAGTATGCTAATAAGTACTTTAGTATGCCTAGCGGTTTCGATAACAGCAGGTATATGCAGTCAGTTGCTAAGTGTAGGTATCCTGACTTATTTCCTGCTATCGTTCATGTTGACGGGACTAGTCGTGTACAAACTGTCCCTGATGATGGAAGCGGAATTAGAGAGCTCCTTGAAAAATGGTATGTGATGACTGAATGCCCTATGTTACTTAATACAAGTTTAAACATACGAGGTGAACCAATGGTCAATGACAAGGGTGATGCTAGACGTTTTGAAAAACTGTATGGTATCAAAGTGTATACATGATAGATATTGAACGTAGATTAGAATTATTTAAACAGGGGTATTGGGAAGTCCCTGATTTTTTAGATACTACCAATTTTGATTTTGATTGGAGACCCGAACCATACGATAGACCATATACACATCAGTTTGGTACACAACATCAAAAGACAGGTGGTCCAAGATTTGTTATACCTGAAAGTGAAGGTATCAAATATCAAAATCATCAAATAGCAAAGAAACTACCTGATAGTAATAGTAGATGCTATAGAAATTTAGTTAGTAACATCAACTTTGATTATAGCTGGCATCCAGATGACACTGAACCACCATTCATATACGTATTTGGTAATCAATGGTATGATAGTACAACAATGCCTACCGTTCAGTATAGAGTTAAAGGTGCCATTGATAAAAAGTATATAGATAACATCAAAGCAACATTATTGCCTGAGATAGAAAAATGGTATATACCTGAGGGTCTAAGTGAAGATTCATTTGACTATAGCTGGAGACCCAGTCCACATGAACCTAATTTGATACATCAGTTTGGAACGCAATGGCAAAAGACAGGTGGACCAAGATACACACCTGATAATGCTGAGATTGTAAAATACAATGATACTCAGATTGCTATACGATTACCTAATTTAAGACGCTGGTCAATACCTGAAAGTATTGACATGGATAGTTTTGACTTTAGTTGGCATCCTGATGATACTGAACCACCCTACATGTATGAGTTTGGTACACAATGGCAAAAGACAGGTGGACCAATATACAGTATGCGTAATGCAACAATTAAGAAGTATTGTGACGCACAGTCCAGTATTCGTATTCCTATGTCTAAGAAGTTTAGAGTTATAGAATCAGTAGTTGATTTTGACTATAGTTGGCACCCGGATGAAACAGAAGAACCATATACATATGTATTTGGTAATGAATACTTTCCTCCTGAAAATATGCCAACCGTCATTTATAGACAACGTGATAGCGTGGGTACAAAGTACATGACTGATGTAGTTGCTAAATTAGATATACCTAAAGTGCGGGTTGAGGATAGTATATTTGATGCAGTGGTAAAACATTTATATTCAAGTAAGTATGTTCATTTTTATGTAGACAAGCCGACAATAGATTACCAAAAGATATTACCAAACATGGAACACAATCCATATTTACATATACTCAATGAGTATGAAGCAGTAGTACCTAGCGATGTTGTGTATAAGTTATATGACAAACTTTCAGACTATTCATATGTATTTCATCATCGATATCCGACTAAAATAGAACCATTAGATATTGTATTTTTTAGCAACGGTGAAAGTTGTGCGGAAGATAATTATAATCATTTATTAGAGATTACAAAAAATTTACCTAATAAAGTACACAGAGTTGATAGAGTAAATGGTCGTGTTAAAAGCCAACATGCCGCGGCAAACATATCAACAACGCCGTGGTACTTTCTAGTTAATGCTAAGTTAAGAGTAAGAGATGACTTTGACTTTAATTGGCAACCAAACAGAATGAAAAGTAGCCGTCACTATATCTTTACTTGTACCAACCCTGTTAATAGTTTAGAATACGGACATCAAGCAATAGTAGTGAATAATCGTAAACTTACATTGAATACAGAGGTCAACGGCTTAGACTTTACTATGGATAGCCCAACTGAAATTGTAGATATTAATTCCGGTATCAGTACATATAATTCTAGCGAATATGATACTTGGAGAACTGCATTCAGAGAAATGATTAAGTTATGTGCTAATACTGACCAAGAATCAATTGATAGGGGTTCTGCTTGGTTAAACAAAGGTAATGGGAATTTTGGAGAATACAGTAAAATGGGTGCAAGAGATGCAGTCAATTACTATCAACATGTTGACGGGAACATGGAAAAACTCATGTTAAGTTATGATTGGGAATGGTTAACCCAATATTATCACAGTAAGTAAAGCCGATAAATACTAATAGGAACTATTTTGGTCCTATTGGGGTTTATGATATATCTATTAACTGACGCTACTACAAAAAATAAAACAATCATTGTCAAGGACATGAGATACCTTCCTTTTGATGACCAGTATAATATATCTCATGAAAACGGTAAGCATTTTTTTATGGTAAATGATAGTACTTTTGCAGACATAGTAACGATACCTAACGATGTATCGGGCACTGATGATGAAGTTCGCATCATTGTGCAACATTTTTTTAAAAACTCTATGGTTAAAAAATTTGATAGTTTGGATTTTTTCTCTGCATATCTTATATACATAATGAATAATTAATATGAGTTATACACCAAATAAACCAATAAGCATGGCAAATCTTAATACTGCCTTAAATTACGGCTATAATTCACGTATTAGTTTGAATGACAGTATGGTTAGGAGATTACAAGTGGCTACTAGTGGAATTGCATGCGGTACGCCCAGCCCCGGTAGTAGTTATATGTCAATGGATAGTCTTAGAAATAAACCAGGTCCTGATCCATATGGAACTTATTCATCTCAGTATTGTACTAGTGGATACACGTTAAACATTGTAAATAGTAATGGTAACTATGGTACATATGTAGGCTCATCTACACCTAATAGTACTACGTGTGGATATGTTGCAACTGTCCCCGGTAATCTAGTTTTTACTGCAACTGGTAGCTATACACTTCCTGATTGGGCCGGTACATCTATAAACATAATAGCATGTGGCGGAGGTGGTGGCGGAGGTGGTGGGTCTGGGCGTACTAGTTGGAGTGGTTACTTTACTGGAGGTGGAGGTGGAGGTGGAGGTGCTATTTCAGTAGCATATAATGTACCTATTACTAGAGGACAAGGTATTAGTTGGCAGATAGGCACCGGTGGTGCTGGTGGAGGCCCTTGTGACGGGCAATACGGCGGGGGTAGTGGGGGAGCCGGCGGCGGAACTACTACTGTTTGGGTTGGTCCAAACCAAAAATGTCAAGCTACTGGTGGATGGGGGGGCGGCCGCGCCCCGGCTACTAATTCATACGCTAGTGCAGGTTATGCAAGTATAGGTAGTAGTTTTATGACACCTGGCCAAGGCCAACCTCCACCAACAGGTACTACTGGTGGAGGCGCCGGCGCCTATGGAATAGTAGCCGGACCTAATTACGCATCTCCTCTTGGTAACGGTTTTTATAATTGGAATGTTAATTATGGTGCCTATGGTAATGGTCCGTCATGTACGCAAAATTCAGGAGTAACTCCCACTGCGGGAACTGGTTTTGGCGCCGGCGGAAGTGGTGGAGGATGTAATCAATCTGACGTATATAGGGGTTCAAATAACATTCTAACTGGTGCAGCTGGCACCGGTGGCATCGTTTTCATATGGTGGGGGTATTAAATGATATATTTGGTGAAACATTTATCAAAGACATACGATATTGTTGTAAATGATATCAATCAGTTACCTACAGATTCAACATATAATGTTTTAGATTCTACATATTATATTGATGATGATATATTTGCAAATATAATTTATATGCCAACTGAACCAACACAAGGTTCGTCTAAACCAGCAGATAAAAATATGTCAATAATCATTGACCATTTATACTATGAAAACCGCGAAGAAATACTACAACAGAACAAACATAAATTCATAATTGCAGTAATACGATTCAACACTGATAATAATAAAGAAATATTATACACTAACTCTTATTTCAATTTACTGGAGAGTGCAGATGAATACAACAAATTACCAATGAATAATCCAATGCATCATTATGAAATTTTTAACTATAAAACTGAAAAATTTGAAGTCTTCATTACCAAAGATAGTGCTATAGAAAAATTGTTAGAATACATTGATAAGTTTATTATTGAATGTAAATCACATATAGTGAAAAAATTTTTGACAAAAGAAGAATTTATAGAGTATATTAAATAACATGCCTACCCCAGCCGCACCCAATGCTATAAGTGTTAAGAATGTAGAGACTACCTTAAACGAGGGATTATCTACTAATTACCCAAGCGCCACGGCTGTACTAACATTTAATGATTCATTGGTTAGAATATTGGCTGGAAAACCCACTGATAAATCTACCATTTCAATGAGTGATATGCGTAACAAAGCCGGCCCCACAGCATCCGGAACAGTTTTAAGTAGCATTTGTGTCGGTAGTACCTTAAGGCAATCAATAGCAGACGGGAAATACGGTTCTACAATAAATGATATAGCAAACAGCCCCAGTTGCGGATTTACTTATAATTATACTATTCCAGCAAATACCAATAATTTTGACTTAAGAAAAGCTATAGTAGATGCTGGATGGAATGGTACACAAGCAGTAAACGCAACTCTTACTATTGCAACCGGCATATACGTTACCTCAATTAGTACGGGATCTTATGCAGTCTATATATCTCCTACATTTCCTGCAGGTTCAAGTTTAACACTCATAAATAATGGTTATATAATTGGTAAAGGTGGTGATGGCGGCATTGGTGCCGGTGGCGCCGCCAGAATAACCGGCAGTGCCGGCACCGCCGGTGGCCCTGCATTATATGTGGGATATAGCACATCAATAACTAATAATGGTACTATTGGTGGCGGAGGAGGCGGGGGCGGTGGCGGCGCATCCGCCTAAGGAACAATATTAATATGAATACAGATATTATAAAAAAACGTAGATTGATAGCATGCGGTGCATGTGCGTGTTATTGGGGCGGAGGAGGAGGGGGAGGAGGTGCCGGCAATGGGCTTGGCGCGACCGGAGGTGCGAGTCTCGTAACCGTTACCATAAATGGCAGTACCCGACCAACTGGCGGCACCGGAGCGAACGGCACAGCAACAGGAGGCGGCGCCGGCGGTGCCGGTATTACCGGTGGTGTAGCGGGGTATACAGGAGGTACCGGTGGCACCGGCGGTTTCTTAGGCACGTCTGGTGCAGCGGGCGGCAACAGCACTGGTAATGGTACTGGCTATGGTGGTGCAGGTGGTGCGGCCGGTGCTGCAATTGTAGGTAACAGTAATGTAAACTGGATAGTAACCGGGACTAGGCACGGAGCAGTGAGTTAATTTATTTAAATGAGGATAGTACTATAAGGATAAATACTTTAATGAAAGTATTTAGAAATTCGATATTAGATATATTTTTAGTGCTATATGCATTGGTTGGGTTTTTGTTACCATTTGGTATTGCACTCTACATTGAAAATATTTGGCTTTGGGTGTTGTTAACTCCATTTCAAATAATATACACCGTGGTATTGATGAACACATCAATGCATCATCATACCCACACGCCCATATTCAATAGTAAAATTTTTAACAGAATATATGAGATATTTGTGGGGATGCCCTCAACTATTCCATTCCAGTTATGGAAGTACTATCATTTAACGCATCATAGATACAATAACGACATGCAGAAAAACGGTATAGTAAAAGATCCTATATCCTTTTATCGTTATGGTAAAAATGGTAAACGTGAAAATGTTTGGTCATATATCGTGTATGGATTATATAGAGATTTGTCTGGTATTTCTGAACGTGACATAGAAAATACATGCTCTACTAAATTTAAAACCCTTGATAGAAAAAAACTACGCATAGAAAATACAATGATAGTATTATATTTCTTATCTATCATGTTTGTAAATATTTGGTATTCTTTGTTTTATATCATGGTAATATTTTTAACATTGGTTGCTAATAACGCAAACAGTTACGGAGAGCATTATAATGCAGTAGACCATAGTAATTTTAGATGCGACTCTATAGGATCATATGGTAAACTCTATAATTTTTTCTGCTTTAATAGTGGTTATCATCAAGAACATCATGTAAAGCCTAGTTTACATTGGACAAAACTTCCAGAGATTACTTGTACCCTCCCAGAGAAAAGAACACAAATACAGGGGATGTTTATGTTTAATGCACCTTTCCTGAACGACTTGAAAGAATTATTTAAAAAATGAAATACAGCAAATTTAAAACAACATCAGGTATAGAATTCTACTATGATAATGTAAATAACAAATTACATGAACTTGACGGCTCACGTATACAATTGACTCCTGACCAAGATTGGAGCGAATATAGTAAGTTTGCAGTAGATACTTATAACTCACGTAAAAAACACAATAAGCCAATTGCATTGCGTATCTTAATGGGACATGCATGTAACTACAGTTGCACTTATTGTATGCAAAAAGATATAGGTAATCCTAATGAATTACCAAAACGAGAAAACTTAGAACGATTCTTTCAAAACATCAAAGATAACTTAGACTTGTCTAATTTAAAACGTGTTGAACTTTGGGGAGGTGAACCCTTCTTATATTGGAATGACATGCAAGAGATAATGAAGTTCTTTGAAAATGAAAATGTAACCTTTGTTATCTCTACTAATGGTTCAGCATTGTCTCCAAAACATGCTGAGTTTTTTAGAACAATAAAATGTTATATGATTAACATGAACTTGTCACATGATGCAGAGAAGCAACAACAATTACGTGGTGATGAAATTTTTAACAGACCTCGAGTAATTGAAACATTACGTATGTTTGATGAGATACCTCATATAGTATACGGCTTCTCTTGTTCAGTAACAAATACTAATTTTGATTTGTTTGAGATAAATGATTTCTTTAGAAACAAAATTATAGAAAACGGTCTTAAGTCTCGTTCACTTCAATTTTCGTTGGGTAGAACATACCAAGAATCAGCATCATATAATCCAGCAAATGCTTTGGGTTGTAACATCATTGATAATGAAGTACCCACTGAAGGTCCAAAGAGTGAGAGTTTCACACACGTAATACATGGTGAGAATCTTGATAAATTTAGAATGATATTGCGTGAATTCTTGTCACAACACTATAAACAATATATTGAAAGTTTTGTAGACGGTGCACCTACAATATATGAAAAATCAGTTGAAGAACTTCCGCTATTATTGTGTGATTTAATGGAAGAACAAGTCGCATATTCTGCATTAGAATTTGCTAGGAAATTGATTCAAGGTGAACCTATATTAGAAAAAACTAACTGCGGTGCTGACATGCAGGACGTGATTTCATTAGACGTAGATGGTATGATACGTACTTGCCCCCATACAGACAAAGACCATATATACGGGTCACTAAACAATATTAAAGGTATTCGTATACTATCATTGTCATTAAATGATAAGCAATCACACTGTGGCAATTGCCCTAATAAGTTACTTTGTAGAAGCAGTTGTCCTATAAAGTTACCGGATGAAACGTTTTATACAAATTGTAAAGTTGAAAAAATTTGGTATGGAGAAATTCAAAAAGCATCATTTAGGATTTTGTTTAATGAAGATGTAGAATTAATAGAATACGGCATACATGAAATGCCAACACTAGTTACGGAATAACAAGTTAATGTATAGCATTTTAAATTTTATTGAAGAAACTGGTCAACTAATTGTAAAATTTGACGCACTACCTAATCCTATTGCCATTGACCTACCAATTGAAAATAATCGTTATCTTGAGGGCGAACCACTGGTTCGATACATTGAGGGATTTAATCCTGTTTGGGCGGTAGATAGGAAAAAAGCTATTATTGAAGGTATAGAAAATATTGATTATATACGTTCATTAGATACCAGGTCTATTGATGAATTAAGAATGGATAAAGCAAGAACTATTCGTGCTGAACGTGATGAAAGATTACGTGCTAGTGATTGGTTAATGATGTCTGATGCTGGCTTTTCAGATGAAGCTGTTGCACGATTTAAAAAATTTAGACAAGAACTGCGTAATGTACCTCAGCAACCAGGGTTCCCCTACGATATAATATGGCCCACTGCGGAAGGTGAATGGCCAAATAAAAAATGAAATTGTCTATGGTGCACTTACAAATTGAATTTTGTAATGTTGAGTATAATTTTAATCAAATAAAAAAAAGTTACATAAGGTCTGTACTAAGTGGATCAGAATTAGTTGTATTCCCTGAATTTGCACTTACCGGATATTGTGTGTTATCATCAGATATAACTATAGAGGTTATAGGATGCAACACCCAATCATTGGAAAAATTTCATATATTGTTACATAACTTAGTTAAGCAATACTGTGTTACAATGGTCATAGGATCATTTGCATATAACAATCATACAGATAGTGGAACAGTTTCTGCATACTACTATATCGACAAAGATAATTTTCAACTTATTAAAGAAAAAAAACAGCACAAAAAACTATCACATCCTTATTGTATAGACTTTAAATACGGCGGAGTAATTTCTAAACAGTTTGAATTAAACAACATAAAATTTAATACATTGATATGTAGCGAGACTATGGATAATACACTAGTTGATTATGTACTAGATGAAAATTGCGATATACTATTGAACCCATCGGCATTTGGTGAAATTCAACCTTATGTAAACTACCCCATAGAGTTTTCATTAAGTAACAAAACTAAGTTTGATAATCTATTAATACTGACGCCCAACCAAACGATAAATACAGACAAGTATAATTTAGGAAGAACCACTGTCCGTAAAGGCAATAATATAATATTTGAATTTTCCTCCATACACACTACTTTAATTCATATTGAAAGTACCACAAATGACATTACCATCGATGATAACATTTAAAAAAAACAAAATCATATACAATTATGACCTTAATCTAGATCCGATATTATTTGACTGTCCTCAGGAGATGTATGAATCCTTATCCAGATCTGGAAAGTTAGAAGAATATGTTTTGGGATTGATTAATGGTAATATCATAGAATATAAAAAAAACCAAATTTGTAAAAAGTCAAATGAAAATCCAGGATGCGCTTTGGTATACATAGATGATACTGATTTTACTAAATATCCATATTTGGTAGATATACTACTTCCATTAGTCAATGATAAACGAGTAAAATTAATTTATAATCCAGTATCACTCTACGATAGATTCATTTATATTAATTATAAGTCTTTTAAGTATTTTTCAGAGAACGCAAGATATAGAATAGCTGATTTGGGTGGTGACTTAACTATTACTAATAAAGCAATATTAGCACAGTACTTGACGCATACTTGTGAAAAAAACTTAAACATTAGGCAATTAGAATTTGTTGTTCCTTCTAATAAAGAACAGGCATCAGATTTCATAGCTAAACATAAAAAAGTAACATTAACACCTTTATATGATTATTGTCAATCATGTACTGAAAATACAATTTCTTATGAAAGACAAATAACAAATTCTTATTCAAATAATTTTACATGGGACGAATATTTGTATAGTGAGGACACCGATTCATTGTGTCCCTTTATGTTACGAGAAACTGTTGCAGGAAAGAAAATTGTTGCAATCGGTAGTGTTACGCATAGTTTAGATTTGAGTCAAGATACTGTAAATTTTGTATCATGTCCTGAACACCTTAAATCTATATTGACTGAAGTAATTGTTGGCTTAGGAATTTCATCTACTTTTTTCACACTAACTGTTTTAGAAAAAGAAGGAATCATATACCCGATCAATATTGATTTGCGTGTACCTGAAGTTTATTTAAATAAAAATTATTTGAATGTAGATTATACTAATGAATTTGCCAAAGTCTTTAACGTAGCACTACCCTACCAAACTGTTTAATTTCTAAATTAACCGATATCGGATTAGTAAATATAGGCCCGTCATAAACAAAAGTCTGTAACAATCCAGATGGACCAAATGGATTAGATGAAAGTGCAAGACCATGTTCTTCTGGTGGATAAGATGATAATACTTCATTTAGAATTTTTCTAGTATAATCTTTACCGGCGTATTCAGCTACTATAGGATCGTCAAACCCTGCTACAACAAACCGAGTTATTATAAATTTAAAATTATTGTCAAATAATTCATTCATCAAATCAATGGTAGGGATAGTAAACACTGGTAATATAGGTTTGACTTTTAACGTTCGGCACATATCCCTAAACCAAATTATATTAGACATAGAATGACCTTCGCCGTGGATTACACAATCGATATTTTCTTTGTCAATCAATTCTTTGAGTTTTTGTTCTACTGCGATTTGAAACGTAATTAAATCGGAATATAGTATTATACTTTCTAATCCGACTGCTGCAGTCTGTGCTTTAATCGTTTCTTCTGTAGGCGGAACCAGCATATCTCTAAAGTAACCGGTAATAGCGTACTTTACATCGATTCCTTGTTGCCGCGCCTTATAGAGTGCATATGCACTATCTTTGCCACCTGACCAAATAATAACTGCTTTCATAGTTATATTTATAACCTACCCTAACATGCTACTTCAAAATAGTCAAGGTTATTATTTAATAAATATAAGATGAGTACTACTCCATCCGGAATAATAAGAGCAAGTGACGTTAGAACAGCACTAAATGTGACTAATAACGCCAGTGGCTCCACTAATTATCCAACAAATACTATATCATTCAATGATTATCTAGTTAGAGTACTAGCGGCTAGACCATCTGGTGCTATCTCAATGAATGACATGCGTAATAAAGCCGGTCCTGAACCGTATGGTACATTATTAAATCAAGTTTGTAGTGGCAGTACGTTAGTTCGAACATTATCGGATGGTAGATTTGGATCTTATAATAGTAATATTGCAAATAGCCCTTCGTGTCTGACTACCCTTTCATATCTTATATCAGGTACTACGTATAATTTTGATATGAGGGCTACTGCTATATCATTGGGTTGGGGAGGATCATCACCTCTAGCATTTACGGTTACTATTGATGTGGGTCAATTTGTGGTATCATCTAGTACCGGTTCGTATGCGTTCTATATATCACCATCATTTCCTGCAGGTTCAAGTTTAACGCTCATAAATAAAGGTTGTATAGTAGGTAGAGGCGGTAATGGCGGTGCTGGCGGCAATGGACCAATTGGTGTTGCAGGAGGCAACGCCGGAGCTTCGGGTGGTGGAGGTGGACCTGCATTATATGTGGGATATAGCACATCAATATCCAATCTAGGTTTGATTGGCGCCGGTGGTGGTGGCGGTGGCGGTGGTGGTGGAGAATACTAATATGAATTCAGATAACATAAAAAAACGTAGATTGATAGCATGCGGTGCATGTGCGTGTAGTGTTGGTGGGTCCGGTGGCGGCGGCGGCGCTGGTGGAGGCTTAGGCGGCGGCGGTGGCTCGGGTACGTATCCGGGAGGCACGGGGAGTCCGGGCACGTTTACAGGCGC